ATGGCAATTAAAATTCCAGATACACTGAGAACATCGAATAGTACATATCCTATTGCGTTATCAGAAGAAATACAAGGTGGTATTCGTGGAGTTTAGACTGTAGATGATTTAAGTAAGATTAATAAAGCTTTAATATCAACTGGTATGTTAGTATGGGTTGAAAAGTCAAAGAGTTATTATAAGTATACTAATGGTGAATGGACCATATTATCTGCATCTGCATCAGGAACACCATTACTTACATCTGCATAGATTAAAGTTTTAAAAGAGCAAGGTGTTTTACCAGAGAATTATATTTGGATACGAACTAAAGGAGATAGTGATTTTATTGAAGGTGAAGTAACTAATAATACATATAAAACATCAAATAACGGAAATTATGTAGATATTTTATTTCAAGCTATAAGACAGTTACAAACAGAAGTTGCTAAAATGAGGAATACATTCAAATATGGTATGTATTCTTGCACTAATAAAGAAATGGCAGTTTCAAATGTTGTTAATGAAATGAAAACAACTCCCGCAGAAGAACCATTATGGGCAATAGAAGAAGATGGATTATCTTATGTATATGCATTGGATTTTTTACAAGGATATGATAAAGATCCTTCAAAACAAACATATAGTTTTTTTACGAAAATAAATGGTTTGATTGAAAATGTTAATGGTTAGTATTATGATATTTCAGATACTAATCGAGAGAAATCAAAAAATGTATATTTTACTCATAAATCTACGGATTCTATGGATGATGAAGATATAGATGATAAAAGTATATTTAATGACGCAGATGGAAAGGCTCCTGAAAGTATTAGTATGTTGGAAGCAATGGATGATCCAAAACAATTTATTTATATGACAATAACCAATAAAAAAGAAAATGGAAAAACTTTTTTATTGGATTTCTCCGTACTTATAGAGCCTAAAAAACATAAGTCTATATCTTCAGGTACATAGCGTGTTTCTATAGATAATATTAACTTCACTAATTTAATGCCAAATTATGTTGATACAGTTAATGTTATGTTATTACTTAATCGTAAAATGTGTAAAGAAACAACTGTAGGAGATGTAACGACATATACATGGTATGGAAATAACTATCTATATGTTTCTATTAGTGATTATTATTCTAATGATGTAATTATTCAGGGATATTATAATAAAAATGATGGAAAACTTTATAAGAATATTCAAGATTTAGGTGATCAATATTTCTTTAGTACTGTATATTTTGGTAATTTAAAATTGAATAAATTTAACATTTATTCAAGATATTAGGATTTTACTAAATTCATAAATGAAACAGATAAAGTTGTTAAACCTAATATACCTAATGATAGTGATTATAGATATAAAGTTGCACATATAACAATACGTTCTGTTACTGATGAAGCGGAATTAAAAGAAATAAAACAATATCTTCCAAATAATGAATTAATATGGGAAGAAAAGAATAGTGTTTTATGGATAAAAACAAACAATAAAACAGTACAAATTGGAGGTACTAGTAATTCAAATAATAACGGAAATCAAAATAACAATAATAGTGATAGTATGACACAAGAAGAATTAATAAAAGCCCTTAAGGAAATGGGTATTGTTTATGATTCAAATAATGGGTTAGAATTAGAATAGGCAAAAGTTGAGGACATTACTTTTATTAATTCTAATTTGACAGACAAATATGTATATTCAATAGATTCAGAAGGAAATCTACATTCTACTATAGTTCCTAAAGTAACATTGAAATCACGTGTTGCAAATAAAGGCTTATATGAATCAAATAAACCAGGTTCTACATTTACAAGTCGTGGATTCGTCGCAAATCTCGTGTGTGGTGAGAAGAATACGGAATTAGGAATTGATAATACATTAAGTGCAAGTTCAAATGGTTCAATATTAAATGAATCTGATAGAATTCACATTTCTCAATTTTATGCTCCATTATCAACAGATATAGAAGAAGGTAAAATAGGATGTTCTCATGCATTTATAGAGTTAACAAATACATCTCCATATGATTTCTAGTTAGATGGATGCTATTTGCATTTCTTCTCACTTAATGATACAAATTAGACAACATATTATAATTTACCATTAAAGGGTGTAATTCCTGCAGGTAATACATTTTTGATTAGAGGCAAAAAATATGCTGATTACAAGAATTCCAATGTATTCATTAAGGTAAATTCATTTGATATAGAATGGTTTATAGAAAAAGATCAACTTATAGATTTAACCGTTAATACTATATATAATGGATATGCACTTGCGTTAACATATGGTAATACAGTAGTAGAAAATGGAGTAGAAACAGAAATTAGTCCAGTAACAACATTAGCAAAAGTAGATACAGATAAAACAAACAAATATAGAGATAATTATATTGACGGTATTATATATTCTTATAAAGTTGCTAATATTCCTAATACATATAGAACATGGGCTATATTTAATTCCGGATATAATGTATTATCTAATAGCTTATTTAGAGAAACATTCTTATTGGACCCATCAAAACAAGGTTATCAAGCATTGAATTCAAATAAGAAGGATACATCTAGAGTACGTCATGCTACAACAGCAGATTTCTAGTTATTATCTTTAGCAAATGAATTCATACAATTCCCAAAATCTGATTCAGTAAAAGCCGTTTCTGATTATACACCAAAAGCATCATTTGAACATAAAACAGTTATTACAGAAAAGAGTAATATTGATTTAAATAAACCAAATATGATTACATGTGCGTTTGGTATTAATATGTTAACAACAAGATGTTTTAACTGGATTTCAGGAGGTATTTTTGATGAATTCATTTGGATTAGAAAGAAAGGTAGTATAACAGCTTGGAAAGATTGTGTACGATATGAATCTTATACAAGTTCAAAATGTGGTGTTGTTACAGAAAAATCTACTAATGAAATTCAAAAGAAAACATTTAATGTTGATAATGAAAAGATAAAGGAATTAAAAGAATGTGTATATGATAGAATAACAGGTATATTTCCTGGTACTACCACACAATATACTGCACATAAGGTAATAGTTACATTACCTACGCCGTCAACTGGCACATCAGAATATGAATATTGCGTTGGACGACCATTATTAGATGGTACACCTGATCCTGATCATACAAATGTATCAGATCCATATACATTTACAATGTATGCAAGTTCTTATGTTCCTAGAGTTTATCAAACATCTGACCAACAAGGTTTCCATTGGATTGAATATCAAGTATGGGCTGGTGCAGCTAAGAAATTAAATGAATACATTAATAATACTAAGAGTACAACATATATGCCAGTATTAGTAAATACTGGTGATATGACTCAATCTGGTTCTCGTATATCAGAATGGTATGATTATTATGAAGCTGGTAAGTGTTTGTTTAACCATCTTGAACAAATGAATGTTGTTGGTAATAATGACCTTGCAAATATTGATCCTACTATATTAGGTACGGGTGATGATGCTGGTAAATCAAATTCATTCTATTTCCATGTATTCTATTGTTATGAAGTTGATGATTTTGAAGGTACTGCTTATCCTATCATTAATAAGAAATATATTCCATCATTATATTACTTTGGCACAACAGATTATAGATTCATAATGGTTAACTCAGAAATCACAACAAAATGTTGTAATGATTGGTTTAATATTGGTAATTATAACATTTATACAGGTTATACTATTGCATCTTCAAATAATACATATAAAACAGATAATACATGGACACCAATTTATGATAGATTATATGCTATTATGAATAATTTTACAGGTAAACAATTTATAACTGCATGTCATGAAATGCCATTTACCGTTATTACAAAAGCAAATATTAAGAAAGAAACAAATATATTAGCAGCATAGAGAAGTGCATCTGGTACATCATTGGTAGGTTCTCACTTAAATTCTATAACTGCTGAAGATACAGGTTTTGGTTTTAATTGGTTTTCAAGATTACTTGAATATTTTGCAAGTAAAGGTAAGACTAAATTATGTATTGGTGGACATAAACATACATATGCTATGACATTCCCTATTAGAGAGAATTATACATATACAAATAATGGTGCAACTGTTGATTCAAAAACAACACCTATGCCAATGTCAGCAAATCTTAATAATAAAATTGAGCAATCTGTTAAATGGACAAAAAAATATACATATAATGCAGATACCTGTACATTTACAGAAAGTACATCTGGCACAGAAACAGTAAATACAAGTAAATTACCTTATATTACAAAAGATGTGAAATCAATGTCTTATAATGGTACAACAACTATTGCACAAGCTGCAAGCGCTATCTAGGGATTCTTACCATATCAATACTTAAATACGTTAACAACAAGTAATGCAATAACTTATTTAATGTGTTAGGCTACAGGTTATAAATATTCATCAAATAAAGAATTACCTGCATATACATAGGCATTCTCTGAACTTATACCATAGACAACAGAGGCGGAAAAACCAGCGTCAACATAGAAATTCCCTATGTTTATTGATATTACTTTGAATAATACTACAATTACATTTAAATTGATAAGTGTTACTAACGTATTTGATTCTGCATATTTGTTTACTCAGCGTACATATGGTACAGAAAATAGTGGATTAAACTATATGAAATTAGGATCTAATTCTTTATATGGTACATGGCAAGCGTCATCAACAAATTTAAAGACTCTTTAATAAAAATATCAATCTAATATAATAATATGAAATATAATGGAACAGATAATATTATAACTGATAATGACATCCTTGTTACTTCCAGCGCTGGAAGTAACAAGGATCTTCATACAGTTATAGAAGAACAACAATATGACATTGATGAATTAAAATCAAATGTCAAATGGATTTATAAATACGGTGGTGTCGGTGGCTCCGGAAGTGGTTCTGTAAGTGCTGGAAAATGGTCTGCAGATGTATATATTAATGATGTGCCAGTAACTAATGGTTCTATAACTGATTTATCAAAAAAACTTATTAATGATATAGCTCCTATTACTGTCAAAGTTTCTATTAAAAACCCTTCTGCTGGTGGATATAAGTTTAAATTGGAATATGGATATGATGATGGTTCATTCCAAACATATCCTCAATCATTAACAACAGATAATAATTGTAGTGTAGAATTTAATCTTAAAATTTCAAAAAATTCACAATTAGTTATAAAAGTAACAGATATAGATAATAATTATAAACAGACGATATATAAGTACTATATTTATGGTTTAGATTATAAAATAATTCCAATGACTTATAATAGTCAAGGTGTTTTATATGAACTTAAAGATTTTGATTATAAACCTAGTCAATTTCCAAATGGTGTTGTTTATAGATTATCAATTAATAATTTCGCTGGATCTATAATTAATTATAATATTGTAAGTACTATTGATTGCAAAATTATATAGATTAATGAATAGAATTATAAACTATATAATACAGATAAAAATAATGGTTCATATTATGATAATGAAAATTTAAAAGGTTATTTACAATCAAATGATACTATAATTACATTAGATTATTTAATAACGCAAGATACTTTGAAAAATGAACTTAACTTTGGTTCTCAAACATTCATGGCGTATATAGAAAGTATAAGTAGTGGTATTTCAAATAAAAATGAAGTAAAATCAGAATATTCTATTGTGCCTGATAGTAATCAATATGTTATATGTTTATCTGAATCTATTATGGGTAAAGTTTATGATGATAATACAAATATTAGCATAGTAGAAGCACAAAAAAAAGGAAATGCGTTTAATGTAGGTGATTCCGTATCATTTAAATTAAGACCATTTAATTTCTCCTCTGATACAATTACAATTAATTATACATTAATTAATACGGAAAATAATATTAATACTTCTAGTACTATAAATTTAAAAGCAGGACGTTATATATCTCAATCATTTAAAGTATATTCGGGATGGAATAAGTTAATAATTAATACTAATATTGTAAAATATTATTATGGTGTAAAAATTTCAGCTTCTGTAAACTGGTATAATCAAAACGGTGAAAATAATTCAAAGGCAAAGAATCTAGATTTATCTTATGTTCGTTTTTATAATAGTATATCAGATAATATGAAAAATGAAACCAATTTTAAATAGATATATGTCAATAACTATTTAGAATTAAATACTAATATAAATGCATAGGATAAAGTTATTAATTTATATAATAATAAAACGATAAATACAGCTACAAAAGTAGATACTCACTTTGCATTTAGTATTCAATTCTCAGGGGCTAATAATACAGATGATACTATTTTTGAATTAAAAAATGAAAAGAAAGATATATTATTTTCTGTAACATAGAGTTCTATTAAATGTAATTAGTTTACTAGTAATAATGATATAAAAATATATATACCAAAAGAAAATAATTATACACCATCTGATGCAACTAAATATCATTTAGTTGATATTTATATTAAAAAAACAGATCCATATACATTAACAAAAACAGTTAATAATACAAATTCTGTTGATATGCAATATTATTTAAATGATTTAGCAGATGATATAGACGTTTCTAATTCTAAAAAAGAACCTCAATATTATATTGAAGTATATATTGATGGTATTACAGATGGTGTTACTAAATATTTTGTATCAACATATCCAAATATATGTTATTTATGTTTAAAAAATATAAATGTATCATATAACTTATTTGAATTAGGTAAATTTAATAATGAATCATTAAAATTTAATGATATTGATGCAGATTTATATTATTACACATATAAGTATATATTAACTAAAGGAAGTGGTGTTACAAAAAATAATATAGACTTAATATATAACTTATCATCATTAGATTATAGTGCATCAATTTCTCCTGATTTAACACAATAGTTGATATTAAGAAAGCATAATCAAATATGTATATCAAAAGAATATTTAGATCAGTTAAAAAAAATGTTAGATGTGCCTATTTATATAATAAATGTTGCACATACACGAGAGAATGATAATATTACATCTATTTTTTAGTGGTTAAATGGAACGTATCAAGAGAATGATAATATTACTGCATGGCCTGTTCAAACGATAAGTGTTCAAGGAAAACATAAAACAGGTATTACGTATGTCGCTCCAGATGATACAGTAGGTATAGAAGTTGAGTTTCCTGATGACGATGCATATACATAGGCATTGTTTAATATAAATATTCAAGGTTCATCAACTAGACAAAATCATGGTAAAAACTTAGATTTAATCTTGGTTAATAAAGATACAGATACTCATAATAAATTATTATATTCTCCTAATTTTGATGAAAATGATTCAAATACATATTTACCAGAATCTAAATTTACATTAAAAGCAGATATTGTAGACTCAGCACATTCTAATAATACTGTAATGGGTAAATTTATTAATCAGAATACATAGAAATTTGATACAGCATCAAATGGACAATATAAAAGTTATATTAAAAACTGTTTGGAAGGATTTCCATGCATAATTATATTAAATGTTGATTATGAAGTTTCGGGTTCATCTTCTGAATATTATTTCATGGGTTTATATAACTTTAACTTAGGTCGTGGTTCATATTCAAATTTAGGATATGTTAATAATTCTATATTTGATAAACAATTATCATCTGTAACAGCACTTAAACCATTTGAATTTTTTAAAACAACAACAGATGAATATGAATTGAGAACTGATTTTGGATGCGCAGAAATAACAGGTAATAATCATAAATTTGATTTTTCACAATGGGATGATACTATATTATATCCATTTGAAAATGAAAATGGTAATACATATATGTGGGATGATATAGTAACCAGTTAGGAAGGTGCATTTAAAATCGCATTAAAATATTTCGTAAGAGATATTGCTATTTCTGGAGGTTATATATTTGATTATTTAGGTAAAGAAGCGATAGACCATAAAAAATGGGATGCAGATGGTGGATGGAACCATATTGGCGGTGTTCCTGATGTCAGTAAACAATATAAGCGTACATCAGATGATACTACTGTATCATATTATGATCCTACCATTAAAGTACCAGAAAAATCTAAATGGCAAACTATATTCCAACGTACAATGTAGGATGGTTTTGAATATAATGGAGATATATCATATTCTCGATTAGATTATACATCCGCTGTAGAATATTACACAATTTGTATGGCATTTGGTTTGGTAGACTCTGTATAGAAAAATTTAAATGTTCGTACTTGGACATTAAATAAAACAAATAGAAAGGAAACAGATCCAGAAGAAAAAGATTTAACACGTTCTAAATTCTATATATCATTCTACGATATGGATACATGTTTGGGTATCGATAATAACTCTAATGATACAACAACTTTCTGTTTTTCTGATTATTGGGAATCAACTGATACTGAATAGAATGGTGTACATATTATTTCATCTATTAATCAATACAGAGATTATTTTTCTGAAAAATATACAATTACTGATGCTTCTACAGGTATAAAATCTGGTGAAATTGGATACGATATACCATCATCATTCTTATTTGGTGTCGCAAAATATGGTACAGAAGTATTTAACACAGATGAACTTTTAAAATTAGATTATCTTGAATATCCAACACCTACATTATTATGGATAAGATATAGAGCAGGAAATACAACAGCATATGATAAACCTGGTACAGGATCTTTATAGAATGCACAATATTTCATGGATACTTATTATAAAAAACATATGGAAGGTGTGTCTGAATTAGTATTCAATTTAAATTATAAAGTTAAATATCTTGCATATAATATATAGGAAAAATGGGAATTTGATTCAACAAAGAAGAATACCTTTATAGGAACATATACAATAAATAATAAAATTAATTATTCTTCAGGTTTCCATAATGATATACAAAAATTTAGAGGTCGTTCTATATATCGTGTATATGATTGGTTAAATTCTAGATTACATATATTAGATGCATATTTTAATTTACAAGATTCACGAGAACTTTTATCTGTATCTGAAATAGAAAAATAGCATCAAACAAATAAAAATACCACTAATACAGAACTTGTTCAATTACGTTTATCTGGCAATAACTTGGATGACAGTGTAAAAACTATAGTATCATTATTAAATACTTCTAATGATATTAACATTAAGAGTCAAATATTTAAATCTAGCACAACAGATAATCCAAAAATTAATTTTCCATCAAATCCTATAACGTTACAAGTTAAAGCTCAAAATTATTCACCAATAATGTTTGATGTCGGTGGTACAATTCAAGGTAAATATTTATTACGTTCATCTGCAAATACGTATTAGATAACATTTAGCGGTTCCGGCAATATAGCATTTGCACTTTATGGTTCAAATTAGATAACATATTTAAGTAATGTTACTTGGTATACACCAACATCAATGATAATTGAATCTTCAAATCTTACAAATATTTATGGAAATAATCCTACATATAATGTAAGTGTTAATAAATTAATGTCTCCTACATTATAGAAAATTGAATTAATGGGTTATAATTATACGGGTTCATTAGAATTATCAGATATATCTACATATTCAAATTTAAATTTAATTAATATATCAAATACAGGAATAAATTTAAAGGCGACAGATATTAATGTATCAACAATAAATGTATCTGGTGTTTCTGCTACAAAATGTGAAATTTCAAGATGTAATAAATTATCATCTTTAAAATTAAGTGAATTAAAAGTAACAGATGAATTTTTATTAACTGTTAATTATTCAAGTAATGTATTATTTAATGAAATTGAAGCAAAACGATTCTCAGTTTCTTGCTCAGTTGTAAATTAGAATAATACAATAGTTATTGATGGCTCACGTGGTAAATTTTAGACGCTTGAAGAATTAACTATCTCTGGTTTTGCAAAAGTATAGATTTATTCTTGTCCAAAATTGTAGAAAGTTACTATTAGTGAAATTACGTCTGGAGATGATGCAAAAGATATATATTTGAAAGAACTTGCTATTATTAATTGTTGTACAGATAAATTATGTACAGAATTTAATGTACTTTCATCTACATCATCAAGTTAGGATAAAACATTAGATTTATATTCATTTAAGAAATTATCTAGAATATGCTTCTATGGAACATAGAATTTTGAACAAGCAATTTTACCAGAAACATTAAATTTGCAAGGTAGTGAATTTGGTAATTGTAAATCATTGAAATATGTAGATATTAAAACAAGTATTGGTACAAAAGCAAGTAAAATTACTATCAATGGATATGATAAATATGTATTATCTTCATCAGCTAAAAGTACTAGTGGATTAACATTTATTACATATACTGCACCAAATGTAGGATGTTTCTATAACTGTTATGAATTTAAGATGGAACGTACTGTAAATGATAGTTCAGTTGTACCTATTCGCGTAAGTAATTCCGTAAAATCTTTGGAATACTTATTTGGACTTGATTCTCATAATAGTAATATAAATTTAGCAAAAATCTCGAATTTTATAGATAATATTTCTATAAGTAATAGTATTACATCTATTAATTATATGTGTATGAATCAAGATGGCATTAAATTATCAAAGGAACAATTTGTCGCAGATGGACCAGATAAAGCAACCTTACACTTAGGTACATTTGGTAAATTATCTAGTGGTAATCTTGTAGATGCATTTTATATTAATACGATATATATTAATAAATGGATATGGTATGATAAAGATAAAAAACAAATAATCAGTTGTAATAATATTAATAGATTATTTGGTCAAGATTCAAAGAATTTATATATGACAATAGATTGTTTATATCCTATACTGAATAAGATCTAGTATTTAATTGGAATTCCTACTTGGCAGACGATAATATATCCTATATATTCAGGCTCTTCATAGAAATTTGATGTATATACAATTCTTACAGATGAAAAGAAAACAGAAACTTCATGGAAGGATAAAACAACATATACAAAATCTTATACATTTAATGGTACTATTGGTAATTTGATTACGAATCAAGTTGTTCCTGCTCGTGCCATATTTGTTAATGAAACAGGTGCTTCTCATACAGTAGATTCTCAAGATAATACAGGTGCAATATATCCTACTGCAATGACAAGATTCAGCGGTATTTCATTCTGTGCATCTAATGTACAATGGGATTTATATGGATTATTTAGTAAGAAATGGAAATTATAGTATATAGATTTTTTCCAAACATTTGGATTCTCTACAGTAACAGAATATGAAGATTTATTTAATGCTAAATTTATGCCATCAACATTAATAGATATTAAACATAGTTTAAATACATCATTCAACACATCTGTAGATTATACAAGATTCTTAGATTTTAACACATTAATTACTAATTATAATAATTCAGTTCCATCAAATGCAATGTTTAATTACGAAAATGGAGATTCTCTTAATTATGCTACAGGATTAACATTTACTAAACATATTAGCAGTGATACATTTAAAGAATGGATGGTATATATATTTAAAGCAAATAATGCTCAAGGTATAACTAACTTATTCAGAAACTGTAATATATTAGTAAGTCAAGCAGAAGCAAATAATAAATGTGATTTCAGTATAGAAACGATATTTAGCGATTATGGCGAAAATCTCGTAATAAATTAGAAAATACATAATATATATTGTTTGTTCTATAATTTACATTGTTATATTAAAGATAAGTATGATATAACTAAAACTAGTTAGTCTGCTGAAGTATAGTATATGACATTTGGTACAGATATGTTTAAATACCTTCCAAATATAACTACTGTTTCATCAGCGTTTACAAATAACTATTGGAATGACCCTATACCATTTAATGTATTTAATAAACGTTATAAATGTGATGATACATATTATTATCTTGAATTCTTTGAAGGTACTGATATATTAGTAACTGATGAGAATAAAGGTCTTAATGAATATAAAGATAAAAAGAAAATAAGAAAGAAGATAAAATATGTTTCATATAGTTATAAATAGGTAATGAATTATGTTAATTCATGTTTCGCTAATATTCATTTTAATCCTGCTTATATTTCTAACAGATATACTGAAGGTTCTGATATTATTAAAGAAGCAGGTATTAATTATTATCAATTTATAAATGATGATAACACTGTTATAAATGATGATGAGAAAATATATATTTCTGAAAAAATAAAAGTATTATTACGTTCTACTGGTAATAATAGTGATTATATATACCCATCATATGAATATTATGATACATTAAATTTGCATGGTGCATTCTATGAAGGTAATTTTGAAAAAGCCGGCACATCTACTGGTGTTACTAATGTAACGTCTTCTATTCAAAAAGCGCCATTAACAAAGTCTGTATCTGAATATTTAGAATCACTTATAGTTGCGCCAGATTTATTATATGGATGTCAATCATCTGCATCAATATAGGGTATAGTTTCTCAATCTGGTGTATCGAAAGATATGTTAACTGGTATTTTACCTGCTCATTTCTATAAGCAAATGAAAACATTAGGAGGTGGTACATATGAAGTGTTTACTGGATGTCTTGTAATACCAAATTATGTTGGTACATATGTAAATTATGATTCTAACGGAACATTGAAACTTCGTTATAACATATATACATTTATACCAGAAGAATTTGTAAATTCTGATATGAATAATTTATAGAATATGTTTAGATTCTATATACATTGGCCAAAACAAGGTCAAACAGAATCAGGCGTGCAAACATATGATTTTTATGTATTATCTACAAGCAATTCATTTGGAAGTAATATAACGTCATTAAATAATGCATTCCCTGTTTCATCAGTTGTTTCATATCAATCATATGGAACTACAACAATAAATTATCAAACAGCTAACAGATCAATTCACTATAATTTACAATGTACATATTAGACTCAATCTTATGAAGCATCAAAGAAATCAGAGATATTTGGAACACTTAATTATGATAATTTGAGATATATATCAGTGTTTGATACAGGCCTTAATATGGAAATATATAAGTCATTAAATGTAACTAATTTAATAACAAGTATAAACTTATTATATGGTTACTATGGATATATATTTAACTCTTCATATGATACAAGAAATATAATATTAACAACAAATTCAGAAAATAAAAAATATTATTGTATTAATGTAAGTGCAAATTATAAATGGCAATCTAATTAGTTATCATGTAATATAATATTCCCTATATGTTTTAACACATCAGAAACAACAAGAAGATTATTATATTTCTATGATATTCCATAGAATGCTAAATTTAATACTAACATAAGTATGTTTTCAACTTCAGAAAATAGAGAATATTATAAAAATATGTTTGATAGTATGTTTACATTCAATGATAATGAAAAATATAGTTATGCTACATATGAATAATAATATTTTTATGAATATAATTAAGAGAGATATAGATATACTATATCTCTCTTTTTATCTAAAAATAAATATAAAAAGAATTTTTATGAATATAAATGGATAATAAATGTTCAAGACCTGCTTTGATCCATAGCTTTAATCCTAAACCATTCAAAGATATTGATACAGCCATTTTCGCGCTTAATAAGAAAGATTTAGCAACAGGTGAAATAGCTATAGCATATTATAAGGATGTTGATGAAACGAGAGGAATCGGGGCAGTAATCGCAACTGGTAATATTTTACCAGGTGGAAATCAAATATTCAAGAATACTGCATATACTGATAAACTTATAAAAGTTGTAAAAGAATCTATTGAATCTAACTCTGTTGATATAAGTGTAATCGAAGAAAATGTAAATAATAACATTGCAGATATTGCATTAATTAAGGAACAACTTAAATCGTTGTCTATTGATTCAAGTAATAATCAATCTTCCGTTGATAATAAGATGAATGAAATCAATGAAATCATCAGTAAAATGAAAGAAGATATGAATAATATCATAGATAATATTCATAAAGTTGTTGCTGATGCATCATAGTCTCTCACTGATTCTACAGATACTATATATACCGATTTCAAAGGAGCAGACACTTCTTTAAAAAACTATATAGATGATGAAAACTTAAAAATTTCTCAAAAAATTGATGATATTTCATTAAAAAATGTAGAAAATAAGCAAGAATTATTAGATAAAATTAATTCCAATACATCTATACTCGAAACTACAATTTATGATGTTTCAACATAGTTGACTGATGACATTTCTATATTAAACAATAAGGTAGAAACTTATAATAATGACTTAAATACATCTTTAACTTATAATGTATCTACATTAAAATCTCTTATATCAGATAATAAGAATTATGTTGATAAAAGAGAAAATCTTATCAGAGAATATATTGATTAGAAAGATAATCAATTAATATGGCTAATAGGTGATACTTCTAAACATATTCATTTCCGTATAGATAAAGAAGTTCATGACTTAAATGATAGAATTACATCTGAACACCTTGATATGAATAAAGTTGTTGCAGATAATAAAACCGATTCAAAACGCTATACAGATTAGGAAATATCATTAGCTAAAGATTATGTGGATGAACAAACTGAATATCTTAAATCAAATATATCTCAAACTGAGTTAAACTCAAAGAAATATACAGATGAATCTATTACTTCATTAAATAATAAGTTATCAGAATCAATTAAGAATACGTCTATATATGCAAAAGATTTATTTGATAACTCTAATGAATATGCAGATAAATTAAATAATTCATAGAAAGTTTATATTGATGATGAACTTAGAATGCAAGATGAACGTTTAGTTGACAATATAAATTCTGTAAAAGATACTATTAATACAACAAAATCTGAATTAAATGTTTCTATTAATAAATCATATGATAATGCAGTAAAATATACAAATAAAGTACATCAAGAGACTTTACAACTTATTAAAGAATATGATAATAAAGTAAGATAGGATTTTTCTGAAGCAGATATTAAGTTAGACAATAAGATTAATGACACTTCTACATTAATTTGGAATTATATAGGCAATACATCTGATGCTATTGTTCAATTTGTTAAAGATACATCCAAATTAAATTGGGATCATACAAATGATACATCCGATGCTATTGTTAAATATATTAATGATACATCTGACGCTATTGTTAAATATATAAATGATACTTCCGATGCTATTATTCAATATGTAGATTAGCAAGATCAATTATAGAAAAATTATACTGACAAAGAAGTATCTACTTTGAAATCATATGTAGATACAGAAAACGCTTCTATTATTGCTTATGTTGATAATCAAGATGATAAAGTATTGAGCGAAGCCTCAATTTATACAGATGGTAAAATTCAGGAAGTAAATAATACTATCCATGATCTTGATGAAAAGGTAGAAGATTATAATAGAAATACAAATAAGTTACTTGATGATGTTTCTGAAGGTATTATAAGAGATTATACAACTGCAATTAATAATCTTAATCAAGATGTTTCCAGAAATGATACATGGTTATATAACCATATTGAAAAATATAATACAAATTTATCTACTGCAATTACAACTAATGATTCAGATACTAAAAAATTAATTAAAGATGTTTCTGATCTTCTTGATTAGAAAATTGAAGATACATCAGATATTCTTCAAGGTGTAATAGATGCGTTGAAAATGCAACATAATACTGATATTACAACGACAAATACTTCTATTATGTCTTATGTTAATAATTATAATACTAGTACATCAGAAATGATTAAAGCAATGAACACTAGTATTAATACATATTGGGAAAATGCCGATGAGACTATCGAAAATTTACTTACTAATGTTTCTAATGGTATTCTTCAAAAAGTTAATAATATACAAAAAGATTTATCTACTTATATTCAAACAGCCGAATCTACTTTAAAATCATTATATGAACAAGCAGATGACGGACTTCTTGGATATATTAATAGTTAGGACGCAAAACTTAATAGTAGTATAAATGATATTTCAACAAAGATTGTAAATAAATTTAATAATGATATTAGTATATTAAATGATAAAGTTGATACTAATTTATCTAATTTAAATACATCTATTAATAGTGTTCATGATATATTATTTAGGAAAATTGAAGATACATCTACTGAAATTGTAACGGCTTTGAATACATCTATTAGTAATATTAATCAAAAGCTTACTACTAATGTAACTGAAATTTATGATAAGATAGATGACGTTAAAGATGATATTTTTGAAAAACTTAATGTATCTATTAATGGTATCAATAAAATATTAACTGATAAAGATACAGCATTAGATAATAAGATTGATAATAAGTATACAACTATTATTAATGCAATGAATACATCTGATGGTATTTTAAATGATCGTATTATTAATTTAGAAACAAAACATACAAATGAATTAGATAATGCGGTTAAAACGTTAAATAAATTAGTTTCTGATACAAAGACAGAATTATCAGGTGACGATACAGCAAATAAAACAGAATTAATAACAAAATATGATAAGTTGACTTCTGATAATAAGCAAGCTATATCTGATTTGAAAAAAGAATTAATCAATGTATCTAATGGTATCATTACAGATTATAAGAAATTATCTAAAGATACATCTACAATGTTAGATAATAAGATTGAAGATATTTCTACTAAGATTGTAACTGCATTGAATACATCTATCAGTAATGTATATGATGAATTAACTGGAAACATTTCAACATTATCAATAACTGTAAAAGATACATCAGAAAATATTGTTAATAAATTAAATACATCTATTAATAAAGTATTCAGTGATTTATCAAAAGCAGATACATCTTTATCTACACGTATTGATGATGCAAGTAATTTAATTCCTAAACCATAGACAGATGCAATTACTACAGTTGATTCACAGAAATATGTATGGAGTAACGGTAATGTAGCATCTGAAAAATGTGTTGTTGGCGCAGGTTAGACAAATATTGTAGTAAAAGATAATAAGGTACAGTTTGTATTAGGTGCATGGAATAATGGTGCAATAGGTTTACGTTTTACAGAAATACCAGAAACAAATACAGTTGCAAATGGTCTTTTATCTGTTGATTCTAAATTGAAGTATGATAATTACGCTAATTAGATTACTACTATTAATTCAGATATTGCAAAGACAAATACTAATTTGACTTAGGAAATTAAAGATAGAACCAATGCAGATGATTCGTTATAGTTAAAGATTACTACTATTAATGAAACTACAATACCTAATTTACATGAAGCAATATTAACAGAAATTTACAATAAGTATGATCCTGAAATTAACTCTATAAAAAAATCAATCAATACAACGTCTACTACATTACAAACTAATATTGATAATTTAAGAAAAAATGTATCTACTGAAGCAAAATCTAATCTTGATAAGTTAAATACTAGTATCAATAATAATGTATATACACCGTTGAAAAACTTAATTACTGGTGAAATTAGTAGAGTTGAAACTGATTATAAAAATGCAGATAGTACATTAAAAAAAGCTATAGAACTTATTAATAATACAACTATTGATTCTAAAGTTAATTCACTTAAATCTGAATTAACAAAGAAGTATGATAATGAAATTAGCACAGTAAAAAATACTATTACTAATAATCAGGATAATATTATCAATACATAGTTACCTAATCTTAAGACAACAATAGAAACAGATTATAATAAGAAGTTTGAAACAGAATCAAATGAGCGTAAGACCACTGATTCATAGTTAAGAACTGATATTGAATTGTTAAGTACGAAAGTAGATGGTATTAATACTAATATTGGTGATAACAATACTAATGTTACTAATTTACAAACAACAATTAAAGAACTTCAAGCAACTATTATTGAGTTGAATTCACGTATATTAGCAGTTGAAGCATACGGAACAACAAATGTCGATTTTGCAAAACGTATTGAGACGCTTGAATCTAAATACAATAAGATCACAGCAATTGAAAGTGATATTACTGGTATTAAAGAGCGACTTGATAATATTGACACTGAACATGAAGAATTATATTCAGGTGTTTAGGATTATAATGATTCTATTAATATTAGCTGATAATATAAATATATAGAAATATGGTGATATAGAAAATAAAAATCTATATCACCATTTTCTATTTTAGATAAATATTTAAAATATAAAGATTTAATATATATGAATGTTTACGATTCTCCACATATGCATGGAGTAAAACCACATCCATGTCCACCTCCTCCTGGACCACATCATGATCCTTTTCATCATGATCCTTGTTGTGAACCACCACATCATTGTTTACCTCCACATCATTGTGAACCACCATATGGATTAATCAATCATTATAATAAAGTATGTTTCAAGAACTATGATGAAGCTGTATATAAATTAAAAATAAAATCATTACTTCCTGGCGAAATTGCATTCGCTTATTATTTTGATAAGAATGCAGAATATGGTATTAACGCAATTGCAGCTGTTGGTTCTATTAAATTAGGAGCAACTAATATAATCTATGATAACGCTAATGATATTCAATCTCTTATTGAATCCCTTTCAACAAAGGTAGATTCAAATAATGAGAAATTTGAAACAATAGTAGATCAATTCGATGATATTAATAATGTTATTAAAGACATTAGTTCTCGTTTACATAAAGCTGAAGATAAAAATAATTCTTCTAATATTGATGCATCTATTTCAGATATAGATAATAAGATTGATACTATTATTCAAGATAACGTATCAATACATGACCGTATTGATACCCTTGATTCACAAATGGATCAAGTAACTGATTATATTGCATAGCATGAATTAGATTATCAAGCACTTGATGCATCAGTTAAACAACTTCGTGTTGATGTAGATTCATTAGGACTAGATGATAAACTTGATGAATTAGATAAGAAGATTAATCAAACAAAAGAAGATATACTTCTTGAAACAAAGGCAGACAATGCATCATTAGAAGCTAAACTTACACAAGAATTTAACGGTAAATTACAAGATTATTCTGATTCATTAGATAATCTTAAAGTTGAAATCACTCAACAGATTACAGATACAGTTGAACCTTTAAAAACGGATATTTATGATTTACAAGTTAAAACAACTGAATTGGAAACAAATATCGGTAAAGCAAAGGATGAAGCAGTTACTGCATCCAAAGAATATACAGATAATCAAATATCAGACAAGATGCAAGGAATTAATAGTTCACTTACTGATATGTCTAATACTATTCATGATTTATCTGATTTAATTACCAATGTTTCTACTAATGCAGATAATGAACGTAAAGAATTAAAACGGTATATTGATTAGGTTAAGTCTGATATTGAAGGTGAAAATACTCAATTTAAATCTGAAGTAAATTCTGAAATTAATAAACAGAAACAATATATTACAGATACTATTAACGGATTTAAGGCAGAATATACTGCAACAACAGATAAAGCAATTGATGAAAAAGTAAAGGTTGTATCTGATAAATTAGATAATTATATCAATGAATCTACAACTAAACATTCTGAAATTGAAGCAAAGATTTCTACTATTAAAACGGATTTTGCAACATATAAAGGTGAGTTAAACGAAACTATTGCTAACAAAATTGCAGAACAAAATACAAATATGAGAAATTATTTGGATAACGCAATTTCAACAGATAGATCATACTATGATTCACTTTATGCACGTAAAGATCAAATACCTGTAAATGTTGTATCAGGTGCAGGTGTTACGGTAGAAAACGGTGTTGTTAATCTTAATGTTGACAGTAATGGTGTATTAACAGTAGGTGGAAAACGTTATCAATTACAACAATTGAATTAATAATTTTAACAAAATTAAATATATTAGAAGAGATTATTTTTATAAATAGTCTCTTCTTTTCTTTTAATAAATATAAAAAGAAATTTAAAACAAATAAACATGGCAGGATTTATGGATAACAAATATGGTTCACATGTTCCACCTGTTGGACTTAATGGTTTCAATAAAATATGTTTTACTGATTAGAAAGAAGCTGAAACTATGTTATTGGATAAGCCGTTAATGCCTGGCTAGCTCACATTCGCATATTACTATGATAATGTTGCGACTAATGGTGTAAATGTAATGGCAGCAGTCGGAACATTAAAAGGAGAAGGTTCAAACCATATTTTTGTTAGTTATGAAACTATAAATTAGTTAATTGATTCCATTGATGATTCATTTGAAGATTTCGATACTAGTTTAATATATATTCGGAAAGAACTTATGAGCAAGCTTTCTGCTCTTGAAGATGAACAGAATAATTTAGTTTTACAGATAAGAGATAATGTTAATAATTCTAATGTAAGTTTTAACGAAATTTATACTAAATTAGAAGAGTTAGAAACAAATGGTAAACAATATACAGATGAGAAAATTCAAGAGATAAGAGATTATGTCGATACATCTGTAACAAGTAAAATCAATGATTATGAAACAGTAGTTTCTGATATGATTTTAGATGCGTCTACAAAATTAGATTAGATGCAAAAAGATTTTGAAGATAAAGCTTAGGATATTCTTGATCGTAGTAATGAAGTATATGACAATCTTGATGTTTCTCTTCGTAATTATGTTAATAATGAAATGTTAGGAATGCAACAGTTTGTTCATAACGAAACAACACAAGCCGTTTTAGATATGAATTCAAAATATGCGGTTTTAAAGAAAGTTGTTGCATCTATTAATTCATCTGTTAATGATATTGATAAAAAACATAATGATAAGGAAACAGAATTATCAAGAAATATTGTAGAAACAGCAACACAATTAACAGAAGACTTAGAAATTGCAAATGTTTCAATCATTAGTTATATTGATCAATAGACATCATTATTCAATAAGAAGATTGATAATAAAATCAATGAGCTTGAATTTAATACAAAAACTAAAAATATAGATTTAACAAATATCGTAGAAGAATACCAACATTCAGTTAAGAATGATATTGCTGTATTCAATGCATCTATGAGAACATATGTTAAATCTAGTCTTGCCACCGTTCAAACAGATGCTAATTCAAAATATTCAGAATTAAAAACATATGTAACATCAAATGATGCTTCATTATTAAATTATGTTAATGCAATGGAAATTGCACAAAAGACATATATTAATAAACATGATTCTGAAATTAAATCTTGGATTGCAACATCAGATACTTCTTTATTCAATATTATTCGTTCAACAGATAGTAAATTAAAAGATGATCTTGACGCGATGGATGCAAGACACCAATCAATGTATCGTACAGTTGAATCACGTCTTGATAACCTTATTGATGATATTTCTACAGATCTTACTATCATGGTTAATGAATACGGTAAGGAAGTTAAGAACTTTACACGTAAACATGTAAATGATTTAGAGAATAAAGTTAAAGCACAAAATGTAAGTTTAATTAACTATATTGATGATAAATCTCAAGAAGCAGTAAATGAAACTCGTTTACTTAATGCTTCACTTAGAACTCAATTAAAGAATACAACAAACTTACTTAACGCAAGTATCAATAATGCTATTCAATATACAGATGATGAAATATCTAAATTAAAATCATATGTTGATACAGAAAATACTTCTATTATTACTTATGTTAATAATCAAGATGATAAAGTAAGATTCTATGCAGATTATGGAGATAATGAAGTTCGTAAATATATTGATGAACTTGAAGAGCAACTTAAGAAATATTCTATTACTGGTGATTCTTCTGTTATCAATTATATTAAGTTAACAAAAGAAAATATTGAACAATTTGTTAAAGATGCAGATGATGATGTTTTAAAGAAAGCATATATTCATGATGATGAAATCAAAAATGAAATGACAACTGAATATAATGCATTTGTTCGTAAGCAGAAAGATATTGATGCATCATTATTAAATTATGTTAAGAATACAGATACTTCATTATTTAATTACATAAAGGATAGAGATGAACAAATAAAGAGATGGATTGCTATTGGTGATACTTCACTTTATAACTATTTCAAAACATAGAATGCATCTTTGTTTAATTATGTAAAAACATAGGATACAGAAATATAGAATAATCTTGTTAATAGTGTTTCTAAGATAGAAAATGATATGGCAAAATTCGAGACCAGTATCAATTCAAAGATTGATTCTGCTGATATTGCTCTTGATAATAAATTAAATGCTAATAATGCTTCTATCTATACAATTCTTTCTTCTAATGATGTATCAATCATGAGTGCAGTTAATAAGAAAGATTATGAACTTGAAACAAAATTAAATAATCAAATTTCAGAAGTAAAGAACGAATTAGAAACAAAAGACTCTTCTATTCTTAATTATGTATTGAATGCTGATACATCTATTAAATCACAACTTAATATAATTAAAGATACTATTAATAATGATATTAAAGTATCTCTTAAAGAACTTGATACAAAAGTGGATGTAAATGATGCTTCTATTATGTCTTATATTAATACAAATGACCATAAGATTGGTTCTTATATTGATACAGAAATTAATCGTGTAGAAAATCATTGCAAATCAAATGATACATCTGTTGTTAATTTTGTAAAAAAAGAAGATTCATCTATAGTTAATTATGTAAATGGTACAGTTAAACAAGAATTACTTGATAGAATTAATGATACAAATACATCTATTATTAATTATGTTGCTGAGAATTCATCATTGTTCAATTATGTCGTTAATAATGATACTTTACTTAAAGCACTTATTGAAAGTAAAGATGGCTCAATTTTGAATTCATTAACAAGCGCTGATGCTTCTATTATTCGTTTAATTGAGAAATATAACTCAGAATTACATAATAAGATTAACGCAAATGATTCATCTATTAACTCAAAAGTTGATAAGTATAATTCATCTACATTTAGCCACTTTACATTAAAGGACGCAGAACTTCAATCTAAACAAGAATTAGCAGATACTTCTATTGTTAGTTTTATTAACACAACTGTATCTGATATGAATACAAGTATCAATGAGACTTTAACAAATATTGATAATAAAGTTGATAATGTAAAATCTGATTTAGTGAATACCATTGAAACAAACAATACATCTATTGTTAATTTTGTTAAGTTACATGATACAAGTATTGAGAATATGATTAAGTCTAATGAAGAAGTTTATAACTATATCAATACACAAGATACTTCTATCATTAATTTCATTAAGAATAACAATACTGATCTTGATAATAAACTATCAAGAGTTAATACTGATGTTAACAATAAGATTGATAATGTTGAATCAGACCTTTTACAGGAAATTGTTAATAAGACAAATATACTTAATACTGATGTAAGACGAGAAATAGCTAATCTTTCTGATTAGATGAATGATTCTGATACTTCTATTCTTAATTATCTTAAAGCATCTGATAATGAGTTAAACAATAACTTATTGCAATTAGATACAAATCTTCATAATGAGTTAGATAATAATAAGGCTGAATTAACTAATAGTATTAATAATGCTATTACTGCTTATGAGAATAAACAAACAGAATTCTAGTCTAATATTAATAATCAAATTGATACATTTAAAACAGAAGTATCTACAAATATTGATACATTAAATTAGACTATCCATAATGATATGTCTGAGTTAAGTTCTGATATTAGTACAAAGATTGCTGTTACAAATTCATCTACTATTAATTATCTTCAAAATGAAATTTCAAAGATTGATAATAAAGTTAATAACTAGAATTCTTCATTATCTGTAGCATTTGAGAACTATAAATCCGCAACAGATACAAGTATTAAGAACAAATTAGATTCATTTGAAACTAATGTAGATAATAAGTTAAATGATAAATTTACAGAACTTAATATCACATTAGATACAAACTGGACTAATTTGATTAATTCTAATGAGCAGTTTAAGAATGAAATTCATAATGATATTGCAAATCTTGAGACTAATACAAACAATAAGTTAAATGATTTTAAATCTTACGTAGATGAACAGAATACATTACAGGATGTAAAGAATACATCTGCTATTAGTTCACTAAGAACTGATATTTCAACATTGGATGATTAGATCAATACAAGATTAACACTTCACGAAAAGTTATGCGATAATAATATTCAAATTGCAAAGAATGAATTATCATCAAAAATTGAAACTGTTAATACATCATTAATTAATTATATCGATTAGCAAGATACTAATATTAAGAATGAATTTGCTGAACGTGAATCAAATCTTCTTAATTATATCAATAGTTAGGATAATGAGCTTAACAGAAAGATTGATAGCGTTAATCATGATTTAACAGAAACAATTACAGATGTTGATCTTCGCGCAACTACTAATATTAATAATCTTCGTACAGATATGAATTATGAAGTATCACGCCTTGATAAGAAGATTGAAGATACTGAAAGAGATATTAGAGCAGATGTAAGTACAGAAGATAAAAAACTCGATGATAGAATTACATCTGTTGACCATGACATCCGTCAAGATATGGAAACAAAAGATAATGATTTACAACAACAAATAACAGATGTTAGTAGAGATTATCGTCAGTTTGTTATTGATTCATCTAGCATGATTACAAAACATATTGAGAATGTTTCATCTAATATTCATTAGAGAATAACTGATACTTCTGAATGTTTATGGCAATATGTAAATGATACATCTGACGCTATTGTTAATTATTTCAAGAAACAAAATACAGATCTTAAAAATTATTCTGATACAGAAGATAATAAATTAAAAGGTAGAATTGAAAATGTTTCATCTAAGTTAATTGATGTTAGCAACGCATTGAATAAACTTATTGGTGTTGGAGACGTTACTTCTGCTATTGATACATTCCAAGAAATTGAAGAGTTCTTAAAAACGTATACAAATAAAGATACATTAACAAATTTATTAAAGAATAACTCTGATAATGACAAAGCTTATGCAGATAGTATATTACAAAGATATGATGAATATATAAAGAATTATATTTCTGATGGCTCTACTGATATATATAATTATATTAATAACACTTCATCTGCAATTGTTTGGTGGGTATAGGATATTTCTAATAAATTTAAGAAGTATATTGATGCAAGTGACCTTATTCTTGATGGTAAGATTAGTGAATTAAGAGAAGACCTTAATACAACTAATAATAATATTGATGATTTAAAAGATTATGTAGATCAATAGGATAGAAAAGATAGAGATTATGTTGATGATATATCCACAAAAATTGTTACATATATAAATTCTACTTCTGATGGTATTGTTAATAACTTTAATGATACTTCTGATGGTATTGTGAGACGTTTTAATGATGCTTCTGATGGTTTATATAATTTTATTATTGATACATCTAATCGTATTGTTAATAACTTTAATGATGCTTCTGATGGTTTATATAAATTAATATTAGACACATCTGATGATATTGTTCATCATTTTAATGATGTTTCTACTCTTATTGTTAGAAGATTTAATGACGCATCTGACGGATTATTCCACTTAATTATGGATACTTCTAACATGATTATACATCGTTTAAATGATGTATCTGATGGTATTGTTAAGAACTTTAATGATACTTCTGACGGTATTGTCAAACGTTTTAATGATGCTTCTGATGGATTATATGCATTAATAAAAGATTTATCAACTCGTCATAATGAAGATAACACTTTAATGCAGTCATATATCAATACAGAAATAGGTAAAGTAACCGATTCTTTAAATACTGAAGTAATACAAATCAATAAAAATATTGGTACAATAGACAAAAAATATGAAGGGAAATTTAAGACTTTATATGAAAATGATATTGCAGACATTAATTCTTCTATAACTAATATTAGAAAAGAATTTGTAACAGCTGATTATAATTCTAGCACACAAATTTATAATTATTTAAAGGAAACGTACAAGAAAGAACTTACTGGAGAAATAAGTAAAGTTGATAGCAAGTTAACAAATTATATTACGTCTAATGATAAAAAAGTTAGTGATCTTGATACTAAAATTAATAGCGTAAACTCTGATATAACAACTTTGATTAATTCAAGTTATAATGAAATTAATGGATATATTAAAGATATAAGTACTCGTCTTGATAAAACTGATAAACGTTTAGATGATAGAATTACAGAAATTAATAACACATTAACAAACTCTATTCAAACTAAACATGACACATTAGATGGACGTATTACAAAAGTTGATACTGATTTAAAAGAAAGTATTAAATCAAAATATGATTTGGTTGATGGACGTATTACTACTGTAAATGAAAATATTATTAAACGTATAGATCAATATAATACATCATTAGCAGGTTATACAGACCAAGAAATCAAAACAGTTAATAATGCCATTAATAAAGTTAAATCTGATTTAACACAAGAGATTACTAATAATGTAACTAATATTGATAGTTCTATTACACGTATTGATAATTATCTTGAACGAGGTTACTGGACAAAAGTTACTAATTATGTTGGTAGTGAAATAACAAAAGTTGATGAAAAGATTACTAATCTTAAATCTGAAATCAATAATTCATTATCTAAAGATTATGTAACAAACGCATCACTTAATGATTATTATAATAACACTATTAAAAAATATGTTGATGAACAAGATGCATTATATAATACATCCGTTATAGATATATCTAATAGATTAAAGACAACAAATGATAATATTAAATCATTAAATGATAAATTAACTGCATTAACATCTGATAATATTGATGGAACTATCAATACATATAAAGAAGTTCAAGATTTCTTAAACTCTATATCTGATACTACTACGCTTGTAACATTATTGGCAAATAATAAAAATCAAGCTATTGAATCTGCTAATCAATATACAGATAGTTCTATAAATAATTTCAAGAATACATATGTTAAACCTAAATTTGATAATTATGATAATTCAATATCTACAATAAATGGTGACATTAAAAATATTAATGGTAAAATAACTACTAATCAAACTGATATTACAAATCTTACTACCAGAGTAAATAAGGCAGAAACTGATATTAAAAATATTGATGGCAATATTTCTACTATTACTACTGACATAAATAAGTTAAAAGATTTTCAAACTACTGTCAATAATAAGAATTATTTAACAGAAATTACTGTTGCTAATGATAACAAATTAGGTGGTATTAAAACTGGTTATACGCCAACCGGCGCAAATGCAAGTAAGCAATTACCAGTAACATTGAATTCTGACGGTCGTGCATATGTAACACTTACAAATTCAGCGGTCACAGGAGCATATACTTATACATTACCAACAGCAAATAATTCTGAACTTGGTGGAATCAAAACTGGATATACTAATAATGGTAATAAGGTCAAAGTTGAAGTTGATGGTTCAGGAAATGCATATGTTGCTCTTACTGAAACAGCAGTCAAAGGCGGATTTACTTATACATTACCTACGGCTGGTACAACAACTCTCGGTGGTATCTGCACAGGGTATACTAATAGTGGATCAAATGTTAAGGTTCAGATGAGTGGTAATAATGCATATGTTGGTATTACTAAAGATGCTATTGTTAGCGCTCTTAGTTATACACCTGCAAAAGGTAATTCAGATGGCTCTAATACGTATACATTACCTAAGGCAACAGGTTCAACATTAGGTGGTATTCAAGTAGGCTTTACACAAAGTACATCTGGTTCAACACTTAATCTTCCTGTTAAATTAGATTCAAATGGTAATGCTTATATTAGTATTAACTTAACTGATTTATAGAATATTGGTGTAATAACAAATAATAATATTAATTCACATGTAACATAGGTTATGTCTGATGACACTGCATGGGTTACTCAATCTCAATATGGAAATATCACAGATAAAGGTAGTAAAACTTATTACATTTATGAATAATAAATTTATATATAATAAAAGAGGTATAGAAAATTAAAATTCTATACCTCTTTATTTTTATTCTTCTTTCTTTTTTCTTGTTCTTCTGACTTTCTTAGGTTTATTAATGCCAAAATCATTTTCAATTTCATTTATAAATTCATCTATAGATACAACTGCAGCTGGATCATCTATAAATGGGTCTAATTCTAACATGAATTGAGCGAAATCATTTCTATCTCTAAGAAATGCGTTTAATCCTCGACCAGAATCATAAACAAATTGAATTATTATATATCCATCGGGATCTTTTAGAAAACTAAATCCTATTGTTTGTTTCAAATCAACAAATGTCTATCCAACTCTTACAAACGATTTAAATTTTCTATTCTTAAAAAACTCTTCATTTAATTCCAAATTATCCATATTACTCAAATAATGCATTTGCTGTTTTTACTGTTCCGTCTGTATTAATGTACTTATCCATACCCTTGAATATTTCTGCTTCAATTGCTTTCTTCTTATCATAACCTTCATATTGTGTACCTTTAAGCAATATTTGTGATTTAAGATTCCAAAAGCTTTCATTTGGAGTATCATTAATCATATATTCTAGTGATTCTTTATAATCTTGTATATATTCAGGGAATAATTTACTGTTAAGCTCTACCAATGTACGCTGACGCATTAATCTATCACTAAAATCAATATCATTTATATCTCGTTTACATACTTTTTCAAATACCGGTTTTAATTTTGATTCAGAATCAAGTAAATCTTGAACTGTATTAATACCGCATATTTCACGAACTTTCTTTTCCTTACTTGGTGTAATTCTTACTTTGCGTCCATCTTTATACCAATTATAAAATGAAGGTACACAATCACCATCGTCACCACAAAATATCTTATCAAGAACAACATTATTTGGATTCTCTACAGATAATTCCATAATAGTATTTGATTGAAGTAATTGTTTTACATAAGTCTTAGATAAATCTTCATTCTCGAAAAATATATCAAAATTATTATCTGATTTATTATACCATGTTTCAAATGCTTCTGGTACATAAATATAACGTTTACTACCTTTACCCTTACCTGTTGTATTATATACTATGCAATATTGATTTGTTACTGTATTGAAATCAATAAGTTGTCTAATATCTGCATCTGCGCTTACAATGATAACATTATAATTTGGATATTTCTCAAACACTATTTCTTTACACATACATGCAATATCATCTGCTTCACAATGCTCCACCTTTGCTACATGCATAGAATTCCTTGATAAAATCTTAAGAAGATCATCTGAGCATTTAAATATATTATCCCAATTTATAGATTCCGACTTTTTCCTATTTGACTTATAACCTGGATTTATATCGTCTCCTGGAAGAACATCTTTTCTCCATGCATGTTGAGCGTCTGTTGCTATAATAACATTTGTAGGTTTGAATATATTAAGAATTGAACATACATCTGTTGTAAACTTATACATGAATGAACGTACGTCTTCTATTCTGTTATATCCGTTGACCTAACCATATAAGCTATTCATAAATAATGATCTGAATAAAAGGTTAGACCAATCCAATACTAATAATACTTTCTTACTTTCCATTTCTCTAAAAATACGAAAATCGTTTTATTTTATATATGTATTTATTAGTATTGTTTATTTAATGTTAAAAATTAAGAATTGTCAGGGACAATTTTATACCAATACAAACTATATTTTGATTTTGATGATGTATTTGTATATCCTTTTACTTTTAGTGCATAAGACGCTTTTATATGCAAATGAATTAAACCACCTTCATAATCTGTAGGTATATTTATATTTGGTGATTGAGTATTTACTATATTATTATTACCATCATCCAAAAAATATGATATGCTATCATCAGTATATATATCATTTATAGCTGTTGCATGTTCACTAAAACCATAATTACCTGAACCCTATATAAAAAGTACAGCATCACCTGGTTCATCATTTGCACTATGTATTGATATACCATTATCTATTGAGTGTCCAGTTATATCATCATTACCTGTATTATCAGGTATTGCTTTATTTTCTACTGTATAATATACTTTATAATATGTTATTAATGATATATCATCTATATCTTTCATTTTTACATCATTTTCAGATAGATTATGTAATTTTGCATATAATGGTATAATTACATCAGTCTTTAATTGATAAGCGGATATTCTAAATAATTTATTCCATTTTATAATAGTTCCTAATTTCTAATATAATGTCAAATCACATAATTTTAATGGTTGCTAATTATCTATTATATATTGGTCTTCTTTAGATACCAATTTATCATCATTTATAAATAATGTAGGCATATATTTATTATTAAAATATATTTTCCTACAAGGTAAATTACCACTTTTTATAACAATATATAATTCACCGGATAATAATTCCTATACAGTTGGTACATATGTTCCATCATACTAAACTGTTTCCTGTCTATCTTCTACATTTGGATCTTGTCTTTCTTTATCAATATTAATATATTCATACCCAATTGGCATTATTTCATATGTATCTGCAACAATGTTATTATCTTTATCATCCGCGGTAAAATAATATTCTCCATCATAATCTGTATTATTTCTGTTCTTGTCATTTAATGCTTTTATATATTCATATCCATATTCACAAAAAATATCTTCCAAACTTGCTTCATTTGCATCTGTTGCAAATGCTTTATTTAATACACAACCAGAAAACTTATTTATATCAATATCACCAGAATTTATTGTACTTTTATATTTTCGTAATAAATCTAAATTATAATAATTATCATCTAATGTATTTTCATCAAAATATGTTTCATTTATCTTTACAATTCTATCTTCTGATGTAATATCATGTCTATATGTTCCATAATTTCTATAATACTCATTGTTTACCATATGTTCATTTGCTGCTATATCTGCAACTTTTTTATTATTTAAATCATATGATAAACGGTCATAACGATTAAATTCAAATATTTTTGTATATGAATTTAATATTTTTTCATATTCATTATTAACAATATCTGCCATATATTTTGTATTATATTGTTTATATTATTTATTTTTTGATAAATAAAGAAAAATATATTGATTATTTATATAATGATTACTATATATAAAGGTAAAGATGAAGATACTGCTATAATACCATTAAGTTTTTAGCTTTTGAATGGTAAGCAAAATATTAATTGGGCAACTGAAATAATAAAAAATGATGCAGCTGCATATAAATCTAATATAATTGATGATAAATTAAAAAAGTAGGTAGATTCTGCTATAAATTATATAAAGTTTAATACTCCGAGCGTTACCGCAAATGAATATACAATAAGTAATGATAATAACTTAAAATCGTCATTATTAGAGAACGAAATAGATTTATATTATATAGAAAATTTTACATATGTATTAGATAGTGACAGTTATACAAATTATAGTACGTCAGATGAAAAATCAAGAGGAAAAGATGATTATATGTTTACTATAATACCAAATACAATAGATGTTGAAGTAAAAAATGAATGAAAACTTTTTTACTTCAACATCATCATTTATGAAAATATTATATATTTAACTTTTACAGGAATATCATTAGGATTATATACTAATAAACTCTATAATAAATTTTTAATAGGTAATTGTTTATCATCATCTTTACCTATTAGCATATATCCATCACCAACTCTTAACCATAAATCATTAGAAGAAAGATATTCCATGTACTTATATAATCCTATGATATTTTCTTTCATTCCGTCATGTGAATCAACAAATTTAATATTTGTTTTATTAGGATTATTTTCCCACATATCATTATCTTCACTATTTACATTAGCATCTATATACATATCTGGATTATGATACTTTATAGATTCACCTTCAAATTGTTGTCGTTCCTAACTTGCAGGAAATCTATAGAAATTATCATTTATATTCTAATTACTATCATATCCAGGAATATATAAGTTATCAAAACTATTTGTAAATCCGTCATTAGATGAAATGTCATTTAACGGTAAATTATTATAATCTTCTATATATTGTTTCTTTTCATCTGGTATCAAAGCATTTATTTGAACAGTTGCTAATGCTTTTTCAAATAACATGGTTTTCTTCTATGAACGAATCTAACCACCAAAATATGAATTCAATATAGGTAATGGAACAGGTATACAAATCTCTACCTAATCTGCAACATGATTTACCCATAATACACTTGTATCATAATCTTCATCATCAGGCCAATTAGGAATCAAAACAATACCTCTCATAGATCCATTAGGGTATTTCACGCATCCTATTCTCTTATTTAAATCTTCATAACAATTAGATGGTCCCATTGCATTTTTCATTTTAAATATAAATGATTTTATTTCATCTAATATTTTTACAATATCATATATATTATAATAAGAAAAAACTCCTGTAAAATATTTCTTATAAATTTCTGGGTACTTCTATATAATAATATCATGAAATTTCTTTGAAAATATTAATATACCATTCTATTCAAAACATGGTAAAAAGAATCTCTTTATAACATCTATTTCATATACAAATGTATTGAAATCATCTAATATAATATCACTTAATTTAAGAAATCCTCTATAAATATCACATTCAATTCTATAATTATTATCAGATGCATTTTTTACTCCCGATAATCTTGGTTTATATTTTTCCAATAAACTGATAATTAAATCTTTTGTTATTTCTGGTTCTACAAAAGGAGAATCTTCAAACTCACCAACTTCGCCTTTATTATTTTCGTCATTCCTACATATAGGAATGATTTTCACATTACGAACGATAAAGTCATATCCTTCTTCTGTACTTTCAAAATTAATATAGTCTATTTGTGAATCTGAGGTATCTACATCGTCATAAATTTTGATTGATATAGAAACAGGTACCTTTAACTTATTTAATTGATTCTGGACCAAAATTACAAATGTTCCATAAGTTTCTCTTACAGTAGATGAATCGACATGAACATTACATTTTTTATTATTCTACTTATAAAGAATATCAAACCCTATATTACAATAATTCTCGTAATCTTCTGTTGTTGATATAATTTCATTAATTAAGAAAAACTATGATTTATATGTTTCTCCATATTCATTTCCCTGAAGGAGATATGCTGAATGTGGTTGGAGAATTTTTGTCTCAACATTATATTGTGTTATACCAGCGGCATGAATAGTAGACATATCTATTGAAGCTAAAATATCTCCGTTTGAATCTGTTATCTATCCTTGTGAACCTGATATATCAAATGATGTGTCATCTTCATTTATAGAAGATGAACACTTATAACCTGAATCTGCTACACTGTTATCTCTTGAATATAATTGATAAAATAAATTCTTATTCTTTGTTGTTGCCATTTCTGGTATATATAAATTTCTTTTTATATTTATTAAAATTAAAAAATGGAACCTATATTAAAATAAGTTCCATTTTATATAATATATTATTATGCATTCTTAAAGAAACCGTCTATCGTAGTATTCTTAAAATAGAATGTAACTCTACCTTGCATAGGCATGTTATTACCGTAATAATTATGGTTTGTATTGCCTGGTCTATTTGACTGATGAATACCTTGTTGTTGAGTAACAACTCTATTACCTGGTTGAACAACTTGATGTTGCTATGTATTACCTTGTGACTTATTAGTATTACTTGGTGTATTTGTAGTAATAAGGTCAAGTAATTCTCTAATACCATCAAATCTACTAAGAATCTTATTCTCATCAAGACTTTCAAATGCAAAGCGCATTCTATCTACGGCAGTCGCTATATTATTAACTTTATTAGCAAACTCTTGCAATGCTTGATTACGTTTCTTTTCATTATTAATAATCTAATCATCTAATGCTTTAAGTGCCTTACGAGCAGATTCAAGCTTTGTCGTATATATTTCTACTTTAGATGTTGTTACCTAAATCTAAGATGTAAATGTTTTTAACCTTGATGTATAAGTTCTTAATGAACCAGAAGTTACGTTCATATTTCTGTTTATTTCGGGAGACGTTAATCTCTTTATATTATTAATAAACATATCAATATGAAGACCTAACTATTTCTAACGATTCATTTCTCTTGAAAGATATATCATCTTCTCTGTAATTTCAAGATAAAGATCCATAAACTATCCTGTTGTTTGGAAATTAACTTTTTCTGAATTATTAGATAATGATCTCATCTATGATTCCATCTTTGTTAATACAGTTCCGAACTAAGATACAATGGATGATGGTTTAACTTTATCATTATATGTAAGTTGATTTATAATCTTTCTATATACACTGGCAATCTGATAAACGCCATCTACGAATTTCTTTGCATCTTTTGTACTCTATATAGATGTTTCGAATATCTTACTTGAGTTACTGAAATATGTTGCTAACTATGTCAATACAGATGTAAATTTAGTCGCAACTTCACTACCTTGTGATAATACTTTCCCTTGATCATCTGTCATCGCTTTGATAATTTTAGATAAAGAATCTACTGATTTTTTAATAGTTCCCATTACCTACATAACTATTTTTGCAGTTGATTGAATCTTATTATATTTCTCCATATTTTCTTTAGTAGAAAGATTATCAGAAATAATAGTAATAAAATCTACAAATGCATTAGCGATATTTTTAGATATTGTTCTAATAAAATTAGGTTGTAAACACAAATAATCTTTAGACTATGCTGTTGTTCCTTTCTTATTAGATGTTAATCCTAAGAATGGTTTTAATGTTGCTGAGAAATTTTTAACTGCAGTCATTATAGGATTTATAGTATTCTTTATAATATCTGCAATAGATTCTGCTTTTTCTATAAAACCTTCATTTGCAAAACTTTGTACAAGATAATTTATAAATTCTACAAACATTCTGCCAACTTCTCTTGCAGCCTATGTAAATGCTCCTTTTTTAAGTTTCTTAGTAATAGGTATTAATTTACCATCTTTATCTTTTTTATAATGATCTACATAAACACCTGTAGCTAACTTTAATATTGCATCTACATATTTTCCTAATCCTTCCATAACAGGTCCAACAGAACCACCTATTGCATTTAATGCATCCTCTGTTTTATTTCCCCAAAAAGAACCATGTCTTTCAAATACTGTAACTAACTCATCTATAAAAATACCAAATGTAGTTGCTACCGAAATAGCTGCATTTAAGAAGTCATCCGATGTTACTTTAGCTAAATGTGGAACTGTATAATTACCGTCTTTATCTTGCATATAGTAATCTGTATATGTTCCTGTTGCTAGTTTCATTATTGCATCAACAAATTTACTAACACCATCCATAATAGGCATAATAGAATCTTTCATTGCATCCATTGCCCATATCATATTAGGTTGTAATTGCTTAAATGATGTCCCAAGCTATTCTATAAAATTACCAAATGAAGCTGATACAAATATAGCAGATGTAAAGAATATAGAAGGGTCAACCTATTCATATTCGGGTTTACCATTTTTATCATATCCTGTTACTATTTGCATCGTTGCAACTTTAATAACTGTATCAACAAATTTAGAAACTGCATCCATAACGGGTTCCATTACCTATCCAACAGTAGATATTGCTAACATTGCTTTAACTGACATCTTATCAAACGCGTCACTTAAACATTGTAAAAATATGCTAAACTATACAGATATAGCAAGAGCTGCGTCACTAAATTTTGTTGCTGTTAATTTCTTATATATTGGGTTCTTCTTATTATCATATCCTATAATATATGTTCCTGTTGCTAGTTTCATTACAACATCTACAAATTTTCCAACAGTATCAATAATAGGATTAAGCGCTAATGTTAACACGCTTAATACAACAAGTGTTAAAGCAACCATTTCGTTAAATCCGTCACTTAATTTAGAAATAAATGTTGTAAATCCATTTGTAACTGCTTCTGCCGCCTATTCAAATACAGTTGCCGGTAAATGTTCATACATAGGTTTACCATTATCATCATATCCTGCTATATAATTCATTGTAGCAACTTTCATTATAATATCAATATATTTTGATATTGTATTTAATATAGGTCTTAATGCTAATGAAATAACTAATGCCATTGCAGTTCCATTAAAACCGCTAAATGCTTTAACAATAGCTTGCATAGAACCTAAAACACTATTTTTATCATCATTACCTTTACCTATCATCAATTCAGAAAATGTTTGAATCATCTTAGCATTACATATTTCTGTTATATATTTCATCTCAGAAACAGTTAATGCTAATACACCAAACACTGCCATAATAATAGGTGAAAAAGCTGCTGCCGCTGTTGCCTATACCATCTATACAGGATTTGGAGCTGCTGCTTTTATAACATCAAACATTACTTCAAATAATGTTACTGCAGTCTCTCCTGTTTTTTTAAGTTTCTCAGTATTATATGGTAACATTAATTCCAACGCTTTCATGAATAATATCATGGTTCCTGTTACAACAGTCATCACACCTGCAATTGCCGTCATTACTACAGCACCTAATGTAATAAATGGAAGAATAGGCGTCATCGCACCTAATGCAGTCATAAATGTTCCCATAATAGTTAACAAACCTATCATTGTAGCTGCACCTAAAAATACTGCGCCACCTTTATTTAAATCATCAATTTTCTTTGCTTCCCATGCGAATAAAACCATTGTTCCTCCAACAATATCCATCACTGCACCAATAGCGGACATAACAATACCACCTATAATAGTATCTGGTAAAAATTTCTCTAATTTAGAAACACCGTACATTACCAAACCCATTAGACCTAAAACACCTGCCATAACAGCAGCACCTAAAAATACTGCACCACCTTCATTTAATTCTAATATTTTCTTAGATTCTATTGCAAATGCTAAACATGCAGCCCCTGTTACTAACATAACTATTGCAACTGCAGTCATAATAACTGCACCAACTGCTAATTCAACTGCATACTTATCTGCGAATTTTCCTATAAAGAATAATACAGTTCCAAATATCGCTAATGTTCCTATCACAACACCTGCACCTATTAATGCGTCGTCCCACATTTTACCAATAGGAATCAATATATCTTTAACAATCAATGATATACCTAATAAAATAAATGCCATTGCCGCTGTTGCAAATATTGCATATGCTGCTTTCTTACCATCTACTTTAGCCAAGAAATAAGTACCTGCAATAAGAGTAATAATAATGAATAATGTAATACCCATTCCTATACCGGCTTCTTTACCATTCTAACCTATAGGAATAAGTAAATCTTTTGTAATCAATGCAATACCCATATAAATAATTGCGAGAGTAGCGGTTGCAAGAACACCCCATAAAGCATCTTTACCTTTTACCATATTCAATACATAAACGCCTGCAACTAATCCTGCTATTATAAACATTGTTACTATTGCACCTAAATAAACTTCAGGTGCTTTCTTTCCAATAGGTATTAAAAACGCAACAGATATAATAGCAACCAATGCAAACACAGCAGATATTTTAATAAGATTATTTACCCCTCTATCTATACGTTTACCATGTTTATCTAATGATTTAACTGCAAATATGCCTAATGCTATAATAAAAGATATAACCAACGCACCTTTTGATACATCATCTAATCTCTTGCCAATAGGTGCCAATAATGTTGCTGACACCAAAGCTATAATTGCAAATACAGCAGAAATCTTTAACATTGCATCTGTAGCGTATGTTAATTTCTTATTACCTATTTTAGACAATTTATTAACAATGAAAATAGTTCCAGCAGTAAATAAAGTAAGTATTCCTATAGATGCAAGTATAGTTTCCGTACTATTATTTTTAGCAGTTAACGATAATAATAACATTGATACAGATAATGACATAATCATTATTCCAATACCAGTTAAAACACCCTGTACATTTTTAAGACTCTTATCTAATTTCTTCTCTGATAAATCTTCTATCAAACTCTTAAATCCAGAAACAGCAACTCTCATAACAATTAAACTTGCAATCACTGCAGTTAATCCAACAATCTTAGTTACAATAGATAATCCTATAATAATACCGCCTATCATACCTATTGCTGAACTTAAACTTCTTATTATAACCTATGCTCCTTTTACATCTTTAACTTTTAATTTTTTAGTTAAATCTGTAATAGTATTCTTCATGAATTTAATCAAATACCTAACTACTAAAACAGATTCAATTATTGTTTTAAAAGATGTTATCTTTATAGTTAAAGCAATGAATACAATACCGTATAATAATGTTTTCAATGCATTATTCCATGCATTCATAAAAGATGATAAAACTTTAACTTGTTTTACATCCCATTTTTCTTTTAATATTGTGTTAAAGAAATCTACTATTTTCTATGCACGTTTCTGTGTTAATGATTTTACAGCAAACATGAAATTAAGAATCTATATCTTCTTAATATCAAATATTACATTTAATAACTATACCATACTATTAACAGTTTGCGCAACCGTTTTATTGTCTGGTATTTCCGTTGCAAATGCGACAAAGAAACTCGCAAGCATTTTAGCAGTAATAGGATTCAATACCTTCATTACTTTAAATATAGAAAACTTCTATTCAGGATCTGCTATCTTTACTAACGGATCTAATATACCACCAATATACTTAACATTCTCACTTATTTCTTTTCCTTTTAAATATTTAGCGATCTATCCTATGAACTAACCTAATTGTCTGCCTAATAACCAACCTCTTATAGGATTAAGACTTATCTACATTTTAAAAACATTTGATGTTACCAATGCGGATAATCCTCCCATCAAGTCTCCAATGGGTTTAATTATTTTTTGAATATCTTTATTTTTTAATTTCGTTTTACTAATAGACGAAACTAATGCAGATATAAATTTGCCTAAACGTTGTGCAGTTTTAACGTCAAGCTTTCCAATATTTTCCTATAACTTAATCATATCAAGAGTAACAAGTTTGGACATTGTTTCAACAACTGCTTTAATTATACCGACACTTCGTCCTACTGATTTAGAATTCTATATTGTTAACCCTTGTATAAAATCAACTATTTTTTTTGCACCTTCTGCATTTATTTCTGTCATTTTATTAATAGCTTTCAGAAAACTATCAATATTTGTAAATGTATTGTCATCAACTTTAAGACTTGATAAAACTGTATTTACATTTCCTATAGATGTGGCAACTTTATTCAAAACATCATTGTCAATCTATTCCATGGATACAAGTCCTTTTGACAACTTCTCCAACTATTCTCCAACAGTTGCTGCTGATTCCTCTTTAGCTGTCTCAACGATACCCTATAACAAACTGACTATAGTAGAATCAGCTTTCTGTTCAATAGTTTCTTTCTTTTTCTCCTATTGCTGACTTACCATAGTGTCCAAAATATTAAATATACCGTTAAGTGCTTCTTCTGAAGACATTTGTGCCATATCGTTTTAATGTAATTTAATTTTTACTTAGATGTTGTTTTCTTCTTCTGAACAACATAAACAGATTTATCTTTTAATGATTTTACTGTATATATAATACCGGAGTTTTTATCATATAATGTTCCATATTCATAAGCCTTATTATTGTCACCATCTTTAATAGATGTTTTTATCCATTTATCATATTGAGGTAATGAATCTGACATAATTAAAGAATCTAATTGAGTAGAATTTAATGTATCATTATTCATTGTACGTACGGATGTAATAGCAACTGAATATACAGAATCTTTTACCTAATTATTATTCTTTGTACCACATGAATTAAATGATACCATAAGGCTCAATAAAGAACCAACTAAAATATACTTTAAACTTTTCATATTTTAAGTTTATTTAACTAAATATTTAATATATTTATTTTTAGAATATAGACTATATCATTATATTAATATATAATTTATTATAAGTAAAACTATATATTCAAATATGGCAAGAAAAAAGAAAGACAATGATGAAGAAGTTGAAAAAATAAAAACTCCTAAAGCTATTGGTCCATATGACATTATATCTATGATGTTTACTAATTTTGAAGGATTCAATAAATTATCTAATACTATATTAGATAAGAATTTCTTTATGATTAATAGAGTATTCAGTATTAAATATCCTTTACAAGGTGCATTATTTAATAGATTGAATATTAATACGGCAGGTGTTATTAAATCATGGGCAATGTTTATATCTAATAAAGAAGGATATGGGCGTGTGCCTTATTTTGTATATACAAAAGGTGCGAAAAAATCAGCAGTTTCAACATCAAAAACTGATAAATTAGATAAAGAATTAATTAAAGAATATTGTAAACGTTATAAAATTAATCTAAAAGATTTCGATATGTTAAATTCATTATATCATGATGAATTAATTAATGATGTTAAACGATATGAAAAATTAATTTCTATTAAAGAACAAGAAAAAAATATTACAAAAAAATAAAAATCATAATAAACAAAAATGATGAAAATTTATCCACAAGATTTAGTTAAGTCAATTCAAAAAGTAATTGACTCAGGTAAAGTTGAAATTACAACTTTTAAGGATTACAATGAGAATTTTATTAAAGAAATAAATTCATGTGAGATACATATTAAATTTACTATTGATAGTAATGACAAACGAGATGCAATTATAATTATTAATAATTCAGATATTACATCTCAATTTATTAATACATGGAGGACATCAGCACCAGGTAAATTTATGGGTCGTGATTTTAAGAAAAATAATAAAGATTTTATTGGAAACACTCTTTATCATGTAGTTAAGTTTGAACTTAATGGAGAAAAAATGATGATATTGGTTCGACTACTTAATGAGATTACTCAAGATTGTACAGTAGAGGAAACAAAAGAACTTATTGAAGAATATGGTGACCTTACAATTAGTGGAAAAATCTTTTCCCTTATTAAAATTGTAAGAGATAACAATAGAGATGGATGGAATTCATGGGATCGTTATAAATCACGTGATAATAATTATCATATGAACCTTTATGAATCTTCATCATACATTGATGAAACAGATAATGACAATGACAATGAAGAAATTTCAGATGATTCTAGTGAATCTGAACCTTTATTTTAATGATTAAAGATATATCACAAATAAAGGATAAATCTGTTAGTTTTATAAAGGAATTTATTAATAACTGTACAATAGAAGAAAAAATAGATGCTCATTATGTCATTGTTGAGATAACATCTAAACAACATATTACTATTAAAAAAGCAAATGGAAAAATAGTTGATAGAGTTGATATGATATTAAACAATATGTGGAGTCAATTAGTCACTGATTGGAATTTTATTAAACTTGCTAATCAGGAGTTTTTTAACACACATATTGGATATAATATATCGATGTTTTATTTTCCTAATAATAAGCCTTTACTGACAGAATATCCAGATAATATAAAATATCTTATAGATAGAATTACATATAATGACGAATTAATTAATGTAGATTCATTTGTAAATAAATTGAAATTAAAAGATAAGTTCAATATTCATATTAAACATAATTTAACAAAGAATTTATCAAATGAAATAGATACCATTAATAAAATTAACGGTGATAGAAAATCAGATATTAATTATAAGTTATTATTTCAAAATATAATTGATAGATCTACATTATTAGCAAAAGAGCCTGAAGGATTTATTTATAAATGGAAAAAGAATCTCTATCAGTTAACATATTATGATAGAGAAAAAATAATTCCAGAAAAAACTCAATATGAATATTTGCTTTGTGATTTTGTATCTTATTGTAAGTCACATAATTATCAAGATAAGATTCATCATAGTTATGTAAAAACCGTATGTTCTTTATTCAATGATTATATAATTAATTGGGAAGAGGTAAATCATAATATTGAAAATAATATAGATATAAACAGTATTCAATCACCATCATTAGGAACGACTTTTGATATGGGATATGAATATATACCTGATATTATTACAATGAATTTATGCAAATCAAATGAATTATATAAAAGTATATTTAAAGTATTATTAGCGAACCTTCGTAGAGGAAAAGATAATAGTAAATGTATATACATGAATAAGAAACAAGTTGATGATTGGAATATTATAATGAAAAATATTAAGATTAGAACTTTAACTATTTAATAAATATATAAAATTAAATATTTTTATAGAATTATGACCCATATTCATTATAATATAACAAGTACACATGTTAATCCAGAAATTCCAGGTGATAATATAGAAATTCATGAACCAAAGGAAAAACCGGTTGAGAAAATACCTGGTTGGATGCATGTAGATCCTATAAGTACATAGATAGATTTAGAATCTGTTGCTTATCAATTATCAGATTATAAATTTACACCAGGGTTTAAAGTTACGGTAGATGATTTACTTCATCCAAAACCTTTAGATTATGAGGCAACACCTAAATTTAAATAAATGAAAGAGGAATAACAAGCAAGTTATTCCTCTTTTTATATTCTATAATTAAATAGAATAATTAATATTCATAATATCAAAAAGTTGATTAAGATGATCTGTTGTTTGAACTTCTACAGATGCAACAGTATTATGTTCATCATTATCAATAATACATGTCCAATTTCTTCCTACCATATTTGTTTGTAAATTATGAATAGTTATTGTAAATGTATGATTAAGTTCTCCTACAGTTTTATAAAAGTAATCTGCTTCATCAAAATCTGCAAAACCTTTATCATGATTATATTCAAATTTATGAAATAAAAGTAAATCCTTTGTAATATCCATGTTTAATTATTTAATCTTCATCATTTAAATCCTCAAATTCTTCATATGATAATAGTAATTTATCATATTCTTTAATCATTGTAGATAAAATTTGTTTTTGCTCTGATACATACTGTTTATCAAAATGCCAACATTGTCCTGCATATTTACATGGAATAAACATACCGTTTTGACTTTCTAACATTATACAGAATGATGCCCAATTTACAACTGATTCTGAAAGTTCTTTCCAATTTATAGTTGAATTATTATAAAAACTCATAACACCATTCATTTGAGAAAATTGATTCCAACAATAATTATATGGCATATAGTCTCTATATTCATCACTATTTAAATCTGTGACAACAAATAGTATACCTCCAGTAAATTCATTAAATACATTATCGCCTACACCAATCAATTCCAAACATTTCTTCATCTTTGGAATTTCATATGTCATTGCTTTATATATAGAATATTTCTCATATATAACAGTATATTCATATTTTTCTGAAGTATGAAATACTGAACACATTTTTGTTATATTTTCAAAAAGTGTTTTAATATTATCTTTTTGTTCTTCATATGAAACATATTTATTATAATCTCTTAATATTGTATATATAATATCATTAAATTTCATATGTAATTTCCCTTCTATCATTCGTGTAGTTTCATCCTCTTCATATTCAAAATCATCACTACCTCCATACTCATCCATATATCCTATAACAGGAATATGCATAGGTATTAATGGACTTTCTAAATAAGTAGGATTATTTCCAAGTTTATGCTTATTTCTACGACAAATAATAGCAATTACTTTCTCTCTATTCCTTATTGGAATTCTTGAATGAAATCCAGATACGCAAAAATCACCCATAACTTATTTTAAATTATTAATATAATCAGCCATCTTAGTTTTCCAATTGTTTGCCTTTGCAATATGACAAATATAGTTAACTGCATACTCAAAACAATTTTCTAATGTATTCCATGTCATATCAAATGAATGTGGATTTTCACCAAGAGTTTGTGCAAACTTACTTGAATATATAATATCAAAATACCAATCTTTATGCTCTCTATTATATCCAGGCTCGATAATAATACCAAGATGTTTTTCTAACCAATCAACTGCTTCAAATACAGTAGGTGCTGGAATCCAATTAGGCGACGGATATTCAACTTCCCATTCTTTATCGCGTTGACACAGATCTCCAGTATGCCATGTACGTTCAGCAACAGTTTCACCATTCTTTGATTTAACACCTTTAATACCAATTGGTGTATTCATATACAAATCTTCTGTATATTCATCGAATCCTAATTTATTAAGAATTTGTGAAGATGCAAAATTAATATGTTTCATAATTATTTTATTTTATATTACATTACAAAGATACATATAATTTTGGAATATAAAAAATATTACTTATCTTTTTCTTCTGCATCTACATATTTCCAATACTGTTCTATTATCTTATTCCATAATAATTCATATGAAAACCCATAATTATTATCAGGTCCAAATACTTTCATTTCATTTGAAGTAACCACATAATTGATTTGATATTTTCCCCTTTTTATTTTAAAAAAATTATCTTCATTTAATTCGTCTGAACCAGTATAACTAAATATTCTAATATTATAATGTTTACTTGATGTTATATGAACGCATGCATATAAATATGGTTGATAGTTTATTTTATATACATAATATGTATTTTCACAAATTTTATTAAATAGCCATTGTATACATTGTACATCACAAAAATCCGGTATTTCTTTATTAAATGGTGGAAATACAATATTTTCATCCATTACAGGCTTATCTTTTTTCTTAAATATGTTATTAAACAGTTTCATTATTCAATCTTTAATAATTTTTAAATCATCTGGTATATAACAATCACTACCTAAATATTTAATATATTCTTTAACTGGTTTCTTTACTTTTTTCCAATATAGTAAGTTATTATCTTTGCTTTGATAATATATATAACTATCAAAATATGTTATTTCTTCAATATTTCCATTATGTTCAACTTTACATACTTTATAATTATCTTCATCGAAATAACTTGCAAGATCCATCCATACTAATAAATCTTCTAATATCATTATTGACAACGGTGAAGTGTTATATGTATTAGTTTTTTTCTTTTCATATATAATATTTCCATTATTATCTTTCAATACTGTTAATCCTTTATAATCACCTGTAATTTGCCAATTTGGATTATCAATAAAATATTGTAATAAAAATTCTAATGGTTTTCGCTCGTCTTGGTTTATAGAATAATCTATTGAAAAATTATATTCACTAAACCTTAAATTATCTTCTATACATTGTCGTATGTCTATAGCAAAATGTTGCTTCTAATCATGTGTTAATGTATAATATTCATATTTAGCAATATTTAATGCATGTTGATGTGCGGCTATTGTATGTCTACCAATTGCATATCTATATGACATCCATACTAAATCTTCATGATAACTTTTATCAAATATATTATCCTAATCTTTTTTCTTCATATAAAATAAAAAAGTCTATTTATAATTATATAAAAATATACATAAGTTGTTTATTAATAAATATAATAAATAAAAATAAACTAATTATCATAAAATTCATTAAATTATTTGATAATAAAGAATAGTTAGATAATTATGCCAATGGAATTTCACATCGAGATGGTGCATTTATACTATCTGAAAAAAAAAAGAGAAACTAAGTATTATTGATGAAAGACATCCAGGTCCAAACTGTATTTATGTATAGGATTTAAATATGTCTCCATTATCATTAGAATCAAATTCGTCGAAAGATGTAAAAGTTGGCTCAATATTATATGTAAACACTAATAATAAGTTAACATTAAATAATGAACCTGGTAATATGGCAATTGCTATATGTGTATGTCCATCAGTTACAGAAGATTTTGAAGCTGGTAATTCAACAGGTGAAAGTAAAGTAAAAACTGCACGTTTTTGTAGTCTTTACTATATGAATTAGGATATAGTAGGTACTGCTAGTATTAATGATACAACAGTATAGTTTAATATGAAAGGATATACTATAGGAAATACATATGGTAATAGATCTAGTACTAGTTATATTGGTGGTAAAAAAAATACATAGATATTAGTAGAAAAATCATCATATTATTATGATACTAAAAGATTATTATGTAATATATCATTTTCTAATATTTATAATGGTGTTTTTCTTGGCTGTAATGCTGCAGTTTCTGCTGCTGTATATAGTATACGTGGTACAAAAAGAGGTGATTGGTATTTACCATCAGTGGGAGAATTAAAAGAGATGTATAGTAAAATTTCCATAATCAATCCTATTAGAAAACAACTAGTTAATGAAGAATACAAAATGTAGGGGCATTATTGGACAAGTTATGAATATAATGCAGACAATGAATCTGCAATATTATTCACCAATGGTGCTATAACATATGCTGATAAAAAAATGAGTAAAAGAGTAATACCATTTTTAGCAGTTTCTATATAAAATATTAAGGTGATAATATTTTTGAAATATTATCACCTTATTTAATTTACTTCTTATATAAAATATTATCAATCATTCCTTTAGAACCATATGATTTTGCTTCTTCTGCTGTCATCCAAAAATCTCTATCTGCATCAGATTTAATTTTTTTCATTGTTTGCCCAGAATGATTTGCAATAATATCATAAAGTTCTGTTTTTAACTTATTTATTTCTTTACATGTAATTTCTATATCACTTGCTTGGGTATGATCTCCAGTAGATGACATAGGTTGGTGAATCATTACACGTGAATGTGGTAATGCGTATCTCTTTCCTTCAGTTCCTGCACAAAGTAATATACTAGCCATACTAGCTGCCATACCGGCACATATAGTAGATACATCAGACCTTATAAATTGCATTGTATCATATATCTCTAATCCTGAATATACATCACCACCTGGTGAATTAATATAAATAGAAATATCAGTATTATCTACATTATCAAGATATAATAATTGAGATGTAATAATATTAGCACTTTCTGCTGTTACAGGATTACCTAAGAAAATAATTCTATCCATCATCAATCTTGAGAATACATCCATTTGTGATACGTTAAGTTGTCGTTCCTCAAGTATAGTAGGATTTTGATAACCCATATTTATACCATTCATATAATCATGTAAGTAAAGACTACTTACATTTCTTGAATTCATAAACTTTTCAAAATCAGTTTTAATCATCTATATTATAGTATTTCTTTCTAAAACATTTTTTTAGTAATGATACAACATGAATATTAGGAAATTCACAAGGATTATTAGGATTTGTTTCATTATAAATATCGGGATAACAATCTAATATAAATTTAACAACTCCTTGAGATCTAGATACTCCAGCTGAACAATGAACATAAATATCTTTTCCTAAATTATTCTCTATAAAATTAAATAATTCATTTGCTTGATTATCTGTTAATCCTTTAATTGAATTTGCATATTTAATTTCATCTTCTGTTATATCATCTCCATATGCATATAATAAATTATAATCTGTAATATCATAAAAGTCTAAATTAATAACATTATCTCTTGATTTAAATATATGATATTCATCTTTTGCATTTGGTTCACATATAGATATTATTGCTATATTATCTGGTAATGTATTGTTATCCCATTTATTTTTATTCATTAACGATTTAAATCCGTCAAATCCTGTACACCAAATTTTCATAATTTACTTAATTGAATTTCTAATTCATGTATATGTGATAATTCTTTATCTATCTCATCATTTAAATAATCTATTCTATCTTGTGATTTTTTAATTAAACGTTTAAGTTCATCTGATAATATATTATTTTCATCAAAATAATTTGAAATAATTTTTTTAATATTATCTATTCCGTTAACAAATGTTTTAAATTCATCATCTGTTAATTTAAAAGAAATTTGATTATTTAAATTATAAACATATATTTTTTCTTTTAATGATTTACATTCTTTTAAAAAGAGTTCTATATTTTCATCTATTATAAAATCTAAATCATAATCAGTAAATTTGACAAAAGTATTAATTTCAAAATTATCATACTTTGGATTAATAAATACGTCGTTAAATATATAATTTACATAATAGAATAAATCAACTCCATAAATATCATGAAACGAATCTGTATGACATACTATAAAATCTCCTAATTTCATATTAGAAAAATATCCATAATCGAAATCAAATATTTTTATTGTTCTATTTAATAAATCAATTGGTATATTATCTTTTAAAATTTTAGGAAAATCATTTTCATCAGGACATTCTAATAATTTATGAATATCCTGATATATGTTTTTTAATTTCTCATATTCCATATTTAAATAAACTTTTTAATATATTTTAATGTATCATGAATATCTTGAGAAAACTTAAACAATGCTTCCTTTGTTTTAAGATTAATATCTTTATATAGTTGTTCTTTCGTTTCAAACCCTATAGCATCATCTGATTTCATCCATGATTTCTGTATAACTGCAGTATGCCTATTACTATCATTAATAGTAATATTATCCCAATTATTACCATATATATTAATTTCTGTATATACAATAGTTACTCTATTATTAATAATATTTACATCTTCTAACATAATATAAGTATCATTAATATTATAATCAAAACCACATGGTTCTACACCATATGTTATATCTTTATAAAAATCATTATCTACTTTTCGCATAACTTTACCAGTATCTAAATAATTATGCTGAATAAAATCACGTAATTCAATATTATATTGAGATATAAAATTACCGCATGGACATTGTTCAGTCAAAAATATTTGCATATTATATGGTAAATATTTAAAATCTTCATTATTAACATTTAAATAACGACGTTTTACTAATTTAAATGTATAATCAATATTATTGATATTAATAGTTACTTCTTCCTTTGCACAAAAATCTTGATATGTATGCAACTTATTTAAAAGACGTTTAAATAATGTAGCAACTCTATCACAACCTAAATCATTTACTGAAATATCATATACTTCAAAATTCATAGTTATATTATTTTTTAATTAAACATTCTATTAATACAAAGATACATAAAATTATTAAAAATAAAAAATAGTAATTAAGAAAACTAATATTAAATTTCTTAATTACTATATATTTTAATTACTTTGATGACGAGCTAGATGATGATGGAAATAATAATTTAGCAACTGTCATCAAACACAATGCATGAATATATGTAATTGTTGGTAAACCAAATAAATATGGCATAACATAATTCCAACAAATCATAAATATAATTGCACCTAAAATAATAAATATAATTGCAACTAAAATAGTTACAATTGATGTCCATATAAAAGTTTTCATATAATTTATTTACTTGTAATTAATGCAAATAGAATATTTGATAATACATTAAATCTAAACTTCTTTTTTGCATATCTACCTTTATTTTTTATTTGTTCATACTTCATTATTTCTATTATTATAATAATTAATCAAATCAACTTTCATTTCTTTATTAAATTGATTATTTCTTTTTCTATTTCTAATAACTCTATCTTCTGCTATTTCACAATTATAACGTTTCCATTTATTTAAAATAGAACGTCTATACTTTGGTTTAATTTTATCTTTATTATCATGCATATAATCATATACAGCTTGTTCTTTAAAATTATTACTCATAGTATATTTTATAAAGATATTTTATTTTCAAAATAATAAAAAATAAACATCAAAATTGTGGTTCTAAATCTTACTGCTACTTACTAAGACTACAATTTTGATGTTTATAAAAGCAATCATTCATTATCCTGCAGCATCCATATTAGTATAAGTTTCATTGCAATAGAACTTTACAACTATAGTGATAATCCACTTATACATTCTTTTACTCTAAAGTCTTTTATATAACTTTATCATACATAATATATGTACTGTCCATCAATAAAAGGTTCTTTATTTCATCATGGTTTTATATCGTATAAACAACCCTCTGTATATCACTGATTCATTTCTTTACATTTAGAAATCAGGGTCTTTAAGCCTCAACGTTTGGCTGTAACTATTATCCTCAACCATTACCAGATAATGTCATCTTGTTTTTGTGGTGCATCTCACATACCTCCTTTAATCATAAAACAAGCAAAACTACTAAGACAAATAACGTTTCTTAGAACTTCTACGAATTTACGCTCATATCAAATCATCATCTGATATAGACACCTAAATTAAGTGAATAAAGTTTACGACTCAATATAAAATTTTATATCTCAACCTTTATCAAAAACGATTCATTAAATTCTTTTAAGGAACTTATTTCTAATTAAATGAAGGATTCATTTAAAATAGGTTCTCCCGAAAACATGCGGTTTATCCTTACTCATTATAATTATAATAAGCGTTGTTTATAGCACTCATTAGAATTCATTATGTATTATCTAACTCTCATTTATAATATTCATAATTTATATGATATTAAAAGCAAAATGTCTAATATCATATTATAAATTATTTGTCTCGTTAGATATTATCAAAATTTCAAAGAACTCTTCATTGTTATTTTATTAACAATACAAAGATACACATTCTTTTTTAATAAAAAAAATATTCTAAGAAAAAATTAAAAATATTTTTTTATCTTACAAAACATGTTGCATATCCATGTTCAACCTTAATAAATAATACTTCACCATTTAACCACAATTTATCAAATGGTGTTTTATCACCATTTTCTTGCATATCTTTATGTTCATCAATAGCATATTTCTCAATGTCATCAATACTACCTTTATAATAATTCTTTATGTTATCAGATTCAAGATATGCAATTCGCGACTTACATTCGTCAAGAAGTTCTTCAAATACAGGAACAGATTTATTACAAAATCTGTCATACTCATTCTGAAAATTAATATTAGATGAACAAATACCATTTGTAATAATACGAGATACATTTTCAAGTTTCTCTAGATTATCAAGGTCTACATAAAAATCATCGCATGTAATATCATTATCTTTATACATCACTATAGTATGAATTTTTGCATTCCATAATTCACACCATTTATTTGCTCCATCCTCTACAAGTTGTCCAAAATCATTATCATGAAAATCAAACATAATCATGAAATTCTTATCAACTGTAATATCATTGGTTTCATATGGATCACCTTTATACTTATGTCCATCATAAAGGCCTGTAAGATATGAAGAACGGCTTATCCTTAAAATCTCTTTCAAACAAAAATCCTTAATTTTTTTATATTCTTCGTCATTTAGATTATCTGTTCCATCAAGTAAATCTAATACTGAGTCATAATATTTTTCTTCATTTTTTACATAGTCATAAGACATATCTACAAATGGCTTGCCGAACATACGAATTTCAGATTTATTCATATCTTCTTGCATCTTCTTAAGATCTATTTCTTTCATATTTCTTAATTATTTACATTGTTCCATCATTAGGTTGCAAACACATAATTCCATGCTCTCGCCACATCTTAACCACTTTAGAAGAATCTTCCAATACAAACAATACATTATAATAAGGTTCAATATATTCCTTATATAAATTATATTTACAATCTGGACCCTTTGTAAAATTCTTCAAAGGTCTCATTAACACCTTATCAACATTACCAATAAGGTTATTCTTCAACCAATCTTCTGTTGCATGTCTAATATCGTCTGTATCTTCTCTACCTGTCAATATAATAACATCCACTGATTTATCGGCAATATATGTATTAACAAGTTGGCAAAGTTGCTTACATGGTTTATCATCCCTCATGCTATCAGCAGCACCATTACCATAAAATGGCCGACCTTGAAGATTAAAACAAAGTGTAGCATCCATATCTACAAGAATACAATTCTTCTTCGTTTCATCAAACTTCTTAAAGCTATTATATTGCTTATTATTAAGTTGTGTAGCAATAAAGTTTCTATATCGCCTATAAGTAGATTTGATAACGGATTCACCTATAGGATTAGATCTAAATGAATCTCTTCTAATACATTCCTCTACCGATACATCAAAGAAATCCTTAAATTCCAATGTATAATGATACTCATTATGTGTCTCATTATACTTATCAATTCTATCTTGCATTTCTTTCCATCCCTTTGGATTCAGGTTCATATTATCCATAATGATATTCCAACCTTTTTTCATAGGTGATTTAAAAAATGCATCTGTCATATCTTTAATAACAGAAAGTTTCTCACGTGATTCTACCCAATACTCACCGAACATGTTTCTAAGAGAATCCCAATTAATTCTAATTCTCTCAGTTGGTTTTTCCTTTACCCAATGTTCAGCGAATGTAGACTTACCAGACGCTTGAATACCTCTTGTCAATATAATTACCCTTTCTTTCATTATTACTAATTAATATAATTAAAATTCTATTCCAATACCTGCATACCAACTATATCTTGTTGCTGTCACTTGAATATTAAAATGTTTCATATTAAATACAACTGCTCCACCATAATCAAAATCTTTAATTTGATCATCAACATTAAATTTATTATGAATACCATTACTATCTGTATGCCAATTATATCCATCTGTTGTACCAGTTGCATCATATGCATAACCAACCATAGGAATAACTCGCAACCATTTTGTTATAGGTACCTGATAACCAACATGAAATGTTAACGCTTTATCATCATCCCATGTATCTACTCTAACATCACTTCCATGTGAACTTGGCCAACCACCAAAATCTGCATATACACCATAGATCGTAGTAGACATTAATATTTGTTGAAGTCCTAAATCATCTGAACATCCAATTCCACCAAAATGAAATCCAAAATTAATTTTTGTATTTGTTTCTTTGAAAATTTCTTTATAATTATTAGCATTTACAGTATTAATACTCATAAATGTAAACATCATAATTAGTGTAAAAATAATTTTCTTCATAATTTATATCTTTTAATTGTTTATTATTCTATTTAATTAACAATACAAAGATACATAATTTTTAGGAAAATAAAAAATTAATTATTATCAAATACTATATTTTCAACAAAATTAAGTTTCTTATAATTTCTATTCTTTGAATACTTATCGATTATTTTTAAAAAATCGACCATAAATCTATAATCAAATTCTGGTTTATTCATCTTTTAACATCATTGCAAGAATAACAGATTTCATACATGTCATATATCCTTTAAGATACATATCTTTCAACATCAACCAAATTCTTTCAAATTCATCTGGTATCTTTTCACTTGTATCATCAGATATATTAGAGACACCGACAATAGTTTTAAGTTCTCGACGTGCTTGATAATCCGCCATTGCATTTAATTTATTCTTATTAAATTCCATATTTTATTTGGATTTTAGTCCCAAACAATATTCTTTATTAATTTTATCAATAAAAGAATTAATTCTAATTCTTAGTAATTCTGATTCTTCTTCAAATTCCTTAATTTTATCAATGTCTTTTTTAATATCATCTATATTATGATTTAACAAATATTCATACGTATTAGGTTTAGATACTTTAAAATAATAAATATCTTCATTCATAATATTATTATGATTTAAAGCGCATGATAAATGATAAGATTCCTCATTTGCAGATGAACCATGATAACCATATCCATCACTTTCAAAATATATACATAATGGTCCATAACTATAATGTCCACCTGGATATACAGTTGTTCTTAATGAGTTAATATGAAATGATTTACATATATTATATTTCTTATCTAAATAATCATTCAATAACTTATTAATACTCATCATTTGAAGGTCTAATAATCTATCTAAATTTATATCATTATTCTTACTTATATATACACTGGAAACTTCTTTTACAACTGAGTCAATATCTAATTCATAATTCTCGTCTGTATATAAATGAAGAATACAAAGAAATAATCTATGTATATATTCTTTCTTATCGTAATTTATATATGCAGTTTTTAATTTTTCTACATAATCATCTGTCACCTTCTTATTGATGTTATATTCGATATTCTTTATAAATTCTTTTTGCTCATTCTATGTCATAATCATTGCTCTTTTATTTTTCTTAAAATAAATTTAGGTTCTTGATAATAAAAATAATCTATTGTTTTATCATCTATAATGTTCAAATTATATAATGCTTGTGAAAACCTAATATCCTTATATGTCGTAAGATACTTCTTTAATATATCTAATATTTCCATATTAGCATTGTATCTCTCAAATGTTTCTTTAGCTTCCATTAGAATAACGGATTAATTTTTATCTCGTTTGTTTTACTATATTCTTGTACATCTAAATTCAATGTTTCATTTAGCCAATCAGCAATTAAATGTCTGTGACAAAATTCATCTGGTTTTTCAAAACAACATAAAGCACAATCTTTATTACCTGTTATAAACTTTAATCTATCTATAAATAAAGTTGGTTCTTTAAATATAGATAAAACTTCAGCTTTATATCGTTTTCTAAACTCTTGATGATTGCTTCTACAATTATTCAATATATCTGGTGTAGGTGCGATACTTGCTAAGTTAACCCCTTTGAAATCATTTGGCGGATAACAACACACACCTATAGGAATAATATTATTCTTTATAAGATTATTAATATTACCAAAATAGCTTGTATATATTTTCATACACGAAATAAACTATATATTTCATTATAAGTTTCTTTTGATATTGGATATGATACTATATTACAATATTCTCCGAAATTCTGATCAACATCTACCATATAACCTTGTTTATATGTATCATAATAGCATCTTACTATATGTGAAACATTAACTAAACCTGAAGATGTATCAATAAATTTATTATAATTTTTATTTTTTAACTTAATCATAATACTAAAACTATATAACTTAATGTTTATATAATATATAAATGTTTTTGTTTTATTTAATGGGAGGTTTTGTTTATTTAATTTGCGATCCTGAATAGAATTGTTATAAAATAGGTGTAACAAGGAATATAGCATAGAATAGATTAAAGTAGTTATAGACTGGTAACTCATCAAAATTACATATGGTTTCAAATATATATTGTGAATATCCTTTTAGACTTGAAACAATGTTACATAATAAATTCAATCATAAACGTGCAAATGGTGAATGGTTCTATTTAGAATAGGAAGATATAAGTAATTTTAAAACTATATGTGAAGAAACAATATAGATGATTAATGTAATGAAAGATAATCCATTCTTTAGTAAAGATTTAAAATGAATAAAGGTGATATAAGAATAATAAAACTTATATCGCCTTTATTTTTAATTATCTTTCTTTTCTAATTCCTTATTAATATAATCCATATCTTCATCTGTTAAATCGCCAAATAATGTGAATAAATCTTTATTAATAAGTCCATATCTCATAAGATATGCTAATGTCATTCTTACAGCATAATCTGCAATATCATAAGTTGTTGTAACTTCTAAATTTTGTAAATCTGGATTATTACCAACTACATTAGAAACTTTATCAACAATCTTATCACATGTTTTTTTCATTGAATTTAATTCATTATTTGTTAATTTGGTACTCATAATATCATTAAATAATTTAATTATTATATTACAACGATATGCATAAAGTTTAGAAATAAAAAATGAGTTATTAGACTTATGCACAATCTAATAACTCACAAACACTTTATTCTAAATTTATTATATTTACATCTTATTTAAAGATGTCCCTCATGTTGTTATTTGTACGAACATAAGTTTCTGCCTCTTATGATTCACTTTAACGTTTGCCCGTTATATAATGAATGTTCATACTGAACTTCGTTATGTCCATAAGGACAAATGGCTGAGAACTTGACCAACACCGACTCTCAATGCTGTAACGTTGGAGTTACATGTTCACACAACTCTTATTTCTAAGAGGTTGAGAGCATACCCACGACTTTTGTAAAAAATCGTAAACTCTTACTTGATAGGTTTCATAGAAATTCATTTCATACCAACTTCCTTGGAAGGATTCAATGTGTCCCCACATTTAGCACAATACTACTCTTACTATTCTCATGTCTTTCCTTGCGGTACTCGAATCATGTCTACATATTACAGTAGAATAAGGGTATTTTAACCACCAAGTGTCGCACACTTTTGCTTATACATAATTATATGTTAAATAAAATAATTTCCAATATTATTATTCTTATTATATATTCTTTAGACTTGAAAGACGAGGTGCGACCAATAGCATTTCTTCCTTTTGAGAAGAACCCACTAAATCGCCTTTCTGAAATTTCGTTACACCAATGTAACCATATTTCTACTCTTATAACTTACCTATTGTTTTTCAATAGTAATCTTACCATTTCTGAAACAAGTTACCAGCTTGTATAAATTATTTGGTTTATAATTTATATAAGATTCATTATAACAATTAATATTAGCACTGGGAATTGGTATTCCGATCACTAAATATCCATAAACTTAAACTCCTATTGTATTACTACTCACATCAGTTGTCTATCAAACTTCCAATGTATATAAACTTCATCTCAGGAATTATCCCATCAATTTCCCATTTATACAGGCACTTACTAAGTTTGGTTTTCTGTAGAATGCTCATTATTCATAAACATCGATAAACATGTCTACTGTTTACCTTTATCACATCACTGCTTTATCCTTACCCCACCGAAACCATGGGTTTATATTTCAAAGAACTCATCTTGAATAAAATAAATTCATTCAAATTTTATACTTATTATATAATCAATAATTTAAAAAGTCTATATTTTAATAGATATATTTCAAAATTTTTATTGTTAACTGTTATTAAAAATATTAAATATTAAAATCTTTTTAAACTTGATTCTAAATTTATATATTAAATTAAATAGAAAGTCTATATTTCAATACAATATTTTTAAAAAATTATTTTAAACAATATTCTAAATCAAATATAAAGTCGCCTAATAGTTCAATCTTTTTCCTAATAAGTTCTGATTCTAAATCAAATTTATGATCTATACAAAAATTTAATTCAATATATAACTTATCTCTATTAGATTTCCATTTATCTATTAATTCTTTCTTTGTTAATTTTTCCATCTTAAAAATTCATTATATTTACACCAGCAATAGAAAGAAATTTTATATTCTTAATAATTTCACATGCTTTATCTTCTGGAAATATAATTTTAAAATCATCATAAACATCCATCACTTCTTGCCATTTACATTCATCTCTTGGTGCTTCCATAGAAGTATATATTTTAGCAATAAGCATTCTTTTTTTAAATTGATTATAAAACGTACTTCTTGGATACATCCCATGTTCATATCCTCCATTTGGATGATGTCCCATCCAATCAGGTTCAATATAATGACTCCATTTTACTCCTTCAAAATATAAAGTCTTATCTGGTTTTACACTAATAGAAATACTTTTATTTTTATCTTTTTGATATTCTATAAATTCAAGAAAATTATTTAATGCATCAAGATATTTCTCTGCATATTCTGCTTCTTCTTTTTTATCAAAAATATAACTAAAACCAAAAGTATTATCTACAACTTCATATTTTACTTTTGTCTCAATCTTATTAATCATATTATTATTTTTATAATTAATCATTTTCTCCCCATGGTAATTCACTATCTGGATCTATTACATCACCACCATGATTACCATCTACATTAAAACCTGATTGAAAATTACTCATAATATTCATGTCAACAGGAATAACATTAATATTTGGTTTTATATAATTCTTTTTCATATTAAAATTCTTCAACTCGTTATTCAAATAATGTTTTCTAAAATTATTTAACTGTTACTTTAATTTTAGATTCTGTTACCTTTCCATTAACTACAGTATTTATAGTATCAATAGAAATAGAATCCAAACTCTTAATGAATACATTAGGAATTTTTTCTATAGTAATTAAACTATCTCTATATTGAATAGAATCTTTACTCAAATTAATTGTATCATGTATAGGTTCTTGATTCAAACTAGGAATATGTTTATTAATCCAAAAATATTGAACAGCAATACCAATAATAATTCCAATAATAAATGTCCAAAAAATATGTTTCATTTTTCTATATTATTTAAAATAAAATTAAACTTTTAAATTAACTAAATCTTTATACTTTATTTCTTTATACTTTGTTTTATTAATAGATATAAAAATAGGCTTATCAGTATAACTTTTATAATAATTTAACGATTCGTCTTTACTAATAAACCACTTTGTTTCTTTATCTAAAATTTTTCCAGATAAACTTCTTCCTAATCCTATCCGAATAATAATATTATTTTTCAACATAATTAAAAATAATTTTTCAAAAAGAAATTTATAAATTAATTAAAAAATTGATCCTACAATATTTATCTCTCTAAAAAACTATGTTCAAAAAGAAAGTAACCAAAGAAAAAAGAAATCTTCATCAAGAGTATAAGATGAATTAATAATTAAATTTTTAAATAATTTATATATAGATCTATCACATCCTTAAATACTAACATATTTATTATACTCAAGTTTCTAGAAAAAGCCTACATTTTTCTTAATAATTTTTAAAAATTATTAAAAATAATTCATAATGTATTGATAATCAATATACATTTTAACTTAATTTATACAAATTCTAAATAAAATAAAAATTCATACTTAATTTATTAAAAAACTAAATATGAATTTTTAACTTTCACTTTAAATATCTTAGATTCTCAAAATACCAGTATTTATTTTACTTACTTTTGAAGAAAAAGTTTACATTTTTAAGAAATATTTTTAATAAATTTATAATTTGTTGTAAATCAATTCTTTAACTTATTTACTGTATTATTAAATACATTATTAAACTCTTCTTCTGTTATATAAGACATCTTTTCATCTAAACGTTCATCCAATACGTCTTTAATATCGACTGATTCTCTTTTAATCATGAAATAATCAGTTCCGTCTAACCATGATTTTACTAATACTCTTGTAATATCTAAATTACCTTGATAATCTTTATCTATACCATGAATCTTTACATACTCATATACAGGTATAAATTTATCTGATATTTTTTCATCTTTTTCTTTATCAGATAAATTTTGTGTTTCTAAATCATCAATGAATTTAGTGAATAATGTTTTATTAAATTCTATACGAGTTGTTCTGTTCTTTAAATATGATACAGGTAAAATAGGCACTTCTGTTGTAATGGGGAAATCATCACTTAAAGGACATATTTGTTCTACAACCCAAACGATATATTCATTATTAACATTGAATTTATTTAGATTATATGTTTGTCGTTTATCATGACTTAAATTCCATACTTTATCAGAATAAGGAATGACTGCAATATATGTTTCATTAAAAATATCTTTTCCTAATTGTTCAGATGTAACTTTACATTTATTTGATTCATCATCTCTATGATAATTGATACAATATAATTTTACTCCATCAGGAATTAAGATTTTATTTTCACATGATTCATACGCAAATCTCCAAATCTTATATTCTTTATATTTTGCTTTACTCATTATTTACTTATATTATTTTATCTTCCTATACAATCATCATCTCCCCATCGGTTTTTAATTACTAATCCATTATCATCTATAAAACAATTACATTTCATTCCAAGTTGAATATATAATGATTTTTCATAATTTATTGTTATAGGAAGTTCACCATATATAGTGTATGTGTTATCTTTATTCATAATACATATATTACCATATGTTTCAGGATATTTTGGATATGATCTATTGCGTTCTGCAAAAGCAATATTTAATTTTAAGATATGAATTTTTATATAATTTGGTATTTCATCCATATCTTTTTGTTGAATAGTTTCGTTTTTCATATATTTAAAATAAAACTTAAGAAAAACTTAAGAAAATGATTAAATTCTCTATGTTTTTCTTAAGTTTTTCTAAGAAATTTTGATGTATTTTTCAAACGAGTATACTCCTACTGTAAATTCAAAAATACTCGTTTTAGATACTTAAAACAGTACATTATTTTTGATTAACACTTGAGTTATATTCAGCTCTAACTTTCTCAATTGCATCACACATATTTACAGACTTTCCTGTATTCTTATCAATCGTATTACAATCATCTTCTGGATCACCGACAAGTTCTTTGTATACTTCATATGCCTCTGGAAATTCATCCTTCAACTTATTAACAGTAGTAATATTATTCAATACACAAAGAACAGACTTTCCCCATTTTGCAATATCAAACATTTTCATAAGAATCTGTTTGCATTCATTAAACAAATCAGGATGATTACTCTTAAGATATTTAAGAACATTCTCTGAATTATATCCTGAATTCTTTGTATCATTAAACATCTTTAAAAATACATTATGAATTTCAAAATCAGGATAATAAAAGCAATTCAAGCATTCACAACGTTTTGGCTCTTCTCCTTTCTCAAAGAAATAATGTCCATAAATGCGAACAGTATTCATATCCATAAATTTTTCGTGGTCCTTAATAAAATCACGAACATCCTTTGGTACTTGATTAAACAAAAATCTAGAAATCTCTTCAGACTTCTCCTTAATTTGTGGAGTAATTTCCTTTGCACAACGATTACGATACATGCGATTTGCAATATGTTCTCTTACTTCTTTAGTTAACTTCTTATATGCTACCATTTTTTACTAATAATTAAAATGTTAAATATATTTTATTTTTTTCTCTTTACTTTAGTATATGGATCATTCCATACGCCTTCAATAATCAATTTACCATGTGGAATATTAAATTTTGTTTCAATATCCTCTATAGTTACCGTATATTTTTTTGAATTCTCTTTATCTGAATTAATCTTATTTCTTAATTCTTTTTCTTTTTGCTTACGATATTCATTGCATTCAATAGGATTATCAAATAATGCAATATCCCATTTATTAGGATTAACATTCCGAGATACCTGATGAATACCTAAATTATAAGGGATCATAGATTTTACTTTTGTATATGATAATTTATTTTCACGAACAATTTTATCTATTAATGATTCTACTGCAGGTGAATATGGAGTAAAGAAAGCATACTTATTTTTATGTTCATCTAATTTTACAATTACAGGAACAATAAAATTAAAAGATACTTTCCCCTTATTCAATATAATAGGGCATGCCCATATTAACTTATTAAAATCTTTACTTAAAAAATCAACATAAGGTGTAAAATCATTAGGCATCAATAAGTTATCTAATGATTTAATATTAATAATTCTCATATTTTCTTATTTTGTTAAAATAATATAAACATTTTTAGTATATTTTAATATAATAATTGTTAACTGTTATTAATATAAATCTCGATGAAGAGATGAATCAAATAAACAATTCATAGATTCATATGAATCAACAATTATAAGTTCATCTGGTTTAATACCTAATAAATTTGTAATATCTGTAATTGTATATACATGATGTCCATCTGTTTGTTTCTTTAACATTTTATAGTAATTCTCAAATGCTTTACGATAACCTTCAGCATCTTCGTATGTAGCAAAAATTTTTGCATTCTTTGCAGAATTCTCTAAAAATGTTAATTTTGATTCATTATCTTTTTCATATACATTCAATGTAATCCAATCATAACGAACATTAAAAGTTAAATCGATCTTTTTCTTATTAAGTTCCTTTGCGGATATTGAAGTGATACCTAAGGTTGTACTAAATTTATTAATAAGATTATATGTACTAATTCCTATAAGTGAGTAATTTTCACGATTGAGATATACAGAATGATCAATATTATTCTTACGAATAAATGCAGGAATAATTTTATTGTTATAAATTCTATCATTCCTATATTGAATAGTACAAGCCCATACAATACGATATGGAATATTACAAGTAACTGGATTATTCATTACTTTCTTAATATTCTCATCTGATGTGATATAATTGTCAAGTTCTTTTGTTGTATCAATAAAGAACTTATTATATGAATTTAATTCATCACGCAATTCATTTAAAGACTTTTTCATTATCTATTGTTTTTTAATTATTCATTATTACAAAGATACATAAATTATATGTAAAATAAAAAAGTCTGACTAAATATTTCTATTTAATCAGACATTATTAACAATATTTAATTTTTATGCATATAAATATATTTTTTTCATTTCTTTACCAGAAGGTGTTGTAAATGTTATAACTGCATATTTTCTTTCAAATCCATCCCATTCGCATTCCATATCTTCACCTCTGCCATTATAACGGTCCGCATCATCAAGGTCTCGTTTTAAATCAAGCTTTGCTTTCCAATTAGGCTTCTTTGTTGATTGAATTAATTTTTTATATTCAATACATTTTTTTGAATTATGTGCAAGCAATCTTAAATCAAACCTATCAAATATGCGAGATCGTTTTCCTGACACTCTTTCATCTGAAATATTCATTATATCTAATGGTTTACATTTCAATGTATTCTGAATATATTTATTCAATGATAGGAATTCTTTACATGGTTTAGAAATATACTTAATGGAATCAACCCATGGTTTATCATCATTATTACTTAGCCAACTACTATATGGTTTATGAATACCATCAATACGTGTGTAGTTAGGTAAATCTATTTTATACAATTTATATGTATAAATATCTTCCATTAATCCATCAATATCACCATTTGGATAATATTTTTCTAATATATTTTCATTATCATAATAAAAATTATTAATATTAATATCGATAATAGGAAACTTTTCAGTTTTTTTATTTGCTATATATTTCTTTAATAGTTTTGAAATAACTTCTTGCTTATTATTTGATGATGATGAAGTATTTCTTGAAGATGATGTACCTCTTAATGTTCCAGATAATACACGTTCACTTGCATTTACACCAAACTCTTGTAATGTAATATTTGAACCAATAAGTTTATTAATCCATCTAACAATTTCATTCGCTGATATAGGATTTACTCTAAATACTTTTGTAAATGCTTCTATTGTAGCATCTGTACGCTTTGGTATTTTTGCTTCTGTTTCACCTACAAATGTATAAATCAATTTTGGATTTCCAAAAGACATAAGCTTACATTTTCTTCCTTGTTTAATAATACGAAGAACATAAGATTGATTTGTTGGTGTATATACCATATACAAATAATATACAGGATAACCTGTGGTTCCATTTGATTTTAATTTTACAAGATTACATCTATAATATGCTCCATCAGCAGAAGCAATATTTTCAAATGCAAATTTAACTGCTTGCTTTTCTGTTGAATCTAAAGATTCAAATAATTTATTAATCATTATATTATTAAAATTATTTAAGTTTAATATAATATATTTATATCTAATTAATTACCATCTATGATAACGTTTTCTATATGAATAATTACCAGATGGATTATTTTCTGTATAATCATTTGTAATTACCCAATATGAAATTCCAACATTATATAGTAACATAATAATAAGAATAGCAATATACCATCCTGTACTTAATTCTATATTAATATAATTAAAATCAGAAAATTCTTTCCTATTCCAATTTGTATCAATTTGTGTATCTAACCATTCAGCATATTCTTTAAAATTAATGGTAGGATGATTAATGAAATAATCACGTGTTTTTACTTCAAGCAAAGGTTTATCACACCATGAAAATGGATTACACCAAATAATTTTATTATTCTTTATACCAAGACATACAATAAACTCGTTCTTATTTCCACCTTGCCAATATGCCTTTTGCATTTCTGATATTTCTATGTTAGATGTATTGTAACAACATATCAATACATGAATTTGATTCTTTGGACCTCTGTAGCCATTCAAATACCTAACAGCGTCAATATCAGATTCATTTGCGTTATATCCAATTATTGGATTCTGATCATATAACTTAGTTTCAGGATATTCATATAAACCATTTTCTTTTGCATCTTCTTTACTTATATTAGAATATTTAAAGATAGAATATGAAGATGCTTTTACTTTATTCTGATACATATGTGTCCATGTTACAGGATATGAATTCTCTCTTGTTCTATTCCAATATGTAATATATGCATCTCCATCTTCTAAATGATAATTTCTATGCATATCTTTAAATACTGGTTGCGTATTTAATTTTTTACATATATACTGATAATCTTTTTTAGATATTGATTCTTTATCTCCATGTATTGTTTCATAAATATATTCAGCAGGATGGTATCTTCGTTCAGGTACTGTATATGTTACGGTTCGTGTTTTACCGTTACCACATGAAACAGTTCTAGTATGTGTTACCATAACTATTTCATCCCATGGTTCATAATATGTTACTTTACTTATTAAATCACTTAAATATTCTGTGTCTAATGATGATATATATACAAATGAATATTTAAGGCCAAGAAATAATAATAATGATGGTACAGCTACAATAAAATATTCCCATATTGCAGTTTGCTTACGAAATTTCCATGCTAATATTATTATTGTAATAATAGGTATTAAAAAAATTATTATTTCCATATATTATTATTTTATTTAAAATTAAAAATTATGTTACAAAGATACATATAATTTATAAAATAAAAAATCTTATAGATAAAAACTAATTTACCTATAAGATTTAAATAAGTGTTGTTATTTAATAGATTCTTTTAAAGTTTTCATAAAAATCTTTCGCATGCTTTACAAAATACGGACCATCAGGACAATCATTATATACTGCTTTATATAAAACTAAATCTTCATTTTTTCTCCAGTAATAATTTGGGTGTTCTAAATATTCATCATCAAAATATTCAGGATCTAAATCAATATCTTTAAATAATAGATGTTCTTGAACTAATTCATATTCTCTATGTTCAAAATCTTTTGCATTTTTATAGATATATCTTCCAATACCTTTATTCTCTATATTCCATTCTGTTTGATACCAATATTCACTTAAGCTTCTATCATGTTCATCAGGAAATTTATCTTGATTCATATATTCCTTATTAACATGAAGATAATGAAACGTATCTTGAACATATCCACCAAACCAACAAATTCCTAATATAAGTTCTTTTTGTGTATCATGAATTTCGACAACTCTCATACCTTGAGTCATTTTAGGAAATTCTTTACAACAATGAAATATATAATCTCCTTCTTTTATATCTTTTAGCTTTTTCATTTCTTTCTAATTAAGTTTTTAATTGTATAAAAATATAAAAATTTAGTTTATTAAATATTGTTAATTAAAATATTTTTATTAATTTTTTCCCCAATATTATTATGGTATTTTTTAATATAATAATTAAAATTATTATTTTTAACTATGAATGAAACTAATGTGAAAGAACCTAAACGTATAAAGCAATATATAGATACACATATATGGTTAAGTTTTTGTAAATTATTAAAAGCTTATGTTTTAATAAGTAATAATTTATATATTTATTTGCTTTATAAAAATTAAAATTTTATGAACGCATACATAAATTGTTATTTGTTTGTAATATTAAATAATAATTCTACTTCTTCTAATAAACTTACTTTATTTTCTTCTATTATTTTCTTTGAATATGATAATTTCATATTCTTCCATGTTTCTAATAGAAACTTTATATGTTCTGCTAAGAATTTATTCCAATCATGAATTCTCATCTCGTCTTTCAAACCACATGCACATTGTGTGAAATAATCAGATGAAAATGAAACTAATATATCACATTCTCTTAATATCCGTTGATATAAATTTAAATCATCATCATTAATCATATAAGGATAACATGTTGCATCTATATTATCTCCTATAATTTTAATCAAATGATTACATGATTCATCATCATTAATAAATTCAGTTCTAATATAATTCTTCATTACATCTTTTGCGATATTGATATTTGTAATATCATCATATTTTCCTGCGCTATGATTAAAATCATGAAATATTGCAGACATTAAAAGAATATATAAACCTTCATTATCTAATTTAAATTCATAATTATCAGTTTGACTTTCTTCATATATACAACATATATGATACATCATCGCAAATGTATGGTTTATATTATGATATGGATTTGTAAGAGATATACAATTATTAATATAATATGTAAATAATTTCTTTAAATCTTCATTTGCATTTATATATGTTAAAACTTTTACTTGATCTGTATTAATCATATTTAATAAATTTAATTCAAATTTTATATAATAGTTTAAATAAAAAGACTTATTAAATAATGTAATTAAAATAAAAATCCAGATAATAATCTTATCAATTAAGAGAATTATCTGGATAAAATAATATATTTAATTTATGATTTATGATTCAATATATTAGAAATTATCATATGTTTGTTCAAGCATCTTAACATAATCCATATGATAACCAAGAGGATGTTCTGATTCATTTACAGGTTTCATAATAGGTTTTTGAGAAACTTTATAACGTTTAACAAATTCTTCATTCATTATACGTTGTGCTTCTCTATTTCTAAGACCAGTTTTCTCCCAGAACTCATCAACATCTTGTTTAGTTTCAAGAACCCAATAACGTGCCATATTCTCAATAGCATCTTGCTCTTGAAGAGAAGCATGTGTGTAAAGTTCAATATCTTTAGGATCAGCCAATCTCAACCAATTCTTAAGGATACGTTTCTCTGCAAGAAGTGGAACATTCCATTGATTGTTAATATCATCAATCTTATAGATATTATGTTCTACTACATATTTCATACATTTTTTCTTCTATGTAGGTTTAAGAGCCGCAAATTTCGCGAAGTTATCTGGTGATAATGAAACAGAGAATGGATAACGTGAAATAATCTGTTCTTTAATTGCTTCCTTTTTTTCAAGATTATCAAGAAGATCTTGGAATTCCTCCATGTCTTTATCAGTTTCAGCTGCAATTCTTTCTGCTTTTTCTGTAGATGTTTTTGAATCTTCGTCAGCTGGTGTGGAATCTTCTGCATCATCATTAGTTGTATCTGTATCAGAAACGTCTTCATCTTTTGAGTTATCATCTGAATCTGCATCACCATCATCAGCTTTATCCTCATCAGACTATCCTTCTACATCAAGAATATCTGCACGTTTTTCGGCTTTCTCATCATCGTCTGTATTTTCATCGGAATCACTATCAGCATCTTCTGATGTAATATCGAGTATTAATGCGCGTTTCTTTTCTTTCTCATCATCTGTAGGTTCTGATTTTGAATCTTCACTCTTATTATCTTTTGTATCATTATTTTCATCTTTATTATCAGATGAATTATCTGAACCACTACCATCTGGTGTTACGTCTGCTTCTGGTAATTTGAATTCTTCTTCATCTTCTTCAAGTAATGGTTTTGATAAATCTTTCAAATTAACCGGTTTGTTTTTCATTTCCATACATTTTTCATTTATTGGAGCATCTTGCTCAAGTTCATTGACTGTAACACCTTCCATAAGAACCTTATATTTCTTATTAGTTGATTCTTTCTCTGATTTTTGAGCTGATACTGATTCATTGAGATATGACATAGTATTAACTCCCAAAGATTCATTAACTCTATCAAGTTTTGCTTCAGCGAAACCAGGTGTGCAAACAATATCATATGTAAAAATCTATGCTATTTCTACTTCATGTGTTTTCTCATCTACATCACCTGCAGCTCGAGAAGAAACAAACAATGGATAACCTGCTTCTACCAATTCCTATGCGATTTTACCATTAGGTGTGTCGAGAATTTCAAGTTTACCCATTACATTATGATTTTCCTAATCATACCAGAGGTCTGTGATCTTATGTGACGCTTCTTTTAACTGAATATCAAAACGACCTTCTGGATGATCCAACTCACCAAGAATTGAACCACTTTCTTTAATCATCTCACGTAAATACCCAAGGTGACGTAAAACTTCTTTTTCTGGATAACTTCTATTATTACGGTTAATTACAACATGACCTGGAACAGAACATGCAGTAAATACCCCGGAGAATATATATTTCTTATTATTTGGTGTACTGTCAAGAGACTCGTTAAGCGTAAGAGGCTACAATGACTTACTTTTTATCATTAACTTATTACTTTTTGTCATAAAACAAAATAAATCTTATTTTTATTATTTATTCAATATATTTTATATTATTTCTTAAATAATGAGTCTCTATAATATTCATCAAATTTTTTTTCTTTTAACGCATAATTTATTGATTTAGATAATTTATTAAAATATATATTAAAAAAATGATTAATATTATATTTTACTTTATTTGCATTTATTTTATCAATAGATGTATATTTTTTATTCTTTAACATTTTTTTAATCGAAGAACCTTTTATATCATTTTTTAATACATTCTACATATGACAATAATATCCAATAAGATTTAACAATAATACATAATCGTAGTCATTTTTAATAATATTTTTTTCAGTTAACATAGTATAGTCTAGTAAATATTTATCATATAAATTTATATCTTTAAAATATTTTATTAATGACCCTGTAGTATCATTATCCTAAATTATATTATCTATTTCTTCATTTGATAAATCTAATATTAATCTATATTGCTAATTAATTCTTGCTTGTATTTCTGTTGGTGATAGCAAATATAATATATCTTTTACTGTATTAAGAAATTCTGGTAAAATATTAAATGTGTTTTTAATATTATCACTCATATTTTTATTATTAAGTATAATATTTTTATCTTTAAATTTATACATATGATTTACATGTATAAATTCATGATGGAAAATAGATTTTATTGTTTTAATATTAAAGCCTTTTACAACATTTGCATTTATTTTAACGATATGATCATTTATATCTATATCAATTCCACGAATATCTGCTGTTGCATTTGCATTATTATTCCAATTTGTTTCCCATAATACATATATAGAATATAATTCATTATTTTCTTTTTCATTACATTTAATACATTCCGACGTTTCTATATTTAATTTCCAACCAGTATATATTAATCCATATAATCGTCCTCTTGACTATATAAATTTATCATATATATCATCAACTACATCATCAAATGTTCGTAATATATGAAATTCTTCTAACAATGTATTAGATATTGTTTCTATTATACTTTCATATAATCTCTATTTTAAATTTCTTGGTATTGTATTGTATACACTCATATTTACTAATTAAATATTTTACATTATTTATAATAATTAATAGTTATATCTATAGTAACAATTAAATTAGATTAAATATATAAATGAAATTTATTACTAATAAATTTCATAATTAACATATATTTAATATAAATGCACTCATATTATTTTTATTTATAATATCTAAAGTATTATTTTTAATTATTTTATTATTTTTATTTTTTCGTTGTCCAGATAAGTAATTAAAATTTTTAATACCATTTTTATCAACCTATGAAGGAAATACATAAATTTGATTTATAATAATATTATTTTTATTAAATGAATAAACTAATATAATACCAATATCTACATTATTTCTTATATTACTATTCATAATTGTATTTTTATCTAAATTTTTCTAATTTATACATTTAATCTAAATATGCTATGTAATATTATTGTTTTCGTCTGTTAGCGAAAAGTCTTTAGTAGGCTAACCATTTTTATCGTTTGTTACTTTCATATGTGAAACTGTATACTCATCTTTAATTATTTCTATCACTGCATTTTCTATTGTTAAACCAGTAATCCATCCTACATTTTTTGTTAAATTTACTGTTATATTATGATTTGTAATATTATTATAACCAGTAATATAAACTTTTGATAAAAATATATTATCTTTAATTTTATTAAATTGATTATGTAATATATTTAATAAATTTAACTAAAAAATTGTTATATTTTTAGATTTATATAAAATTGATGAAGCCTCATCAACATATTCATTATCAGTAATACTTTCATATATCATCTTAATATCATTACTAGATATTCTATGATATGATTCTTTTACAGATATAGGTTCAACTCTACTCGTAAAATCTTCGATACATTTCTTTGTATCAAATTCTATATTTCGTCCTAAACCTCTTAATTTATCTTTATCTTTTTCTTTATCTAATATTCCTTCTTTTACCAATTCATTGAATGCATACTTATCATCAGATACATATGTTGTTCCATTCTTTTTCCATTCATCTGTATATGTTTCAGTTTTACTATCATAACTAGCATCACAATTACCAAATAATCTTTTTGTATCTTTCCTGTATGCATTTCCTTTCTCTGGTATATAACATCTGAATTGCTTTCCATCATAATAAATCATTACACATAATGGGCATTCCCAATCACCTCCAACCATCATTACAATATACGGACATCCTTTAACTGTTCGTAATCCACCGGTAATATCATAATTTTCCCAATCAGGTTGAATTCCTTTAAAATCTTTCTTAATGATAGTTTCACCTTTCTTATCATTATAATATATTGTTCTTATAGCTCTTGGTAATGATGATATAATTTTGGAAGTAGAATTAGTTTTATTCATTTTATCGGTAGTCCAACTATCATCTTTACATGTATCAAGAATAAATTTCTTTGCTTTCTCTCCAAACTATTTCTCTGATAATTTAGCAATCTTTCTACCACCTTTTCTTAATTTTACATCATTATATAATGAATAATATTTTCCCATTGTTAACTATATTTTATTTTATATTTTTTAATTTCAGATGGAACAGTATATAAGAATTTTATAAATTCATCTAACGTCCATTCTGCATATGAATCAAATTCGTCTTCATTAATATCCAAACTTAATAATTCTCTATTAACATAATAATCAATATTTGATTTATCTATTATTAAATTATCATTTAACCATAAATCATTAATAACTTTATTCTTTATTAATAATTTTATATTTGGATAATTTTTACCTTTATTATCTGTATCATTCATTGTAACACTATCGCATACTTCATATAATAATTCAAATTCTCTGAATGTTAATACATCAATAGACATACAATCATCATTATCATATGTGTCACTATCTTGACCATCCAAATATATAACATCTTCTAATGGGAAATAATAATCATTATCATTTAAATTATATATTTCATCATCAACAATAACATTATAAATTTTTGCATAATTTCCATTTGGATCACCATAACCATAATCAAATTCACCAACATCAAATGTTAATGTTCCTCTATCATATCCTAATTTTAGAAAATCCCATGAATTTAATAATCTTCCAGAATTTCCCTTATTACTCATAGGTGTACCTTTATCAAAAAATGCAATATTATTCATGTTATATTTTCTTAAATCTATACATGAAAAATCCTAATCAAATGAACCACATAGAAATAACATATTCTTAAATGATTTTACACTATTCATATTCCATTTCTATATAGGTTGATTAAACTTCTTACATAAACTAAACATGTTATCCATACATTCTACTTTTGATACATCCCAATTACTAATATCCTAATTAAATAGTTCACAGTTATTAAACATATCGGTCATGTCAAGAGCATTCTCAGTATTCCATTTAGTTATATCACCATTAAATTTCCTACATGTATCAAACATACCTATAAAAAATTCAACATTATGAACGTCCCAATTACTTATACCATTATTACCATCATATTCTTTACAGTAAATAAACATGTTTGTCATTGTACATACATTAGATGTATTCCATTTACTAAGATCACATATCTATATCTAATTGCCAAATACTTGTTTCATTCTTGTTACATGTGCAGTATTCCAATCCTCTACATGCCAAAATATAGGATACTTATCTCCCATCTATGGTTTGAACTAAAGTAAATAATCCAATTTCTTTACATTACGTATATCAATCCAATTAAGATTAAATTCATGTATATCATCTTTAAATAACTAAGGTTTAATCTTATTATAAATTAAATCATGTAATTCATTATAATCCGCAACTTTATATTGAAACTATGGTGTTAATACTAATTCTAGATCATCATCAGATACAGTAAAACCATTCTTTAACTTATTTAATATATTATCGACATCTCGACCTATTAATATATCACTATGATCAATTTCATTATCAAATATATCGTCATCATCAAATAATGATTCCATTAAATTATATATATATTTCTTCATATATTAATATAAATATTATTTTAATAAAATTACCAATGATAACCTAATTCTGCACCCATTGCGGCTAATACTAATTTAGATGTTAAAAGATTTCCTAAAGTTCCTTTTTCATCAATGCCTAAACACTTACAAATAGCTTTCATTATACTTTGTCCAATAGTTGATGAAACTGCACTTCCTAATAATGCAGTAAATAAACCTTCATCTACTACATCTTCCAGCGGTACACCTTCTTTTTTCGCAATTTCATTTGCTTCAACTATATAATCATATACTTTCTTACTATCCATTATCTATTTAGGCGTATAACCACTTAAATCAATGCCTTCAAATAAATTATTATATTTTTCACTCATTATATTATTAAAATCAATTCTTTAAGATATTTATTTTATATATAAATAATCTGAATAAATATCTAAAAGATAATAATGAATTATCTTATAAATGTAAAAAATAATTATCGATAATTATAATATGAAAAAACAAATGAAAACAGTTAATAAAGTTAATTCAAAGAAAGAACTTTATAACTCTATTATGGAATCTGTTGTTCCTTAGATTGCAAAAGCATTGAGTGAAGCAGAAGATGAAGATAAAGATGTAGATTCTGCTGAAGATGATGTAAAGGATGCAGAGAAAAATGAGTGTGATAATGTAGATGAAGCGGCACTTAACGAGTTATTCGGTTTTGGTTCATCAGTGAAGAAACCTGAGAAAGCATTATCTCTTGAAAATTCTGATGAAGAGAATGCAGATTTATTTATTGCATGGTCAGCATACTATATGTCTAAATGTAGCAATGATGCAAAGAAAGGTATGGAGATGTTCTTGAAAGAATCGGGTGAGATTATTTCAAAAGCACCTATGATGATTGTTAAGGGTATTCTTCGTTTAATGTCTGGTGCAATTAAAGGTGCAGTATTTGGTGTTGGTACAGTTGCTGCTGTTGTTCTTGGAGGTATTTCTATGTTGGTTCGTATGGCAGTAAACGGTGTAGAGAAAGCAAAAGAAGCACTTGCTGAATTATATAAAACTATTAAACAAGGTATTTCAACATTCTATAAGAATTTTACATCTGGCACTGATAAGATGGTTAATGATTCAAAAGATAAGTTAACTGTATGGCTTGGTGTTCTTTCAGGTGCACTTATGGCATGTGCAAATAAAATTCAAGGAGCTGCTGAAGCAATGGGTGATTTCTTCAAACAAGTTCTTGCAGACGCTAAAGAGAAGAAAGATGCAGCTGTTCTTATCGTAAAGACTTGGTTACAGGCAAAATCAGAAGCAGTTAAATCTTGGATTACAGAAACTGGTGGAGAAATTCGCAAAACTGTAATTGAAGCATGGAATGCAATGGATAAAAAAGTCCGTAATACTTATGATAAGGTAGCTAAAGCACTTGAATCATGGATGAATGATATTAAGGAGCTTGTCCAAGCAGTTTCACAGAAAGTATCAGATGCAGCAGATAAAGCTAAAGATGTTGTAATTGATAAGAAAGATAAAGCACTTGTATGGGGTATTTAGAAAGGTGTTAAAGGTCTTTCAAAGAATTATACAGAAGATCAAGTTGTAGCCCTTGTTCGTAAATGTTATAATGAGTCTGTAGTTCCTAATAAGAGAACTGGTAATATCATTATCAATGAAGCATATATGCATGCTAAAGGAACAAGAACACGTATGCTTTATGAAAAGAGATTAGCACGTAAAGCTAGATTATTGAAGTAATTTAATTTTACAATCATATAATGAATTAAGGGATAAATCTTAATGATTTATCCCTTCTTTTTTATAATGAAAAATTTGAATATTGTTGAATTGCATCAACTGTTTGTTGTGCAACCGGTATTTTATATTTAATTAACAGTTCAATTAATTGTCTTTGAGTTAATTCAATTTTATCTGATTTAACATATACATATTTTGTTTGAACACCAACTTTACTTAAATCGATAGGCTTACATTTTCTATCTTCTGTATCAATTGGTTTAATCTTATCAAAATTAAAAGATTTCATTTATTCTATAAAATAATTTTATTATTTATTTTAAATATATGTTGTCTCTCTTTTATGATCAAAGATTGTCATATCTATTTTTTCTGTAAATCTATGTAACTTTCTTAAAGATGCGGGCGAACTAGAAATTGATAAATCATGTATAAATATTTTTAATTTATTATTTCTTATTTCTTTTTCTCTGCGTTTATTAAGATTATTTTCTCTCTTAATACTTGCATGAACAATACCATTATATTGATGTTTACTTTTAAATATTGGTCGTTCATCATCTATACGATTTCGTTTATTATTAATAATACGTCTATTAAATTTTTTTATCATATATTATAGTATTTTATTAAGGTCATTCATAATTTTTGTTAATGAATTTGCATTCATATATGGATTAAAATTTTGTAATTTGGACTTTAATAATTCTTGTATTTGTTGTTGTTCTTTTTTTCGTGTATATTCATTATATGAATCATTTAAAATTTTATATACAAGATTTATTAATTCATCTAAATTATTCGTATGCTTATTTTTAAACTTTATCATTATTTAAAAATTTTAAATATTCCTAAAAATTTCTTTTTTTTCATATCTTCAATCTGTTGTTTAAGATCTGTATTTTCATTTTCAAGAATCTTATTTTTCTTTTTAATATCAATATAGAGATTTTCTATTTGTTCAAGGTCTTGTTTGTAATAATTAAACGCATTTTCTCTTTCTTCGTTATTACAGTGATTAAGGCATTTAATAAACATTTCAATGATTAATAGAGATGATTCTTTTTGCATATCCTCAATCATTTCTGAATGCTTATCTGGATCTGAATCTAATCCATCTTTTTCATATTCTATTGTTTTCTTTGCCAATGTAGATGTAGCTCTTATTTGATATTCATTAAATAAATCTTGAATAAATTTACGTGTTCTCTTAATGAATTCAATATCTTCTTTTGATTTACCTTCAAGTTCTTTATCATCCCATGCAATCTGGGTACAAATATTATCAGGATTTACATTTTCTTTCTGAAGTATTTCATATTCTTCTTTCAAATCACTCAAATTATTTTGAAATACTTCGTTTATTAATTTATCTCGCCTTGTAACTAAACTTTCCATTCTAACTAATTATTCTTTTATTATAATTTATATAATACAATTAAATAAATGTCTTATTTATAAAAATAAAAGTGATATATATTGGTTTATATATCACTTTTATATATTATTTACATGTAGACCATCGTTGTTTCATACACATATCTACATATTCTTCTTCTAATGCATCACCAATAAAATTATTGATTGCTTCTTTGAATCTCTTTAAAAAATTTTTCATATAATAATTAATTTTAAATGTTATAATACAAAGATACATTAATTATTTTATATGAAAAAATTAATTTATTAATTCATAATAAGTTAATACTTTACAATATCCTGAATCCCAAGAATCATAATAAAAACCATTTATAGATGCGACCACATGTCCTCTTAAATTCAATAAAAAATATCCTTTATCATATTTTTTTACAAATTCACTAACAGTTAATCTATGTTGTCCTTTAGTCATTCGGCCAAATGAACGTTTAACATAATTATGTTCTTTTAACCATAATTCAATTATCTTCCATTCATTAGGCATTCGTTTTTTCTTCCTACCTAATGCACATAATTCATCATAACATGTATACCAATCTCTATGAGTTAATTTCATCATAGCCCTTATGGCACAATCATCTGCGTTCTTTTTCTGGGATACAAATTTAATATATCTATCATTGATCATAATTAATAAAATTAATTTATATAATAAAATATTAATCTATTTCGTTAAACAAAAAAATCTGGAAATTATAAACTTCCAGATTTTCTTACATATCATATTCATGTTTTTTATCTAATTCAGAATCGATTATCTTATAGAAGTCATATATATATTGATTAAAGTAATCATTAAAGAAATTATATACGTTCTTTGCAATTTGCTTATCTCTTCTTGTTAACTTATAATCGAGTTTCTTAATATTTTCAATGTATTCTTTATCAATACCAAAATTATTTATATTTAATTCCGTTAAATAATATCCTAAATAAAATACTGGTCTCATTTCATTTGGGTCCTCATCCATAAAATGGAATAAGAAAAAATAAAATAAATTATAATAACTAGTATTAATAAAATAATTTATTAAACAACATATACGTTTAAATCCATGATTACCATAACAAATTAAATTTACGTCGTCTTGAGATAATTTATCAATATTTTCTTTAATATGTTTTTCTCTATTTATTTTTTCTGAAGGTGATAGCAAAGAAATCATTCTTGTTATGAATAAAAATTCAGATGAAGATATATTTATATCATTTTTTAAGTTATGAACATATGTTATACTATCTTCAATTTTAATTCTATTAGTCAAACAGAATTCCAAATAAAATAGTTGTGTTCTTAATTGATGTTCATATTTATTAATATCAGAACTTACATAATGTAAGTTCAAAAATATAAACATTCCTTCATCATTTAATTTAATATCTGTAAATTGATAATCATCATCGTCATAATAATGAACATATATAGATACTCCTCCACCATAAGGTGTAAGCATATTCATAAATTCATATACACTATCTGCACTTAATGGATATTCACGAGATAACTTAAGTTCTATTTCAAAATTATTTTCTATTGATTTTGTAATAGCTTCATGTGCAATATCCTTATGTAATTTAGCACATCTATCATAGAATTCTTTAATTGCTGTATATCTGTATGTTGGTATAATATCTCTTATCTTATTTACAATATTCTTATTTAACATCTTTTTACTCAATGCCATTTAATATATTTATTATTTATAACGATATGAAATACGACCCTTTGTAAGATCATATGGTGACATTTCAACTTTTACCTTATCCCCTGTAATAAGTTTAATATAATTCATTCTAAGTTTACCAGCAAGAACACAGTTAATTTCAAATCCATTTTCAAGTTCAACCTTAAATCTTGTGCTAGGTAGACATTCGGTAATAACACCATTCATTTCCAATGCTTTTTCTTTCGCCATTATTAAATTATTAGTTTTATAAAATTATTCATATGAGACATAAACATTATGTGTTTTATATTCATCATTCTCATCGAACACGCATATATTTATCTTATATCCTGATATTTTCTTTATGAAAATATTCCATATATCTTTAAATGTTAATTCAACACCTTCTATATAAGGTCCTTTTTCTTGAATTCTTTTTTCTACAATTTTTTTATTTAATAAATCCATAATTTATCTAATTAACATTTCTTCAAATTCTAAATCAGTTGGATATACATTAACTGATAATAAATTTATTTGTTTTTTAATATTTCTTATTTCTAATTTTAAATAATTAAAATCGGAAACTACTTTTTTAAAATTATTATTTTTATTTCTAAATTTAATCATTACAATATGACATGTGAATTGTTGGTGTATATGTTTTATATGTATATTGCGAACCTTTACTATGTTGATGATTATTAAATGTGTTAACCATATCATTTTGATGACATTCTAAATTCTTAAGGTGTTGTTCCATTATAGATATAGAGTCTCTTAAAAATATAATTTTATCATTTAATGCTTTTATTTGAGTCTTCTTAGATTCTTTAAACTTAATCATTTTATTAATTGCATCGGTATATCAGTTTCAAATGTTTTACTATAACCATTATAACCTGTTTGAACATGTATATGATCATTAAATATTTTTGCATTTTCTTTCATTACATATTTAATATTATCTATATCATTTTTTGTATTTGCTTTTAGTGATCTTAATTCACTTTCCAGTTGCTGTATTCTATTACGTAATTCCATATTGTTCCAACCAAGTTCATTAAGACGACAAGTAATATTACGTTTATTATAAGGTTTCTTTTTATTATATTATCTTGTAATAGAAATATTCATATCATCAAATACATTTTGATCTGCAAGTAATATCCATCGTCCATTATCATTAATACAGCATCGCCCTATAATCATATTATCATTCATATAGATATAATAATAATTTTCACCGATACCCCTTGAACCATATTGATGATTCCAATCTGTATTTTTAATAATATTATCTATATCAAATTGTTTCTTTACATTTTCATTAGTATTACCAAATATACAATACCAGTTATAATCATCATATTTCTCATGTATCACTTCCAAATTATTTTCCTTAATAACTTTACATATTTCAGAAAAAAGTGTCTTAGAAACAAAATCTGATGCCTTATATGAAGGATATTTATTAACTAATATACCATCATTAAATGATTCAACAAATTTCTTCCAATTAACAGGATTTAAACAAACTTTTGCTTGTTCCTTTCTCTTATTTTTATTTGTTGATTCAAATAATATATTCATTGTATCTCTTATATTCTTATTCATATTTTTACCTTATTATAATTAACTATTATAATAATTAAAAATAAAAAAGTCTATAACCGTATAAAAGTTATAGACCTATATATAATATTTTACTTATCGTATAATTTTGAAAGTAATGTTAATACTGTAATACTTTTTGGACCATAAGATTCATTTAAAATTTCACATGCACGTTTAATAGTCTGACCTCTACTAATAGTATCATCAATTAAAAGTATATTTTGACCATTTATAATTTTAGAATATCTTGCATACTTATCAGGTGTAATTTTTAAGGTGTCTAATAAAGTGTCTCTCATTAAATTATCAGTAACAAGATGACAAGAAAACATACCATTTCGTTCTTCATTCATTTTATCAAAATATAAATGTAACTGATCATATGCTTCATCAAATTCTTCTTTATATACTTTTCTAAAATAAGAATCCTTTCTCATTACAATTTCATCAACCTCCTCTACTGTTAATTTACATATTACCCCTTCAATTAATTTTGCATCTTTACTTTTTGACATTACAATATCCGCAATATGCTTATTTAATGAATTACCACTTAGTATAATAACAGTAACACCTATAGGATATAATTTCGCAAATTTTTCTGCAATTAAATCAAATTGTTTTTCTATTAATTCTTTATCTTTTTCTGATTTGAATTTCCAATCACGTTCACTTTTTAATGCATATATTAATGGATTTCCATCACCAGCAGTTCCTCTCTTTCTTTTAAATATAGACCATACATTAACATTAGGTACTAAGTTATTATCTAATGATGGATTATTATCAAATGATGTATCTACATTATTTTCATGTTCAGAATTATAAGAAACAAATTTATGAATTCGGTCTATATCTATTCCTTCTATTAATTGTTTACTATTATTAATTTCTTCAAATAATAATTTCATTACATCTTTTATATTTCTATTCATTACTACAGTATCATTTATTTTAAAAATATCCATAATTAAAATATTTAAATTATTTATATATAATGTATTACAAAGATACATATATTTAATAAAATAAAAAAGTTTATAACATGTAGTTGCAAATTTACCTGTAATTAAAAAAGATACAGGTTTACCACATATTTTACATGTTGGATGAATGTCAATATTATTATATATATGATATTTATCAATAAAGGCAAATCTATTCCTTAGATTTGCCTTTATTCTGCTATTTAATAATTATGTAATTTCTTTTCGTTTTTCAAGTATATGTTTTAATTTTTCATATTCTGTATTCGCTATTTTCTTATCCATTTTTGCTGCTTTACGCAATGCAAAATAATGTGTAAGAATCGCAGGAACAACAGCATTTGGATCTTTTTTATAAACTGCACCAGAACATGTTTTAATCTCATCAGATTTTGGGATATAATTCTTATCTTTGAATAAGAATGATTCAGGAGAAATTTGAAATTGTCTCATTATAGATGGATATAGTGACGCGAAATCTAATCCACCTATATATTTAAATATTCCTGGTCTAGTTGGCCACACAAAAGCTCCAACATATTGATTATCAGTTAGTTCTGTGTTTTTGTTAAATGGTTTTTCTGGTATCACCTTATAATTTGGGTACACAAAGTTACACATAACAACATGTGTTGGTTGAATTGTAGAGAATGCGACATTTAGTTCAAGCCTCAATTCACATGCGAGCATATACCAAATTTCAGCAGTCTTTAAGAATCTGTCTATATGTTCAACCAATATGGTATCGATGCAGTTATAGAAAACATATTCTTTGAAATGTTCTTCGAAGAATTCTTTGAATCCCCACGGGTGATTTACCTTCTTGATACCTAACGCTTTTTCTGCGACAAAATCAAGTGTATTATTTTCTTTTGGTTGGATAGTCATGTCCCATGTTTTATAAACCAATAAGTAGTCATAAATTATTTTATGCATAGGGACTTTCACATTGATTGTTTTACCACCGGATCTTGGAGTAATCTTAAAGTTTGTGAATGTTCTTGTAGGAGAAATTCTTTCAATATCAATATTATTGATTTTACATCTATTATAGATATATAACCAGTCGAATCCTAGAAAATTCCATCCAGACATTGCAGGAATTGGTTCGATGAATGTTATATAGTCTTCAAGCATTTCCCGTTCTGTTGGGAAAAATCTGAATTCGAATTTATATCCTTTTGTAATATCTGAACCATTGTTTTCATTTGAATACTTATCAATTTGTTCTTGAACCCATTGTTGTTCTTCTAAAGTTAAGTCTTTACGTGACCAAATGATAGTTCTAGGAAATTGAGTCATTGATATAGTATTGATACGAGTTGACGCTTCTTCTGGATCTGGAAATCCTTCATCTGAAACTTCTGTCTCAATATCACACCACCATGTTGGAGGAATATTCATTTCAAACAGAGGATCAACTGCATGTCCAAATGAATTAAGAATTTCATTTATTCTTAATTCAGGAAGTTTATCAACAGGATGTCTACGAACCCATTTATTATCATAAGACTTCCATTGGTGCATAACAGGTGAACCGTCTGGATTAAACTTATAACATTTGTTTACAAAATCATATTCTTGAAATGGAGGATCTGCATTTTGTCTGTTTGTATATTTCCATTCGAACATTGATTCTTTAGGAACAGGATATTGAAGGAATTTAACTTGTCCTTGTTTATCTATATATGATACTATTAATTTCTTTGTCGGTGTGCCATCAGGCAATAAATAATCTACCTATTCTTTATTAATTATCATAAATGTATAATTATAATGATATATTTTCTGATTAAATTATTTTAGATATTATCTTTAATTTAAGAGCTTCTTCTGAAGTAAGAATCCAATCTTTCTTTCTTGAATAATTATCCTCAAGTTCTTTTCTTGTTATTGCTGTTTCTTCAATGATTAATTTATATATCATTTCAGTAAGTCTCTTCGCTTCTTTAACATCATCTTCTAAATCTGCTGTTTTCCCGATTGCAACAGAAGATGCTTGATGAATTAAGAATGTTGTATTCTTGGTCGCGAATCTTTGTTCATAAGGAACAGAAAGAAGAATACAAATACCTGCAGACATACATGCGCCAGTTGCAGTGATATTTGTCTTGCAATGATTATTAAGCATTATTAACATATCATGAATTGCATAACCTTGATAACATGTTCCTCCATATGTGTCTAACCATACATTAACATCTGGTATTTTAATTTCTTCTTTTATATTATGACCGAAAAATTCTTTTAATGCTTTTTTATTCTCATCAATTATATTATTATCCCCTGTAATTAAATTAGTTACCCATTTAATAATATCATCTGATGTTTTTTCATCAATATCTTCTGTAATATATAAATTTCTCTTTGTTACATCAAATGTCTACAATTTATTTTCCATATATTAAAATTTATTAAATATAATTTTAGTTTAAATATTATAGTGAGAAAATAGCGATTTGTTTATATATAAAAAAGAGATAATAGAATTAAAATAAACTCTATTATCTCTAAAAATATATTTTCATTATTATGAAAAAAGATTGTTATCTTCTACCACCGAAATGTCCACCACCATTAAAATTACCAGGTCTTCCTTGAGTAACTCTTGTTGAACTTCTATTTGAACCAAATCCTTGTGGTCTTCTTTGTTGATTACCAAAATTAGGTCTACCATAATTCATTGGTGGACGTTGCATATTAGTTGGTTTATTAGGTCGCTGTCCATTTCCAAATGATGGTCTATTATTTGGTCTACCATAATTCATTGGTGGACGATTTGGTTTCATAGGGGGATTTCTAAAATCATTTGGTCTACTAGGACGCATAGGTGGTTTTCTAAATTCATAACCTCGTGGTGCAGGCCTCATAAAATGCCTATAACCCGGTTGATAATGATATATAAATCCTCTTTGTCTCATATATGGAGATGGGTAAAAATACCAATAATTATTATACCTATATGGATAATAATAGATTCCTCTATATAAGTAATAACTTAAAATATTATTTATATAATATGGTGTTCCATACATAACAACTGTAGAAAAATCTACTGTAGTTGAAACAGTTGTATATGTATCGTCATCATACTGTTGTGTAGATGCGAATGTTGTTGAACATGCTGAAAATGAAATAACAGCAAATAACATAATCAAAAAATATTTAATCTTTTTCATAATCAACACACTTTTTATTATTTATATGATTTAATACATAATTTCTCTACAGTAAATTCATATTTGTTAGTATGAAAATTCATATTACTTAATACCAAGATGTCTGTCTATCTCATCTTGCGTCTTTACATTATAAACCATTTCATTGATACCGAAATCTTCACTACCAAATACAATACCATCTTCATCTACACTGTAATTAGAGACAGACTTCATATATTCAAGTTTCTTTTTATCTGATGGCATTGTTTTCGCTCTCTTATGATCATCAAAATATTGATCTTTATAAAACATCCAATAATCAAGAATATCTTTATCTGATTGTTTTTTGATTGCATCAAATGCTTCATCTTTTGTTTTATATGGACCTCCAAGTTTCCAGCCCACACGATATGCATGAATTTCATCTTGTGTCATATCACCTGTATAAACATCTTCCATGTTAGAATACCATGTGAAGTATTCCTCTACATTCTTTGATTCATTAACAGATGTTGAATTACTATTCATTACAGCATTGTAAAATTCATTCTTTTGCTTTGTATTCATAATTTCAAATATTTTAATATGTTTAACTTACAATACAAAGATACATAAAATATTTGATATTAAAAAATTATTGTATTGTAATATTATATGTCCAACCATCTTTATTATATATTATAGAGTCACTGGGAAAATAAACTACTCCAGCGTTTGGTATATCATATGTTCTAGTTTGATATTTTGAGGACGATTCTCCTATATTCATTGTTAGACTTACTACAGTTTCAGAAGAAGTATATCTTATAACCATATCTACAACAATAGTATTTCCTACTGGTGAATTATTTTTATAAAAATAATTTTTTACTAAATATGCACCATAAATCATTTTTGAACTATTCTGCATATTATACACAAACATTATATCTGCTTTTCTTTCATACACAGTAACAGTTTGCTAAACTTGGAATAATATATTTCCATTATACTTAAAAGTAATAAGGCGTGAAGATGTTGTTTCTGAGATATTATAGTATATTGACCGACCTGTTGTTTTATCTTCATTACTAGCTGCGTCACTGACTCTCGCAGAGCATCCAGATGTATCGCATGTTAATGAAAAAGTATCATTTCCTAATTTATTATTAAAATTACCATCAATATCCTATAAACCAAAAAATACCTATCTTGTTGGTAGAACACCAAAAGCACTTGTATCTAACATGCCACTTTTTGCATCCTAATTTATTTGCATAATATTTGTACCTGTATATTTCTAAAAAGTTGACATAAAATAAAAAGTATTTTTATATCTACACCCCAATATGAAATACTATAACTTATTTTACATAACTAATAAATAATGAAAATTAATTATTCAGTCCAAATGAATTCTAAATAGATAGGAAAATTAATATATAATTTAGATTTGGGAAAATTCAATTATAAAACAAAATTATTTGAATCTAATAATAAAGATAATTGGTGGAGAAATGAAGAATCATATAATACAATAAAATATCATCCATTAAATTCAAATACAAATAATCTATTATATAAAGAAATAAGGTTATCATAAATACTGATAACCTTATTTTTATATTTAATAAATTCTACATTCAACTGATTGATCAACTTCTCTCTCCATACAATAACTTGCAAAGAAATCAGCTTGCATAATCAACACTGACAAAGGAACTTTCTGATATGACTGTTGCATAGAAGGTTTTTGATAATTACTCATCCATGCTCCAATATCACTCATACCCATATGCCACATTATAGCACACAATTCTTCACCACTCAACTTAATAAATGATTGTGCAATGAAAATAGACTTCGGTGCATGTCCAAGTGGAAGTTTCTCGTCTATCTTATATGAATAATACTTAATCCATTGGTTAGACTCATCTTTCTTAAATTTCTCATACATTACATAATTATTTGCTTTACACAAATCATGTAACAATGCGCAAATAATTAATGAATCTTCAGAAATACTATCAATGTTTTTCTCTGGAAGCGCCAACTTTTTATATGTCTCTAAAAATCCTTTGGCTGCATAATATACATTCAATGAATGCTGACATAATCCTCCCGGATAATTACAATGATAAATCGTAGAAGACGGTGCTTCAAAGAAATCTGATTTCTCTGAAAGCCAACTAATCAAATTCTCAATACCTTCACGCTTTGTACTTCTAAGTAACTCAATAAATTCTTGTTTATTCTTCTCTTTTACTATTTGATCCATAAATTTATTATGTTTAAAAATTAATAATTATATTCATTATATAATTATACTTTATAAAAGTTTATATAAACAATTCATATTATTTTTATATAATAATTAAATTATAATTTTTACAATTAATATAAATAGTATAAATTAAATAATTTAGATAAATGAAATACGTTACTGCAAAAGAAGCAAAGAAATATTTTTAGATTTCAGGGTAGACACTAAAAACGTGGAAAGATTCTAATAAAATCTTAACGAAACAATTTTCATACAAGAAGATTTTGTATGATATTGATTCTGTAAATAATGATAATGTTAATTTAAATAATAGAAAAAACGTAATATATGCACGAGTTTCATGTAGTAATTAGAAATAGTCATTAGATAATCAGATAGAATTAATTAAATCATATATGATTTCTAATGGTATTAAAGTGGATGATATATATTCAGAAATTGCTTCTGGACTAAATGAAAATAGGAAAGAATTATCTAGATTAATTCATGATATAGATAATGAATAGATTAATACTGTATATATATCATTTAAAGATAGACTAACTAGATTTGGATTTAATTATTTTAAATCAATGTTTGAAAATCATGGAACTAAAATAATTATATTAGACGAAAATGAAGAAACAAATAAAGATTATAAAACAGAATTAGTTGAAGATTTAATATCTATTATACATCATTATTCTACTAAATTATATTCAAATAGAAGGAAAGAATTGAAAGAAATAGAAAAAATTATAAAAAATGAATAATTTTTAAAATAATTTAGATAAAGATTATAAAAGTTATAAAATGCAAGTATTGTAAATATCAAACAGATGATTAGTCATTAGATATTATACAGAATTATATGAGACAATATAGTTCTGTATAGCATTTTGTATATAATAGAAATCAAGAAGGTAAATCATAGAAAGATATAAAATAGCAACTTAAATCTTTAAATAATGTAGATTTATTAGATAGTTGGTTTATTCAATGTTCTTTCTATGATATTCCAAATAAAAATAATGTAATATTTGGTGGAAAGAAAAATTACTTTTAGAGATTAAAGAATAATATTACTAAAGAACAATTTAAATAGAAACGATTATCAGCTATATATTCAATAGGTGAAGTAGTTAATAAATCAGTTAAAGGAAACAGAAAATTTCATATAGAACAAGATTTAGAAAATATTACTTTCAAACCTAATAAATCTACTAAAATAAATTTACAACTTATAGGACTAAATAAACGTAAATAGATTCTATCAAAACTTTATTAGAAACAAGAACAAAAAGAAATAAAGATAGCTTATAAGTTAGACTTAGAATATGTTTATATAATATTTGATGAAACTAATATTTATAATTATAAAACTAAATTTATAAAGAATAGAGTTCTCTCATTGGATTTGAATCCTAATTATATAGGATGGAGTATTGTTAATTGGAAATCAGAATCAGAATTTGATGTAGTTAAATCTGGTATTTATTCTATTAAAAAGTTAAATGATAAAGATTTTAATTTAAAGAATAAAGGGTATAGTTCTGAATCTAATGAAAGAAAATATATAAGTAATAAAAGGAATTTTGAGACTATATAGATAGTAAAGAATTTAATTAATAAAGCAATATATTATAAATGTCAGATTATTTCTATTGAAGATTTAAATATTAAATCAAAAGATTTAGATAAAGGTAAGCGATATAATAAGTTGGTGAATAATTCATGGTGTAGGAATACGTTAATTAATAATTTAACTAAACGTTGTAATATCTTCAATATAAAGTTATTAAAGGTTAAACCTGAATATTCAAGTTTTATTGGTAATTTCTTATATCGGTCATTAAATTTACCTGATATGGTATTAGCGTCAATAGAGATAGGTCGTAGAGGATATGAGTTTTATAATCAATATATAAGTAAAACCAAAGATATTAAAAAGAATATAGTGAGACCTAGTTTAAGTATGTTTAATAAGTTGTATCTTAAGTCGTTGGAAGAATTTAAGTTACAACCTACATATAAGGATTTAATTGAACTATATTACTTCTTCAAAAAGTCGAAAATTAAATATCGACTTTCTATAGATTAGTTTAATCTATAGTTTTCTAGATTCACTTCACACAAATCATATATATGTTGTTCATATTTTTGAACAGAATAAGTGAATTATTTAAATAAGTAAACTATTTAAATTATTATGTATTTTATAGAATCATCAAAACAAATATATTTAGGGTTAATAAGTGAAAGATTTACACCATAGAAAATAAAAAATATATCTTTACATGATTTATATGTATTAAGAGAATCATATGGTAAAATAGAATTTGGTAATAAAGAATATGAAAATATTATAAAGGAAGTATCGGATGAAATAATAAAAGATTTAAAATCTGGATTAGATTATGATACAAGATTAGATGGTGAATTATATTTTAAACGTTATTATATAGATTTAAGTAAATGTACAAAATGGATTAATGATATTACTATATATGTTTCTGATATATTTGAAAATTAGAATGATTCATGTATAATATCAAGAAATAAGTATAATAGTTATGTTATTGATACAAATAACATAAATGTATATTCGTGCCCGTTTACAATAAAAAATGATAAAGTTAATAATGTTTCAATATATATTAATTGTGTTGATTTAAATGATAATAATTTTGACATATATTATGTTATATTACATGAGTTAAAACATATATATGATATGTATATAACGAAAATATCAGAAGCTGATTTAAATTCAGATATTTTATATAGTTAGAGATATGATTCGGTAGTAAATACAAATAATAAAAAATTAATATTAAATAATATTGATTCATAGAAATAGTTTTAGATGAAACATGTATTAGTTGGAGATGTATTTAAATATTTAATAAGTAATGCATATTTACTAAATAAATCTGAAGTTCAAGCAAGAATAGAAAATACAATCGGATAGTTTAATAAAATAGATGATGAAATAGAATTACATAAACGTAGTGATTTATGTAAATATTCTGATATTTATAATGAATATTATTGGTTATATATGAGATTAAATTTCTGTTTAGATTTATCTGAATAGTAGAAAAGTATGTTTAATGAATATTATTTAAAGATATTTAATAATATGTATAAAATAAAAGTAAAAGATTATAATGAACTATTATCATATTTAATTAAGAAATTAGATAAACTATATTTTAAACATATTATTAATTATTTAATTAATTAGAAATAAATATTTTTTATAAATTGATAGTTAAGTTAAAAAATGAATTTGATTACGTTATTTAAAAATTGTCTAAATAATACATAGAAAGAATAGTCTTATAATAATAATTTTGTTATACGAATAAAGAATAATATAAAGAAATATTAGTTAACAAAATTTAATATAGTTATAGGAGAAGACCATATAGAGATTCCTATTGTATTGAAATTTAATGAAGTATATGTATTAACTTCTGATGATAATGACGATGTATTGAATTTGAATGTTAAATTATATTTACAAGATAAATTCGGTAAACAATTAAGAGATGAATATGGATTTAACGATTCAATCCATAAAGGAGAAACATATATTAATATAACAGAGAATTTGATTAATTTTAATAAAACTTTTTAAAAGATTTGATTTATAATAATCATAATAAAATTAATCAAAATTTATAAATGAGTAACAAATCAAAAAGTCCGTAGCGTATTCTGAAATGTATTAATAATCCTGAAGAAAGACGATAGTTTCTATCATCATTGGATGATAGTATTTTTGTCGCTAATGATTTGGAAGACAGTATTAAGTAGTGGTTGGAATACTCTACAGATGATGAGTATATACGATAGTTCTATATGTTATATAATGATATTCATGAATATACAGATGATAATTATATGACATTTGGTTTAGAAGATCCTATTTTTACTGTTACTAATAAAGATTCAAATAAGATAACTTTCAGAGGAACATTAACATAGTTTATGTCCAAAGATAATAAGGTTGTATATACAGATTCGTTACTTATGAATTTATGTCATTCTGCTTCTGAACATATAATGCACTGTATATTTCCTGAAAACATTGGATATAAAATTGAGCATGAACCAAATGGAAGAAATGAATGTCCAGATATTAAGTTAACTTAGCCTAATGGAGATGAAACATATATAGAGGTTAAATCTGTTTTATGTAGTTTCTTCGATGATAATACATTTAAAGGTAAAGTTAACAATGCAATGAAAGGTATTGATTAGATTCTTAATGATATGCGATAGTTGGAAGTAAAAGAAAATAAATGTCAAACAAATCTTAGAAATATTACTACTGTATTTTTCTTTTATTTCTGTAATGCAGAAACAGGTGAAGCTGAATATTTCAAAACATATGTAATGCCAGCACCTATAGCTATTGATTGCGAATTTAATAATGATGGAACATTTAAGAAATTAGGACAAAAATCAGATACAAATTTCAATACAGTTTTAAATTTAAAAATCAGATCACCATATAATAAGTATAATACATTAACTGATAGAGCATTACTTATATCAAATGGTTATACTACAAAAGGTATTAATAGAATGATTCATAATACAGAAGGTGATTTTTATATATTAAAGAAATAGTTTAGTGATATTAAACAAAGGATTTATGATGTATTGAAATGTTATAATGATGAAAATTATACATATATATTAAATGAAGTCTTGCAACTATTTCATGAACTTAAAGGATATAAGTATAATGGAAGTAGATTTAAAGATTACATTTTACAATATGATAAGGATTATATAAAGAATACGATTACAGATATTAAACGAGAAATTAATAAAACATTTGGTAAGGGTACAGTTAGATAAAACTAATTGTTACCCTTTTTTAATAAATAATAAAATGTGAATTTTTAATTATAATTTAAATTATGAATAAAGGAATTAAACGTTTGGTAGAAAGTTTGTTCGATGATGATTTTGATGATGTAATAGGTACAACAGATGATAATGAAACATCTAACATGCTTAATAATATGAGTAAAAATATGCTTAAATGGATTGAACAATATTTAACTGATCAAACATTTAGTGCAAGACGAGGCTTATATACAAGATGTGTTGAAAATGATAAACATGTATATGCTGACGTTGATAATGATACAGTTGCATTTTATTATAATACAAGTGAAAAAGACAATCCAAAATATTATCTTACATATGTTTCATTTAATACATTGGAATGCGCACAAAAATTTATTGATGAATTAGAAGAATATAGCATTAATAACGTTTTGATGAGATTTAATGTAGAAATAGGTAGATTTGGTGATACAAAATCAGATGAAGCTAAATCAAATGTATTGGATTTAAAGAATATAAATTTTGACAGTATTGGATTAAAAGGAATTTATCCAAAGAACCTTCGTATTGATGGTGATAAAATAAAAGAAAAGAAATTATTTGAAACTGTATATAATTCAAATACATGGTATGCTAACACGAAACCAAAAGTTTCAGTAGACTTATTGAGATGTTGGATAGATGATTCTGTAGAGATTATATCCGCTGATAGTATTGGATTACAAGAATGTTTTAATATGAATGATTATTCATTTATAAAAAAAGTAAATGATACATTCAGAAATAATACTTATACATATCAAGGTTTACCAAAAACATATAATTTTATCGGATTACCCGATGGAAATTATGATATTCAAATGGAGTTACGAGATGAGCGTTCAAAGCAAGAACCATATCAGGAATTAGATAATATAGGTAAGAAAATAAATTTTGTTGGTTTACCGAAATGTGATAAAATATGGTTTAGAACCGAAATATGGCCTTGGAGAGTTTTACCTTATATGTCATTTGAAGGCTTGTCAATGGATATATTACCTAAATTAGATTTTGTTGCTGGTGGATTTCCTGGTAAAGGTGCTGGTATATGGATTCAATTAGGACCATATAAATTCGCAGCTAATTGTAGAAGATGGAAACCTACTAAGCCACAATGGAAAACCATATTAACATCTAAAGATTGGTTTTTAGATTGCTATTATGAAAAGAAAGGACCACATCATGAATATGTGGAACCATCAAATGAAACATCTTCAAATGAATTAATTAGAAATAAATCAAATATAGATAAGGTTAATCTAAAGGCTTCAGATAAAGCGGAAGATGATGAATTAATGAAACAGAATTGTTTAAAATATCTTAAAGAAAAACAAACATATTTTGGAAATAATTGGACTATATATATTAAATCTCTTGGTGATAAATTTATCTCTTATACTATTATGAAGAGATTAAGTATTAAAGATGAATATAAGACGTATTCTGCATTTTGTAAATGGTTAGACCATACATCATTCAAGATGGAAAAAGGCGGAACTGTTACAATGCGTGATACTATTGTTAAACCGGTAGAAGAACGTAGAGCAAAGATAATTGAAGAGCGAAAGGAAGAAGCTAAACGATTAAAAGCAGAACTTAAAGCAAAACAAAAAGAAGAAAAGAAAAAAGTAAGAGTCGTAAAAGATGATGAAACAACTTCTATTGATTCTGCGATAAAGAAACGTAGGGGAAGACCAAAGAAAGTTGCTTCAGAACCTGTTGAAGAAAAACCAGTTAATAATAGTAATGTTCATATTTATGATTATTCAGATAGAGCTATTGCTATATATGGAGATTATAAAGATATTGCACCTATTAAAGATCAGTTAAAAGAAATAGGTTGTAAATATAATAAATTCTTGAATATCAATGGTGTTAAGACTCCTGGATGGATAGTTTCAAATAAGAAACGAGAAGAAGTTGAGAAAATTGTAAACAATTCATAAAACATATAAAAATATATAAAAATAACGTGAAAAACTTAAGAATTTTTAAGAAAAACTTAAGAATTTTCACGTTATTTTTATTTCCAGTAGGGATGTACTGTAATTAAATTAATCTTCATCTATAAAGTCTTCAAAATTATATTCAGTATCACCTAATGAACGTTGTCTAAATGTACGAATTAACATTTCTCTATCTTGATCTCTATATGACCATGAATTTTTTAACTCATCTATTACTTCCTCATAGCTTATGCCTGCAATGCAATCATTAGGGTTACATACAGAACTATAATTATTATATTCTTTATATAAAACCCAATTACAAAAATTATAATTCATATTTTCAACCCAATAAGCATAAGGTTCATCATGAAAATATAAATTTGTAGCATCTGCAACTTCCGGATATAATGTATAACTTGGATCTATCATTTAATTTTTATTAATTTTTATTAATTATTTTTAATCACCATCAAGAAAAGAAATAGCATCACCAATAAGTTCCATCCATGGACGTGCTTTATATTCAACATTAGTTTTATATAAACATTCTATTTCCATTTCATTTTTTACTTTCTTTAAATTTCTTAACGCTTTTTCAATGTTCATAGTTTTAGTTTTAAATTATATTTTTAAAAACCTGTGTTTCTTGTTTCATAGACACACTACTTTTTAGTATAATTACATAAAATGCAATTTAGTCATCCATAGTTGGTATCTCCACAAGCGTAAATTCGGACGAGCTCTTCCCTATTTATATTTAAAATATTAAAATAATTATAAATTTATTTGTTTTAATCCACCATCTAAAATATTTAAAGAAGCATTATAATCTCTATCTATAACTTTACCACATTGTGGACATATCCATTCACGTTCACTTAATTTTAAATTTTTATAAATATATCCACAATTATGACATGTTTTAGATGAAGGATAGAATCTATCTATTATAACTAAATCTCTACCATACAATTTACATTTATATTCAAGTTGTCGTCTAAATTCAAATAAAGATAACTCTTGAATAGATTTAGCAAGTTTATGATTAGACATCATTCCATTTACATTTAAATCTTCAATACAGATAACTTGGTTCTCATTAACTAATTTTGAAGTGATTTGATGTAAATACGCATTACGTTGATTTGTTATCTTCTCATGAACTTTTGCAATTTTAATTCTAACTTTATTCCTATTATTACTTCCTTTCTATTTCTTGCTTAACTACTTCTATAATTTTTTTAATTTCTTTTCTTGACTCTTATAAAAATGTTTATTCTCATATCTATTACCATTTGAATCAACAATAAAATCTTTTATTCCTAAATCTAATCCTATTACACTATTTAGTTTCTTTTTCTAAACAATATCATAATCAATACATATTGATAGATAATATTTGTTTGTAGATGTTTTAATAAGAGTAACAGAATGAATTTTATCTTGATTATGATTTAAATATATCTCATCTTTTCTTGAGCATTTAAATAATATATTCTTTAACTGCTTTATTAATGTTATCCTATTACCATTTATTTTATTAGATTTTTTAAATATTTGATTTGTAAATCTACAACTTTGCTTAGTATCTTTTTTAGATTTGAATTTAGGATAACCTTTATGTAATTTAAAGAAATTATCATATGCTTTAATCATATCCATTATAGATTGCTATAAACATACATTATATACTCCATTTAGAAATAAATATTCTTCTTGTTTCTTTAGATTAGTCAAATATTTACCTAACTCTTTCCAAGAAATCTGTTGCTTATTTTGTTCATACTAAGTTTTCTTATAATACAATAATTTATTATATATAAATCGACAACAACCTAACTATTTAGAAATGAATTCTTTCTAAACAGTATCAGGATATATTCGTATTTTAATAGACTTTATCATATAATAAAAAATCGTTTATATTTTAATTTGTATAAAAATTGGCGATTGATACAAATTATTAATATAAACGATTTATAAATATCTTTAATTATATATTATATTCTAAATTATAAAAATAGTTTAAACCAATCGCCAAATTCTTAAACATATTTCTTATATTATTTATCTAAATTAATTTCAAAAATAATTAAATGAATTAGAGATTTAACTTCATATAAACATAATATTCTTCATAATTATCATTAACTACTATAAATCCATATCGTTTATAAAAATTAATTAATTGAATATTATTCTTATTAACTGTTAAATGAATCTCTTTCTTATCTAATGAATTTATTTCATTTAAACAATATTCAAATAATTCTGTTCCTATATGTTTACCTCTATTATGGTTCTCTACTGAAAAACTATAAATATAAACATAATTATCTTTATCATTAAAACTATATTGGATAATTCCTAAACAATCAGTTGTTATTAATTTAACTGCAGTATATTCAGGTTCTTCAGTAATATGTTTAACTATTTTCATCACCTGTTAAATTACCATTGAAATCTACTCTTTGTTTACCATAAATAATGTTATAGAATGTTTTATATGGTATTTTACTCCAACCAGAAATACCACCATTTGTATAAAGATAATTGAAATCTTTAATAAAATCAATATTATCTTTCTTGTTCAAATCCACATATTTTTGAAGATTTACCAATGCTTCTTTAGGACCCATATTAAACCATCGTTTATATTCTGATGGATCTGATAAATCTGGAAGTATTGTTACATTTGGTATCTCTTGTTTATCAATGATATTATTTTGTTTTAAAGAATCATTCATTATTTTTTTTAATTCATCTCTTGTATTCATATACTAATTTTGTATTATTATCTTTACGTAATTTAGTTGTAAACTTATTTACTGAATCAATATCTTCGCATTTCTTAAGATATTCTTCATATGTAATATTTGGATCTTTATCTGTAAATGGATTAAATAGTTTAAAGTTCTCTGTAATATATTTTTTATATTCTTTAAACTTTTTATAATAATCAATATTTTTTGTTAATTTGAAATAATTTAACCATAAATTACATTCATCCCAACGATAATCATCATCTAATGGTAATTTATCTTTTTTATTTTCATATAATTTAATAAAATCTTCTTGAAGTATATAACAACAAATTACAGGAATATGATAATTCATATCATCTGGATGTTCAAGTAATTCCATCATTGCTATACTAAAATTATGAACATGTTGTTTTGAATACTCCACTAATTCATTATGTTCATTTATTCCCATTTGAGATGTAGAATCAAATAATGTCGTTTTATACCATTGTATATATAGATTTTTAATTTTATCTATAACTTGCCTTGCTGTTTCCATTATTACTTAATTTTATATTTTTCAAGTAAGCCCTTTATAACAAATAATGTATTTAAATCTTCATTATTAATTGTACATAATATATCACCTGGACCTGGTAATTCTTGTCCACAATGTGGTTCAATTTCATTTTTTTCTTCACAAATCCAAAGAGTACCTTTATATCCATAAAGTTTATTTAATATTTTATCAAGTATATCATAAGTGCCACTAAGTAATTTCAATTTATCTTCATAATTTTCGCAATCTTCTTTATTATCGAAGATTTTACCATCGAACGCTGTATATGTTATTGTCATTATAATAAATATTTAAAGATTATTAATTAAAATTAAATGAAATATACTTACAAACTTCAACATAAATATATTCCAAAATTAAAAAATATAGGTGATATGATGTTAAATCCTACAGAAGATTCAGATGAGTTTGATGATATTGTAATAGGTGGTATATTTATACCAGATGATCATAAGTCGTCAATTAATTTAACATCTGAATTTCTAATAAGAGATAATCAAGATAAGGTAAATCAAAATAATAATTATCTTGCATCATTTTTTGGCGATAATATAATGGATAATAATCTTTCATCATATGATGATAAAATAAATTACATAGGTAAATGGTCTGATAATATAGACGCAAATGCAAATGTATATTATGTTATCGTTGATAATTCTATCAGGAAAATAATATTTAGTAAACCTATTGAACCATCTCAGATGGTAGACCCATTTGGTGTAATCTATATAATAGAAGATAATGGTAATATGGTATATTGTCAACCTGATGAGAATGATATATTATTTGATAATTTACCAGAAGCTAAAAAATATATTAATGAGCAAAAAGAATTATTTTCACCATTAACTTAATTTTGATCATCTTCAGGATATTCTGCATATACTTCATCACCACAACATGGACAAGTAAAATAACGAAGATACTTTGTATGATTCCAATTATGGTCCATATGAGTATCTTTCTTTTTACTTTCAATGAGAACATGTGCACCGCAATTGTCACATATTACTATATGTCCTTTTCTAATATATTTCATGATTTAATTTTATTTAAAATATCACATTTAATAATATATTCTATTGCAGATTTAATACAATCTTCAATAGTTTTACAATTCGCTCCAATTTCCCAGCAATTACCAAAATACTTATTTTTCTGATTAGTTAAATATTCAATTTGAACTGAAAATTTATTATTATATGAATTTATATTGATATATAAATTATATTCTTTAAATAACCAATGTAATACATCAAAATATGTTGGTTTATAATAAGCATCGCAATTTTTCCAATTTGGATCTGTATATGGTAATGTATAATAAAGTTGTTCCTTTCCATGATTATAAAAACATATGACAGCAGGAAATTTATTATTCAATAACCATTCAAATATTTCGTTTGTAACTAAATTTTGAAAATATGTCATAATTATTAAATATAACGTTCACATTTATCAATAAATTCATTAAACACTTTTTCCACTTCATCCTTATCAGTTTTAATAAATGCGTCATACATCTTTTTCAAATCTTGATAAAGGCACTTCTTAATTCCTTCTCTTTGAGAAATATTTAAATTCATAATTCTTATATATTTTAGTTAATAATTCTTTTTATTATAATGGTAAATATTACCATTGTTCATCAGATTTTGTTTCTTTATATATTTTTAACTTTTCAATAAGTTCATCTTTTGTAAGATATGGATTCTCATATACAAACTCATGCATCTTATCTATAAGTTCTTTAACTTCAGGACTTGGATGAATATCAAATATATTCATAATATCATTACCATTTAAAGAAAACTTATATTTAAACATTATAGATAATGATTCATCTGTATCTATATTATTATGTGCATATTCAATATATCTTTTATGAAATCCTATAACTTTATACATATCATATACATTGTTAAATACGTCTTTTGATTTACAAAGATAAAGAATTTCTCTAATATCACTTAATGTATTACAATGTATAGAATAGTTAAATAATTTTATATAATTAAGAATAATTCTTATTTCATTAGTTGAAAATTTAAGTTCATATAATTGTTTATCTAAATCAGGATTACTATGATTAAATACAGTAAGTTTTACATATGGATCTTTTAATGTATCAATATTTTTAAAATTATTTTCAATACATGTAGGTCCACAATACATACTCATATTAGGAAATATATATTTCATCGCATTAATATCTCTAATATAACATAATCCTTTTAACGTATTATTAGACTTAAAGATTTTCATAACTTCATCTTTAATTCTTTCTTTTGAAATAATAGATAATCTATCTACATTTCTTTTCATACTTTCAAATACATTTTTATCAATATCCCAACCTAACTTACATGAGAACCTAATACACCTCATAATTCTAAGAGGATCATCAATATATGTTTTATCCGGGTCACATGGAGTAACAATTACTTTATTTTTAATATCATCAAATGACCTACCACATACATCAATCATTTTACTGTTTGATATATCATAATAAATTGCATTGATAGTTAAATCTCGACGCATACAGTCTTCTTTAAGACTTCCATATGTTGTAGTTGGTTTTCTTGAATCTGAATTATAAATTTCTGTTCTTGTTTGAACAACTTCTAATTCTTCATCTGGAAAATCTTTAAGTCTAAACATTGCAGTTCCAAAACGAGGATATGTTACAATGGTTCCTTTTGTATAATGATTTTTCTCTAACCATTCTGCAAATTTAATACCGCCATTATTAAGTGATACAACAAGATCTAAATCTTTAATATCATTACCGAGGATTTCATCTCTACAACATCCACCAACAGCAAATAAATTATCTTCAAATTCAGTATCTTTAATTATGATACGTAGATAATCTTTTATTACTAAATATGTTTTATTATCCATAATTATTCTTTTTATTTTTCAAAGATACATATTTTTATTTTAAATAAAAAAGAGACTATAGTTTATTTCTATAGTCTCATATTGTTTTAAATTATAATTATTAATTCAATTATGCAATCGTTATATGCATCTATTTCATTATTGAAATATTGTCGTGATTCCGGAAGATTATGCCCTAAATTTCCATTTGCTGTTTCACCAGAATATATTGCTTTATCATTATTATTGAATGTTATAATCCATTCCCATTTATTTTCTTTTATTTCATTTATATGAATAATTATTCCTTTTGATTTAAAATAATTAATTACTTCATTTGCGTTAGGATTATATGCAAGTTCAAGATGATTATAATGTTTATCTAAATCAGGGGTAGACTCAATTATCACACCATCCCTGTTAATCATATATCTAGTTTTTGAAATATCATAATGATGTTTTTTGAGAAGAAAAGCAATTTCTGGTTTTAAATATGTATTTTTATAATCCATTAGAAATTAGATCCTGAATTATGATTGACAATACCGTTCGCAGAGATATATGTATGTGTATCTTTTACTGTAATGTCAACCACAGGATTATTAATTCCTGATTTGAAAATTCGGGCAATCTTCAACTTATTAAATTTAATCTTCTCATTTGGATCAATATTAATGAGATTCATTTGGAAAATCTCATCTCCATCATGAAGTTCTTCAGCTGTTTTCCATGAAGATTCTTTATCAATCTTATTCTTATTAATAAGGAATCTATGTGTATTTGAACATTCAATATGATCACCATTTGAAAGTGAAACATAATATGTTGGTTTTTCAAATTTCCATACATTCGTAACTACATGATATTCTCCATCATGTGATAATACTTTAGTTCCTTCTGTAATATCAGACATAAAGATGAGGCCATCTTTAATTATAATTTGTTCGTTTGGTGATAAACATCCACCATTTAAATTAGTATTCATTATATTATTTAAATTATGTTATTTTCTTTTAAAACTTTATATGTTACATTCTTTAATTTAGAATAATAATCATTTAAATTATTCTTTAAAAACTTTAATATCTTATATGAATTTTCTTCATCTTGATCTATATATTTATAAATTACACCTATTTTTGTTGTATTTAATCTTATTAAATCATTGTCAGTTATATTTGATTTAAATAAATTATATTTTTGTAATACATAGCCTAAAGATATAACCTATATATAAATCTATACATTTACCATAAATTCTAATTTTTCAACTATATCAAAGAAGTCTTTTAACAATGTATGTTCATAACCTTTTTCAATAATTTCTTTAATTAATTTATGTGAATTTGCATTATCAATATCATTATCTTTTATATAAGATTTAATGAATTCAATATATTCATTTATACGCGCTTGTTGCTCAGTTGGTGATAATAAATAACAAACATTATATATAAATGAAAATTGTTTTTTATCTATTAACTATAAGTAATTTTTATCAATGCAAGATGATTTATTTTTCAATGAATCTAATGGATTATAGTCTATATTAGAATACATTGTACGTATATGTGTAATTTCATGTTTTAATTTATATGCGTATTCTTTAATAGATAAATTATAATGTTTATTTACATATATTGGTATATTAAATGATTTATCTCTCATTTCAACAGAAAAATATGTATTGACTCCTAAATCTACGAATTTAATATATATTGGACATCCAATATTATCATTATATTTTGTTGAATCTGTTTTATATTCTGTATTTGTTTTTAAGCATGTTTGCTCTTTTATAAACCAATTCCAACCTGTATAAAAATCTTGATAATTTGAATAGAATATCTATGAAGAAACATCTTTTATCATTTTATCAAAATTTGTTACTTCATGATATTCTTCATTTATATTATTAACTGATATTAAAATTTCATTATAACTTAATATATTATTCTACTCATTTAAGTCATGTATAAAATTCATATAAATAAAAAAGTTTCTTTATTTATCAATTAATAATTCTTCACGAGAATTTCTGTAATTTCACCTCTTCTAGATCCTTTTGAATTAATAGAACGCTTTGCTTTTACTCTGACAATATTATAACCAGAATATAAATCATCAAAGAAATTATCATTAGGATCAGAATTTTTTGGATCTGAATTACTTAATAATATATAAGCACATGAGCTATTATATACATCATACCATATTTTTAAATCTTCTTGTTTTTTATCATTAAACCCTGATTTTGTATATGCAGTAAAAGCTGAAGATTTTGTAATAGGTCTATATGGGGGATCCATATAAATAAATGTTCGTAACTTATATGTATATTCTCTTTTTGCTGTGAAAAATACATTATAAGGATTATTAAATATTTTAACATTATATTTAATAAAAAAATCATGTACTGCGTTTATATTTTCTTCATCACATATACATACTTTTGTATTTCTATTCCATGGCACATTAAAATCTCCTTTTGAATTTTCTCTATATAACCCATTAAAACATGTCTTATTTAAAAATATAAATTCAGATGCATTTAATACATTTAAATTATCAGAAGATATTGGTGATAAGTTTAAATTAATATCTTTTTTATAAGTATTAAATGATTTTCTTATATTATAATAAAATTCCTTAGGATTATCTGACATTCTATATTGTTCTTGAAATATATTAAGTTGCTTTATTAATTCTTCGTGTTTATTTTTAACAACGTTATATAAATTAGTTAATTTATAATTTAAATCATTGATAAGAACATGTTTTACATTAGGTAATTTAGGAACAATATCAAATAATACAGCACCACCACCAATGAATGGTTCCATATATGTTTCTATTTTATCCAAATTATCTGGTAAATTTTTATTTATTTCATCTAATAATTGGGTTTTACCTCCAACCCATTTTATAATAGGTTTTGCTTTCATAAAAATATATTTATAATTATATAATTATATTAAAAAATATATTAAATGTTTTATTATATAAGTAAGATTAAATTTAATAATATATATTTTTAATAATAAATATGAAAACAATGTTTTTAATATAAATGAAATTTCCAAGAAAATTATCAAAAGAACGTTTAAGTTTACTTAGTCCTGAAGATAGAAAAATATATGAGTATGAACATTCCGGATTATGTCCTGAAATGAAAAAACTTCAAGAATCTAAAAAGAAAAAAGTAGTTTATAATGATGAAGGTAAAGTTGTTCCAGATATATGTCCAAAATGTGGTGGTACTGTTGTATTAAAGATACAAGGCGAACCAATATACATATGCAGTAATTGCGGTGAATATTATGGTACAATGCCATGTCATTTAGGAGAATCTGAAGAAACAAATATAGATAATGAGGATGAAATAACATATGAAGATATTCAAGATATGAAATTATCTAATGAATATACAGAGGAAGAAAAACGTCAAATAAAGCAGATGATGGATGAGATGCTATTCGAATCTTAGTTTGATGAGTTATTTGATAAGGAACTTATTGCCGAAGTAGGATTAGATGAATATAATAATATTAAAAAGAATATTTTTGAATATGTTATGAATGATCCAGATCTCCATAGTTTGAATGAAGCGGAAGGACATTCTGCTGATTGGTGGATGGATTGTTCTTGGATTTTGAAATTAAGTGCAGGTTTATTAACAGGTTTATTGGGAATTATCGCATGGTTGTTTATGAAAGGTAAGGATAGATTAGCGATGATGAAACTTAAACAGTATATGAATAAACTTGTTGAACTTACAGATTCAGGTGTTAATAAGAAACGTCCATGGTATTCATTCTTATTACCTGGAAGGAAAAATAAGTAGAATACAGGCGATTATAATAAGGCATGCTTTAGAACTATTTAGGAAACTGCAGAGAGAAATATGGCATGTTTATATACACAATGTATTCATAGATTGGGATTCTTATCACCTAGTTTAACTAATTTTAATAGCATAACTTCTGGTGATGAACCTACTGATGATTCTGGATTGGGACAATTTTTTGAAATTGTTAATGGTGTTTCATAGGAAGGTGAAAGTGCATATATAAATGAAGGTACAAAGAAATTATTACCAATAAAAGTTAATGAAAAAAGATTTAATAAGTCATTATTAATGTTACCATCATTACCAACAAATTATGCGATGTTAATGTCTAATATTGATTATCCTACTAAAGCAAATGAAAATCCGAATGGATCATTGTTTATGAAACCAACAAAAGAAATTATATAGGATAAAGCATCAGATATTGGATTGAAATATTTTAATAAAAAACATGTAAAATTAGATGATATTGTAAAATATGAAACATTAAAAAATGAATCATATTTTACAAATTTAAATAATGTATTATCATTATTTGAAGTTGAAAATGAAGATGGATTAGATAAAACTAAAGGTGTTTCTTTAAGTGGTCCATTAACTGGAGATTTAGATTCAACATCTGTTTTAGGTAGTGAATTAGATTAGGAAACAAAAAAACGTGTTGAGAATGAAGCATCTGCATTTAACGGAAATTTAATTGATGCAATAGATAATTATGTACGTAGTAGTATACCTATTGTAACAACATTGATGAAATCAATTTGTGGCAATAATGGTACTAAAGAGATGAGTAATTTTGCACAGAAAGTTACAGATATGAATAATGCGTCAGAAGGTAATATGGACAAATATATGAAGAAAGAAGATGCCGTATTAAAGCAAATAATGGATAATGAATATCAAAAAGACTTAAATGGTTGGAGAGAATTCAGTGAAGTTGCAAGAAAATGCGCAATTATTATATCATGGACATCATCTAATTAGTTTATATAGAAAATAGGTATATCTGATTAGAAAAAATTAAATGAATTTAAAAAACGTTTAAATGATAAAATAAGAGATACTGATTCTAGAAATAAAGATTTAGAACTTATAATTGCAAAATATACATCTTATAGTAAATATGATGAATTAAAGAAAATTTCCGATTCATTAAATTTAAAGGATGAATCAATATCTATATTTACTTATAATGATAAGTATGGTTTTACATATAACTCTTTGTTTGAAAATGAACAAGTTAAAGATTCAGATGAGATTATATCATAGTTGGAAAAAGGAAATGAGCAGACATATAAATTTGTTAAAGACAATTTAACACGTGAGATTACAGGAATTATTACCAGTTATGGTAATCCAGAAGAATGGTATATTATTAAGAATGCTCGAGATAGAATGAAGAAATTAAAAGAAGCAGCAGATAAAGAAATTACAGAAAAAATAGGATTGATTTGTAGAACGTCATAGTCTGCATAGTCTACATTGGGAGATAAGTTTAAAGCCGCTCTTTCTAAGCATCCTGTTAGAGCAGCAAGTCTTCAAAACATTTGGGCACGTTATGCAGATGATTTGGATGATAGAATAGAATCACGCATACGTTCAATAACTGGAGATAATGGAAATAGCTGCATATATAAGTCTATATAGGAATTTTTAACAGTACAATATCCAAATTTATTAGCTGTAATGCTTTATTATAAATAGATATTTTATTTGATAAAATTATATACGGATAAATATCCTATTACAAAAGAATCTTCTGATGAATTAAAGAAGCAACAAGAAGAGCAAGAAACTTTATATACATATGCGTAGTTATTAAATATATTGAATAACTCAAAAAATAATAAAAATTAAATGAATATAAATTATGCTATAGCAAATAGATAATATAATATATAATATAGTATATCATAATATGTTATCAAATGATTTATTCAACGAATTTAATAATATTATAAATGAATTAAATGATGATAACAATACAAATACAGATTTAAAAAATAAAGCTGTTAATTTAAATAGTTTTTTTAGGAAGTGTAGTATAAATCCATTAGATGTATATCTTGAACCTAATAATGAAATAATAGAGAAAATATAGCAAATTATAAATAATGATGATATATTTAAAAATAATATTCAATTAAATTAGGATGATAGTAATAATATCGCATATAAAGTTATAATAAAATATATTATATAGAATAATACAACAGATATAGATAAAGATAAATTATATGATATAGAACCAATAACAGATGAAGAAATGTCTTAGTTTATTTCTACATTTAATAATATGATAAATCAAAAATCATTAATAAGTATTTTATCATTTATATTTAATAATAATTTTATAGGATGTTATAGTAAATTGTTTGATGATAAATTTTCATAGTTTGATATTCCGTCTATTATATACAAATAGTTAAATAATTAGGATGTATAGAATAATGTAAATACACAAAAATATAAAGATATATATTCTACATTATTAACATATATAAAAGGAAATAACGATGATGATTTTGTTAATTATTTTAAATAGAATATATCAAATATAGATATACAAAATGGTCATATAAAAGATGTCTTTGTAAATAAAAAAATTAATGTCGATAAAAATATATTTAAAACAAATAAGTTAACAGTAGAAGAATTTTTAAAGAATATTCAAAATTTGGATATTATAACAAATGAATAGTTCACTAATTGGAATAAGATATTATCTGATACATTAATTTCATTAACATAGTCTTAGGATGATATTAAAAATATTATAGAAAAAATAAAAAGTACAGTTAATACTCAAAAAATTACAGTAGTTATTGATAAAGATGAAAATTCAAAGAAATTAATAACAAAAGAAATATATGCCAAAGATGTATTTAACTTATTTTATACAAATAATAAAGTATTAAATGCACATAATAATACTGAAGGAACAAAAGATACATTAAGTATTGGTGAACATATTATTAATGAATTTTAGGAATTACTTAATTAGAATATTACCAACTTTAAAGTATAGATTATTAATACTGATGTTAATACTTTTTTTAGTTCATTTAAATTATTAGTAAGTGATAAAAATAAAGATATATTATTATTTTTTAAAAATTTTAAAGTAACTAATAATAATGAAAATATAAATATTTATGGAGAAATATATAATGTATTATTATAGTATATATCTAATTAGAAACCATATGAAGAGCTATCTGTATTCTATACTTTATTATATTTTATTAAAAAAATAAAAGTTGAATCTATATTGTTTTATAGAAATTCTGATATTTATCTTTTTGAAGATGAAGAATAGAATGATGAAAATTTAATAGATAAAGCAAAGAAATATATAGAAAAGAAGATGGGTACAGACGCAACATTGAAAGATTTAGCTGATTCATTATATAAGAATAATAACGAAGAAGTATAGGATGAAAATGATGGAACTAAAGGTAATGTAGATAATACAGTTGAAAATAATTCAGGTATGCCATCAAAATCAGAATTAGAAAAAGCAAGTGTTGCTGTACAAAAAGCAGAAAATAAATAATTTTCAAATACATTAATAAATAATATATAGAATATATTTAATTATGGAACGTAGAACAAATAATAAATTTAAATCTGTAAATGAGAAATCATGGTATGGATTATTTTATGGACAAGAACCTCGTAATAGAGAAAACATAAAGAAAGTAAACATGATACCGACAAATTTAAATCAATGTAAAATTTGTTCTGATGGAAAATCTGTTTATTCAAATTCATGTTTTTATCCGGGTGATATTATTGAAATCTGCCCAACAAAGACAATAGACAAACTTTCACTTTATACAAAGGATATGCGAGATATTGTTTTCGAGGTAATTCCACATGAGAAATATGTCATTCCGTTCGGATATTGTCAATATTATGATGTAATAACAAAACAAAATCCAGATCCTAATTGCGATTACGAATGGGATGAATCTTCAAATAAAATAGTCATACGGGCTTTAAATAAAATACCAAGAAAGACAAAGCTCGTTCTGAATATCAGAAAATAATTTTTTACAAAAAGTTAGATAAATAAAATAATAATTATAAAAACATTTAAATCAAGCAAATGAAAAGTTTTAGTACAGTATATAATAATAGTAAAAAATAGGTACTTGAGGCTCGTGAGAAATTATATGAATCTCAAAAAGTAGCCGTTATTAACGTACTTAAGGAGACATATATGATTACTGGAAATATGTCAGATCTTCCTGCTGATCAGAAAAAAGAAATGGCCAAGAAAGTATTCGAATACTGGTCACCTAAAACAGGTATTAACAAGGCAGGCATCAAACTTTTAAATGAAAATATGATTACTCTTAGTGCTAACTCTACTAAGGAAGATATTCGTCTTTATATAGAGAAACAAACTAAGAAAAATCTTGTAGCTATTACTGAGGCTTTCAGAACTGGTAATGGTAAATATGTAGTAGAAACATTTAAGTCAGATATTGAACCTGCTGTTGGTAAGAAACTAAAGGAAAACTTTATTACCAATACGGTATGGAATCTTATTTCAAATCGTATTAAATTAGGCATTGATTAAATGTTTTTAAATATAAGAAATATTCCACTGTTAACTTTATAAATTATTTTTATAATATAAAAATCCAAACAATTTCTAGTTGTTTGGATTTTTTATATTTTATTCATTTAATGTAAAGTGTTTCTAGTTCTTTGGACCCCATTTATAATTTGATGCATTATAACCACATGCTGCTATTGTTATATCGTTATTAAATTCTAACTTCTGCTAATCTGAATATATACTTGTATTTGATAATGTTGGTGTTAGTTCTACATTTGAAGTTGATGTAACATATCTAATTAAAGTATTTTGATCAGAGGATGAAATAGATAATGTTAATATAATTTTACCATTTTTATTCGATTCTTCTGTAATTGTAACATTACCAGGAATACTACCTGAATCAGAATTACCACCAGAATTACCACCATCGTATTCTATAAACATATATATCTATATATTCTCTGTTACAGTTAAATTAAATTCTTTACCTTTATCTACACTATTAACAGAAAACCCATGGAATTTATATGTTTTATACTCATCCCAATTATATGTATTTTTCACATGTATTTGTGTATTTTCTGGAACTTGTATAGTATTTTGATATGTATCATTTTCTGATATAATACCTTCTTCATATTCATTAGGAAGTGTTTTTATTTGTATTTGACATGAACCATTTAATGCTGGAACGTCTGAACTTACAGTTATAGTAAAATGTTTTAATCTTTCCTTGAATTTTTTAAGAACAATATTTATTAAATACTACTCATCACCATTCAACTATATATTTCTTAATGTATTATTTAGCTACATTAACTATATTTTATTTGTTACATTTACACTATTTGTTTCTTCAAATTTCTCTGTATTATTTTTATATTTGTAATATTTTATATCAAAATCGAACAAATAGGCGTTTATTAAACCATCGGTTGTATCATATATAAGTGAAGAAATTGGTTCTGTTTTATTACTTGTAACACTTATACATATTGATGTTGCGTCAATATATACAGATTTAGAAAATATACTTTTAATAAAATTATTGTTTGAATTACTAGAATTCTTGTAAATAGTTTGTTCTGTACCATTATTGCTTAATTTTATATTTGTTATTGAACATGTATTAAAATAAGTAGAATACTCATTTATAATATCTTCATCTTTTGCATTATTGTCTTTAAATGTATTACCATTATTAATTATATAAATAGGTTCAAATGCTAAATATACATTTACACTTTCTTTTTTATATAGTTTTTCTATTTTTACACGTGATTCTGAAGTTTTATCAAATAATGCACATGAATTAAAATTATATCCATATATTTGTTTTTGTATATTAAACTCTGAGATACCATCAAATGATTTTGTTTCATATGCTACATGGAACGGACTATATATATTTCCATAAAATTTTTCTGATACATATCGTTCTGTTGATTTAAAAGCAATAGGTTCTATGTATATTGTTTTATCAATACATATAATAACATTCTATTGTTCAGCGTTATTAATTGCATGTTCTATAATTGATAATGATGACTTATCATTAGGTTTTTCATTATCATTTCTAATATCAGTAATTGTATTATATACTGCATATTTTAATGATATTTGATTTGTAGATTTATCCTGTTGGTTTCTCATACCTAATTGATATTCTATCATTCCCTATATTAAAGATTCATCAGATACAAAAAGATGATGTATAGTCATATTTATAAATGATGTGTTATCTTTTGGTTTATCATAATAATTACATCTAAAATAATAATACTAATTTATATTATTTAATGTAAATCTCCAATATTGATGATAATTTTGTGATAAATTAAAAGTTATTTCATATTGTTTACTTATATTATTTCCAGATGGATTTGAATTAATATTTATATAATCGCCAGTTACTTGTACCCATTCATTGCTATCTTCTACATAATAATAGAACGTAATCTAATTTTTATTTGTATATGTATCAGAACCGAGATTATTTTGAGTATCAGTTCTACCAGATGCATATATTATTGTTTTTGCAGTTCCACTTTGAATTGTAAAATATGTAATAATTGTATGAGATGGTATTGAGTAAATATATCCATCCTTAAATTTTTTATCTAATTCGGTGATAATATTATTTATACTATTGTCTTCATCATTTTTTAATTTAATTATTGGTAATGATATATAAGGCGTTGTATCTGTATACTTTGGCATAAAATATGCATAAACATTTGCATCGTCACTATCAGCATTCTCCGTAGATATATAATAATAATTTTTACATCTATATAATTTTATATCAAAATAGATAGATGAACCATATTTATTTTCGTCTGATGTATCTAATGAAGTATGTATACGTAATACACCAAATGGAGCTATGCCACTTTTTTTAATAATATCATTAGGATCATTTTCACCAAATAAATTTTCGTCACTTGTATCTGCATAGTTTTTTTGATTTGTTATAGGACTAATGAAATTAGGATTATTCATTGAATTCTTTACATCATCTAATGATAACAATGTTAAGTTTTCACCAACGGGCCATCTTAATAGTCCTAATGAATAATTTACTTTACTAATATTATAATCATTATTATTTTCAAAATCTTTATGAGGTAAAGCTGGGAAAAACGATGTTCCATATAGAATAGTATTTGTACTATATAATCCTGGTGTAATAGAATTACCATGTAAATTAGGATTTATTTCATTAGGTAACGTACTACTATTCTTTGGGTATGTCTTTAATGCATACCATATATCATTTTCAACATTATTTCCATTTGTATCTTTAACAGTAGGTGTTCTATATTTTCTAATATCATCAAATGTAATAGGTCCTAATGTTGTTGTTATTATATTACTAAGTTGCGTTAAATTTTTATATTTTACTTTATATTGTATAATAATATTTATAGATGTATTATATGTTATTTCACCAGCGGGCAATGCTGTTTGCCAATCATGTACAGCATTCTATATTATAATATATTCATATAACTGCATTACACCCAAATCACACCTTAAAACTGGATCTTTCTATAAATATGAATAATTCGAAATTTTTGAAAATCTAAATGATGTTACAAAACTTATAAAAAAACGCTATGAATTTAAAAATAAGTCAAAAAAATATAATAATCTCCTATATAATGAATCATCAAATATACTATTATATGAATAATAGTTATTTTTTTGCGTAGTATTAATATCTAATATAGTACGTATAGTATTATTTAAATTATTGAATTTAACAATGGCATTAGTAAAATATTTAGCAGCTCGAGCTTTTTTTACAATATTTTGTTCATATTCATTTTTTGTACTATCTTTTTCACTTGTATAATTTTTATAATATATATGTTTTGAAGTCCATATAGCATCACCTAAATATTTATATGCATCTGTATCTAATTGCCATGATGAAAATTCTTTATCTGTATTATCTAATATATCTTTTATAACATCTACCATTATAGGTTTATTTTCCTCATTCTTATAATAGTCTGAATTTTTTAATTCAGTATAATCTGAAAAAATACTATTAATAAAATGTTTTTTCTAATTATCGTTCGTCTTACTTGACTTTTTTAATATATATAATATATTTCTAAGCGCATACATAACAGTAGCTTCTCCATCAGATGTCTTATAATTATAATAATATTGCTAATAATTGAGTGATTGCTTATCTATATTAGCGCCAATAAATTTGAATCCAAAATAACCATTTTTAATTTTAGTAGGATTTGAAACAATATTTGCAATTATATATGATGATGGACTTAACTAACCATAAGTAGTATATTCTTCATTATTATAAAATACAGAGCTGTCATTTCTCTATATAAGCCTCATATTTTTCCCATTATTATCTTTTTGATTTTTAGAATATACATCATCAAAATATACAATTTCATATGGTATTTCCGCCTAAAATTTATTATTAGAATCTAATGTAGATTTAAAAATTAAAGTCTAAAATGGCTATGTGTCATCTGCATTTAATGTTAAAAGATCATATGTTTTATTACTAGGCCATCCAGAATTTGGACCGTATTCATGTACCAAATCTGCTAATGTTGCCAGTCTACCATTTAAAGGATATTTTGTATTCATATTTCAATCAGTTATTATTAAAATTTGTTCTTACAAAATCTGCTAAGTTCGAACCATTATATAAACAGTTTGAATCTGATAATTTTGTCATTGTATTATTTATTGCATTCTATATGGTTGATGTAATGTTCGCGACCTGTGATATTTTTTCAGATGATGCTATATTTAAACCACTATCTTCACCAAAATATACTTTACCATTTCGGATAGTAACTGCAGTTCGTCCATCTTCTGATATATATGGTACCATGATATTACCTGTTTTATTGACAATTTTACCTTTATCAATAATTCCAGATGGTATTTTCTTATTTTCCAAATCTCTATATGATTGACCATCTTTATTATATGGATTTAATTCTGGATCATAATATTTAAAATTATGACGTATTTCAGCTGCAGTATCTACAGTATTTGTGGTATCTTCATCTGGTGAATTAACCGCCATCATACCATATACTTCCTAATCATTAGGAATTTTTAATATATCATCTTTATCTAATGAAAAAGGATTTGATATACCAGAGAATTTTAATATATATTCTGCTTCATCAATATCACCATACATTGCCATTGATATGAGATCTGGACGCATTTGGTATTTTTCAGCATCTACACGCATAATCTGATAATCTGCAACACCGGTTGATTCATTATTAAATAATGGTTTAATAAAATCAACAATCGTATTTCCTTTTGAATCTGTAATTTCTGGTTTTTTATCTATTGTATATACAAACATTTTAATTAATTCATAAGTTTTCTTGTAGCTGTTGTACCTCTAATCCATGCTCTAGATGAATTATTAGAACCAAAGAATGATGAAGATTTATCAACTATATTACTGATAGCTGCATCTACATCAGGCGGTGTGAATTTAGCTATAACAACATTTGATGTATGTGCATTTATATCAGGTGTTTTACCTTTATCATATTTAAAGGTCTAGTATCCATGAGCACCAGATATTGCCATAAGTTTTGACGAACTCATATATGAAGGTTGATAGAAGTTACTTCCACCCGTATAGTTATCAACTTTTGTTTCATAATCAGAAGATGCTCTAATCCAGTCAGGTAACTAATATATACGACCACCACCTCTATTAAACATAGATTGTATACCAGATTTATCACGTGGCATACCATGTTCTAACGTATATACAACTTTTAATTCTGTTGGAAAATCATCAGGACCTAATTCTTCTCCGACTTCTACTTTCATATCTGTACAGATAAGATTACCAATTACCATAATAGGATTTAGAGGATTACCTACTGTTAAATGCCAGTTTCCAACTGCTTCACCTGTTAATAATGCACGCATACCGGTAATGGATGGCATTGTTGATGCTTGTATAACTTTTGATCGCCACATCATATTAAGATTTTTACCTAAGCTATTAAGTTTTTTCGCCCCATTATCACCAGCTGTGCTACTATCGCCTCCAATATCATTTCCTTTACCTTTTAACCAGTCTCCAATTGAACTACCGCCTGAACCAAAAACCATATTCTGTAATGTATTGAACATTTCACCTAATGCACCTAAAGTCTCACCAAGATATTCACTTAAATGTTTACCGATTTCACTCCAAGAGAAATTACCGGATGCATCTGTACCAAATGATTTTATACCTTCTACTGTATGTGATAATGCTCCATCTTTACCAAATATACGACCAGCATATAAATCATCCATTATTCTATTTTTAAATGCTGTATTTTTAAATGGATACATGTGAGGCTTAATATTAAATCTATATCCACCACCCCAAAATACTGCATCAGCAGATGCCATTTCCATGCAGTTTGATAATATATCAAGCATTGCTGCTTTTGTATTAACACCACCAATAGGTCTTGCTACATATTGACAAGTTAAACTAAATTTCTAATCAAATACAATACCGGCATCTCTTGCTTTAGTTGTTTCAATTCTATTAACAGGACCTTTAATTTTATTTGCATATATTTGTTCTGATGGATCCACATTCGCCTATGAGATTTTATCAAATACTGCCTAATCCTTACCCATGTTATATCCATTTGGACTTAATAACCCGACAAATTTACCTAATGAAAACATTTTACCAGTAAGCATATTTGCACCACCAATAACTTGTTGCATTATATTAGATTCACCGGTAGAAAATCCGCCACCGCCTGTGAACATGTTATCAATAACTGCATGTGGATCTGTACCAGAATCTCCTTGAACATCATGTACATCTGATTTTAATTCTCTCCATTTTGTACCGGCGGTAAAACCAAATAATGATGATAATGTATTGCCAGTATCATCTCCAAAGTATGTTACAACTGTAGCAATAGGTGCAAACGGATGTGTTTTTTTGTTATCAAACATATTTGAAAATTGAAGATTATCATATACAGGTGCATGATACTTTCTTAATGTTATTAAACGGTTATTAGGTATAATATTCCAATATTTACAAAAAACAAAATCCTAAAAATAATATGGTGTTCGTCCCCATCTATCCTAATTGCTCCATGTTATTATATTAGTCGTCGTAGGATTTGTAACGGTTAAAAAATCTGTATTATTTTCACCTTCAATTACATTACCATAAAATCTTCGGGAATCTCTAATATCATACATGTGATTTTCTACTTCTATTGCATTATTACCTTTTTCATCATTATTTCCTTTGACTTTTACAAGGCCTCCACATAATTTTGTTAATGTATACGGATTAACAATAGAAGCCACACCATAAGAATCTCCGTCATTTAAAATCTAACTTTTTATTGTGTCTGCATTTACTCCATTACTACCTGTTTTATTAGGTAAATAAAAATTTTTTGTTGATTTATTTACATCTGTAATAGTTTCACCACTATTTTTATCTACTGTATAAAACGTATTATCTGATGATGTTTTTTCATTGTCATTTGAATCTTTAGTATTTGTTCCTTCTTTATATACAGTAGTTTCAGACATTTTGTCACCGATACCTTTTTCTATTGTAAATACCATATCATAAAATGCTCCTGCTGCTGTTTCTGAAGCGAAAGGAACAACTGTTGGGTGATCATCGCTTGTCGCAGACCTAGATACAAATCCGTCCACTCTATGAAGTCTAGGATCCCATGCTCGGTAACTAGTAATTTCATCATTTATTGATCCACCCGGTTCAAATGCATCAGCTTGCTTTGCAGAAGTATCAAGCACATTTTTAAATACACCATATAATGGACTGTTTTGCTATGAGTATAAAGATGAGTCAGTTAATGATGTCATTTTTGAAATAACATCATCCAAATTCTCATTCGATATATCTATACCGTATTTTTTTAAAGGATTTTTATATTGATCTGCTATACTATTCTAATTTAAACTACCCATATCCGTATTAATAAAAATATTGGTTTTATTATTTATTTCGCAATATATCAAATTATCAAAATAAATAATTAAAATAGAATATTAAATAGGATTATTATGCAATTTAGTTTAAAGAAATATATAACAGAAAAATATCTTACCGAGAAACTTCAGTCTGATATATTAGTTAATGATATTCTAAATGATAAAGGAGGAATGTTTATTTATTATAAGATGTATTATCCAGGTACAATGTATTATAAAGCAAAATAGTATTATAACGAATTAAAATCTATTATAGAGAATACATTTAATTCATGGAATAATAAAGTTAAAGATAGTGTTTATTATAAAGGTGATTGTATAGTTTCAGATGATGATAAACGCGCTTTACATAAAAAATATATGGAATTGTTTAACCAATATGTAAATTATACAACAAAACTATTTATAAAACCAGATCCATAGTTGATCCCAAGTATTGCATTTTCTGATGCCACATATGGTTATTTCACAAAATATAGAATGGATTTATTTAATCTTACTGATGAACATTTTGAAAAATATACATTATAGGAAATTAAAAAAGATAAAAATCTTAAAGAAAAAGTAAATAAAGCATCTAAAGATAACCTTTGTTTTTGGTTTAATGAAGAAGGAGAAATATTAGTTGTAAGCTGTAATAATACATTAAAACTATTTGCAATAGATAATGATAATCCTTTAGTTACTGCGACAACAGGTAGACGTTGGTACTTGAATGATGATATATCTAAAGATAGAATAGAAAATGCTGTTAAGAAAGATAATCTTATTGTAAATACATTAACCATGCCTTTAAATGATGGTACTGAATTAAAATTTCCTACTATTGCACGTATGTCATTTATTGGAGATAAACGAGATTTAGTAGGTATTGATTTTGTTGATAAGTATCTTTATTTAAATTAGCATAATGGTAAAATGAAATTAAAAACTGTCGGAGCTGTAACATCAAAAGCAAGTAATTTATCAAAGTGTACAGGTTGGGGTTCCTCTTTAAATGATTATGTAATAATTTATTATCCAGAAGAAGTCCATAAGGATTTTAATGGTTCTGTTGTATCTACATATAGATCAACTAATGATAAACATTATACATTACCGGATTCAACAGTAAAAAGTTATAATGATTATAAAACAGAAAATGGTTTTAATAAACGTAAGAATGATTAGAGGGAAGCATTTGATAATAGATAGACATATAAATGGGTAAAAGATTTATTTGGTAAATATAAACCATATGCGAATGGCGATTAGAATAGATATTTTAATTATGGCGTTAAATTATCAGAGTATGATTATAACGATTTATATGGTGATGATGAATATTGTAATAAAATAGCAGAAAACAATATAAAGAGATATAAAGCATTAATTGCAAAAAACCGTTCGATGATAGGAATTTCTAATTTTAATGATGATTTGAAAAAAATATTACCATAGTTACAAGCATATACAAAAACCGGTTAGGTATTATGTTCTGAGATAAAGAAAGTTATAAGAACAGATAGAGATAAATTTAAAATTTTAATGACATTATATGGTGTATATTCAAAAGTTTTAAAATCTTCATTAATATCATATGGGAAAATTTAGGTTAATATTGCAACATTTAAGAAAGATTATTCAAATACAAAACAAATGAGTTCTTATCAAGTTAATATATTAAAAAATACAAGGGATAATATAAAATCACAAATAGATGATTTATCTAAGATATGCGATGAAATATCATAGATAGAAACAAAAATAAATGAAACATTAAATAACTAATGGCAGGTTTAGGAATTGATATTAATGAGATTATAAAATCAGCATATGAAACAGTTAAGGAGATCCAACAGTCAGCAACAGAGACTGTTGGAACTGACTGTTTGTGGGCAAGAGCAACACCTGTTATCAATTCTGAAGATGTTGTTCTTTAGGAATATACATTAACATAGGTTGGATTGGAATGTCCTAAAACTATTAAAGTTATTGTTTCTAACGCTGATTATAATCCTGGTGAATATACTATAGATCTTTATGGGTTAAATTATGTTTAGCCATTGGAAATTAATATAACAATATAGGAATGGCAAAGTATGTTTGGTGTAAATACAATGCCGTAGAAAGGAGATATTGTTTATGTATAGATATATCACAAATTGTTTGAAGTATAGTCTTCTGAATTAATTTATACAATAGCAGCACTTCCAACATATTATAAAGTCATATTATCTAAATATAGTCCATCTGCTTCCAGACAAGAAACATAGGAATTCCGAGATTCTGTAGAAGAACTTACAACATCATAGGAAGAATTGTTTGGAGATACAATATCACAAGAAGTTGCAGATGTTGATGCACCTATTGAAACATCTTATAATAATACTACATATGTTGATCCTTAGAAAGACTGTGATATAGAATCTATTATTTCAAATCAAATATTTGGTTCTAATGGAAATCTTATATCTAATGCATATTATGATTTTTCTATTGCAACAAAGAATATTACATATCATGATGATTTAATATATGAAATTAATTCAGGAAGAAATCATCTTATATATTCATGTTGGGTTAATCTTGCAAGCTATATATTAGATAGTTAGGTTATTCGATTGGTATATTATTCAAAAGATTCTAATTATTGGTATTTCAGAGTATCGACAACATTATAGTTGGAATTAGGTGATAATATAACAATAACAAGAGGCTCATTAATAAAAGTTAATGGTATCGTTGTTGAGTTAGATGAATGTGTTGACTCATTAGGTATAGCTATTAAATCATCTGATATGACTAAAGCAAATAAAAAATTAACAAAATGGTATGAGAATTCATAGTTTCTTAAAATTTATAAGACTAATATTTATAAATTAATCAGAGGATATGATGAAGATAATAAAATATAGTTTGACGTTCTTATAAGATAGAATGAATTACAAATATAGATCGGTAATAAATCTAAACATATACCTGTTAATTTTGAGTTTGATATATGGTCTTATATAATGTTGGATATATCACCAGATAAAACGAGAATAGTTATAAGTTCACCAAAGGAAATAGATGATAAAGTTATAGGAGATGTGCTTAAGACTGATAAAACTATTGATTGGAATATATCTGATTTTTCTATAAATGAATTTACTATTGAAAACATGGGAAATAATTTATAGATGTGTAATATAAGATTATATGAGAACGAATATGAAATTGGTGATAATTATAAATTGGATATGTATTCACCAGTAACAAGAAATGAAAGTAAATTGATATTGGTAGATACACCAAATCATCCTAATAAGACACCATTCATTACACCAGTAAAATAAAATGATATTTAAATTATGAGTTTATTTAGTGCAGTTAAAAATATAGTTAAAGGAACAAATTCAGCATATAATTTCCTAAGTGGTTTTAATTCATTACTTACTGGTGATACAAAGACAAATGAATTAGAGGAGAAAGTAACCAATAGTGAAACATGGCCATTACCATCAGGAAGATTCATGGAACAGAATGAAATTATGAAAAGATTTCATATGGGAAATGAATACGGTACTGAAATGAATTCGGAAATATTCAGTAGTGGTTTTGAAGATCCGACAAGACTTATGTTCAAAGTTGAGTTTGGTGATTGGGGATGTTCTGTTTTGGATACAGAAACAATAAAAAATCAACAAAAAACAAGTCTTTTCAATAATATCTATTATGAAGATTATGATCAATATCCAATGGGGTTGCTTAACCTTAATTTTTTGAATTTTGATAGAACAGAGAATTGGAGTAATCAGGAACATTATAATACATATAATTATTTAATGAATAGAAATGAAGATGCGAGAGCTTCTTATATAAAAACATTCGTTAAAGGTTTGTATGAGATTCAAAGAAGTATGCCTTATTTATTTAAGAAAATATCCGGTTTAGAGAAACTTACATCATTTGATGCTACAAAGGGTGTTCGTTTAAAAGATGCAAAGATTACATTGGAATGTTACGAAGGTGTTGATTTGAAAATCAGAACATTATTGGAGATGTATAGGAAAGCAGCATATGATGATGTATGGCAAAGATGGATATTACCTGATATATACAGATATTTCAAAATGATTATATATGTATTTGATAGACGTATATTATAGACAGGATATAAGTTAGATAAATCTACAGGTGATAAAGTTGCAGTATATAGTGTTGATTAGAATAATTTTCCTATATATGCATTGGAATGTGGACCATGTGAGTTTGATATAGAATCTATATGGGATAATGAATACGCTACTGCATATGATGAACATAAGGACGCGGAGACAAAGATAACTATAAGTGTTAAGAATGTAAAGACTTATTACTCTAATGGTTTGATGAAGAAAATAGATACATTAGATCCAAATTAGGATGATAATTCTAAAAAGAGTACAACTTCTGAAAACGCAGTTAATTGGATTTCTGATTTTGATTCTATTACAGAAAGAGGTTCTTATACATCAACTGATTTTGATAATCATGCAAATTTCAGAACAAGATGGATGAGAAGAATGTTCATGACACCATCTGAATATACTGCGTATTTTGATAAAGAAATAACGCATAAAGTTGGTGATAATTCTGATTATGATAGATTATACGGTATGGCAGATGTATATGGACCCCAGCTTCCAGATAATACATGGCATATGGCAAATGTACGAGATAGTTTATATTCTATATAGTCTTGGAAAGATTTGAAGAAATATCTTAAGAAAGTTATTCATTCTAGACCTGTATTAGTAAGAGATTCTGCAAATCCTGATAGAGATACATTCTATAATGATTTACAACGACCTAATGAAGAATCTTATATTTATGATCATGAACAATTATTATATGGACCTGATGTTATAAAAGCATAGGAACAAATGAAAAATCGTATCAAAGTAATGATACAATATATGTTACATAATACATATGTAGTTGGAAGTGATGCATATTATAATATAGTTGATCCAGGAATTATAGATACATCTACTGCTCAATTAGATCCTAATATAAAAATAACAGGCGATGATGCAAGTTTTATCTTGATAGATCCATGTATTAATATGAATCTTGATAAAATTCAACATAATTATATTAGACCTAATGAAAATTTAGATAAGATTAAATAGAATTATCAAGAATTAGATATGAATCTTGATAAACCATAGTATGATTATATATCACCTGAGTTTAACTTGAATCATAATGATATGACATATGTTGAACCTGAAATGAATTTAGATAAACCAGATTAGACATATGTTATCCCTGAATTTAATTTAGATAAACCTGATTAGGATTATATAAAACCAGAAATGAATCTTGATAAATTTCAACAGAATTATGTTCGTCCAGATATGAATCTTGATCATAATCTTATGAATTATATTAAACCATATATGAATTTGGATAAACCAGATTAGAATTATGTTGAACCAGAAATGAATCTAGACCATGATAATATGACATATGTTGTTCCTGAATTTAATTTAGATAAACCAGATTAGGATTATATTAAACCAGAAATGAATTTGGATAAACCTGATTAGAATTATGTTTCACCTGATATGAATTTGGATAAACATGATTAGAATTATGTTGAACCAGAAATGAATCTTGATCATGCAGATATGAATTATGTTAAACCTAAGATGAATTTAGATCATACTGATATGAATTATGTTTCACCCGATATGAATACAGAACATAATTCTATGACATATGTTAAGCCGGAAATGGATATATCTAAATCAGATATGACATATGTAGAATTAAATATAGATACATCTCATAATTCTATGACATATGTTAAACCTTAGTTAGACAGTTCACATAATTCTATGACATATGTAAAACCTGAAATGAATCTTGAACATACTAAAATGGATATGAAAAAAGATTCTACATATTTTGATACAAGTAAAGTCGACATGAATTTCATGGGTATCAATATTGATAGTTCACATAATGGTATGAATTTTATTTCTGTTCCATAGGATGCAGTAAAGAATAAGATGAATTTAATTCCAAATCCATAGAATGTTAGTAAGGAACATCATAATTTACAACCATTGGAAGGTGATGATATACCACAAGCACATAATCAAATGGTAGAAATGGATATGTATCTTACAAAAACAAAGATGGATATGATACCAAATAAAGGAGATGATACTAAATTTACTAATCAGATGTTTGAAGTTGAAATTACAGGTGCTTCGAATGGTTAGATGAAGATGACACCAATGGATATTAGTACATCAAAAATATAGATGGATATGGCATATCTTAATACAAGTACATCATTAGGAGATATGACAATGACTTCAATAAAACAGAATGTATCTACAGCAGATATGGATATGACATATCTTAATGCAAGTATATCATTACCTGATATGGATATGACATATATAAATACAAGTACATCATTAGGCGATATGGATATGACATATTTAGATATGAATGTTTCAACCACTGATATGAAAATGACATATCCAGAATTGAATACATCATTACCTGATATGATTATGGTTAAACCTAATGAAGATATTTCATTAGCAGATATGGATATGACATATTTAGATATGAATGTATCTACAGCTGATATGAAATTTACTGAATTAACAGATAGTTCATCTTTATCAAATATGGTAATGACTGAATTAATAAATGATACATCTTTATCAAATATGGTTATGTCTAAACCTATTGATAATACTTCAATACCTGATATGAAAATGTTTTCACCAGAAATAATTGACAGTAGTTTATCAATGGTAATGACACAACCTGTATATAATGATTATCAATAGAATATGGTAATGACTGAACCATTATTGAACGAAAGTAAAATAGATATGCAAATGACACAACCTATTTTAAATAGTTCAACTAATAATATTCCAATGGTAAACAATCATTATAATAATAGTTATGACACTTCTAATATGAAGATGCCTTCATTAAATACAAGTACAAGTGTTCCAACATCTATGATATTTGATAATATAATTGAAAATCCTAGTTATAATCCAGAAATGAAAATGGTTAAAATATCATAGGAAAAAGATAAACAATTATTTAATAAGATTAAAGCATTAACATCCATAAATACTGATGAATTAAAGGATACAAATATATAGCAACTTGTTTCATTAGCAGATGTAATAGAATCTACATATGATGAGTTAAGAAATAGACATAGACAACATATGAAGATGCAAGATAATATACCAGATATTCCTAAACATAAACATATGACAATGACAAAAATTAACCAAGGAAATAGAAATACATATTTAGTTTCTAATGGTTAGAACTTTGTTGACGTTGACGATAATGCTAAAGCGCGAGCATGGCAAGCGAAACAAGAAGCATAGTCTGATAATAAATCAAAAGGTAATAATGGATATGCAATATAAAAATAAAATAGGATAGATATACTATTAATTAGTAATCTATCCTATTTGTTATTTTAAGCAGCCATACGGCTCTCTTTTATACGTTGACAATACATTTTAATATCCTTGCGACATTGCTCTGTTACAGGCCAATTAAATGATGTTTTATCAAATATCTTATTGATAATAAAATCTGTTTCATTAAGATTCATTCGTTCTTCCGTAATAATAGTTGAACAAAGTCCTTTTTGACCCCATGTTAACTTATCCCATATATCAGAATAATGCTTTGCAAATACATCAGTGATACGACGAGTTTCAAATGATGTATACTTATCTGTATCATTAATCTTCTTAATTACTTCATCAAGAATATTAATCTGATTATTATCAAACATTTCATGAATATCAATAATATTCAAAAATTCTGCATTTGCATATTCATAAGATTCCTTTATAACTTTATCAGTATCATGAATAAAATGAATTATATCATTATCATGATTGATTATCTCTTCTACATTAACATTATTATCATTAGTTTTTACTTCATCTACATTATTACTTTCTACTTCGTCTACATTATTACTTTCTACAGTAGTAATATTAGTTTCAAAGTTAGAAGAATATATATTATCAAAATCTTCTTCGTCTGGATATTTTACAATACCAATGTTGTATAGTTTTAAAAATTTATTTACCACATTACCAAGCTCTGTAGGTTCTGGTAAGAATCTTTTATTTTTCTTTATCTTAAATGTATGATTAAATACGTTAAGACATATATCATAAGGGACTTTGTTGTATGCAAGTTCTCTAAATTTCTTTCTCTGTGCTATAGATAACTTAGAATAACGTCCATCTGTATTTTTTACAAGTAATGAACCAAAGATATTAACATATCTGTCTTTATCTTGCTGACACAATTTCTCTATTGTTTGCTGTCTATAATTTTCATATTCAACAAGAAGATTCTTATAACTATCTTCTACTTTTTTCTTTAATAATGATTTTTGACAAATGATATGCTCATCTATTTTATAATCATATGGAATATATTGATATATCTTGTTTATATTATCTTGAATATCTTCATTTTGCCAATTATTTGCATTATTAACCGGAAATTCAACATTAATGATATTTTTTATTTCCTCGATAGTTTTACCAGAATTAAACAGATGTAATATTGTTAATCGAAGATCTTCTTTCATACTTCCCCATTGTTTACAAATAGTATTCATATATACGTTAATAGAACCAATATCAGAAGAATTTAGAATTCCACAATTTTTGAGTTTATCAATGCATACATCAAAATTACTTTTTTGCGTACTTTCTGTAATAGCATTTTTTATTCGTATATTATCATAACTATTTTTATATTGAAATAAAAATGTAGATAATACTATTTTTAAAGTCTTTACATCAGGAACAGACATGATAGAAGGAGATGAACCCTCTTTTACAATGTATTGTTTATTCTTACCGAATAAATCATGCACACATATAATTTCCAAATCATTATCTTTATGTTCACCATTTAAGTGATCAGATAGTCGAACCTTTTTACCATAGAAGTAAAAATATTCTGAAGATGTTGACTTAGAACTTATATGCTGATCTGGATGCATTTCTTTTTCAATCCAATTAACCAAATATTTCATAATAGTTCTATATTTAAATTATTATAATACAAAGATACATATAATTTTTAAATTATGAAAATATTATAAAAATAAAAATGGTGAAAAACCGTTATCACAACGACTTTTCACCTCATATCTATCTTTCCTTTTCCATTTGTAAAATGTTTCTCTTCTAAAACATTTTACTTCTCTCTTCTTTGTTTGTAAATATTCGTTAATTAACCGAACCAAATATTTACAAGAAAAGTAATTATACACAAATTAAATGGTTAATTATAAAAGCATCAAATGTATAATTACTATCACCTTTTTCTCTATCTTAATATTTATATTACTTAATAAACAAATTGTCTACAAATTGATAATTATTTTTTATTAAGTTTCTTCTACTTTGTGTTTTTCTTTGAAGTATCAGATGTTTCAACTTTCTTTGTATCTTCATCTTGCTTCAATGAATCAACAGTTGATGTATCATCTGAATCATCATTTACTGGATGTGTAGCATTATATTCTGCAACTTCCTCTACAGACAACTTATCCCAAATAAGAAGGAGATACGTATGTCCACTCTTAATTATATCTTTTGTATTTGATACATTATTAGTAATAACTGTATTATCATCCAACACAATTACTTTATAACCGAGCTGACGTCCAAGACGATCCTTAATCTTAGGAAGGTACTTAATAATATCATCCCCGATTTGAACCATTCCACAATAGCTTCGCTCCATATTTTTCTGCTCTACAAGAAGCTTAACATCCGTGAAAAATTCCTCAAGCATCATTTTATCAGTCTTAAGAATTCCATAACGAGACTTCTTATATGCATCAGCTGCAGAAGCACAACTTCCTTTATTTTCGTCAGTAAACAATGTACTTACATCCTCTGACTTATTCTTATTAAGAAAATCAAACAATCCCATGTTTAAATAGAATTTAAAATATTATTAATTATTATGTATATATTTGTTTATTAAAAAAGTCTTATTTAACATTAGAAAATTTTTTCTTTTGTTTATGTCTCCAATTTAAATCGGAAACAATCATATGTGCAACAGTTTTATATGCAGTATTTAAATCATCAAATACCATATTTGTAATAATACCATATATATCTGATGTTTCATCCATACCTTCAATATCAACTTTTTCAATTGTTCCTCTTTCATTATATGATATTGATTTAGATTCCCAGAAACTTACAGATATTCCATATGTCCATTTAATAAAATCATAAATCATGTGATAGAATACATGTTTATTAGTTTCATTAAATTCTCTAAGGTTCCGTGATTCACCAATATTCAAATATTCAGTTGAATTAGGATAGGGCGGATATGTAAATCCAATTTCATCTAAACAACATAACAATGAATAAGAATCAATTTCTAAATCCATGTTTGTATACATCATTGATAGTACACATTCATTTAACTTATTTGTTCTCATTTTTAACCGAATTCAAATAATAAATTATTGTCACCATGAAGTTTAAAGAAATCATATATCTGTTCATCTAATGATTTATCATTATTATAAACTTCAATTTTTTTTGGATCAACTGAATGTATATATGAAATCAATTCATCTTTATTTGTAAATTGTTTATCTGTATATTCATAACATCTAAATGGGGTATTTGTACATAAGAAAAGATATGTATCATCTTCTGATGTATCAAATCCATTTTTATATGTTATTACAGATAAATCACCTGTTTGCTTAGCAAGTGTTAACTTATCTATAATAAGTTGTGTTTCTTCTCTTGCTTCTTTATAACGTTTAATAGCATCTGCATAAGACATTGGTGCAACAGAACTATCTTTAGTAAGTTTTACCATTCTATTTGCATATTCATCCTCATTAGAAGACATGTAAAAACGCTGTTTACGTTCGTTAATAACACAATCAATTTCTCTGTTTATTTCATCTTTAGACATCGAACTGATTAGCTTATAAACCCATGTGTGACAACCCATATAATATATTTTATAGTTAAAATTTTCATATTAACATATAAAACAATTATAGATATTACAACTCAATCTTTGATGTCGAGAAAATTTGTACAAGATTTGATGTAGATGGTTTTACAAGAATGCACCCATCAATATCATAAACTTTTATACCATTACCTTGATAACAAGGATCATTTGCTTCAATGCGATACTCTGTACCAGCATCATCTATAATTGTTATATCGTCATACTTACCAAGTTCAATGAACTTTTCGTCTCTTCCTATACGTACTTTCATAACCTTTATATTTTTAATTGTTTATACTAATTTAATTATCAACAATACAAAGATACATAATTTATTTTATATAGGAAAATATTTCATTAATTATTTATAAGAAAATATTTAATTAAAGTCTATTATTTTCTTGCTCAATAATCCAATTATTATATGATTCTATAAAACCATTTATATTTCCATTCATAACAGAATCAACATCAGTTGTTTGATAACCTGTACGATGATCTTTTACTCGCTTATCATCAAATACATAAGATCTAATTTGTGCACCCCATTCATTTTTAAGTTTTGCATCTTCTATTTCTTTTTTCTTAGCTAATTGTTTATCCAATGCTTTCTTATAAAGAATAGATTTAAGAATTTGCATTGCTCTTTCTTTATTCTTTGGTTGATCTCTTGTTTCTGTATTTGCAACTTGAATTTTTTCTGTTTCACCTGTATCTGGATCTGTATACATATAATTTACACGTACACCAGATTCTACCTTATTTACATTTTGACCACCAGCACCAGAAGATCTAAATGTATCTATTGTTAATTTAGAATCGTCAATTTCAACCTTGATAGAATTATCTACTAAAGGCACAACAGAAACTGCAGCAAAACTAGTCATACGTTTACCTTGTGCATTATATGGTGAAACCCTTACCATTCTATGAACACCGGTTTCACCTTTTAATGTTCCATACGCATTATTACCAGTAATTTCAATAGATACATTTTTAATACCTACTTTATCCCCTTCTGAATAATATAAAACTTTAAACTTATAATTATTTGATTTTGCCCACATCTCATACATACGGAATAACATATTTGCCCAATCATTTGCTTCTGTTCCTCCTGCACCTGCATTAATGTCTAATACAGCTCCTAATGAATCTGTAGGATCAACAAATCTATACTTATCCTCAAATTTACTGAATTCACTAATTAATTCAGAATTCGCTAGATTTATATATTCTTCTTCATCTTTACCTTCAAATTCCTTATAATACATTAATGCAGTTGATAACTCATCAATAAGCATTTTCATATGTTCAACATCATCTATCTTTTCTTTTGCTGTATTAAGTTCTTTTGTGATTGATGTCGCACTTTCAAAATCATCCCAAAAATCTGGTGCAGAAACTTTAATTGATAATTCTTCAACTATAATATGTTGTTTCTCTAAATCAAATGATTTAGAAATATCATCTAATTTCTTTTGGTACTCTTTTATATATTGTTCTGTAATTGTAATCATTATTAAAAATATTAATTATACTTTATATACTATATAAAAATAAAAGTCTGATAATCTAAGCTATTGATTATCAGACTTTTATATGTGGTCCATGCCGGATTCGAACCGGCACGGGCATTTCTGCCCAAGGGATTTTCTTACTACTCTTGCTTTAATACAAGCCATCTTAATTATTAAGATGTTGTAGTCTGGACTATTTTACTACCATATTAAAGTAATGCGCATTCCTTATTATAAAACTATATACTCTTCATATATAGTGATAATCTAATTGATTATTCTTCGTGTACTTTAACTTAGGTATCTCCTCTATAGTCTCTTCGCTATTTATGCTGTAACACTTCAATTTACATTTAATATAGATTAACGTTCTATAACAACTTAGTGAGTTCGTCACCACCATTATTGTCACCAATAATTAGGCTTCCGTTTCGTTAGGGAGATTCTACTTCTATGATTTCTCAATAGAGCACTCAAATTTTTTAAGTCCCTCGTGTCTCAAAAACTCTTTATATTTCTATAAAGTTTGGACTATATCTTAACTTGCTATTAGTTCCCACCGTATAGTCTCTGCACCTTATAATTAAAAATTATCTTGGCTCAGTATTACCAAGCTATCTTCTTATGAAGACCTTAGGTTTTCTTAGTCAGCTTCTTCGTTGTTTATTAAATAAACACTTATTCCTCAGGTAACAATAAATTAATTATTGTCAATATTTTCGTCAATAGCAACTACTAATATTTAAAATTTAATCCTAACTGATACTGAATTTGATGGATTCTACAAATTAATGCAGGCAAACACTTTACCAATTCCACCAATGGACCATTCCATGTGTATTCGTCTTAAAAGGAATTTCTGAATTCTATCAACTTATCCATAACGCTACGAAAATCAAATAAGCGTTTGTTTTTAATTATTATATTATTTATATGTTATTTATTTGATATTGTCTACATTTTAATAAATTATTTTTAATTTTTCATTAATTTGTTTAATCAAATAATTTATATATATTATATATTAATAATGTATTATTGTCTACATTTAAATTAATTAAAATTTAAAAGATTCAATAGTATCAAATGTAAGTCTAAGTAAATCTTCCTTACTGTTAGGCTTATAACACTTTTTATTACTAATCATCTTACGTAATGCGTCACTAAGTTGAACAGATGTCAATGCATATTGTTCATTTGTAGATGCATTATTAAAAATATAACCATCAACATTATCACAATAAATGTCCATAGATAAAGTTACAGAATTTGGATAATTAGGTGAATTACTAATAACCTTAATCTGTTTCATTGAGAAATCTTGAAATGCTGGTACATTCTTGATTGCTCTCTTCTTGATAACCGTTACAAAATTTGCTTTCATATTGTTTATATTTTTAATTGTTCATTATTTTATTAACAATACAAAGATACACATTTTATTTTAAACAAAAAATATTATTAATAATTTTCTTCTAATTCTTTTAATAGATCTCTTAAAAATCTTTTCTTTGTTTTTTTACCATATGAAAATGAAGATAAACAAAATAGTTTATATACATATTGTGAATGTGATTGTTTAATACTATTTTTTAAAATAGTTAATGCATCATTATATATAAAAACATTTTCCCATTCACGTATTTGCCTATAGTTTGAAATATAATAATATGCGAATCTATTATCATTATTTTGTATTAAATTTAAATTAAATGGATCTTTTTTATCTATAATTTTATATGTTTTTATATTTTTCTTTTTATCTTCAATATTAACAGTATTATTTTCAATATTATATTCTACTATTTTCCCAATTTTATAACCACAATAATCTCTATGCCATCCAGCAGGACCATTACATTTATATATTATTAATACTTTTTTATTAACTATATCATTTAATATTTTCATATTATATATAAAGAAAAAAGGTGAGATAGTTTAGTATATTATCTCACCTTTTTATATTTCAATCTGATATAAAATTTATTAAATTAACATGTTGTCTTATAAGTGGTTGTTTTGTTATATTAATAACAGTTTTAATGAATTCCACTAATTCATAATCAGAGACAATAACAGAACTACTCCAATCATCATTATTACCGCCCATAATATATGTTCGTTCTTTATCAAAAGTATAAATTATGGATGAATCTTTTATAATTATTATAGCTTTATCATTTGTAATTTTAATATCTTGTACTACTAATGTTTCTAATTTAGCTTTGTCTTTAACAATTCTATATCTAAAAATATGATCTCCAGAATTAAGATCACCAAATGTTATAATATGTTTTGTCATAATTTTTAAAATTACTTATTATTAATTGTTTCATTTAATGCTTTAAGAACTTTAGCTTGATAATTTTTAAATTCATCTGTTTCACGAATAGCTTGTGTTCTTGGTTGACTGAATTTAATATCAATTACATCCTTGATTCTACATGGATTTGGTTCCAATATATAAATACGATTTGAAAGATATACAGCCTCTGAAATATTATGAGTAACTATCAAGAATGTTCTATCTACATCTCTATTATTAAAAATACTTAATAGAAGATCTTGTAATTCAAATTTAGTGAAATAATCAAGACCTGACGAATATTCATCTAACATAAGTAATTTTGAATCACATGCAAGTGAACGGGCTATTGAAATGTATATTAAACTAATAAATGAAATCGTATATATTCTAATAAATTTTCTGTTTTATATGTTAAATATCCTAATTTATAATTATTTATATAGTTATATTTGTCACAAAAATAACATAATTTTATATTATGCTATTTACATAATGTCTATTTTATCTAATCATTTTTAACCTATATTTAATATGCTTCATTTCCTCCAAATTTTTCAACTGGTTCAAAATGCTATTTACCCTAACATTCTATAGCAATATTATATTCAGGTATATAGAAATCTAATTCTAATGAATGATTAATATCATTTATTAACCATTTAAATTCTTTATAATTTTTATTATATTTAATATTATTGTTATCAAGTAATAATGATATTGTATTTTCTAATTTATATAAAACACATTTTGGACAACCATGACCATTTAAATGTTTATCAGGAGATTATAAAAAATTACCATGTATAGGACATCCTATAATAACCTTATATTTGTTACTTATATAATGTACATTAGAATAATCATATTTATTACCATGTATCTATTTTGATTTATTAATAAATTCTTCAGTTGTATATGCTTGTTTATAAGCTGTAGATAAATCACCACATTTACTACAACCTTTACCATGTATATGTGACATTGGTAATTGATAAAAATCACCATGTATAGGACATGTTATTAACATTTTTGTTTATGAATGTATATATACTGTTTTTGAATAATCATATTTATTATTATGAACTAATTTACATACTTCTATAAAATGTTTTTTGTATTCATTCGCATAACTATTTAAATAATTTTTATTATATCCATCGTATAATAAATGTTTAAATGGAAGAATTTCAAAAATACCATGTATATTATCAGATACTTTAATTAACGTAGATTTATTAATAAACTTTGTCTATGAATAATCATATTTATCACCGTGTATAGATCTAGCACATGTGATAAATTCATCATGTGTAATATTTCTCATAATTATTTAATTTATATTTTGCATTATATTTATCTATAAAATAAAAGAGCATATTACTAAATTTAGTAATATGCTCAACTTTGCAAAATATAAATTCATAAATAATTATGAATCCATTATATTTATCTATTTAAATATTAGATAATGTTTTTGATAATTCTAAATAATATTTTTTATACTCTTCTGTTTGAAAAATCCATTCATCTCGGTGCATATTTTCTTCATTTGGATAATGAATATTCATAACTTTAACAATACCGCAAGGGTTAGCTTTTAATATAAAAATTTTATTACTTATATATAGAGCCTCTTCAATACTATGAGTAATATTAATAATAGTAGGATCTACGTTTGAATCATATAATATTTTTAAAATAATATTTTGAATCTCTTTTTTCATTTTTATATCTAATGCGCCAGTTGCTTCATCTAATACAATAATTTGAGAATTCGAAGCAAGACATTTACTAATTGCTATACGTTGATTTTGTCCGCCACTTAGCATATTTGGATAATCGTTTTCTTTTCCTTCAAGTCCAACTAACTTAATCAATTGTAATGCTTTCTCATACGCATCTTTTTTAGAAAATCCTCTAATAATCATTGGTAACATTACATTATCTATAATTTTCATCCAAGGATAATTACTATTACTATGATTTTGAAATACCATAGGAATATTACCAAATTCTGATAATGATTTACCATATACAGAAACACTTCCAGATTGAACGTCATCCAATCCACATAAAAGACGTACTAATCTGCTTTTTCCACAGCCAGATGTGCCCATAATACTCACGGATTGAAAATCATTCGGAATATCATTTATATTCAAAGAGAAATTTTCAAATAATTTATATTCATTTTTCTTACCTTTATTAAATATTTGTGTTAAATTTTTAAAATTAACAACATCTATTTTACCATCACCCCGATCTTTTTTCTGATTATTAGGTAAACTTACATCTGGTGTATTTGGCTTATCTACATTATTACTTACATCAGGAATACTGGAATCATTTGTAGATGAATTAATATTTTTTTCTTGTTCTAACAGGATAGGTGTTTTCTTATCCTCTTGATTATTTTGTCCAAATAATGTTTTAAAATCACTCATAATCTTTATTAATTTTTATATTTGTAAGGAAATAATAGTCTTGCACCTTTCTTAAACAAGAAATCCTGTACGCAACCAATAATAATAATTAAGAATAACAATGCATATGCGGAAGACATTTGTGATTGTCTTACCATCGTATTAATCAATGCACCCATACCACTTATAGTTCCATCCTTATAAATCATTTCTGCAATAACTACATAACTATAACTAATTGCAAGCAAATCAATACAAGAATCAACTACACCACCTGTTACATAAGGGAAATATACATATCTGAACTTCTGCCATGCAGACATACCCATTGTTTGTGCGGTCTGAAGATATACATTATCTTTTTCATTAGCAGGATTTTGTAAATCATTTACCTTATTAACAACAGAAGGAATAATGTAAATCATAATTGCAACAGTAAGAAACCATACTTTCATTCCAAATGTAAGTCCAAATATTGCTAAGAAAATTCCTGTAATAGAAGGCAATGGAATAAATCTTACAGAATTAATATATTTTCCAAATAGTATATTATTAATAGGATATAATGCTATAAAAAATCCTATTGGAAATGATAGTAAAATTGCATATACATAACATGAAAGATTTAGTTTAACTGTATACCAAATATTTGCAAACAAATGATTTTCAGTAATAAGTGTAGGAATACTACCAATTACCTTAAATGGATCTGGAAGAATATTACTAGATACAATATCATATGCAGAAATGAAATGCCATCCCATAATGATAATAACAGCACCTATGATACTAATAATTACATTTGTTAACGTACCAAAATCAGAAGTTCCTCCAAATTTAAATAAACGTTTAATTAGATTCATCTTTTAATTCTTTTAATAATAATTCAAAAAAATTCTTTTTACTTATATGATTATAACATACTTTTGATAATATACATTCACCATATACATATTTTTCTCGTGAATGTTTAATATTATGATTTAATAATTTTTCTGCAGATTGTAATGAAAAGACATCATACCACCAACTTTCTGAATATCTATTCAATGGTATTTTATATGCTAATCGTTTATATAGTCCTCTATTATAACTATCATTATGTTTCTTAAATGGATCATTATAATCAATTAAAGAAAAATAGTTTCGTGTTTTATCACCATATTCAATCATTATAGAATTAATAGATGGATTATAACTTATTACTTTCCCAACAACATAACTACAATAATGATTCCAGTTGTTAGGACCAGAACTATTACATATAATTAATACTTTCTTATCTATTAAGTCATTTCGATATTTCATCTTGTATTTTACTTAATAATGTTTCAAAACAGTTTTTCCGTTCTTTTGTTGTCATTAAACGTCCCGTAGAAACTATCATTCTACAGCTATTGAATGAACGTTTATTTTTATAATGTATTAAATTATATTCTAATTGTCTGATTGAAGATTTATTTGTAAATACATAATACCATCCATCATTAGTTGAAAAATTCATTGCCAATTTTTTATCTGAATAATCTTTATTTATAAATGGATCATCATGATCTATTAATGTAAATCTTGTGCGATTAATATTCGGACATTCTACAATAATAAAATTACCTGATGGATAATAATATTTAATTGTTGCTATATGGTATGTACAATAACTCCTAAAGAATTTACTAACATATGTATGAATAATTAGTACTTTTTTACCTATTAAATCATTCTGTATTTTCATTACTTAATTCATTTAAAAGATATGTTAAATATTCTTTTTTAGATTTAAAACTACCATAACAATCAGTAGATAGATAACAATAATTATATACAGGTTTATCTTTTGTTTCTAATAGGTTATTTTTTAATAATGATATTGCTTCATTACCTGAATATGCTTCATACCACCATAAATCATTATAGTCCCTTGGATCTATATATCCTAAACGATTATCTGAACAGTATTTATGATCAAAAGGATCATATGTATTAAGTTTAAATTCAAAATATGTACGTGTTCCTAATTTACTATAAAATAATTTGTACATTCTATAGTAATTCATATCATTATTAATTATCCTAATACTTATTTCATTTGTAATAGGATTATAATCAATAACTTCACCCAATATATATGCACAATATATTCGATGAATACTTATATCATCACAATCACATATAATTAATACTTTATTACCTATTAATTCATGCTTATATTTCATAATTAAAAATGCGGTTTATAGAATTTAATAAAAATTATTTTCTATAAACCGCATGTTTATAATTTATTTTAATTACTCTGAAATCAACTGAAAATCAGTAGAACGATATGACTTATTATCTCCTACTACACCATCTGCAACGGCACGCTTTGGACCATTACCAATAATAATGAAACGGTTCTTATCAAATCCATATTCTTTTACAAGATAATTAGCAACAGACTGTGCACGTCTACGAGACAAATCTACATTATATGCATAATTACCTGTATTATCTGTATTACCAATAATTCGAATCTTTGAACCTGCAAACTGTTTTGCAATACCAGCAAATTCCTTATCAATAATACTCTGTGCTGCGTTATCAAGAATATCACTATTTACACCATATTCAATAGTTACCTTCTTGTCTGAAATTGCTGTCTTCGTTTCTGCATCTGATATAGATGTTTCATTAAACTTTGGACCTGCTTCTGCAGACTGATCGCCCTTTACCTTATCAGGCTCAGATGCAATACTCTCAATAATATCAGAATAAGATACTTTCCTCCATGCAAGTGGATGCTTACAAAGTCCAAGAGACTCATATGTACGAGCCATCTTTGAATACAATTCATCTCCCTTTACACCTGTATATGAGCTATTCAACCCAAAGAAATTCTGAGCATCACCCAATGTGACATAATGAATATTCTTTGAACCATTAATAGCGAAATTCTCATCTGTATTATATGCAGTTGCAAATGCCTTTGCTGCTGTTGCTACAGCTTTACTATCAGTATTCATAAGGTTATTTGCCCACAACAATGCAGAAATAAGTTTCTTTACATTTTCCTTATTAGAATCAAGATAACTCTGCTTTGCAATCAAACCATCACAAATAATATTTGATGCTTGTTTTGTAGAAATCAATACATGCGCTCCCTTAACAGTTGCAACCAAATCCTGATCATCTGGAGAGAATACAACTGCTGCATCACATGAACCTGCACGGAATGCACTTGCTGCATCCAAGCCACTATCTACAACCTTCACATTAACCTTATTTGGATCAACAGAATTACTCATGTTTACTTTATCTGTTCCAATACCATTTGTCTCAAGTGTATTCAACAAAAGTGTATGAGATGCTGTACCCTGTGAACAACAAACAACCTTACCAATAAGTCCGCTTACATTCTGAATTCCTTTATTAACTACAATGGCATCAGCACCACGTGACCAGTTAGAAATATTAAAGAATTTCGCATCATTCATATCAGATCCTTCACTCATTTCAACAGGAAGAGCATCTGCAGTACAATAGATAATATCAATATCGCCGTTCTTAAATGCCGCTCGACCAGCAGCAAAATCATCTTGTACGACAATCTTCAACTTAATACCATATTCCTTGTAAATGGGGCAATCCTCATTAGGATTAAGGCCATTATTCAAATACATAAATGGAAGGAATCCTGCATATGTATTTGTACCAATAGTAATAACGTTATCATCACTACCAGAGAAAATGTTACTAAACAATCCTCCACTATTAGAAGATGACTTATCATCACTATTACCACCGAAAAACTTCGATGCACCAAACATAATAGCGGCAACTACCGCAATAACTCCTACAACCTTTACCCAAGGTCGCAAAACTACATTTGCCATAATTTTAAAAATCTTTTATTAAAGTTACTAAATTAATTTGTTTATTTCTATTATTCTTTTATTTTAAAAATTACTTATTGTTTGATGGAATAGCTTTTAAATCTTCATATTTAACTATTGTTTGCGCAATTTGATTTACCATATTTAAAATACTATCCCATGGTAATACATTTACCATAGTATCATAAGGAATAGATTTAATCATAAAGAATCGTGTCCAATTCTTTTTAAAGAATTCTTGTAAAAGAAAATCTTTATTATCTTCATTTACATCTTCAATCTGTAAATCAAACATAATATCCCATAAAGACATATTACAATCAATCTTATGGTTTATATCATAATATATAAAGAATTCTTTTTTTTCTTTATTATTAATTATATAATATGATGTATCTACGACCTTTAACATAATTTCTATATTTTAATTAGTTAAATAATTTACAATACAAAGATACACATAAAATATTAAATAAAAAAGTGAACTATAGAAATAAATCCATATAGTTCACTAAGATTAAATAAAAAATATAATTAATGAAATGAATGATAAAATAATTCTTAGAACCAATTAGGTTGACTAAGCGTTTGTTGTTTATTATTTGTAATAGAACTTGCATTACTATTAGGTTTTGCGTATTCTACTTCCTTAAATTCTACGGTTTCTGTTGGCTGATGTTCAATTGGTTGATTTGCAAAACTACCAAGGAGAACCGCATCCAATCCACCTGCATTATATTGAGCAAGAAGAGCATTTGCTTTATCAGACATCACAAGATTATCCATATCAATCTTTGACATCAAACCTCCGGTTTCCTCAATAATAAATGACATCTCACCAAGCTTCTGAGAAATATCATCTGCCATATGATCCATTGCACGAGTAAACAAACTGAACTGATCATCCTTACCGTTGATAATACCTACAATAGAAGTGAATGCCTTGTGTTGTGCCTTAATCATTTCCCATTCTTCTACGCGTTCATTAATCTCATTTGTTGCATCAAGAACTGTAAGGTCTGCCTGATGTTTAAGTTTGCCCATAATCTCATACCACTGCTTTGATTGAGTAAGTCTCGCTTCAGAATTCTTAATTACTTCTGTAAGTCTTGCTACTTGTCTTTCATAAACAGCAGCATCTTGCATCTTTCCTGTTTGCTTATACTTATTAAGCATTTGAAAATCATGATCACATTGTTTTCTCTTTTCCTGAATACGTTTCTCTGATTTATCAATCAATCCACGAAGTTTACCCATATTATCAGTAATCTCCTGAATTTTCTTATTCATCTCTGCAATCTTTCTTTTCACAATAGAAATAGGATCATAATCTACGAGAAGTCCTTCAACCTTTCTCATAATCATAAAATAGATAGTTGAACCTATATTACGAATACGTGGGTCAAACAAACAATATAATACAAGGAAAAGAGCAGCAGCCATTCCAATTGCACTAAGTGTACTTGCACAAGCAGCCGCAATAAAATTCATAATAGGTGTAATATTAATTGCAATAGCACCAACGGCAACACCCAATACAATCATACCCGTTGTACCACCAGGTTTCTCCCATCGTGATACTTTATTCTTCGCAACATTAATAACATCTGTTGTACTATAATCTGACATACTTTAAAATATTTTTATATATTATAAATCTAATTCTACTTCAGGATATTTGTTAAAATCAATATAAACTTTCTTAACATTATTTCCATCTGATAATACTACATAACCGCTAGAAAAGTCTACATGTTTATCCATATTATTTTCAACAGGAATTACAATATCATTTGCTTTTGTAGAATCATAATTCTTAATTATTACTTTCATATATTAATTTAACCTACTAATTTTTCTGAAATCTTTTTCTTATCTGATTCCAATGCGTTAACAATAATATTAACAGCATTCGTAAATTCTCGTGCATTTCTATTACATTCTTCATCTGCTTTATCAACTTCTTCTTTCATTGTTGATACCTCGGTAGATAACTTAACAATTTCATTTTGAAGATCTGCAATTTGTTTTTGTTTATCTGCAATAGCTTTAGACTTGTCTCCTACATTAATCTTACGTTTCTTTTCAACTTGATCAATAGCAATATCTCGTTGCTTATTCATCTCATTAATATAAGTATCAATAGAAGAAAGAATAATATCCTTTGTAAGGTTAGGATTTACACTCTTAAGTGTTGCAAATGCAGCTTGGAACCTAACCGATTCATCGGGAATACATTGCATACCCTCACTATTTGCTGCTTTCTTCAATTGCATATAATCGCCACCTTCAATTTTACATGTTTCCAAATAATTGCAAAGTTTATCAAGGAATTCATGGTTCACTTCATCAGTAGGAGATTTTGATTCATCATTTGTATTAGTATCTTCAGTTTTTACTGGTTGTTCTACGTTTACTTCTTGCTTTTTTACAGTAGGTTCTACTTTATCCTGCTTAATTTCAACTTTATCTTTATTTGCAGTATCTTCTTCTACAACAAACAATGATTTAATATTAAATCCCATAATCAATTAGCTTTAAATTAAATAATCTATTACCATCATTCATAACAAATGAATGTATATCATTAATCATATATTGCATTTGTTCAAAAGTCTGACTGAACATTAAAAAACCATGTCCTTTAAGATTAATGATACCATAGTTCTTATGACATTCATCATATATAATGAACTTCATTAATTTCTTTACTTCTGACAATTCCCTGAGATCACCACATGGAAAATAATTCTCTGTACTTGCAACTGGTATATTTGCTTCATCTATATCTTTCATTACATGTACAAATGCATGTCCATGAATCATATAATTAATTGTCGGGAATTCCTTATATAATTCTGCTTGTACAGGAGAATCAACAGAAGGTTTCATTTTTTCGTCTACTGCATAATAAGAATAATCATCAGTATCAAACAATACAAAATCAGATGGTGTTAATCTATTCTTATCTACGTTTCTTGGACTTACATAAATAAATTTACCTTTTCGTTCTGATGGAAATAACTTCTGACATCTTGTGGACAAATTCCCAAAAAACCTATCTCCGCATGAAGTTTGAATAAAATCTGCTAATCCATTGTTTAACTTAATGAAATCATTCAAATCATCTGGTCTTCCATCATTATATGAAACTAATGATTTATCTCTATATGTTTGCCTGCGAATACTACCTCTACTGAATATATAAAAACGATATATAGTTAATGCAAGTTTTTCAATATCACTTCCTCTATACCAACAGTTTGCTAATGCGTCCCAAAATTCAAATACAAACATATTTGTTTCATTATCCTTTGTAATTGCAATGACGGCATTACCATGCATTTTGAATATACGTGCTATTGCATCCTTATAAGTATAATCATCACGAATAACTTTTGAACAAATCAAAACAGAACCGGTATTTTTCTTTGGATACACTTTCTCTTTTTTGTTATCAACATCTGCCATCCATATAATAAGATCTGTTTCTGAAATGGCGGATAATGCTTCTCCGACTAAATCATAGTAATTACCACCATTATACATTTTTGCATTAAATGTTCCTAATGCATGATATAATTTATTTACAACTCCAGATTCTTTACCTTTATTATCATTGTATGTTCCACCAACGAGAACATAATTAAATTTATTTTCTGTATTCATCTATTATTAAATTATAGTTAATTAACATTTATATAGTCATAAAAAAGAAAAAGTCTTCATAAACTAATATGAAGACTTTTATTTATATTATTCTTTAACTATTTTTCTTGTTACATCAGTTCTACCACTTGGCAAATGTTTTACAGAAGTTTCTTCTATCTTATTACCGTCTTTATCTTTATACCATGTTTTCATCGTAACTATATGTTCAACCTCAGGTAATTTAATAATGTTGTTTTTAATATCCTTTATATATTGTTCTGCTTCTTTCTTTAATGTAAATATAGCTTTATTTTTCTCGATTAAAAAATTTTCTTCTAATTTTAAATCTGGAAACAACTTAACATTTTCTTCACTTTGTGTTTTATATAAAGTTTTATTAACATACCACATAGGTGATAATTTTCGCATATATTCAGGTTGACCTTTCGTTTTCTTTTTATATGTAGGATCATTATCAATATCTAACATAAATCCATAAAAACCGACTTTACGAGAATTTGCATTAGTCTTATAGAAAATATATCCAGACCATATATCCATATGTTTCAAACCTTCATCTATATAATTAACAGGTTGACATATATATACCTTTTTCTTTTTTGTATATTCAGGATCATTATTTTTAAAATATGTATATGTGGTATATTCTTTTAATTGTTCTAATGTAGTTATCCTCATAATTTATTAAATTACTTTAGTTTATATTTTTTACATGTTTTATCAATAATAGTTTTTAACTAATTTGTTAAATATGTATAATCAAAATTATGTATATCAAAAGATGTATTATTCGCTTTCTCTATATCCTAAGATCTTAATACTTCTGTTGGACCTAATGTTATATCATCTTTATAATAATATTTTTCAAATTCTTTTAAACCAATATCATATATAGATTTACTGTCTGCTATTGCCTTACCTATTACATAATATAATTTATATATTGCATCATCACTATCAAACTTTATAGGTAATGAATTTAAATCATAATAACTTGTGGTTGTTGTATAGAAATTAAATGATTTAGCAACACCATGAATACAATCATCATATGTCTAATCGACTTTCCAATCATTTAGTTTCTATGATTTCATTATATAAAACATTTTATATAAAAGTTGTTTTTCGAAGAATGGTTCTATTCTATTTGGTTCTTCTACATTATCAATATCATCAAATATAAAACCGTTTTCTTTCCTTAAATTAAGAATAGTATCTTTTAAGCAAATTTTACATGTTCTTAAAGTATTTATAGTTTTTAAGTAAAATTTTGTATTATTTTGCTAAAAATATTGCTAAATTTGCTAGAATTTTTGATAATATTTTTCGCCGAGTACATCCCTACTGAAATTTAATTTTTCATCATTTTCATTAGCTATTTGTTTATCCTAATCACCAGATAAAATTTCTTTTTCTCTTTCATCTATAGTATTCTAATTATAAACAAAGAAATTTTCATCTGCAATACATGCCTGATTATTAACTAACTTTTTAATGAATAATAAAAACATTTCATCTGATTTAAACCAATTCCTAGATATAACAGATTTGGTGGATGGATTCATATCATCTTTAAATTCATCAGAAAAAGTAGGAGATATAATTTCTGGAAAATTCTTAACAAAACTATTAGGTATATGTTTTTGACTTCCATACGGTGTTCCTTCAAATATCCAAATCTTTTCCCATTGATGTTCTGCGTATTCTTTATATTCATTATATGGATAATGATGCTTTATCTCATTTATTGTATATGGTGTTTTACAAATAAATTTATATAATGGAAGATTAATAATAAAGTTTGGTTTATCTCCAAATTTTGTTATATCTAATGTCATTCCACCATTATTATCAAATGTTAATATATATCTGTAAAAATAATTTAACGTATATCGTTTTCTCTTCCTTGGTCCAAGTCCTTCAGTTTTATATGTTCTATATGGAGCGATATAATATCTTAATGTATTTTCAGGATCCTATTTAATCATTGGTAAACCATCATTTTCATCTGATTTTACAATATGGTAATCATCTATTGTACATAATGAATTTAATATAAGTTCCTTTAACTCATCATCCATTAAACTAACATTATCATAATTATCACCATTATTCAAAAGTTCATCAGTCTCATCATCAAACAAACTTTCCTTCAATGACTAAGATATTCCTTCTATTAATGATTTATATAATTTTCTATCCATTAAAAATAAATGTATTTTAATTATTTATTTTTATCTGCGAATAAATCTAGAATTTGTAATATTATTTCTAAGACTTGAATATGTACCAGAATATTGTGGTTGCATGTTATTCTACTGATAATAATTATTACCATTCATCATAGGATAATTATTATTCATATTCTAATAAGGATTTGATGTATTTTGTCCATGCATCAATGAACCATAAGTTCCCTATGCCTGTTGTGTAATCTGTCCAAATCCTGAAGTAGCAATATTAGATAATTCTGCATAATTCTATGATTCCTAATCATCATCTTCATTCGTATATTCATATATTTGAAGATAATTCAATATAGTATTAACTTTATTTCTCTCTTCCATCGTTGAATAATTATAATTAGGAAGTTGACTAAACCATTCATCTAACCATTCAAAATTAGCATCATCATCAAAAAATCTACTCGCAAATAATACTGTAACTGCAATATCATCATGCATTGATAAACCTGCATAACTATTCTTAACTTTACCAAATGATTTCAACTATTCAACTGTTGACATAACGGGAATTTCATGATCCTACTTAACTATAATCTATCCTAAATCTATAAGTTTGGAACCTAACTCGCAGAAATATTTCTTACCGTGATTTCCACCTGTTGTTAAGAATCCCTATATAATGGTTTCATAATACTAATCATGCTTTGCAAATGTCTTTAAAAAATTCTTACCATTGAAATTTTTCTCAAACAATATTCTCATGTTATCAATTTCACCTTGATAACCACCACCGTTACTGAATACGTCAAATGCTATATGTTGCGCTGCTTCTGCGCATGCTTCTTCATCGAAATTATTATCAATATAAATTCCTACCTATTCTAAACATATACAATTCATATATGTAACCGCTTTATAACCTAATCGATTCTTCAATATGGTTTCAGGATCTAATAATTTCATTTCAAATATATTCATGACATTATAATCCGCGTCTTCCTTACCATATTCACCAGCTTCTTTACCTTCTGCTGTATCAATTATACATACAAATCGTCTCTATATCTTATCTTCATATGTTAACTAATCAGGATGAAATTCAGGATCCCAATATATCTTATCAGACACTCTCTTAGGAACACCATATATATCTACATGTTCAAATTTTCTCTTTATATGATCTATTTTTTCTAATGCTGTTTTAGAAAGAAGTCTTGACTCATTAGTATCAAACGATAATTCAAACTCACGTTCCCAAAGATCCTGTCCGAATACAGAAATCTAATCCTATTTCCATTTCTCATCACGTCCAGGTACTTGCCACCAGTCCACGCGTTTAGATACAAATCCATTCTTTCCGTTCTACGCACCTTCCCATAACTCATAATAAAGTCCTGTTCTTCCACGTGGTGTTGACAACACTATAATCTAAGACTATTGGAAATTTGACATAGTTGGATATACAGAACCCCAGAATTCTTTAATTATATTTTGTGATATCAACGCACATTCATCTATGAGCAAAATATTTATTGAATCACCTGTTGCTGAATCACCTGTAGTTGCAACTGCGCGAAGCGAACAACCATTTTCAGTTCTTAATGTGGTTTTACTATATTCTTCAATACCAGGTTTTAAGAAATATGGCAATGCTTTGAATACATCCATACATTTTTTAAGGATCTCTTTAGTTGTTGATTCTTTATTAGCTGTGATCATCAAGTTACGGTCTGCATGGAAAATCAAATACCACACAAAATACGCAACACAAGTTGTGGATTTAGCCGTTTGACGTGCCTACAGGAGGATTACCCTACGGTTTTTCATACGGACATCTTGTAAAGACTCATCCCATATTTCATCAGAAAAAAGATGAAGAACATCTTCTTGATAATCTCTTAATTTAACTAATGTAAATCCTTTATCGTTTCTAAACTTCACATATTTAGAAACAAAATATATACAATTCATTGCACATTTTTTATATTCTTCATCTTCCTCTTCTGTTCGTTCAAAAGTAATTCCTGAATCTCTCAAATCTTTTTTACCATGATAAAATGGGTTGAGATCTGGTTTTTTACCTTTCTTTATATCGTCTAATATCTAATTAATTTTTGCAGTTGTATAGACAGTTGACATTTTTACACTTTCTGACTACTTATCTAATGCGTTTGCCCTAATATCTCTAATAGTTGAACTTCGTCTTGCCATATAATTAAATTATTTAGCATTTATTCTATTTATATAATTAGATATATATGTTTTATAATCATCATTATAAAATATTTCTAAATAATTTAAATTATTATATTTTGCTGTTTGCCTTTTTAATGGATCTCTAACAGTCCAATTTTTAATTGCATTTTTATAAAATGTACTATTTTCTGCTTTAATTTTCCATTTATTGAGTAATTCTATATCATCTTCATTATCTTTGTTATATGGATGTTTCCCATGTGTCCATGTTCCATTATATTCTATATATAGATCATATTTTGGTAAATAAAAGTCACAATGAAAGGGATATAATTCTGAATAATATTGTCTTTTTGTATCTTTATCTATAAATGTAATTAAATAATTATAAACTTCATCTTCTTTTTTTGAACTTCTATTTCCTTTTTTTAATTGCCAGCATGTTTTAAAAGATTTTAACATTATATCTTTATATTGCATAGGATATTCTACACCATATTTCATTAAACATGTTTGCTTAATTTTTTCTTTCGTTTCTTCAAGTTGCATTATATTTTTTACACCATACTTTTCTATACATGTTTGTTTTACTTTCTTCTATATATCATTTGATTCAAATGGCGTTTCACTACCAAATTTCATTAAACATGTTTGCTTAACTTTATCTTTTATATTTTTATTTTTAATGGGATTATCTACACCAAATTTCTTTAAACATGTTTCTTTTACTTTATCTCTTACTTCTTTTACAGCTCCGACATTTGTAACTCCATATTTTTTTAAACATGTTTTCTTTGCTTTATCACTATTTGTGAACGTGCCATTTCCATAGCGCTTTAATTTTGTATTAAATCTAAGTTGAGATTGTATCTATTGTCCTTCATCAGAAAATTGACATTTTCTTGAACAAAATGTTTGGTATTTATTTTTAATATTAATAAATTTAAGTAATTTACCACAAATAGGACATTTAGGTTTTTCTACTAATTTATATTTTATTCTATATATTAATTCTTTAACTGATTCATCACCAGATAAATTCGAAAATCTATTTTGTATATATTTCATAAATTCAGGATATATCTTAATTAAATAATTCTTATGAAATCGTTTGTATTTAATATTTTTATTATAAAATTCTAAACATTCTATATCTGTCATAACTATAAATAAAATATTTTATAATTATTGTATTTAATTATAAAAATAAAGTTTAGTAAACATTAGTTATACATTATTATATAAACTATATAATAATGGTTTAAAATTTAACAAATATGAAAAGTAGATTAAGAAAGAAATATTGTATGTGTCAGTGTACGCATGATAAATCTTATGATGATATGGTAACTGATGATCCATATCCTATGTTTATTTCATGGTTCCATTGTGCTCGTCAACCTCATTTTACTAATAGAACATATGATGATATAGAGAACGAGAGACATGAATATATGTATGGTATTTGTGAAAATTGTCCAAGTTTCACAGTATCGAGGGAATCAATGAGACAATCACGTGAAGAAAAAAAGATTCAGAAAAAGTATTTCAAGAAACATTACGGAAATAATTGTCTTCCATTCTATCAGCAAGATCCTAGTGAAGAATTACCATTTTAAATAAATACAATAAATAGTTATTTTATATTTAATGGGTTTATTTAATGACATAGATTTTGGTAATAATATTGAATTAACAAATTCTATAATGAGAACAACAGTACCTATAGAAATAGGATAGTTACTAATAAAGAAATTAGGTACAGAAAGATATTAGTTTCCTGTTGTATAGGATCATTATTTATTAATATTAGATGATGAACCTTAGCATTGTTCAGGTTAGTATAAAACACGTGAAGGTGATATATTACCGTATACATATAATATGTTGTCATGCTTATTCAGTTTTAATGATTCATTTACACATTTGAATTACATATAGGTTTATCCTGCATAGTATGAAAATAATGATATAATTGTAGATGATGATGCATGTGCGATACCATTTGCTAATATGTTGTTTAATGAATATGATATGATAACAGATAAGATCATATTTGAATTAAAAGATAAAAGAAAAAGATTTGTTATATAGACATCAAATAAAAGATAGATAACTAGTACAGATGATAAATTAACTTTAAAATTTGTTTAGAATTTTCCTTAGATTGTAAATTAGGGATTAAGTCAATTAGCAAATAATGTTTATATTAGACAATGTTAGTTTGAAAACGAAAAATGTTTGGTTGAATTATTTAAATAGTTAATTAAGCAATTTAAATATGTATTGTTTAATACAAGTACATGTTATATAGATAATGTTCCATTTTATATGTATAATAAGGTTAACAACGAATTTTTTAAAGCTATTATAGAAAATGCAGATATGGTAGATGATATAGATTAGTATGCTGTCATTGATAAACGAATAATAAATATGTTATCAAAATTATAGTTAACTGAAAATATGAATAATAAAAAAGAACTATATAAATCTTTAATTGAATCCATTGCAGTTAGCGTGAAGAAATCACTTAATGAAGATAGATATGATTATGGGCATAATAATCCGTCTTCTCATTTAAAATAGAGAATATAGGGTGTATTAAAAAATAAATTTGGGTATGCATCATTAAGAGAACCATCTAGGCGTATTGGTAGTAGAGATTTTTATATTGCTAATAGAACAAATGTTCCAAATTATCCTGCAAAATTTGAGCTTGCTGTTGTTGAACGTAAGAGTACAAGTGAAGATAATTTCAGAATTCCTATATCTCGTAAAGGCGGAATGGATATATTATCAGATGATAATATAAAATATGTATTATTTCCAAGATATATAGGAACTAGTAATATTGATTATATCGTTTATATATTGGATAAGGAAGATATTCAAAAAATATATGATAATCTTAATTCTACTTTATAGAGATGTAAAGATGAAATTAAACAAGGTAAACGCAATAGGAAAACAATTAAGGTAAATAAGAGTATTTCAGACAAATGGAAGAATTTCTTAGCGCCTACGGCTGGAAATGATGGAGTATGTTTAAGTAATAATTGTTTGAAAGAATTAGCAGTAGATACATTTAAATTATATGATAAAAGTTATTGATTATGGAAAAGAGTAAAGTTTTAGTAATGCTTGATATGGGTCACGGACAAAATACACCTGGCAAATCCAGTCCGGTGTTTGATAATGCATAGACTAAATTAAAAGAATATGCATATGTTCGCGCAATAGGATATGAAGTTTATAATAAATTAATTTCTGAAGGTTATAGATGTTATATTGTTCATCCTGAAGTTGAAGAGATTACAAGTCAGTCTCATGATTTAAGTCTTCGCGTTCAACGTGCTAATGCAAAATATGCAGAAGAAAAGAAATCTGGAAATAAAGCTATTTTTATTTCTATTCATGTAAATGCAGCTGGAAATGGTGAGTGGTATAAAGCACAAGGATGGTCTGTATATACAAGTAAAGGTCAAACAGAAGGTGATAAATTAGCAACTGCATTATATAAAGTAGCAGAAGAAAAACTAACACCATTAGGAAAGAAACTTCGACCTGATTATTCAGATGGTGATCCTGATCAAGAAGCAAATTACTATGTATTAAGTAAAACAAATTGTCCAGCATGTTTAACAGAGAATATGTTTATGGACAACAAGGAAGATGCTTCCTGGCTATTGAGTAACGAAGGCAGGAATACTATAATTGATATTCATGTAGAAGGAATAAAGAAATATATAGAAAGCTTATAATAAAAGAAAAGGTTGAGAATTTTGTTTATTCTCAACCTTTATTATTTTCTAAATATAATTGCATTTTCTAACATGCTAATTTTATATGTTCATCTGTTAAATCTTTATCTGTTGTTTGCTTTAATATATTAAGATAAAAATTATCGGTTGAATTATTAAAGCTATCAAGTATATTTGGATGATCTTCTAAAAATAATGAAAATCGTTTCTTATCAGACATATTTTCATAATAAGATTTAAATGAATTTATCGTATCGCTATTATTCATCTTAAATATATTATAAGCGTCAATATCTGTTCTTAAATCTTCGATTCCAAAATGTCCAGATGGAAATTCAACCATTGGATTTTCTTTTATATCTTTTGCGAACTGAACAATATCACCACAATATCCACAAAGGTCACCATGCTTATTAATGAGACCATTGAAAACAGCGGCAAAATGTGGGAAATCAATATATTCCTTATTAGGAAGAATTAACTTCTATATATTAGGAATCATTGAGTATTCTTTATCTGCAATCTTTTTAAACTCTGAATTAACCACACCTGCAACAATATTCCATGTCGAACCATTATATTTGTTACTACGAATATATTGATATACAGGATATTCATTAGGAACTATTTTTAAATCAGATGCAATCTTCTTAAGACTATTTAATACTTCAACGAAATCATCTAATCCTATATATATAGGTTTTTCTGAAACTTTTAACTTTGTTACATTTGTCGTTGGATTATATAACAGATATGTTCCATATAAAATTAAATCTTGATCTAAATCTTCTGTGGTTCTTATATATTGCATAAATTTATATTAATGTAATTATTTTTATTGGATCATTTCATGTCTGTCAAATAACTAAGGCATAACTGTATCAATTATTTCGTCTCTAACATAAGAATTTTCTTCAAGAGTGTCATATAAAGTATTAAAATCTTCCTAATCCACACAAACAACGAAGTATCCGTTCTTATCTTTTCCATAAAGTAAGTCAGTATCTTTAAACGCTCGCTTAAAATCAGCCATGCCTTTTAATGGAGCATCTTCTTCAGGTTTAATAAGATTACCCATATAGATTTTCGCTGTGTGAATATTTGATTCATTCAACCATTTATATTTCTCTGGAATTTTATAATATGATTCATTTGTTTGTGATAATTTCTAAAGCTAAGCTAATTTCTAATCCTGAAAATTTGCCTAATCTATTGCATGTTGTTTTGTCATATCATTTATTTTCTTCATGATATTCAAAACATTCTAATCTGTCATAACAGGATCATATGGTCCTGCTGGTGTTTTATTTGATGCAGTAGCTTTGGCTGCGTCTAATAATTTCTATTGCGTATTTAAGTCTTGTTGAAACTTATTTTCATTTTCCTATGCTTTCGCAGTAAGGTCTTGAATTGTTTCATCAGACTCAACAGATTTAAAAGATGTATTTCCAGTAGAAGCATCATCTTTACTATCCGTTGAATTATTAGAGTTATTATTATCTTGATTTGTATCGGTTTTTACATTTGAATCATCCTCATTAAGTTTCTTTATAAAATGTCCAGTTTTTGTGTTGTAAACATATTTATATTTCTTCATAATAATTATAATGTAAATTCATTTTTATCAAAATAATCTTCACAAACTGTATTATAATATTGTTTCTATTTTGCAATAGCTAAATTTTCCATTAAATTCTTTCTGAATGAATATGCGGCTTTTAATCCTGCATTAACATTCTGCTATGGTTGTTGATTAGGTTGCTGTGTATTATTAGCAGGTTGCTATTGAGTTGTTGTTCCATTATTCTGCTATGGTTGTTGATTATTATTAGCATTCTAATCACCAGATAATCCGCCAAATGATTTAAATCCATTTAAGAAATTTTTAAATGTATCTTCTGATGGATTTTGTTTGAAATCATTCCATGCTTTAATTGCTGGATCTGCTTGTTGATTACCTTGTTTAAAATCAGGAATATTCTTTTGAATTTCATCAGGAAGGTTAACAGAAATCATCCACCATGTATTCTCCATTTGTTTCAATGTATCCTATACTTTCTATGCATTAGGATTTGGTTGTTGCTATTGTTGTTGATTATTCTAATCATATGGTTGTTGATTATTATTCTAATCTTGCGTTTGATTTGGTTGTTGATTATTTGTTGGTTGCTATGGAGCAGTTGTATTCTACTATGGTTGTGCAGCTGGCACCTATGTAGCTGGTTGCTAAGTATTTGTTGCGGGTTGTTGCTATTGCTGTGTATTCTAATCGTCCTCGAAAATAGGTTTACGTCTTCTTATCTTAATCATTTCTTATTTAACTTTAATTTTTCTAAATAAACTGTTGCTTTTTGTGAATCTACATTTTCCTTTAAGAGTTCAATGTCAAATCCATCTTGAACAAGATTTTTAAGTAAAGAAATATAATTCTCTTCAAGTGGTGTATAGAAGTAAACTCCATCCGATACCTTGTTGAATTGAAGTTTATATTTATTTACATAACGTACTAATGCTTTGTCTACTGATGAATGTGCTTCATCAAGAGTGAAATCATTTAAATATATAGAATAACTTTTATCATTTTGATATTTCATATTTTCATATAAAGCTTTCTTATATTTCTTATTGCATTTTGATTCATAAAGCATTTTTACCTATTTTGATGAAATTGTTTTTGCATATTCATCAAGTATATTTAATGGAATAGAATGTCTTTTCATATAAATAATATCAAAAAATAACTTTTTATTATTTATTCATGATATTATTTTTATGTTGTAACTGTTAATGTATAGATATTATTATCATTATATATATTAAAAGATGAAACGTATTGCATATATCCAGCATCATACCTAAAGATATAATATGTAGATGTATATGTAATAGATTCAGTTGTATAACCATTTGTATCTATATAAACTTTTTCATTTGTTATATCAACAATATAACAATTACCATATGTTGATTTACTAAAATTAGTTCCTGATTTATATGTAAGGTTCATATCATTATAAGTATCATAAATCATTGTATAATCTGAAGAATATCCAAAAAATATATAATTATTATAAACTGATACCTGCATTAATTCAAATCTATTAATATCAGTTACATGAAAATTACCTACATTGCTTTTAAATATACATATATATGAAATGTTATCAGAACTACTAACATCTTTTAAATTTATTAAACTTAAATATATATTATATGTTTTTGTTGCGCTTGTACTGTGTGTAACAATCTTAAATAAATCTGTATTATTATATGAAATAGTATAAGTATTAGATGTATTCTATGAAAATGAATAATGTATTCTTGATGCAGTTTTTGTAGTATCTGTTGAATACGTTATAATAGAGCCTCCAGTATTTGGAGACATTATTAATGAAGTTGTACTTGATATTGAATTATTTCCAACAAAATTACCGTCTTCATCTTCAAATCCTAAATATACATATTCACCGTCAGAATTAACTAAATCTGAACTTGCTGGTGTACTAATAGTAAACGTTGGTATACTATAAGGATATTTCTAATATGTTGACATAAAAATATTAAAAAATAATTTTTATATCTACACTCAATTAGAAAATACAATATCTCACTTTACGTAGTTATAGTACCCGTCATACGATCTGTATAAGTAACTTCTGTAGTATTACATTTAAATCTATAATTACCATATGATGATGGTGTACATGGTTCAATTAAAAAATATTTATGTCCTTTATATACATATCCACCAACACATGTTGCATATGATTGTCCATATCCTGACGGTATAGTTATAGTAAATTGTGCATTATATGAACCATCTGAATTCGGCGTACTATCATTAATTCCACAACTTACAGTAGTTCCATCTGATGAAAAATTAGTTCCAGTCCAGTGAATTATAACTTTATTATTTCCCTAAAAACCACCAATACTAAATGTTATAGTAATTACAGAAGTTGTGCTACCTGACTATATTATTGTAAATAATGAAACTGTATTATATTTAAATACGATTGTTCTGTTAGTTGTACTTGTATTTGCTGGTATATTTAAATATATTATTCCTGCAGTTTTTGTTGAATCTATATTTGATACTGTTGCAGAACATCCGGATACATCTGATGATAATGTATATGATGAATTTGATAATTTACCTGTAAAGTTATTATCATTATCTTCCATGCCGAAATAAACAGTAGACTATGTTGAAGAACCTACATACCATTTAAATTCTTCATTTGTATGAGCAGATGAAGAAATATTTGCATTTATGGATGATGTATATTTTTTATATGTTGACATAAAATGATGAAATTTATTATTTCAATATCTATACAGACATATAAAATCCTATGTATTAATATACATAAATAAAAAATTCGTTACGCAAAATTAGATTTGAATAACGAATTAAAATATTTACTACCCATTTATTAATGTTAAACCAGTAAATACACTATAATTAACATTATTATATGTTGTAGGTGAACAACTAACTAACCCATATGAATGACCTGAAATAGATGCTATGTTTGTTTTATAACTGTTATTTTGTATATTTCCTGGTATAGTTACTACATATGTACTACTAATTGTAACATCTTTTACTTGTATTGTAAAAGATGTATTGGGTAAACCTGGTTCAGACCAAGTAATTGTAATATAATTTGTTGAAGAACCAATACTAAATATTACATTTTTTGTAGTTACTTTCCATATAGCATAAAATGTTTTATTTGATGTTATAGGTTCGGAATTACCAGTTTTTTTACCAGAAGTTGCTGTGCTTGTTTCTGCCCATCCTTCAAAAGTATAACCAGTACGTTGTGGTATATAATTTACAAAAGATACTGTTGAACCTGATGTAATTCCTACCTATTTAGGATTACTAGTATTTCCATTTATAGTTCCACTATTAAGATTCCATGTAACGGTATATGTTGTAGTAGTTTCAGAATTATATTTATACTTTCCAATAGATGTTACATCACCATCTATAACATTTCCCCAATTTATAATACTATGTAAACTATCATTACTATATACATAATCATTTGCGTTAACTGTCGCTTCAAAACCACCATAGTATATATATACAGTACTATTATCATTAACAGGAACAAGTGTATTTTCATTTTTATACATTTTTATTGGAAATTTTATAATACTTGATATAGTATTATTATCAAAATTTTTCCCTCCTATGTATGTTAATGTCCCATTATCTACTAATTTTTTTATTGAAGTCGTTGCATTAAATATACTTGTTAAATCTTTATTATTAGTTACATGATATATTATATTACCTGTATCTTTCCATGTTTCATAACTTATATATGCATCAGGATCTTCTGAATCAATACCTAATGAAAATCTATATAAAGTTGTATCATTATTTGTTGATGTTATAATATTGGAATAAGGTGTTTTAAAAAATACCCAATATCTTAAATATACATATATATTATTATCTTCTTCCGCAGGATCCTACAATATTTTAAATAATTCGGTATCTTTATATTTAAATGTTATAAGTCTCTAACTTCCCGTAGAGTTTTTAGATAATGTATAAGTAATAATACCTGTTTTATTTGTAGTATCAGTTGTATTTTTTTTTATTGTTGCACTACATCCAGTAGTATCACTTGTAATCTATATATTAAAATCTGCACTAGTTAATTCTCGCCAAGACCTATTTGAATCAGAATCAGTTTTTGGTTTTTTAATACCAAAATATATAGTTTTACTAGGTGAACGCTAACTTAATTCACTACTTACTGCTTCTCCTTCTTCTTCTTCAAATTGTGGTATAGATATACTTGATCCGTATCTTTTATATCCCATATTAACTAAAATTATTCTTAATTTTACATTATTTATTTTATAAAAATAGAGAATGCAATATTCATAAATTACAAAATATTACATTCTCTATTAACATATCTTAACTTATTAATAACCAATTCTTTAATTACCAACCTGTTTCGAAAAAATCTGCTTGACGTAAATTAGTCCAATATTCTTTACAATCATTTATATCATTATTTGCTTCTTCTGAATATGTTCCTGTATTTACAGTTACACCTCCAATTGCAGTCACTGTAAATGTTCCTAATTTTTTCACAACCTATAACTTACATTTAGCTGCAATCCATTGTCTTACCCAAGGATCTTCAAATAATTCCTGTTCATCTACCTTTACAGCTACTTCACAATAAACATCATTATATGGATCATGTCCCATCACAAATAACTAATGTGTAAGTCTATTCCACTTATGCTTTATATCAACTAAATTAAACTATTTTAACTAATCCCAATTAGACCACTATATAGTCCTAAACATCACAGTGTCCATCGCCATCTACGGACCCATCCACATATCTGTCTAAAACATACGGTTCCATGATAGATCTGGGTCGTTCACACCATACATATAATTTCTCCTTTTCATCTCTTCCAATTTAACTACAGATAAAACGCAATCAGGAAATTTTATAGTTCTAGTTTTCCTAAATTCTTGAGAATAAAATACATCTCGTGGGATTATATATTTATCATAACGCACGCTATCATTATCCAATTCATAAACCATTCTTAGTTCTCTATCTACAAGTCTTTCATATTCACGGTCCGATAAAGAAATATTTATAGTATTACTCATTGTTATTTCTGATTTTAACCATTCAATAAATTCAGATCTAGTCATTCTTTATTATATACATATTTTTAATATTTATTTTATTAAATATAGAAAAAGCGGATATATTTCATATACATGAATATACCCACTTTATAATTTATTTAGTTATTATTTAAAACATCTTTGCTTTAACAAGTTTTGCAACCATTCCACCATCAACTGCTTTAAATGATGAACGAACAAAACCGATAACCTTACCCATTTCTTTTTGAGAATAATTTCCATTATCAGAAATATACTTATCAATTACTGAATTTACTTCATCTTCTGATGCCATCTTTGGAAGCAAATCCTTAATATAGTTCATCTGATGCGTAAATTCCTCAACTTCATCCAAATGACTATTTGTTTTCTGTCGAATCTCAATATCACCTTGAAGTTCCTTTACCATCTTATTAAGAATCTGCATTTCAGATTTTTCATCCAATACTGGATAATTATCATTTTTATCCTTATCACCTGTTTTATACTCAAGAAGACGAGCCTTAACCAACTTATAAGTATTAAGTTTTTCTTTCTCACGCGCCTTCATTGCATTTTTGATAAGAATATCATACTTCTCAATAATCTCATTAACCTCTTGTTTATTATTTTCCATTTTTCTATTATTATTTAAATGTGAATCAATAATTAACTTTTACACTCTTTTGTCCAATAATAATATAGACGATAACTGCAATATATGTAAACAAAAGTCCACAAATTAATGCAGTAGTTGTTCCTCGATTATTTGCCTTTGCAATATAATAACAAAGAATCATACAAATAATCATAGATAATACACATGAACCAATCAACATACTTTTATTTATTTAATTTTATTATTTAAATATTATCTTTTATTTTAATATTTTGTTTATTTTTAATTTATATAATAACTTAATCATGTATATGTTCTTTTATAATAGATACCATTTTTTTATAATATCCATCTTCTTTTGACATATCTGTACATATATCAGAAAGATAAGTTCTTTTTGCAGTAATAGTTTTTAATACTAATTCATGAATTTTAAGATTTATCTCTTCATTTGTTAATTCATGTTTTATATTATTATCTTTATTTTTAAATCGTATCATATCATTATTCAAATACATGTTCACAAATCCAATTATAAATTTCATTAAATCTTGGGAAAACGTTATTAGTACCATACATAGAATCTTTCAACTCTTTATTACTGTAATTTTTAAACCTATTTTCTATAAGATTTTCAATAATACGAAGTTTTATTTCTTCTTTTGAATATTTACATTTATCTATATTTCTAAAACATATACTCATATTTATATATATATTTACTTAAATAGTTTACATAAAAAATAAGATATTCCTGCACATATTCCTGTTAAACAAACAGCAAAAGGAAATCCATATGTCCATGTTTCTATTCCATTATTTAAATTCATTCCATAAAATCCTGGAATAAGTGCTGCGACCATTAAACATATGGTTATAATTGTCATCTTCTTCATTGTCTGATTAAGACTATTATTAATAATAGAAGAATAAGACGCTTGTTCTCTTTCGAGAATATCACTATATATTTGAGATGTATGTAATGCCTGACTTAACTCTACTTCTACGTCATCCATTAAATCTTCATCATATAATTTAGATGAAATAAATCTTTTTGCACGAATTAAAACAGATTCATTATCTTTAAGTGAAGCAGTGAAATATACCAAGAATTTTTCAATATTCATTATATGCATTAGTTCATTCTTATTCATTTTATCACTTAAAGATGATTCTGCTTTTTTCATCTGAATATGAATTTGTTTAAGATACTTAAGAAACCAAAAATTAGATTCAAGAAATATACTTATATAAAGATTATATCCTATTCTATCATTAATCTTTTTCTGATTACTCCAATTAATGAAATTTGATATAACATTATTTTGTCCATAATATGCTGTAATAAAAATATTATCCTTTATCATCATACCAACCGGTATTGTAGTATATATAGGGTCTTGATTTTCTTCCGTTCTACTTCTATTAGGAACACGAATAATAGTTAATATCCAACCATTATCTCTATCAAATCTAGATCTCTCTTCAATATCTGATATATCATCAAAAAAGTAATCAGGAGTATTGAAATGCGATACTAATTCTGATATATCATCTTTTGTTGGATTCACAACATTAATCCAACAATTTGATTCCCAATTTTCAATTTCTTTAAAACCATTATCACATTTCAAATACTGTATCATTTCTATTACTTCTTATGTTTATTAACTAATGTTTCTCTTTCAATTTGCAATTTAACTTGCTTTACTTTCATCTTTGCATAATATGTAAGAAGTTCAGCATATCTATCTTGAATAGATTTCATTTCGTTCTTACAAGATGTTCGTTGATTCTTGATATTTTCAATTTCATCATCAAGTTCCTTCAACTTTGTTTGATATACATAATTATCCGCATGTTCATCACATCCTTCAAAATATGGTATCTTATTAATTTCTGTAAGATACATTGCACCTTCCATTTGATTCTTTGTAAAAATATCATCATCTTCTGGATAAATCTTCACAAGCTTACCTCCAAGCATATCTTCATTCTTAATCCACATTGCAAAATTATGAAGACCGTTATCATCACGCCACATAATAAGTTTATGCAATTTATTATCTGCTACACCATAACCATAATTCAATGTATCAAATGATGGTTCTGTCATTACTAGTGAACGCCTATTTGGATCATTGAAAAATGATGTAAGCATTTGTTTCTGTTCACCCATATATGTCTTATCCTTTGAATAAAACTTCAAAAGTCTATTAACAATATCTTCTACTGTCATTACATTCTCCTGAAATTCCTTCATATCTTTAGAACTAATAGAAACTCCTTTATTATCAAAATTAAATTTTATCATATCCTAACTGCTTAATATATTTTACTAATCGTTCTTGATCATCTGGATCAATATTAAAATCATAATCTTCATTTATTCCATTTAATCTTGCTTTATATATTTTTCCTCCTGTACAATTATCATCATAACGAGCTATTTTTATAATATCTTCTATACAAAACATAGATTTATATTTAGTTATAAAGAAATGTTTATGTTGTTTCTTAAATTTTAGCATTTAAATTTATTGTTAAAAAATCATAAAATGTATATTCTTGTATATTATCTATTTCACCTTCATCTAATATAACAAAAGATAATCCTCTACTTTCTATTAAATTTTCATATGCAATATATTTTATATTATTATAAAGTAAGAAGTCTCTAACATCTCTTTCAGACTCACATGTATATAAATCATTTAATGATATATTAGGAAATTCTGATATTAACTTATTTGATAGTTCTGTAATAATATCATCTAAAAAATTATCAGAATATCTAAATTTATCTTCTATATAAATTGTATTATCATGCGTTGGATATATATCAGATACATAAATATATGTAGTTTCCCAATCAAATTTATCATTATGTCTTTTAGGGTCTGTAATATCTATTGCTTGACAAATATTTCCGCAATGCCAACCTAAATGACATTTATCTATATCAATATAATCTATTCGTTGTGAACTACCATGAAATACTAACATAATTTTATTATAATTTAATCAATATAAATAAAATCACCTGTACTTTTATCTAGAACTATAGCTTTAACAGGATCATTATAATCATTACGTTTCGCTTTAAATATTACATGATTATCTGTTTCAATTTTATCACCATAATCATATTCAATTATTCTACCTGTTTCTAAAGAAATAATTTTATATTCACCATTTGGTGAATAATATTTCTCATATACAATATATCCTCTATTATACTTAGGTATTTCAATAAACGATACTTCTTTACCTGATTTAAGATTAACAATAACATCTGTTTTCTTTAAATATTTCTCACCAACCTTTCGTTTTTTTCCTCTATAATGATAACGCTCATATTCATCATTATACTTATCAACTTCTTCTTTTGTATATGACGCTATATCACATTTAGTGAAAAATTCAAAATAATGTTTCTTCTTATTATAATCCTTTATCTTTGAATATAAATAATCATAAGAATCGAATCTACAAAAATAAACAGAATCATTTATAATTTTTCCATCAATACAAATATGCATAAAAAAACAAGTATTCTTATCATATTCATATTCAAGATATTCCTTAAACTTATTATAAGTATCAGAATTAACTGGGTGTAGTGTAAAATGAGAATTACATATAATATTATTTTTCTCTTCAACTGATGGACCTAAGAAATTATTCAATAATTTCATATATTCTTCATAATCAAATGGATCTGTAAAATCATAAGTATTCATAATTATTTCTTTTTCTTCTTGTTAAAAATCTTACAAACTGTATCTATCTTAATAGGATTAATATCAATCCAGTTACAAATCTTATTACTATCAACAGGTTTATTTGTATCAGGATTTAATACACATGTAATATGTGGTTGTTTATTCTTAATCAACATAGATACTACTTCTGTTTTCTTAATTCTAAACGCAAATACATTTTCATATCTACCAATTCCATCTACCGTTAAATACATATGTGTATCAGGCGGAGTATCCTTCAAATAATTAATGATATTTTCTGATTTTGCATCATCAAAATTTCCATCATTAAATATCATTGTACAGTGATCAATATACACTTTCCAATCTTGTAGATATGAAGCACCATTTTCTACATTCTCACAAAATGCAATTTCAAGTTTCTACTTATCATCATCTGATACAAAGAAACCGGCATATATAAATGTTTTAAAATCAACTATCATGTTTATACTCTTTTGTTATTTGATCAATTTTTGTAAACAGTAAACTAAATTTAGCATCACGTTGAACTTTCTTCATTGCATAAATTTCCTTTACTATTTGTAATTTAACATCATCTTTATATTCCAAAGAAAATGTTATATACATATTTTTCTTTGGTAATTTCAAAGATTTATCAAAAGTTTCATATTTTATTATATTGTTATCATATTTAAAATACGTATCTTTATACATCCATTTATAAGGATGCTTTGCAATTCCAATAATAGGTATATCTATATTATTATCCAATAAATAATCTTTTAGTCTTGCACCTAAACCTTTATGATATGTTATACCATCGTCTTCACACATATGAACATATCCATCAACTATTATTGTATCAAGTTTATATCCTTGTTTTTTAATTTCTTTTAATACATCAATAATAGGTGGTAATTCTCTCTTATAAAAATTACCTGGTTCATATTCTGCTATATTATCTGTTCTTGTTACTATTACTTTTTCAAAATCTAAATCAGTATAATCTTTAAAAAGTCCCGCTACTGTATGAGCATACTCTTTACTAGTTTTATTATCTGTATAATAGTAAACATCTATATAAACTTTCATCTGTATAGATCAATATCATTTATTATTATAGTAAAAGAGATAGATAAAGTTTGTTTATTATCTATCTCTTAATATAATTTAGATATTTAACGCCATTCAACAGTTGCGTCTGAATCATATCGCTTTGCTCCATCCTCATAATATCCACAGGTATCTATATCGATAGCAAGATGCTTTGTAACTTGTGAACGTACGATAGAAGGTGTTTCTGTTACAACAGTACCTAAAGCTTCTGCATGCATCATTTCCTTAATTGCAAGTGCGACCTTATGTTCTGGAGTATTAAGTTGTGCATCACGAGCTTCTATTTCTTGTTCAAGTGCCTTCTGGTTGCCTTCTAACTGTTGAATCTTTGTACGTTGTGATTCAATAGTCTGAATCATTTCCTTAATTTCTGAACCTAATTGCTCTAAATATGCCTTCTTAATTGCTTTTGAAAGAAACTCATCTGATTGTAAATCTGTATATGATAACATAATCTTATATTTTTAATTGTTCAACTTATTTGTTTATTAACAATACAAAGATACATATTAATTTCCTAAATAAAAAATTTAATGAGACTTTTTTCTTATTATTTTATAAAATAATTAGATAAACTATATATAGAATATGACAAATTATACAACATTAAAAAATGAGTTATATGCAGTAAAGCAATATGAACTCAAAGGTATGGATCCATCTGATATGTATATAAGTATACAATCAAATTTATTTAACAGTAATATAGATGATATTAAAAATAATTTATCTACTGATGAAATAAAGGAATTACTTCGTATATGTAAGGATTCGTATTATAATTCACAAAGGGAAATACTTAATGATTCTATGTTTGATGAACTAGAATCATTTGTAGGATTAGAAAATAAAAACTATATTGGCAGTAAAAATACATCTAAACATGTGAATTATACTATTAAACATAGTTTTATAATGGGTTCTTTATCAAAAGTACAAATTAAGGAAAATAAAGAAACAAATAATGTAAATTGGCAATATTTTGCAGACGAGTTAAATAAGTATATCAATAAATCACATAATACGACTTCCTATGAGACAACACCTAAATTAGATGGATGTTCATTTAGTACAGAATTTACACTAGATAAAAATAATAATGTTGAATTAATTTCATGTGCCACAAGAGGTGACGGTAATTATGGAACAGATATTAAACATTGGTTTTTACCTAAACTTAATACATGGACATTAATAAATGAATGTTGTCACAATATATTAACACCAGGTGATATTTTATGTATTCGTGGTGAAGTATTGGTACCAATATCAGTGTTTAATGAAAATTTTGCTGATAAATTTACAAATCCTAGATCATATGTTGCAGGTCTTCTTGGTCGGAAAGTAACTGATATTGATCCAAATTTATTGATAGATAATGATTTACATTTCGTATGTTATGATTATCGTATATATAATAAAGATACACAAAAATATACAGAATTATCATGGATGAATCCTACGGATCCTACATATGAAATGTTACAACCATATTTAGGATATATAGGCGAATTACCTGAATTACATTTCTGTCAATGTCATACATATAATGGATATATATCAGGAGATGATTTAAAACATATCTATGATGAATATGAAAAATTCAGAAATGAAAATTCTAAATATGCGTTAGATGGTATTGTATTCAAACCTTCTGCATCATCAAGATTATATAATGAAGATAGAGAAAGACCTCTTGATTGTGTTGCCATGAAATTCATTCCTATGATTAACACTACAAAAATTATAGATATTGAATGGAATGTAAAAAAAACAGGAGAATATTTTCCTAAAGCTATTATTGAACCTATATACTTGGATGGTAAAGAATTAAAGAAAGCATCATTACATAATTATAATTATATTATCAAGAAACAATGTGGTATTGGTTCAGAAGTAAGAATTTCATTAGCTGGCGATATTATACCATTTGTTTATGAAATTATTAAGCCTGGTGGAATAAACAATATTAATATTCCTGAGGATACAGAAGTTGTAACTGAATCATCTGGAACTATGCATCTTATGAAAGTTTTTAAATCTCATGATGAGTTTAATAAAAATAATTTTTTAGCTTCTGCTACTGCATTAAATATTAACACTATTGGACCTGCTGTTGCAAATATGTTATGGGATAGTAATCTTCATAATGAAATTCATGATTTACGTAATATTGTATATTTAATGTCAGATGAAAGATTAAAATTAATTACAGAATATTTAGGTACAAGTAAATCTATTAAAAATATTGTAGATAACTTAAAAACATATAGAGAACATATTACATTAGAAGATATTATATTAAGTTTTTGCTTTAAATCATGTGGACATAGAGCATCTTCATTATGTGCTAAAATTATTAGAAATGAAGAGTATTCTACTTTTGGATTTAGTTCTATTGCATATAACTGGGCATTAGATAAAAATAGTGAAGAATATAATTTAGTTATGAAAGTTGTTAATTTACTTAATATAGATATTACAACAAAAGTAAATAGTAATTCTAGTAATGAAAATTCTGAAAAAATTAAAATTATTATGACTGGTTCTCCAAAATCTTTTGGATTTAATACAAAAAAAGAGTTTCTAAAAGAACATCCAGAATATGAAGAAACTACTATATGGAATGAATGTAAAATTTTATTTACTGATGATTTATGTTCGACATCTAGTAAAATGAAAAAAGCCAATAAATTAGGAATAGAAATTAAAACATATGAATAAAGAAAAAGAGAGTTAAGATTCGTTTCTTAACTCTCTTTTATTATTTAATAAAAATTATCATATTCATCATCTGCTTGTCTAGATAAAAGACTATATTCATAATCATTTATTTCATTTATTTCATCTTTTGATAGATGACTCATGATAGACCATTCATAATCTTTCATCACATCTTCTTCCTCATCAGTAAAATGATTATTATGTTCATAATAATCATAATCCGTATTACCATCTTGAAATATTTTCATGATAACATACTATGTAAATTTTTAAAAAGTTCTTCTGCGCTTTCTTTTGATTCTTTTATTTCTCTAACAGATTTAACAAGTTCATCTATATTAGGTACATTATTTTTTGATTTAACATTTACTTTTTCACCTGTTATTTGTTCAATAATTTCATTTAAACATGTTTGAACAATATCATTATCTATATATTTTTCTCTCTGTTTACTTATAATATTTTCTAATGTATTTATATCAACAGGTAAATATTCTTTTTCAAAATCTGATTTAGGAATTTTACAATATACATATCCAAATTTGGCACCAGCTTTTTTTAAACCGTATTTCATATCAAGAATACCAGCAAAATCTCTATATATAGGAGATATTTTCTTAATATCAATAATAATATAATCTTCACTGCCTGATAAACAAGATGAAGATGTTTCATATATTTTTCCTTTCTTCCCAAGATTTGTTCCTGATGATGTAACAGGTTGATAATACAAACCTGTTGGAATATGCTTTACTTTATACATACGCTTTAATTTTAATTTGATGTAATTTTATTATGTCCCTTCTTAATTACAATATAACCATCATTAATCATATCTTTATATTGACTTCCAAATGATGATCTCATAGATACCTTTACATCTTTTTCATTTTCAAATTGCCATATATATTTACCATTTTTTCGTTTTCTATATATAGCTTTACCCATTGTAGGATGATTAATTTCTGCATAATAAAATTCATTTGTTATAAATGGATTCTCAATGAGATCATTATTCCAAAATAATCTCTCTTCAGAATGTTCACACCATTCAGATGTATAATCCAAATCATGCATGAATTTTGAATCTGTTTTAGGATTATAATTTTTAGGATAAACTACAGCTTTATTAAAAACAGCCATATTATCTTCAAAATATAATCCCGTTATATTTGACTTATTATCATTCATTTATTTTATATCTTTAATTTTTCGTGAATATTCTTCGCCGATATTAAATAATATAATACCATTTAATTTCTCTTCGTCAGAAAGTTTATCATATTCTTTCTTGACAAAATCATCCCATGATATTTCATCATCCTTTAATTTATAATCATTCCACAGATTAACAAGTTTATCATAACCTAATGAAAATAATATCTTTACATATTCCTGCGAAATCTGATGAACACCACATCCTGTAATTGAACATGATGAACCACCATGATAATCTGGATTATCAATAGCATAATGTGGATAATAAATAATAACATCTTCTACAAAGCATTGCATATTTTTTCTTGGATCATAATAATTATGAATTTCTTGTACAATACCTGGAAGCATGTTACATGTTTCTACCCAATCGCCTATTTTATAATCAATATACTTATTAACCTTCTTTAAATTATAAAGAATATCTTTCTTATCCATAATATATCTTTTAATTGTTATTAAACTCTATTACAAAGATACATATTTTTATTGGAATAAGAAAGATATTCTTAAACTTATTTTAAAACTAATAATTGTTTTAACTCTTTTACTTTATTATAAATTTCATTACAGATTTTTGAACCTTGATTATCATTAGTAAATTTAATTTATTTTCATAACATCCTGCAATATTCTCAATAGCAGTTAAATATTTACAAATATCTAAATCCCATCTATTATGATTAATATCTAAATCAACTTCTAATGGTTCATCTTCCCATTTTAAATCAGGATATTCATCCGATTTAAGCTTCATCTTTGCACAATGTCCATCCCATATAGATGGTTCTTTCTCCCACTTACGATCTTTATTAATTTTACGTTTTGGTTTCTTTGAAAAAAGATGAACATCACCAAGAATAAATCCATTACCGCATGATTCGAAGCCTTTATCCCTTGCTAACCACATAATATATAAATTTAAAGTTCAAACTCATCTACTACTTTAGGTAATTTATCATATCCCTTTTCATGATGATGTTTCTTACATGCTTCAATTGCATCAATCTCGGTTTTATAATAAGTTTCACAACTACACAAATAATTATTATCGTTCTCAATGGATATATATTCTAATACACCATTTCGTGCATTATGTTTACCAATTTCAGCACGATAACCTTTTTCTGATTTTGTAATACGATATTTCATATAATATTAAATTAAAATTATAATTCAAAGTTACATATTAAAATTTAAATATGAAAAATATCTTTAATCTTTTTTTATACAATGTTTTTTAAAATCCCATTCATATTTTTCATAATCTGTATCATCTTCTTTATCATCATATATATTAATCATATCATGATAACACTCATTAACCAACCATTTACATTGTTCTTCTGTAAGATCCTTTGTTTCTATATTTGATGGTTTATATAACATTATTTTCCACCATTTACGTATTTCTTTTTCGTTATTATTAAACTCATCATTTTCTATGAAATTATACCAATCACATGTTTGTTCATCAACATAAAATTTTTCATGTTCTTCACCTTCGATATACCAATAACATGGCATAATGAAAGCTTTACATAATTCATATTCGTTTAATTTCATAATTGTCACTTAACCACTTTTCAAACTCATCTATATGATTTTGCATATATTTATATTTCTGAATAATTTCATAAGCATTCTTCATCAATATAGAAACAGGTTTAATAGATGTTACATGATATGTACATGATTGATCCATAGGATCTGCTGCTGAATGATAATCATATTCAATTTCATAATAAGTATCATCATCTACACCTTCAAATCCATCAGGGAAAATCCATGTTTCCTCATCATCACATGGACCATTATATGATGTATGCATATAGCATCCTTTTCTTATCTCACTCATTTGTATTAATATTTTTATTTAAACATGCGCAGAATCCTTCTTTATATGCACATTTTACGGCATTATATTTCTCTCTAACATCACCTGATGGAAATCCATATATACTCCCTTCGTAAATAGTTTTATCTGCATAAAATGTAGCATCTTTCTCTAACTCATCTTGAATATGTTTATTCCTTAATTCCTTAAGTTCTCTCAACCAACTAGCAAGTTGCTTATGTTCTAATCCACAATCTCTATTATCACATGTTTCTGATACTTCATCTGCATGCTTAATAGCTTCATCTAATGTCATACTCATAATTTAATTAAACAAGTAATAATCTTTATCTACATCTTTTAATATACCATTAAAGGTTGTTACTTTAATATTTTTATCTTTATATTTTTCTGAACCATCTACAAGCATCTGACAAAAATTCTCTCTGAATTTTTCATCCAATGTGCATGTTCGTTTATCATAATAAGTTTCATCATATGCAGTACCTTTAAATAACAGATTAGTTAATCTATTAATTTCAGAATTTGATAGTTCAATAGTAATTTTATTCTTTTTCATATTGTATTAAAATTAATAAATATCTTCTGAATATAATGGCCAATATCCATTCTTTATATACTTATCATTCCTGATAGCTTTTTCCTTGGATACTTGACCACATTCATAAGCTATTTTCATTGCTTCTACTCTTCCTACATATCTTCCTTTTGATGTCATAAATCCACCATCAGATTCTTTATTGTTTATTTCATCACCATATTGATATATAATATCAGGATGTCTAAACCCCAATCTCATATCAAATACTTGATTATGTGGTTCATAATATATTGATTTTGGATCTTTACCTTGTTTATCTATCATATTTTGTCTATTACTAGTATTTCTAGTTTGTAGATAAGCAGCACATACAATATATTCTTTCGTATTATCAATCATTCTATTTCAACTTCTTTTATATAATACTCAGAAAAACCTGTAAATCTATCACCATGTTTTTCTGGTAAATGTTCTTTTGCTTTTTCATATGTAGTGAAAATTGTTTTATATGCTGGACCATCCATAGGTTCATCAAAAGATTCATTAAATCCACCACTACAATAATTACCTTTGGTATAAATCTGATATAATTTCATAATTAATTCAAATCAAAATAATCATCTGGATATTTACAATATAACTTTTTCTTTGTAACAATTAAAAATGATGCATATATAAAATTAATATATATTTTATTTACAAACCAACTTTCATTATTAGACCATACTTCTGTATGAAAATTTCCATCATAATAAAAACCTATCGCAAAATGATTTTCTCTTCTCCAAAAATATTCTATTCGGAATTTATCATTTTTATATAGTTGTTTATTATATTGACAATATTTCCAAGGTGTTTTATATTTTATATAATTCTTAAACTGTAATAACAGATTCCACTTCATTGTCCATTACTTTTTTAAATGTTCCACCTTTCATATAGAAGTTAAATATTGTATCACCTGGATATAAATCATCAGCTTCTTTTTTCTCATTAAGATATTCTTTATCAGACATATTATTATAAAAATCGTTAAATAATTTATCTAATTCTTTATCCGTCTCCTCATCTACTTTTTTAATATATGGTTCTATATCACAGTCATCCAATACATATCCACCATAATCTTCATATGTAGAGTAAGGTGCATCATTACACTTATGTACACTTGAAACTGGAAATCCATTTATTTCATATAGTTCACAAATTTTATCACCTATTTCTTTTACACGAACAAGCTTCAATTCATCTTCTTTCTTTTTCTGCTCTTTTTTAATCTCATCTTCCTTCTTCTTAAATGGCTTATAAAAAGTGGAAAACTCCTTATTAAACTTTACAATATCATCATCAGATAATTTCTTAATCTCTCCTAAAATCTCTTGTATATTCATAGTTATATAAAATTAAATATTAAATATCATCTCTTACTTGCATCAGTGCAAATCCTAATAAATTCTGTCCATTCCACTTTTCTGGATATAAAATATCGTCATTATCCATTGACATTTTTACTCCCCATACAGCATCATATGGAGATGCTTCTACCAATATAGAATTTCCTGTAGATTTAAGATAATCCTTAAGTTTCTTATTTTGCGTGAACTTAAGATAATTACCATTATATACAATCATAAACTTATTTTCATTCCAAACTTTTTCATCGAAATTCTTAATAAGTCTTCCGTATTTCTTCATTTGATCTGGACGTTTTTCTTGAAGAATTTTCCTTGCAATTTCATCATCGCCAAACAAAATAGCTTTCTGATACATCATATATTGTTCAGTGCAAGAATAAGTATTCTTATCATCACTAAATATTGACTTATACCACTGACACAATACATGTGGACCTATTTCATTTATTCCGTATGGTTTCCAAAAACAGATAATATCTTCATTATAAGACATTTCCTCTGCATCCTTTATTGTATATCTTTGTTCTTTCATTTTATTTAAAATTAATCTAACTTCATATTGTTTATATAATTATAAAGTAAAATAGTTTAATAAATATATAGGTATGTTTTACTAATAACATACTAAAAATAGTTATTTATAATTTGATATGTTAAATTCTTTTTTAAATTTAGTTAATTTCTTTAAGGGATTAACATTTGATTCAGTTAAATAGTTCTTCATAACTTTTGGCTTGTACATATTGGAAATACTTAAGGAAGTTTGGAATGATGTAAAAACAAATAACGGGAATGCTATCATGTTCATAGCATGGTTATTAATTTCTTTGTTAACTGGATTTACATTTTCAATCTTAGCGATGATCGTACACTCTTGTTATGTACATCATATGCAAACAGAAAAGTGTGACGTATGCAATCACAAAGATATGTTAAAATATACATTGGTAATCTGCATAGGTGGAATACTACATTGTATCTTTTGATTAAATAACTATTAACAAGTAAAGGGATATAACATACAATTTGTTATATCCCCATTTTTATTATGTAATAAACTCTATTCCTTTTATTTGATTTATAACTTTTATTTCATCTTCATCTAATCCTAATGCAGGTTCATCAGGAAATAATATATTATGAAAATTTATCGCATACATTAAATCATCATATTTCTTTACGGACGCATTCATCAATGAATATACTTTATGTATCCAATCTTCTGAATTAAAATTATTAATCCTTGCTTTCAGCGATTCATTTGATTTCCTTATATCTAATAAATCTGTTAATTCTTTATATGTTCGTTTAAATTCACTCCGTATCAAATCAATTCGTTGTGCAGAATAAACAGCAGTTATAAGATTCAGATTTTCAAATTCCAAATCTTGTTGTTCATCTTTATTCCATGTAAACAGTTCCTTGAATGAATTTAATTTTTCCATTTATTATAAAAAATATTATATCTTTATATATTATATGTTAAAATTAAAATTAAGTTTATGAAAAAAGAGATATACTCTATATTAGAATATATCTCTTTATATTTAGAAGTAAACTAAATTAAATCTATTAATCACTTCTTTGTGTTTTTCTTAGTGTTCTTCTTTGATTTCTTTGTGTTTTTCTTATTATCCTTATTAACTTTCTTTGCAACCTTAATATACATCTTAGTGATCAACTTAATCTCATCCTGATAGAATGTTGCATCAACAATATTCAGCAAAATCTCAGGGTCACGATGATATACATAATCCAATACATAAAGACTTGCTGGAACATCACGAATAACTGAGAAATGCTCATTATTACCAACAAGCTGTACCTTTCGATCACGATTCATAACGGCAAACATATAATTACCGTTTTTACATTGCACTCCTGCAACCATCAATCCCTCTGTATGATCAATATCATCAAACTTTACATAACGTCCACCTGCTTTCTGCATAGCTGTTTCAAGCTGCGCAATATACTCTTCATCTGTCTTAACACGTGGCTTACGTTCCTCTCGCTTAATACGTGGACGTTTATCATTATTCACTCTCTTACCACGGTTCAAATTAAGATCAATAGATCCATTCACATTTACTTCTGTCATAAACTTATTTCTTTATTTTTATTAAACAATTTAAAGATTATATACAGAATACATGAAATAGTTTACTTAAATTATAAAAATAAGGAATAACAAAATCGTTAAATAATGTTATTCCTTTATGATTAAACTTCAAAATCTTCTTCATCTTCACCAGCAACCGGAGAAATAGTCTCATCTGTTTCTTCTCCACTGTTATCAGATGTATCTTCATCATTTGTATCGAAATCTTCTGCTTCTTCCTCAGTATCATCTGAACTTTCATCAGAAGAATTATCATTTGATGTTTCAAGAGATGCGCCTTCGCCACCTTTGATAAACTTGGCAACTGTCTCGGCGATACTAACAATATCTTCTGTTGTTACATTACTCATAAGTTTACCGATATTTGTAGCGATCTTCAAAGATTCGATCTTAAGTTCCTCATCAGTCATACCGTCATCTGTTGCAGTTGTCGCTCCATCTTCGAAAACAGCGTCTTCATCAAGACCTAATCTTTCTTTTAATGTTGTTGTATTCATTGTTATATATTAAATATGTATATTTTAAATTTGTGTGTTACTGATATAATCAGCAATTTTAGCCGCAATGTTAATAACATCCTGTGTAGTAACATTACTCATAAGTTTTGCAATATCTATAGCTCTCTTCAATGCTTCAATTCTTAAGTCTTCTGCTGGCATCTTATCTGGTTCCAAATTCTCTGCAAAACCGTCATCGCCATCTTCTAAGAATGAATCCATATATACGTCCTCTGGTGTATCGTTAACATCTACTACGTCTAAACCACCATCACGTGAAGTATGTTTCTTTGGTTCCATTTATTAAAAAATCATTTTTATTATTTATCTAGTATAAACACATATAAAATAAAAATGAAGTTTTATTAAAATTCTTATAACTTTAATAAAACTTCAAAAATATTGAGAAAAATTAAGTAAAACCCAATAAAATTCTTATAAAATACTATCAAATTTTGCTTTAATTTCATTTACAGTAGAAGTATACTGTGAAATCTTTTCATTATAATATTTTATTATTCTATCCAATATAATTTTATTACATGAATCAATAAAATTATTACATTCTTCCTTTGTAGTAAATAAATGAATATCTCTATTTCTACCAAATTCAGTAGGAGACTTTAATTCCTTTGTCGTGACATTATATATAATTCCAAAAACATCTGGTGAATGTCTACATTCACGATAAAATTCATATGGAATATCTTTATTCATCCAATCATGATATGGAGGATCTATTATATATTTTATAAGTAAATTATTAGATAAAAGTATTTCACTTTTCTTTATAATAGTGAATTCTGCCGGTTTTACTGGTTTCAATAAATCAGATATTTTCATATTACCTACAGCTATATCATCAGCTACTGGTAATATACCATCTTTTAATTCTGATGTATATATTACGCCATATACGGTATTGAATTCATTATTTTTGAAATCATCATACGTTATCAGTTCCATTTTCAACTTTATTTAAATCTTCTTGAACATAAGTAATCTTATTGGTCAAACTTTTGATATTAGATTCTGCTTTAGATAATTCATCTTGAAGTTGATCCGTAATTTCTTCTTTCAATTCAGTTACTCGTTCATTAAATATCTTATCAAATTTCTGTTGGTATAACTCTTTATTATTTAAAGTTATAACTATTGCTTTTTCTTTAGACATCTTAAACTTATATCTCTGAATAATATCATTTAACATATCAACTTGAGATTCTTTCATTGTATCAAACAAATATAACAAACTTGTCTGATATGTATGGAACTTCTCATAATTATAGCAACAATATTTTGGAATCCAGTATTCAACATCACCTTTAATTCGTTTTGTTAAATCAATAAATTTAATATAGTCGCTTGATTCTATATGCTTTTTGTTAATCATGTTAACAATACCCACATGATATTGTTCATCTTCTTTATTATATACAATAACTGTCATATTTACATCATCAATAAGATTATAAATATCACCGTATGTATGAATATAATAAAGTTTATTTTGTTCCTTATACTTATTCAATATATCTTTTGATAATTCAATACATGGATATAATCCATCAGTTGAAAATGTAACTTGTTCTGATATATCATCTTCTATAGAAAACATCTTCAATGTTGAATTATCTGAATTAATTATATCTATTGTATGTTTTGCCATATTTCTTATTTAATTAAAATTAATCTTTCTTAACATATAACTTGCAACAACACTTATCCTTTGTTCTATAATTTGAACATGGACAATGTTTTTCATCAGAATCATTATTACATGGACAATCACCGTTACAACGGTTAATTCCCTTAATAATTCCTTTAACGACTTTTTCATTTGGATTCAACATCCAACCATCTCGTACATTACCCTTAACGTAATCTATATCTACCATTATTTCTATGCTTTATTTTCTTGTTCTTTTATTCTCTCTATATATCTCGGAACATATACAAAATCCATAAATTGTTCACCTAATTTTCTATCAACTATAGAATGCATGCCTTGTTCAAAATCCAATATATGAAACCACATGTTATCTGATAAACTATTTACATATTCATTTGTATAACCATCTTTATATTTAGTTATTTCATCATGTATAAATAATGAATTTTTTATTTCATTCTCTCTTGTTTTATATTCTCTAAAAGGAATACATATATAATTATATGGTTGAACCGGTATTTTGTTTTGTAATGGTGCTTTCCATGATTTCCATATATCACATATATCCCAATTATTCTGCAAGCAAAAACAGTTCACTGTAAATCCTATAGCATTATCATCAACAGTATAAACGGAATCTGTTGATAATTTATTATAATTGAATTTCGTTAGATTATTAACATTATTTTTTATAATAATAGAAACCCAAAATTTAGATAACAACAATGAATTCCCTAATCCATACAAACTCCATTGGTATGGCCCACATCCGTCTTTACTACAATATATAGAATTTGAATATATTAATCTATAATTATTTAAATTATTTACAAATAACTTTAATAATGGAATATTAATATATGTTGAACAATTTGTTCTTAATATATAATCATATTCTATATTAAGTTGATTTAATAATTTAAATACCTTATATGTCTTATCATATGTACCATATAAAGTGTCATCACATGGAACTTCTATTTTATGTAATTTTTTATTTACATGATATTTACCATCTGTTGATGCAGTATATGTCCAATAATCTACATTATCGTATTTATTATCTAATATATCTTTAGCATATAACTATGTTCGTAATCTATATTCCTATTGCTAGAATAAATCTTGATTACAACACATCGTTAATATTAATATTTTCTTATCTTTCATATTATTTAAAATAAACTTTCTGGATCTTTGAAATTTATTAAAAGTTCAGGACTTACATAAAAATGATATAATTTATAATCTGCGTATTTAACTGTTTTCAATTGAAAATATATTTTTGTTTCAGTATCATATAACGGATATAACCAATGATAATAATATCCGTTATATTTTTCAAAGTTATTTATATCAAATTCATTATGTTCTTCATCGAATTTATAATAAAGTTTTGGAATAATTTGTTCACGTGTAAATTCGACATAATCTCCTCTACCTCCATGAACAACTCTCTCAAATTCTTTAGCGAACAATATTCCTGAACTTTTTAAATATATATCTTGGTTATACATATTAACTATATATGACTTTTATTCTGTTTTGTAATTCAGGTGAATATTGATCTTTTGTTTGTTGATAAAGATTACCGAAACACCCATCCAATATATATGTTGTACAATAATCATGTTCATTTCTTACGCCTCTACCAATAGCCTGAATTATCACATTACTTGTCGTACTGTTATACCATAAAGGGAATAATTCTAATTTCTTCTTTACTATCTTACTTGTTATATTAGGATATGGAACTTTCATCAATATAATGAATCTACAATAATCATTCGGTAAATCTATACCTTCCGTTAATGTTGGACCAACTAATATGCCATTCAATGATTTCTTAAAATCAGGCATTATCTCTTCCTTTTGCTTTGGTGTTCCATATAAGAATAATCTTTTTTGAATTTCTCGTGGACATGCATTATAAAAGAATCTTGCATTCTCATATGACCCTGTATGAATTATACCTCTGTTATTAATATGTGCATTTATAATCTTACATGACATCTGTTGAATAAACGGAAAATCATGTTGTTTATTGGCATAATTCATTTTATATTTTGGTATGTAATATATAGGTGAATGTGTAAAATCAAATGTAGACGGAATCTTTGAGAAAAAAGACTCATGTTGTTTTGTATACTTTATCCCTATATTCTCATCGAAAGCATGATGCGATCCAACAGTCGCTGATAGTAAAACTTTATTATTAGCATGTGATAAAAGATACTCACTACAAAGATAATCCTCTTTAGCACAATTAAACTGAAATATTCGTTCTCTTGTTTCTGGATTGATATTAACTTCCATTAACATATATTCAATTCCTGATTTCTTTATAGCTTCCATAAAGTCCTCAAAAGAATTTCCGAATGTTTGAAACCATGTTAATCTCTTAGATAATGTTTCTAATCCTTTATCCATATTCCTTGTATTGAATAATGATTCATGTTGAATTTCATCTTCCATTGATTCATTCACAACAGAAACAATAGAGAGAATATCTCGAAACATTTTTAATAAGTCTAAAATCTGTTTAGCATTATCATGATAAAAATTAAGACCTGTAAATATAATATCCAACCTATCTTTAATAATAGAGTTATCAAACATGTTTGTATATCTATTATCCTTATTCTTCTCATATATCTTTAAATAATAATCATATTTATATAATTCTGGATCTATATGTTTTAATATAGTTTTAATCTCAATATTGTTTTCCTCTGCGTAATTAAGAATATCCATTATTTTATTTACATGAGATTGATCCCTTAATGTTGGCGCACAGAATTGTTGAACCAAATCAGGAATATTATGGCACTCATCACAAAATATTACATCTCTCTTCGGAAATGGATGTGAACCAGCTGCTTTTGAATTAACTAGATTCATATGATGAAGCCAAAGTTGATATGTCATAAGTGTAACGTTTGAACGTTCAGCTCTGAATCTATCTTGCATATATTTACATCTCTCAACGCATGTAAACATATTTCGTTCTCGCCAATTCTTATCTTTTAATTGTCCATATGAAACTTTCGCTAACTTGCAACGTCCACAACTTAAATCTTGTTTATTAACAAAGCATGTATAATTTCCTATTGCACCTTTTATATATCCGAATTCCCTTAATGATTTCTTATCTATAAAATCCGCGTATTGTTGCCAAAGGAAAAGATCTGAACATAATATATATGATGACTTCTTATAATATGTTGATAAAACACCTGCAGATATAATACAGATAAGTGATTTACCTGAACCAGTTGGAGCCTCGATAATTGAAGTTTCCCTATCATCATTAAGAATAGATTTAATAATAAACATTATAGATTCCAACTAATATTTTCTAAATGTAAAATCTAATCCTAAATGGTCTTCAACCCAACATACTATATTTTGTTTTATTGATTCTATCGTATATTCCATTAATAACTATAAAATTATAGATTTATATATTATATAATAAAAAGATGAAAAAGTTATAATAAAAAGAAAAGGAGAATTAAAAATAATTCTCCTTTTATATTAAGATGTTACCTGTTTAATTTTATATTTACCGGTTAATGTAGTATCACTAAAATTAACCTTAAAATCATATATATAAGTTGAACCTAAAACTTTATAAAAATAAATATCATCTCCAACACTTATAGTAGTAGTTCTACTATCTCCATTATAAACATTTACAGCCTGAGGCATACTTAAAATATAATAATTTCCAAAGCCTCCAACATTTATACCACTTACATGTTCTAGGTTACTACTAATTTGACTAACAGTAAGTTCTGTATTAAATGTATATTTATTATCTGTATAAAAACCTAATATATATGAACGTGTACTTCCAATTAAGTTCTATGAATCAATTTGTAAATAGGTCCCTGTAAACTATTGTATATCAGCAACAGAGTCATTAAATAATGCATAAGTATTATTTTCATTATAACTAGTTGTTATATTTAAATATAGATATGGAACTGGAGCTTTATATGTCTATGATATTTTAAATAATGGTAATTTATTTAAACTAAATGTAACAGTTCTACTATTACTAAATGTATTTAAACTATAATATATTAAAGCACCCGTATTATCATCAGTTTGTCCTTTTATATATCCCGTACATCCAAGAGTATCGCATGTTAAAGCAATACTTGTATCATCATTTATTGTATTTAATGATAAACCGGTTTTTAATTTATTTTTAAAATTTCCATCTGTATCTGTATATCCTAAATATACATAATTTGATTTTAATATACTAGCTGTTTTATTTAAACATCTATTAGATATGGCAGTTCCTGTTGTTGCTGCTAATGTTATTGTATAAGGGCAATCTTGCCATTTTATATAACTTCTAGAACTACTGGAACTACTTGGATCTTTTATAATAAAACTACTATCTACTAATTCACCAATAGACGTATTTAAACTTGGATTTATACTTGGACCTGGTAATTCACAATCAATATCACCTGGACCAATCCATGATGACTACTAAGGTCCATTTAAATCAGGTAAACTAGAATTAGAACCATATATAATATTATTCAACATAGATTATTCAAAACTTTCTGTATCTATATTGACTTATGAAATTCTATGTATTATTTTACGTAATTAACCCTCGCTATAACATGCAATATTTCCCCAATTTTGTTTAGTATTAACATGTCCATAAGAAAGTATACCTATATATATTAATGAACCATTTACTTTTGTAAAAATATATATCTAATACATCATATCTGTATAAAATTCATTTAAATTAATGATATTTCCATTTATATCATTACAAACATTATTCAAATCTATAACATAATAATCTTTATATACACTTATTATATCATAATAATGATTATTATTTTTAAACTATAATGTATCATATATTTCTCTAAATGTTTTAATTTCATTTATAGACGAATTTTTTGGATGAAATACAAGACCCATTATTTTATTCATATTAAAATTATAAGTACCTGAAGGAATATTATACTTTTTATAATTTTTTCCAGAATTTATTATTTTATTCGCAATATCAATATCATGTATATCATTATCATTACCTCGTTCATTCATTGCAACAAAGTATAAATCAAATGTTCCAAATTGTTTATTTTTAAATGTTGCATTTATTGTTTCCGTTTCTGTTATTGTATCACCAGAATTATCATAATAACTGTCATTTGTATCTCCATACCAATGACACCAGCAAATCCAATATGTATTATATGTGCAAGCCTATAAAGACGTATAATAATAATTAAATAAACCCAAATATCCATTTTGTCCCATTGTTCCGCCAAAATTAATAACGCCAACTTTATTATATTTAGAATCCTTTACAATATATACATATATATTCTAATTTTCTTCAACGTTAGTTATTGTTTCAGCAGAATAATTATAAACTTTCAAATTTGTCCAATCCTATAAATATATATCTTTATATGTTTCTTTAAATAATGTTGATGTTAATGTGGTACCAACAGGTTTTAACTAATGCCATATATCATCATTATCATCATTTAAATCACTTATATTATTTTCTGGAATTTTATCTGTATTTTTATCTAGACGTATACATGCAACAATTCGTCCATTACTAATATCATCATTACTGCCGTAACTATGTAATTTTACAGTACTACATACAGTAAATGATGTTTTTATATTTGCAGTCGTTCCTATATCAGAATTAAATAAATATATATTATATCCTGATGTTTCTTTATAATTCTATAAATTCTCTAATTTACATATTTTTATAGATGTTTTATAATCTTTCTATGATTCTGAATATTTAACCTTTATAAAATCAATATTATTATATTTAAATGTTATTACTTGATTTATATCAACCGTTTGCGGCTGTGTTATAATCATGAGATATGCTGTATTTGTTGTTGTAGCAGTATTATTATCTGTTATTACCATATTATATCCTTCTGGTTCTGATTCAAATGTATAAGAACTATCTGAATTTTTTAAATTACCATTTATATTATTATTACTATCTCTTAATCCAAATAATAAAGGATTCTCACTCATATTTGTTCTGTCACTAAATATATAGTTACTATTTTTATGAATATAATATATTTTGTTACTATCTAATATATCATACTTTATAACACCATTTTCAACAGATTTATATTTAATAATAACTGGTTCTTCGCTATAATTACCTGCATTTTGAGTAATTCCTATTTTTAAATCTGATTCTATACCATCAATGCAAAATATAATATTTGCTGTTCTTTGAGGACCTGAATTTTGCTCACACGTTATCATAGGAACAATAGTTCTTTCATTATCTTCACTACTAAAATTATCAGAATTTAATTTATATGGAGTTCCCAACTATAATGGTGAATTTAAAGGATGTTCAAAAACAACATGACACCAACTCTAATCTATTTTAGCAGTTATTGCAATAATATTATTGTTATTATTTATAATATTATCACCTTCTTGTATAACTATAATATGCTCTTCATCAACTTTATTAGTACACCCAGAATTACCTATTATTACGTGATATGGTTCCTAACCATTTTGTGCAATAGTATATTGCTATAAATTATCTTCTTCCAACAATACAGGTTCTTCCTCAACATCTGGTTCAGGATCTGGACTATCACCTAATATCAATAATATAGGTGTTAAATTATCACTCGCTAATTGAGATGATTCACTACCACTTGAATTTGATGAAGTATTTCCCGATGTAGAACTACCACTTAAAGATGAACCTCCGTCTCCTCCAGAACCCGTAGTTTCATCTCTATTTTGTGAAAAATTCAAGTTTCCTTCTGCTGAACTTATAGTAGACTATATTGAAATTTTATCTTCATCATTCTAAATTATATTATTCACATTGTTATCTTCCATAAATTAAAATATTCATACAATATTTCATTATTTATTTTAAATAATAAAGGGATATAGATTCATATAATTTAATCTATATCCCTTTATCTTAATCCAATATATATGTCACAGTTCCTAAATAATCAACTTTTTGAATACATGTATAATGTTCTTTATTTATTGTATAATAACAAATAAATTTCTTATTTTCATCTTTTTCATTTTTCTTACATAACTCACAAATTAATTTCTTATCTACATCACTACCGGCAAATAATGTCAATTGTTGAGTTAAATAATTATACATATTATTAGCTGTATATTTTATCATATGAAGTTTAGATTCTCCGTTTTCGTCTCTTTCATCTCCATTATAACATTTAGATTCATAAAGAGTAACAACGGTATCTTTTTTAATTTTCTTCATATCTTCTAATTTCTATAAAATCTAATCTGTAATAATATCGGTTGCCTCTGTTGTCTTTACCGTTGAATATTTAATATCATGTTTATTAAGAATATCCTTTAATTCCTAATCTGCTTTCATTGCGGCATCTAATGAATGAACCCTACCATTCTCATTATATTCTGTATCTCGTTCAATAAAATAAGTAATGTTATTAAACTTATTAAATTGCTCAATAACAAAGTTCTCGAAATAGTTACTCTCAAATTTCGCATAATGAATAGATAATATCAATGGACTATCTGAAATAATTACCTAAACTTTATGATTCAATCTCCATACTCTATGATATTGTTTTCCAAACATATAGATCTAATCATCCATTGTAGAGTAACTTCCTTCCCATACTCGATCCTTTGCATATTCCAAAGTTTGTTCACAATCAATTCCTTTCATCTTTAACTTATAGAATATACCACTTGCTATAGTTGATTTTCCTGCACATGGTCCTGCAACCAAATTAATTACAATAGTATTTTCGTACTACATACACTTATCTCTTTATATATTTTTGTATAAAATTTATATCATTCGTAAGATAATAACATCCGTCTATATATAGAAAATAGGTATCATCAATTCCTAGACAATTAATTTTTGTAATATTCTGAACTTTAACTATATTTTTATAATTTATTAATTGATTCATCCTATTACACATATAATACCTAAGTTCATCCATGATACAATCATGTTCTTTAATAATTCTATTTAAATCCTTGTAATTATACACTGCACTTATATCAACATTTTCTTTATCTAATAAAGATATTAATTCATAAGTGACAGGTGATATTATAGTAACTCTCAAGAAATTATCATTATTATCTTTAAACTTAATCATAATTTATTCTTGTAAATTAAACAATTCAAAAAGATTTTCATCAGTTAAATATATAGCATCATATTCTTGTTGTAAAAATGTAGCCTTAAAGAAATATATAGGTTTATCGCCAACACATGTGAATTTTTCTATCTCGGAAAATTCACATACACTGTTTATAGGTAATATAGTTCTTTTAATAGTTAATTTATTTCTATTATTTCTATTATTAATAATGTTATCAATAATTGGATGTTCTTTAATAAATCTCTTTATATCAGCATCAGTTGATTTCGTAATAACATCAAATAAATTTATATGTTTATAACTGTTCATATTATGAAGAAATTCATACATATTATATTCTATCGGAATAACTTCTATATATTTTTTATTTGACTTTTCTTTTTTAAACTTTATCATTCCACAAACATTTTAATAACCGGTTCAAAAATTTCTACAATCTTTTTCCAATCCACATATGGTCGTTTTGATTTTCCATATACTAATGGACATCCGACATTCCTGTCATCAATAGAAAATGGAGCATACGCCTTTGGTGAATTTGTCCATTTTTCTTGAGTTGGGTCTTTACTTATTCCATAAAGTTTAATACCATTTTCTTTACACCATTTAACAGCTTCATCTAAAGTTTCATCAGATCTCATGGTATCCAAAATAATACCTACGTTATAATCATTTATCCACCTTTTCAATGTTTCGATACAACCTTCTGCTTCTTCACCAATATTAGGATATTCATGCTTTACCATTGTACCATCAAAATCAACACATATGGTTATAGAAGGTTTAGTTTTCATCATACCATCATCTGTTACTCCGGTATCATGAAATGCACCTATCCTATCTTGTATTTCATTCATTTCTCTCTTAATATCTGTTGATATATCTTTCATTTTAAATAATTCTATTTTTACATATATTATTATATAAAGAAAAAAGGAAATAGTTTAATTACCATTTCCTTTTTGGACATCCGTCTATCGTTATTCCATTATTATCTAATATAAAATCTACTCTTGTTTTTGCTTTAAGAATACATCCACATAACTCACATATTCCATGTTTATTATGTTCACATTTATTACAGATTGCCATTCGCTTTTTTGATAATCGATTTTCCTTGAATGTTACAATATCAAATAGCCATTTACTGTAACCTTCTATTATATAAAATATATTCTATAAAAATAAAATCAAATATGTTAATGGATTCATCGTTAATTACTAAGTCTTTAAATATTTATTAAAATATCTTAGTAATAAAATCCTTGGCATATTTGAGTTGTTTTAATATATATTTATGCTTTATATCTTTACTTGTAGAGTTATTAATATCAAAATGCCGGATATTTTCTTCAAAATCTGAACCTTCTGCTATCTCCGATATTCCATATTTATTGACTATAAATATATGTGCTGTAATTCTTGTTCCTGTTGATTGCACAAGAATTTTAAATATTTTATTCTTATATTTAACAAACTCGCAATAGTAATCTGTATATTCATAACTTTTTGATAAAGTTATCATTTTATTTTGTATCATAAATTAATACTATTAGTTACTTTATTATTTTTATGTAATTTATTATCTATTTTTAATTCTTCATCAATATTTTTAATTAATGATTCTATAATCCTTTTAGGTGTACAAATAAATAAAATAATAATAAGTAAAAACGGCCAAAATGTTATTGTTAAAAATACAGATTCATTTTCTGAATTAGCACGTTTATCTCTTATATATTCATCTCTCATATTTAAGAAGTTATACCGATAACAAATTCCAAATATTGTTATTCCAAATGCTATATAAAAACATAAAAATATAATATATATAAATGTCGTCATAATTTAAATCTTTTAATATTCTACCTTACCTATTATTAAATATTCTATAATTATAAAAATGTCTTATTTAATGTATTATTTATTATAAATTTACATTGTATATCATCATATAAATATAAAAATAAAATTTAATTTATGTAAAATTATGAATTCTATACAAAAGAAAACATTATATGAAAATATAATAAAATCTATTTCTAAATCTGTAAAGAAATCAATTAATGAAACAATCAATTATAATATAAATATTTTTATCATGCAACTCCATCTTGTTATTTGCGTTCAATAAAGAAAAATGGGTTAGGTGCAAAAGTACCAAAGAAACGATTTTGGAATTATGAAAATACTCCATATGAAAATATAAAGTACGGGGTATTTTTAGCAACAGATGAATATGTTGCAGAATCATATTTAGATAGCTCTGATGAATTTGAAGAATTTGCAGAAGAATATGAAGATAGATATGAAAAAGAATTAGAAATTATTGTATTTAGAATTAAAACATCTGATATTGATTTAAATAAACTTTCTTTAGATCAAAACAACATATATGATGAAAATGATGAAGAATCTGAAGATGAAAGAGATCCAACATATTTTTATAATGGAATAATACCTTATAATAAATTAGAAATAATAGAATTATAAATTTTTAAAAATAGAGAATATTTACTAATTAATGTTAGATATTCTCTATTTTTCTTTTTTATATATAAACAAAATATGTATCTTCGTGATATTAAATTTAAATTTATTAATTTTTTAAAATAAAGAAATTATGCCAAGTTATAAGAATGGTAATTATATCGTAACAATTTTGGGTGATGGAACAAAAATTCGTCGTACAAATGATGATGAGTTTATTCCAGCATATAGTGAAAATGTAGACTGTAAATTAACAGATAAGTGTAATATAGGCTGTGCGTTTTGTTATGAAGGATGTTCGCCACATGGGAAACATGGTAACTTGTTTACATATCCATTTATAAATACACTTCATCCATATACAGAAATTGCATTGAATGGTAATGACCTTGATCACCCTGATCTTGATAAGTTCCTTAATTTTCTTAAATCGAAAAAAGTATTTGCTAATATTACAGTAAATCAAAAACAATTCTTTGATAATTATGATAAATTAAAGGATTGGTCTGATAATAAACTCGTATATGGTATTGGTGTTTCGTTGGTAAAACCATCTGATGAACTTATCCAGAAAATGAATAGTATTCCTAATACAGTTCTTCATACTATTGTAGGTATTCTTACAGAAGATGATATTAATAAGTTGGCAAATCATAATCTTAAAGTTCTTCTCCTTGGATATAAAGATTTACAACGAGGAGTTAATTTCCATAAGGAACATAATGATATGATTGAAACAAATCGTAAATATATCTTTGATAATCTTAAGGAAATTACGGAGAAGTTTAAAGTATTAAGTTTTGATAATCTAGCAATTAAGCAACTTGATGTAAAACGTATTATGTCCGATGATGAATGGAATGAATTCTACATGGGAGATGATGGTGGTTATACATTTTATATTGATTTAGTAAAGGGTGAATTTGCAAAGAATTCAATTTCTAAAGAAAGATTCCCTATAGGTGATAAGACTATGGATGAAATGTTTCAATTTATTAGAAACAAATATAATAAGTAATAATATAAAACAATAGGAAAATTATGAAAATTCAAATAAGGCATAGTGTATTTGAAACTAATTCAAGTTCAACACATACATTAACTATATGTACAAAACCTGTAGATGATAAAATTCTTAAATTATATGCAGGAACTACACTTAAATTTGGTTTACCTTGGCGAGAAAGAGATAAAGGTAATCATTTTCAAGATAGATTAGATAACTTATTTGACTATATGACATTTAGTGATAATCTATCTCATTTTATGTCTACTAAATATCGCATTGAAAAAGTATTATCTAAATATGATATTAATTGTGTATTCCTTATTTCAGAAACGGGAGAATATGATAATTATAGCTATGGGTATGAAGATGTATTTAATGACCTATTTGATGAAAAAGATGAAGACTTTGAGCAATTATTGTTAGAATATATTTTTAATGATGAATCAAAAGTTGACATATTTGATAGGGATTATTTCAATTACGATAAAGATTTAAATCATGAACATACAAAAATTTATATAGAACCAGATTAATGAAAGTACAAATTAGAAGAGGGGTGTTTGAAACGAACTCAAGTTCAACACATTCTTTACAAATTACACATGGAACAATTAATGATGTAAAAGATATTGTATATAAAGCTATTTTTGAGCAATATAAGGATAATATGGACTGTGGTATATTTAATCCAAAGGATTATATTATAGAACATACATTTATTCTTCGTGGTATTGATTTCGAAAATGGTGATGAAATGACTAATATTTATTATATCATTAATAATTGGGTTGCTAAACTTCAATATATTGCAATGGAATTAAATAATAATGCATATTATATTGAAGATTATAATAGAGCTGAATATAGAAACCATTATTTTGAGGATAATCATGATGATTGGTTAGAAGATACAGAAGTATATAAGAAGTTTGTAGAGTATATAAAGAAGATTGCAAAACAACATGAGTATGATATTCAAGATGTTAAGAATCAACTTGAATATGGTTCATATGTTGAATTTACAAAAAATACAGATACAAATAAAAAGTTTTTTGAAAATATTGGTGAAAATGGTGGTTGGTTAACAGTAGAAAAATTCAATGAATATTTTTGGAATATTATGGATGATAATAATACTATTACTTATGCCGATGAAGCTTATGCACTTTATTATAAACCAAAGATTTATATTATTTAATAATTATTAATTTTATAAAATAAAATGAAAGTACAAGTTAGACGTAGTGTATTTGAAACAAATTCAAGTTCAACACATTCTATTTCCATTATTAAGAAATCTGATATTAATGAATTTCCTGATAAAGTAATATTTGGTAAAGGCGAATTTGGATGGGATTTTGATATTCATTTTGACACTGCTACTAAAGCAGAATATCTATGGGAAGCAATTACAAGTTGTTATTGGAATAATATTGATAAAGTAAATAATGCAATTAAATCAATTACAGATATTCTTGCAAAACATAATATTAAAGCACTATTTCCATATGCTGCTAATATGAAAGTTAAAGTTCATAAATATGATGATGGTAGTGAATATACTTATATTAAATTTATGAATAATGATGATGAAGAAGATAGTGGTTATATAGATCATGGAAATGAAGTAGGTGATTTTCTCGAAGATGTTATAAGTAATGATAAAAAACTTATGAATTATTTGTTTGATTATAATAGTTATGTATCAACAGGTAATGATAATAGTGATGAAGAGTTGGATTGTCCAAATTTTGGAAAATCATGGGAATACTATAAGAGTAATTAAAATATATAATAATATATAATGAAAATTCAAGTAAGGAAAAGTGTATTTGAAACTAACTCAAGTTCTACACATTCATTGACATTTGCATCAGATGATGAATATAATGGATGGAAAAATGGAACATATGTTCTTGATAGAGATCATAATAAATTAGTTTCAAAAGATTCTATATCAGAGGAAGATATTACAGAAGATAGCTGGAGATATAAATCATATGATGATTACTTCGGTGATTATGATCTAGAATCTTATGATAAATCTTATACAACTAAAAGCGGTGAAATTGTTCATGTATTCGGTAAATACGGATATGATGGATAATTAATAATTTAAGAGATGTAATAATTAAATTACATCTCTTTTTTATTTAAAAAATTTTATGTATCTTTGTTAAAAGATAAATACTAAAAATAATTTTTTTAATTTACATAACATTATGAATAATAAACAAAAGAAATCATTATATGAAAGTATAATGAAATCAGTATCAAAATCTGTAAAGAAATCAATTAATGAGAAATATACACAAACAAGTGGACGTTATTATGTAACATTAACAAATGTAGAATCACTTGTTATTGGTGATCCATGTTATTGTTTAACAGAAGATATTTATGATAATGTATGGGGTGCAAAGAAATATCCTGATGGAATTCTTGAAAATGATGAGGAAGTTATAGGTATTATTCAAGGAACTCAATATGGCGATGGTACATATGATTCTATGACAAATCAAAAATATGATGTAGATTCTGGTACAATAGGTATTTTTGATATTGCCTATTGTAAACCTGAAATTGAATTAAAACAAGATGAAAGTATTCAAATATTCCCTGCAAATGAAGATGGTGAAATTGATATTGAACTTGAATTTTCAGAAGGACTTATGGTATTCAAAGTTAATCAAGTAGTTATAGAAGAAATTTATCTTTCTGATTCTAATTTTGATGATGAAGAGGAAGATTATGATGATTCAGATGATGAATGGGATGACGATGATGAATATTAAATAAAATAATAAAGGATAGAGATTCTTATTTCTCTATCCTTTCCTTTACTTCTTCTATAAAATCACAATAGTTATATAATTTATTACAAATACAATTATCTGACATCATATAACTACCACATTTTTCACATGGTGATTTAAATAATTCTTTAAGTAAATCTTTTTTACTTACATTCTTTCCATATTCAACACCTGCTCTAAAAATCAATTCATATTTGTTTCTCTCTAATTTAGATATATTAGGAAATCTTTTATCTAAATAAATATCTATTGATTTTTCATCAGCAGATTTTTCGTCTTTTACTTTTGATATATTGAAACTTACTATACCTGGTTCAGTTTCAGTTGGTCTTGTAGAACCTGTAAATGATATATTATATTCTCTTTGATATTCAGGATCCCACACTTTAAGTTTTGCATTATCCCATTCAGAATCATTATAAATCATTGCAATATCCTTCAAACCATGTATACTTGGATATTTGTACAAACTCATAGTTTTGTTTTCAATTAATTTTAAAAACCTGTGTTTCTTGTTTCATAGACACACTACTTTTTAGTATAATTACATGAATGTAATTTCTTTCATCCATAGTTGGTATCTCCGCAAGCGTAAATTCGGGTAAACTCAACCCTATTTAATATTTTATATAAATTATAAATTAATTTGTCTTAATCCTTCAGTTAAAATATTTAATGAAGCATTATAATCTCTATCTATTAGAGATCTACAATGTGGACATATCCAGTCGCGTTCATTTAATTTTAAACTTTTATAAATATATCCACAATTGTGACATGTTTTAGAAGAAGGATAAAATCTATCTATAATCATTAATTGTCTTCCATTCTATCTACATTTATATTCTAACTAACGTCTAAATTCATAGAAACTTAAGTCCTATATAGATTTAGCTAATTTATGATTAGACATCATACCATTTACATTTAAATCTTCAATACAGATAACTTGGTTCTCGTTAACTAATTTTGAACTAATTTGATGTAAATATGTGCTTCTTTGATTAGCTATTTTTTCATGAACGTTAGCTAATTTAATTCTAACTTTATTTCTATTATTACTTCCTTTCTACTTTTTAGAAAGTTTCCTCTATAATTTCTTTAATTTCTTTTCTTGGTTTTTATAAAAATGTTTATTCTCATATCTATTTCCATTAGAATCTACTATAAAGTCTTTAATACCTAAATCAAGACCTATTACTGTATCTAACTTTTCTTTTTTATAAATATTATACTCAATACAAATAGATAGATAATATTTTTCAGTAGATGTTTTAGTAAGAGTAATAAAATGGATTTTATCCTGATTATGATTTAAATATATTTCATCTCTTTTTGAACATTTAAATAATATATTCTATAACTATTTAATTAATGTTATCCTATTACCATTAATTTTCTTTTTCTTAAATTTAAATATAGTATTTGTAAATCTACATGTTTGTTTAGTATCTTTCTTTGATTTAAATTTAGGATAACCATTATGTAATTTAAAGAAATTATCATATGCTTTAATCATATCCATTATAGATTGCTATAAACACTAAGAATAAACATCATTTAAAAAAGAATATTCATTTAGTTTCTTTAAATTAGTTAAATATTTACCTAACTGTGATAAAGAAACAGATTGTTTATTCTACTCATACTATGACTTCTTATAATACAATAATTTATTATATATAAGTCTACAACAACCTAACTGTTTAGAAATAAATTCTTTCTAAACATTATCAGGATATATTCGTATTTTAATAGACTTTAACATAATATAATAAAAAATCGTTTATATTTTAATTTGTATAAAATTGGTAGGTTGATACAAATTATTAATATAAACGATCTATAAATATCTTTAATTATATATTATATTCAAATTATAAAAATAGTTTAAACCAACCTACCAAAGTTATTAAACTTATTTCTTATATTATTTATCTAAATTATTTTTTAAATGAAAAATATTTTCTATAATTAATTATTTTTTATCATCTAAAAAATCAACATCTAAAATATCATCTAAATCAATTTTATTAAAATCAATTTCAAATGGTTTTCTATTTTTTATAATTTTATCGGTTTCTTTTCTAATTAAATTTTCTATTTTACCTATTAAATTAATAGATTCAACAACAGAAAGTTTATATGTATTTTGAAGATATTTTTTTAATTCATTAAAAATATCTGGTTCTTCTTTAACATTCATTTCATAAATCATATTTTTAAGGTATTGTTAAATTTATTATTTGTTTATATATATTTTTTTCATGTTCTGTTTTAAACATATCATCCCAATAATTTCTCCTTACTATAAGATATGGTCTAATAATAATATCTGTATAATTTCCTGATGCTATTGAGCCTAATCCAGATGATATAATTTCATCAAAATATAAATCAGATTTATTGTTTTCTATATATTCTATTGCTTTTCTTAAATTATTTGTTGCATCAGAAACAGAATCATATTTATATCCTGTATATACCCATGACATTATAACAGAAAAATATGTCCGTTCAACATGTTTCTTTTTAAAATTTATCATCTCTATATTTTATATTAAATAATTAGATATTAGTTTATTTTATATATAAAAAATGGTTAAAGAATATTCTCTAATACTCTTTAACCATTATAAAAAAACAGTAGGAACTTTTTAATCTACATCAATGTAGAAGTCTCTTTCACAAGTAACACAATGAGCATGTTCTTGACCATTCATATTATCATAACCAAAATCAAGAACCTCAGATGAACCACAAAGAGGACAAGGTTCATTAATATAGTTAACATTAGATTTAATGTTGTTAACTATAATTATTCCTACTGTAAGAATAACCACAAGAAGTGTTATTTGTATTTTAAGAGACTTATTCATATCTTCGTTATTTTAATTGTTCATTATTTTATTAACAATACAAAGATACATATTTTATTTTAAATAAAAAAATATTTAAGAAAAAACTTCTTTAAATTTCTTATAATTAATTCCTCCCGGTATTGCGAATATAATGGCTTCAAAATGATATTTAGAAGATCCCAATAATTCCTTAAATACTTCAGCAACAAATTGAGGATCATTCTTAAATACTCCGCATCCAAATGCACCAAGAACCAAATTCTTTTGTTTATGTTTCTCTGCAATATCAAGAATAAATTTTATTCTATCATTCATAGCTTTCATCGCATAATAAATATGTCCTTCATAATGTGAAAGATTTGGTGCTGGACATGTAATTACATCTACAGAAATAAAATTATCAGCAACTCTATTAAAAATAATATTTGGAGAATAGATAGCAAAATTCTTATATAATCCGCCATTAGTATTTTGTCGATTATGTTCATAATATGTATTAAATTTTTTATCGGAGATTACATTATATAAATCACTTGCATGACATAATGCTTCTTCTTGAGCTATCGCACCTTTAATGAAACCTCCACCAGGATATTTATAGCTTGAAAAATTCAATACACATAAATGTTTATCTTCTCCATACTTAAAAACTGCATCTTCTGTCTTTATATCTTCTACAATAATATTTCTTTTATCTAAAACATTATCATCCTCTGTATATACAACAGAATCTCTAATAGAAGTTTGAATCATAGGATGAAAAGAATTTTCCATTTCTTCTATATGATTCTTAGCTGTTAATTTTCTATCTTCTTTAATATACGGTTTAACCATCATATTCTTTAAATTATTGAAATAGGTTCTGGTATAATAATTTATTAAATACCAAAACCATAAATTCTTTATATTAAATATTACTCGATTCCACATAGAGCAATAACATTATTCAACTCTTCAACTGTTGTAGCATATCCTATAGAAGAACGCTTAATAATAGCACCACTCTCATTACACTTCCAACAATTAATATTGAATGTAAGTTTATTACTCAATGGAAAATATTCCTGTTCTACACTAACTCGCCACTCAGGAGATTCATTATTAGTCTTATAAAAACGACACAAAACACGATCAGGATGATTTGTTTCATATCCATGATCTAAAAGATATTCCTTTGTTAATTCCATTTTTAATTACTTTATTTTAAGTGTTAATATTTTATTAAAAAATCTAAATACATACTTAAGACCAAACAACCATACAAATAACATCCATAAAGCTGTAAAAAATTCTTTAAAGAAATCATATATATTAGATACTGTTTGATTTAAACATTCTTCTTTTTCAGAATCATTACTATACTCTTCAACTAACTTAAACAATATAATATAATTAAATATTGGTACTATTGTTAATATAGTTAAAGATGGAATTGATATAAATTCCAAATTATTAAAATAATCATATAATGACGAATTCTTTTTCAATGTAAAATAAGGTATTATATAAAAAATATATAATCCTACAATTACTGGTACAAAATGTAATATCAAAAATATATTCATCATAAACTTTTATTTGCTAAAATAAATTAAATAATATCGTTCCTCTGGAAAAAATACCTTTTTAAATCCTACACGTTTCTTATATTCTTCAAAAGGTAAATCTTCTATTTGAGGATTATAATGATAATCTTCTTCAATATGTTTGCCATCTTCTGACTTTATACAAATATCATGATGATTAACATTATTATCATTATCACTACAATTAGATACTTTATCCTTATATATTATACCTTTCATATAGATCGGTTTATGTACAATTACATCATCAGAATCTGTTTGAAAATAATTATAATATCTATATGTAGCATTATTTCCTGTTATTAAAACAGGTTCATCACTACTTATAAATCGTATAGGTTTAAACATTAAATAATGTGTCCAATTTATAAAAAAATAGCATATAATAAAAATTATAATTCTTGAAAACCATTTCTTAAATGGACCTGGATCATTATATTGTACAATATTATCATATACTGATATACATATAAAAAGTATTATAGTAAAACATAATAATACTAAACATACAAAAAATGTAAATGCTATATAAGTTGCTACCATAATTACTTAATCATTTTAGCTGAAACATCATAACCTAACGTAATATTGTAAGTTTCTTCATAATGCTTAACCAACTTTTCATTCTGAGACCTTACAATATTAATATAATTATTACGAGCAATTCTAAAATCTCGTTTCTTATTATCTGTTACAAAATACATAGTTGGAAGCATTCCATAGATTAATCCCTTTATTTTCTTACCATTATCATCTACTACTTGCTTATTATAAGGAATAAGTGTAGCTATACGATATAAATGCTCATTTTTCTTAAGAGTTAAATAAGGAATATTTGAATAAAGTGTAACTTTATCATTAATTTTTGAAAACTTCTTTTTCTTCTTATATACAGTTGGTTCACCACCAAACAAATCATGTTGAATAGCTTCAAATGATTTAGTTCCTACTATATTTTTTGTATCAATAGTTACACCAATATTATTAAAAAAATTCTTCTTTGTATTATTATTTTTCAATACAGATTTTGATACCTGTGCATATAAAATAATATCATCAAATGAAACATTCTTAATAAATTTATCTTTAAACTCATCAATAGTTTTATTAATAATATCTTTAACTATTTTTTGCGCATTAATAACTTCATCAACAGAATAATCATTCATATTACTAAGAATATTATATATATTCTGCAATGTTTCTATATCAACATTATCCATTTTCTTAAGAGCATCACTTACATATGGATAAAATTCCTTAACAATTTCTTTATTATTTTTCATAAACTTTATCTAATTAACAACAAATCTATAAATTATAGTCTAAATTATTGAAAATGTTTACTTTTGTTCAAACCAATGTGCATAACATGCAACTGAATTACTAAGTCTATTTGCATCATTCAATATTCCTATGATAGCAACCTTCTCTGCTTTTGGAAGATTGTCGAAATGATTATCAAAATCACCTTCCTGAGGTTCCCATACGATATTATAAATAGTATCTTTAATTAACTCGATTTGTGGAATCAAATCATTTATCTTCTTATAACGTTCTTCTTTATTCATAACTTCTTAATTATTTTAACGTTCTTAATTAATGGTTCACCATCTGTTCCTCTGCCATCTAATAAATCTCCTGTTACCAAATATTTGTTACCGGAATAATATCTAATTAAATGAATAAAAGTATCAAACCCTGTTTCATTTATAGGATTAGGTAAAACTGGTGAATATGTTCCATTTATATTTTTATGAGCTTCATAAACAGATACTCCTTTTTCTTCACCTATTTTTTCTTCGCCTCTCCAAAAAATTGAAGACCTCTCATTTTTTGGAATATCATCAAATCTATAAAATAACAACATACATCATTATTTAAACACAACCATTAAATTCGGCATTTTCCCATTTTTTTGCTTCTTCATAGTTAGCACATGCTTTATTATATTCTTTCTCTAATTTATTCTTATATTCATATTCAAACTCTTTTTCAATTTTTTCTCTAATACGAGTTTCTAATGAAGACTCAATATTCTTTAATACTTGTTTATCTACACTTAAAGTTTTACTAACATGTTTAGAAGTATCTTTAACTTCATTTAACTCTTTATTCGACTTATCTGATAATGAAGAATCATTGCCAAATGAAAAAGACATATACTTATTAAATGATTTTGTTGATTTAGTAGTGACATTATTATTTTTATTTTTCAAATTAACAAATCTCCCAAAATCATAAACAGTATTATAACGCATGAAATTATTATAAGCATTCTTACATATCTGATTATCACGTCCTCCACAATAAACATGTTTAATATGTTTCTTAACGAAAGAATTGCCACATACTGGACACTCACAAACTTCACCAATTCGCTTTGATAAATTTATATCATGAATTTGGTTCATCTGTTTTTTTAATGTATTCTTATCCATAATAAATTACATTTTTTAATTTATAATTCAAAGATACACATATTATTATAAAATAAAAAATCACAAAACTATAAATTAATATAATTTTGTGATTTTTATATAGATTAAGTCATTTTAATACTATAACATAATTTCTTTTTTAAATTAGTTATATTTTTATATTGAGTCTTTAAGCAATTTCCTATATATTTTCTTATTTCTTTTTTAACCTCTGTCTTCCATGAAGGATCTACAAGCATGCATCCTATATATAGATTACATCCTCTACTCATATTATCTCTTTCAAATGTTAAATCATATGGTATATTTTTTAAATTACCCATACTATTAACAATAGAATTAACTTCATCCTCTACATTAAATAACATAGATGGTAATTCCGGTTGAAAATTTAATTCTTGTAATTTATGTGGACATCCGGTCCAATCATCCGGTAATACACTATTATTAAAATATAAAGATAAGTTATTTTTTGTTATTGGAAATCCTTCTAATGAATTTACTTCTTTAATCCAATTTAAATAAATTTCGTTTTCTATATAAGACGGAAATCCTTTAAAATCTTTTAATCTCCCATAACTAACTACAAAATCTTTTATTTTTAAAATACTTTTATATTTTTCAAAATCAAATAAATCTTTAATTGAATATACCTTATCAGTTTTATTTTCTAATGAAAATTCTAATACGTTCATACTAAAATGAATATCATAATCCAATAATATATCAAATAATTCTTTAAAATATTTTACATTTCCTTTATATAATGAAATTCTAACATAACCTATGTTTATTCCATTCTTATAACTTTTTGATATTTCGGATAACTATGGTAATGTTTTATATGCGTTGAAAAATATTGCTAAATCATTATTCTCGGATCTATCTACTATCTTATCCAATAAAGGCTTTACAATATCAGTTGAACTTATTTTATCAAAAATCATATCAGAATTATCTGGTTTACTAATATCATCTAATATATCATCATCAAATAGAGATTCTATTAATCGTCTAATATTCTTATTCATAATTAAATTAAAACAATTTTAATTTATCACTTAATTCGCGTTCTGTCCACACCTGAAACTAAACTCCGCGTTTTTTAAACTCATATTTTGCTGCTCTCCATTTTGCTTGGTTAGTCAAAAATGTTTTCATTTCTCTATTATAACGATTAACTTCTTTTAACTTCGCTCCAGGTTTCAATGGTTCAGGTTTAATTGTTTGTGCATAAGGTTTAATCTCAATAAACACTTTTATAACTTCACCATCTTTCTTTTTAAACTCAACCCACATATCAACATAATATTTTCTAATCTTCCAGTTCTAAGGATTATTTGGATCCAAATGATGTTGATGACAATATTCCAAATTAGCAACAGGATCTCTATACTATATAGCACATGGTTCTGAACCAACTCTCAAAACCTAAGGATTTCTGTCACACCAATCCATAAAAAAAAAAAAAATTCCCACGAACTTCTATATTCGTTGGTTTTAGTCACCCATTTTTCTGGATGTTTTGGATGAAAATAACCTTGTTTAAACCTTGAATTTCTTGATGGTTTATGTTGATTTTTATAGCTTTCATTCATATATTAAATTTTTTTATTTTTTATGTATTCTTCAAATTTATTAATTAAATCTTCTTTTTTAACTGCAAATAGTTCCAAATAATTTAAATTATTTTCTTTTGCCGTATTTCTCTTATTGACATCTCTAACAGTCCATACATCAATAGCATGTGAATAACCTGTTTTATCTTTTCTTAACATTAATTCATTTAAACGTTCAATATCATTTTTATCATTAGGATTAAATGGATGATAACCATGTGACCAATAACCTTGCAATTCAATATACAAATCCAAACTTTTAATATAAAAGTCACAATGATATGGATATAAATCAGATTTATACTATCTTAATATATCATTTGCTCCATATTTATTACAAAGATATTCATGTAATGATTCTTCTGATTTTGACTATCTGTATGAATTATGTTTTTTCTTTGAATCAAAATTTTTCTATAATATATCTTTATTCTACATAGGATTTTCGCAACCGTATTTTTCAATCCAAGTTTCCTTAATATGTTCCTTCATACCTGGAATTTTAAAATTATGGTCTACTCCATATCTCTCTATACAGGTTTGCTTCATCTTTTCTAAACACTTTTTATTCTAAGCTGTATATGGAACACCTAATCTTTTTATATTAGTTTGCTTAACTTTTTCTTTTATTTCATCACACTACGTAGGATATTTTGTACCATATCTTTTTAAACAGGTATCTTCTATTTTCTTCCTAACTTCTTGATAAAAATCTTTTCCCAAATATTTATATTCTGTTACTTTTCTTTTTCTTGTTTTTGATTTCTTCTATATAACATCTTCAAAATTCTATACACATTTCTATGAACAATATTCTCTAAATTTATGGTTATGATGAAATTCTAAAACTTTACCACATGCCTTACATTTAGGTCTATGTTCAATATGATGAAATATTCTATAAAAAGTTTCATATATGGATTCTGAATCCACATATCTATTTTCTATATATTCTTTAATAGTTGGATACTAATTTAAAAATATCTTACTTGTCCTACTAGGATTAATATCATTTTCTGTATTCTTTAATTTAAAATTCTATATAATAAAATCATCAGTTATAATATCAGGAACTTCAAAATATTTTCTCATATATTAAACTTTTATTTGTTTATTATATAAAATATATTTTTAATAGTTTAACATAATTTAATAAAACTCAAAATTTGATACCATATCTTCTCCGTATCGCAATCAAATCTCTTTACCTTATAGTTATTAACCTTAATTAATTTTAACACAATACAGAAGAAATATTCAATATATTATTTTCTCCCATGTAATATAGGTTCATAATTACCTTGAAGTTGTCTAATAATATTAGATTTAAGTTTACCTTTAACATTAGGATTTTCCTCTATAAACATATTTTTTATATAATTCTTATAATATCTTAATTTACCAAATGCGTCATGATTTATAAAATTAACTTCCTTTATATCTAATATGTTTTCTGGTATATTATTAAAATGTAAAAGATGATCTATACCAATAAATTTCCACTCTGTATAATCAACGGTTAACCTATAAAGTTTTGTCATATTCTATAAATTACTCCAATCAGTAACGGATTCAATAGGTTTATTATATAAAAAATCCAATATTCTAACGCTTCCTAATAATCCATTTATTGACTTAACATAAGAATTATTAAAATGAATATTTTTCAATGATATTGTTTCATTAATTCCTTCTAAATTTTCAAATATTCCGCCATATATAGAAATAGTATCAATATCAATAAATGTATTATTAAAATTATTAAAATTAAATTTTATATTAGGTATTCCATTTCTATCAAAATTCATATCTAATTCTAAATATCCTATATATAATTTTAATGTTGGATAACAATCGAACATATTACAAAATTTATCAAACTATTTCTAATCTTTAAAAGCTAAACTTAATTGTTTAAGATAAATCACATTACTATGATTAATTTTCTTTTCTTCCTATAATCTTTCTATATATTTTTCAGAATTCCACTATCTATAAAATAAATCTAATTTATTACAATCATTTAAAAAATCATTAAACTATTTTTCATCATTATAAACATTACTCAACGGAGATTCTTCATCATTATTAAGAATATCATCAGTTTCATCATCAAATAATGATTCATATAAAAAAGATAATTTTTCATTAATAGATTTATCAAAATTAAATTTCATTAAATTAAAAAAAGAATATTTGAATATTTATCTATATAATAAATGTATATAAAATTTAAAAAGAAAGTAACCAAAGAAAAAATAATCAAAAAGAAAAGAACCAAAAGAAAATTAAATTTCAAATCTAAATTTAATTAAAATAAAAATTGATCCTACAATATTTATCTCTCTAAAAATCTATGTTCAAAAAGAAAGTAGACAAAGAAAAAGAACCAAAAAGAAATTTCATCAATAATATAAAATAAATTAATAATTAAATTTTTTACATATTATATATAATATCTATCTCAACCTTAAATACTAACATATTTATTATACTCAAGTTTTCAGAAAAAGTCTACATTTTTAAGAAAAAAGTTTAATTTTTATTAAAAATAATTTATAACTAATTGATAATCAATATATAATTTTTATTAATTTATACAAATTCTAAATAATTTTAATAAAATTTAAATTTCAATTATAAAAACTAAATTTCTTTATATAATTTCTTAAATATCTTAACCTCTCAAAATACCAGTATTTATTTTACTTACTTTTGTGAAAAAAGTCTACTATTTTTGAAAATATTTTTTAAGTATTATTAATAATTATTTTGTTAAACTTTATTAACATATATTTATATAATATAAAAATTATTTTTAATATAAAGAATGAGTTATAATACTACAGTATAGTTTACAAGAGTTAGAAATGTTAAGTTGCCAAATAGAGCTAATAGTCATGATGCAGGAACTGATTTTTTCGTACCTTTTTATAATTAGGAATTTCTTGTTGATTTGATTAAGAAAAATGAAGGTAACAAAATTTTCTATAATATTAAGGATGATGATTTGTTTATTACTATTCCACCTGGTGAACAAGTAATGATTCCATCTGGTATTAAAGTTTGGATTAATGATAAAAGAACATATCTTCAAGCAACAAATAAATCAGGAGTTGCTTCTAAGTATCATCTTGATGTGATGGCAAATACTATTGATGCAGATTACCAGGGAGAAGTTCATATTAATCTTTGTAATAATGGAAATACAGATATTACAGTTCAGACAGGTCAGAAACTTGTTCAGTTTATCCATCAGATTTATCTTGATACAGATTGGAAAGAAATGAGTGAAGATGATTATAATAAGATAGAGAAATCTGATAGGGCAGATGGAATGGCTGGTTCTACAGGAACATTTTAAAATAAAATTATATTAATAAATGAAACAGAGATTACGAAATTTTGAGTTTGAATATAACGGTGAAAAATATTGGTATTCTCGTTCAATAACTGTTGCGACTTGTGTATTCTGTAAAGATTCAGATGGAAATTGGTGTGCATTAATTAATAAACGTGGTAAAGGATGTCCATCAAATGTAGGAAGGTGGAATGTTCCAGCTGGTTATTTGGATCATGATGAGGATTTGTGTCAATGTGGAATGAGAGAGACCTTTGAAGAAACAGGTATTTCTATCCCAAGAGTATTGATGAATTTTTATGCTATTAATTCAATTCCAGATACAAAGCGACAGAATGTAAGCGTAATTTATTATGCAATTCTTCCAGGAATAATAGATGATTATGAATTAACAAGTGAACATTCTGAACCTAATGAAGTTGATGATATAATGTTTATTCCATTATCAATGATTTTTACATCTGATATAGATATAGCATTTAATAATGATAATATATTATTAGATGTATATAATAAGGTTATTGTTAATTGTAATAATAAGAAATAATTTTTCATGTTATTTTTAAGTTTTTAGTCTTAATGTATTATATTATTATAATATGTTAAGACTTTTTTATTTTATATTACATATAAAGAGTATAACTAATTAATATTATAAATGAGCGTAAAGTTTAAAAATCAAAATAATACATTAAAGATATTTTGTTATACAGACATATCTATAGAAGAAGACGATTATGAAGATGATGTTAAAGTAATAACTGAAACTTATCATATATCAGCTAATTCTATAGAAGAAGCGATAGAAATATACATTAATAAGTTTACTGATATAGAATGGTATGATAAAAAGCGTGAAGATTTTTCTAGACAAGATTATTATGATGCATGGATAGACCATAACAGGGAGAAAGCATATAAAACATATTTGAATAAATTAAAACGTGAAACTAAAAAACTAATGAAAGAATTTAAGGAAATTCCTGGTGTTTTTTATATCGGTAAACCATGTGTTCTTTTAAATACAAAGATAATAAAATGAAAGTAAAGATTAATATTGAGAAACGTATTGATTTTAACCATGATAATAAAATAGAGTTAAATGATGAGATAGATATAGATGATTCATTTTTTGATCAAATAACAAAGCCTTTAATTAATAAGAATAATAAGAAGAAATATATGTGGTATGCTACATTAGATGGTAAACTTATTCTTAATTATAAAGGTAAACATACATATACATCAGAGAAAAAACTTTATAATGGTATAATTGCGAATTTTGAGCAATTATTCAAATTATATAAAGTACCAAATTTAGTATATGATTCATTAACTACCGTTAAATTTGATTTTAATGAATTATTGGATAAACTTTTAAAGGAAAAGAGAATAATATTTCATAAGTTAGAATATGATTTAGTTGAATGATTTATGGATTGGAAACTTATAAAGGAATGTTTACCATTAAATATACGTGAACATTATATATTATCTTTTATGCATGGATCTTATGTATATGGAACTAATAATGAAAAATCAGATAAGGATATTATTGTTATTGTAGATGATGATATTAAATTAACAGATGATTATAATGGTATAACGGAACTTCATGTATTTGATGGAAATGCTATTGATTTTGATTTTCAGATTATCAATAATAATACATTTAAAAAGATGCTATATGAACATCATATAATCGCGTTAGAGAGCTTATTTATGAAAAGTAGTATGTATGATAGTTTTGAAAAATTTAACTCGTTATACGCGAATTATTTCATTCTTGATAAATGGAAATTAAGGAAAGTTATTTCTTCTATTGTTAATAACTCATATGCAAAATGTCATAAGAAATTAATTATAGAAAAAGATTATGATTTATATAGAGCAAAAAAATCTATTTTTCATTGTATAAGATTATATATGTTTGGTATTCAAATTGCAGAATATGGAAAGATATATGATTATAGTGAAGCAAATTCATATTGGATAAAGATTCAAATGATGGGTAATAATTGGGATGAATATAAAACTAAGTTTAAACCTATATTAAATTCGTTGAGAAGTAAGTTAGTTAAACTTTGTCCAAAACCAATTTGAAAAATATTTCTATAAAATGTAAACTTTTTAAGAAGTTAATTTTATATTATATAAATAATTTTATTGTATATGATCAAATCTATTAAAATAAGAATATATCCTGATGTTGCTTAGAAAGAATTTATTTCTAAACAATTAGGTTGTTGTAGATTTATATATAATAAATTATTAGATTATAAAAAATTAATATATAAACAATATAAGCAATCTGTTTCTTTATCATAGTTAGGTAAATATTTAGTTTCTTTAAGGAAGCAAGATGAATATTCTTTTTTAAATGATGTATATAATGCATGTTTATAGCAATCAATGATAGATGTAATTAAAGCATATGATAATTTTTTAAAATCATATACATATTATCCTAAATTCAAATCTAAAAAAGATGCTAAACAATCTTGCAGATTTACTAATTCAATGTTTAAGTTTAAAAATAAAAAAATTAGAGGAAATAGAATAACTTTAATAAAGTAGTTAAAAAATATATTATTTAAGTGTTCAAGAAAAGATGAAATATATTTAAATCATAATCAAGATAAAATTCATTTTGTTACTCTTACTAAAACTTCTACAAACAAATATTATCTATCAATATGTATTGATTATAATATTAAAGAAAAAGAAAAGTTAGATAATGTAATAGGATTAGATTTAGGAATTAAAGATTTTATTGTTGATTCAAATGGAAATAGATATGAGAATAAGCATTTTTATAAAAATCAAGAAAATAAATTAAAGAAATTATAGAGGCAATTATTTAAGAAATAGAAAGACAGTATTAATAGAAATAAAGTAAGAGTTAAAATTGCAAAAGTTCATGAGAAAATAAAGAATTAGAGATTAAATTATTTACATCAAATAACTTCAAAACTAGTTAATGAGAACCAAGTTATCTGTATTGAAGATTTAAATGTAAATGGTATGATGTCTAATCATAAACTATCTAAGTCCATATAGGAATTAAGTTTATTTGAGTTCAGACGACAACTTGAATATAAGTGTAATAGGTATAATAAAAATTTAGTTATAATAGATAGATTCTATCCTTCATCAAAGACATGTCATAATTGTGGATATATTTATAAAGATTTAAAACTAAGTTAGCGCAAGTGGATATGTCCACATTGTAAATCTTTAATAGATAGAGATTATAATGCTTCTTTGAATATTTTATCAGAAGGATTAAGACAAATTAATTTATAATTATTTAAAATATTAAATAGGGTTGAGTTTTACCGAATTTAAGCTTGTGGAGATATGAATTATATATAAATTTAATATATAATGTATTTATGAAACAAGAAATATAGGTTTTTAGTATAAATAAAAACTAAAACTATGAAGAAGTTTATTTTTATAAAATGTAAACTTTTTAAGAAGTTTATTATATATTATTATGATAATGATTTTTAATAAATCAAATATTTTAAACAAATAATTTTTTAGTTAATAACAAATTTTAAATTAAAAGAAAAACTATGAAGAAGTTTATTTTTATGTTGATTGCAATGTTTACATTTGCAATTGGTACAATTAATGCACAGGTACAGAATGATTATGCAGGTTCTAGTAAGTTTACTGATAATGTTTCAGTAACACTTCAGGGTGGTGTTCTTACATCATTTGACAATTTCTATAGTGGTCATACAGCAATGGCACCTATTATTGTAGTTGGTGCAGATAAGTATGTAACACCATGGTTGGGATTTGGTATTGAAGGTCGTACACTTATTGGAACAGGTCATGGTAGTTATAATACATACACTGCATTTGATTATGTAAATGTAAGTGGTTATGGTAAGGTAAATCTTGCTAATGTATTTAAGTTTGATGGAACACGTAAGTTCTTTGAACCTGTTGTTTATACAGGTCTTGGTTGGGGTCATCAGACAGCAGGTTATGGTGCAGATCATAATAACTGGATGACTTATCGTGCTGGTGCAGAGTTTAATTTTAATCTTGGTAAGGAGCGTGCATGGGGTATTGTCGTAAATCCTTCTGTTGTATGGAATGATATTGATAATGGCAAGCTTGTAAAGAAGAATGGTAGTTTTGAGATTACTGCAGGTGTTGTTTATCGTTTCAAGAATTCAAATGGAACACGTTCATTTGCAAAGGCAAAACTTTATGATCAGACAGAGGTTGATGCTCTTAATAAAAAGATTAATGAACTTGAGTCTCGTGAGCCACAGGTAATTGAGAAGATTGTAGAGAAACCTGTTACAAATGCAAGTGGTTTTGCACAGAATGTATTTGTTGCACCATTTAAGTTTAATAGCTCAAATTTGAGTGCAAAGTGTAAGTCCGTACTTGATGCAATTCCTGAAGGAACAACTGTAGTTGTAGACGCTTATGCATCTCAGGAACCTAAGAGTACTAAGAAGCATAATAAGGCATTGTCTGATGCTCGTGCAACAGCAGTTAAGAAGTATCTTGAGTCTCGTGGTGTTAAGGTAACTGATGCTACAGGTCATGGTATGGATGATGATTTTGGTCGTGTTGCTATTGTTACTGTAAAGTAATAAGTTTTTAGAAAGTTTAATTAATAATTTAATTTAAAGAGATACTGTATTTTTATAGTATCTCTTTTTCTTTTTTATAAAATTATATGTATCTTTGTTATATAAACATTAATAAAATAATATATGATTAAGTTTAATAAAAATAATAAAGACGATATTGATAAAAAGCATTTCACTATACGAGATATTCGTGTTGGAACTATTATTAATATTCATTTAATGAACGAAGATAGAGGTGATAAAGGTTTTGTCGATTGCGAAATTATAGCAGTATTTAATTCTGCTGGTCAACGAGTTCTTAATATAAATGGAGATTTCTGTGTTATATATAAAGGTAAAGAATGGTTTGGATATTGTTCACAAATTAGTAAAATAATTTCATATTAATTTTTTTATTCAAAATAAAATATGTATCTTTGTATTGTTAATTAAAACAATAATTTAAAATAATATAAAATGAAACATATATTTATAACATTGGTTCTTTCATTCATGTGTGTAATTGCAAATGCAGATAATAAATTACATGTAACACGAACATCTGATATGTGTTCTGATTATTATGTTCTTACATTAAATAAGAATACTGTATATGTATCAGATTATGAGTATGAACAGGGCATTGTAAATTATTATAATGACGTAATTAAGTTTGCAAATTCTCGATTGAAACCATTAGCTGAAAAAATATCGAAGAAGAAAGATAAGAAATCAATGTATATTTCAAACCTTTGTGAAAATCTGTTCATTGATATAAATGTATGTAATCCTACATATCATAAAGTATCAAATCAATTTATGGCATTTTATGAGTTGGGAACACTTTATGATAATGTCGGTAAACTTATTGATATGATTAATAATAACAAATAATATAATTAATATATGAAAGTAGAAATTACAGAAGAGAAATTTGATGCATATTATCATCTTCAAATGTCTGGAGAAATTAATATGTTTGATTATAAAAAAGGTTGTGAAATAACTGGACTTACAAAAGAAGAATGGATTAATATTATTAATAATTATAAAACTTATAAAGCAAAATATATAACTGATTAAAATAAAAATTATGACAAAAGTTTTTTATCCTAAGAATAGAGGAGGCATGTATATCAAATGGGTAGATGAACATGGAGACTCAAATAAATCAAAGAATAAGAGTGATTTAGTTATTGATCATGTAGCTACAATGCGTGATGAATATAAGAAAGGTGATATAATCGATAAACGAGTATTTCTTGATTTCTTTACAGAAGCAGACCATGAATCTCCAGAGATTGTAGATACATATTCTGTATTTTTGAGTATTGATTTAACTTCGGCTATTAAGAATGATATGGAATGGATTAAGATGCATAATAATAGTTTGAATAATAATATTGAAAATTCTCACTATATTAATATTGATTCATTGTCTATTACATCAGTAGAAGTTAATGATGATTTTAAGTTTATTCGTATTCATTATGATTTTTGTCAACCACATTATGGATGTTCAGATTCTAGAAGAATGATGGTAGGCGGTGTTCATCGATTGAGTGATTATCCATCTTGTCCAACTAATAGAAGATTATTGGTTACTAATCAAAGTGATAGTCCTATTGTATTTTGGTAATAAAATAAAACAGTAATATAATTATGACAGAAAAAGATTTGCAAGAAGAATATAATAATGGATATGAAACAGGTTTTGAAGAAGGACTTGAAAAACGATACGATCATGATTTTATAGAGAAAGTTATCGATGCATATCTGTTGGTAAAACATGATTGTCAGAGTAAGGATTATGTAGAGAGACATGATTTTATTACAATGGTAATTAATAAGACAAAGAGTATTTAATTATATATAATATTTAGAAATAATAAAAGAATAAAAATGCCGATTATTAAAGATACAAAGTATTCATATAATGATTTGACAATTGAACCTGCTGTTATTAGTTCAATTAAGAGTAGAAAGGAATGTAATCCATTTGTGGAAGATGATAAGTATCTTCCACTGTTTACTGCACCTATGTCTACTATTACGAATGAATATAATATTAACATTTGGAAGTTGAATAAGATTCATCCAATGATTCCACGAAATATAGGAGCAGATCCAAATGGTGATATTGTAAAACGTATGGAATATATTAAACCATTTATGGATGATGGCGATTGGGTTGCATTGTCATTGAAAGAGTTTGAATATGTTTTTGTTGATCATAAGATGATGTCACCTGATGAAATATTTTCTGGATATAATCGAACATATAGGATTTGTGTGGATTTAGCAAATGGCCATATGGAAAGTTTGTATGAGACTATTAATAAGGCAAAGGATATTGCTGATAATAGTAATTATAAACTCATTGTAATGACAGGTAATATCGCTAATCCTGAAACTTATGAGTGGATTTGTAAGCATGCTCGCGTGGACTATATCAGACTGTCTATAGGAAGCGGATCCGTGTGTTTAACTACTTCAAATTCTTCAATTCATTATCCTATTGCATCATTGATTGATAAGTGTAAATATTATAAGAATATTGCTGACAAGGGATTTGATGAAAATGATAATCCAACAAGTTATTTTAAGTCACATCCTTACCTTGTTGCAGATGGTGGTATTCGTGGTTATGCAGATGTAATTAAAGCATTGGGTCTTGGTGCAGATTATGTAATGATTGGAAGTTTGTTTACAGGACTTCTTGAGTCAACAGCACCATTGAATATTGAAAGTTATAATAATCATTATCTTTATTTTTATAAAGATGGTATTATTAATAATGGAGTAGAAGACATTCTTAATATTTGGGAAGGATTAAATTCTGAAAATCCTGTTATTTCAGATGAACTTGAAAAACAGAAAAAAGACTTTATTAAGGATATGAAGACTATTACAAAGGAGTCTTATGGAATGTCAACAAAGAAGGCTCAAAAGTTAATTAATCCATCTGCAAAAACAAAGACTTCAGAAGGTTGTACAAAGTATATTACAGTGAAGGAAACTGTAAAACAGTGGACTGATAATATGATTGATTATATGCGATCTGCAATGAGTTATACAGATAAGAGAACTATTAATGAATTTAAGGGAAATGTAAATCTTCTTGTTAATAGTTCATGTGCAATTCTTGCAGTGAATAAGTAAATATAAACTTAAGTTCAAAACTTAATTTCGGGTTTTTCATATTAAATTAAGGATAGATTGTTCGTAGAGAATAGTTTATCCTTTTCTATTTAAAATAAATATATTAAAATAATTTTATATCTGTATGTTTCCAATTAAAAATGTATAGAAGATAGATAAAGCATATTTTTCAAAAAATAGAAGTTACGCCTAGAATGCTGGTGTTTATTATAATTAGGACGGATTCTCATCAGTGACTAATAATATAAATTAGTTACAAGGTACATATAATCCTGATAAGTACATATTAGGTAATGTTACGAAACCTAATATGAAAACATTTGTTAATTATGATAATAAAGAAAAAGAACATAAAGGAAATAATACAAAAATTAATATTAACAATATAAAAACAAATAAGGAAACGTATGCTTATGTTTCCAATATCATGATACCTACTATTGAGTCTAAAGTAAAACCAATTTAGGAAATTCTTAAAGAGAAATAGGATATTATTAAAAATAAAAATGTTATTATTAATAGTAAATAGTTTAAAGATAAAATAAAAAAGGAAAAAGAAAATAAAATTAATACTGAAGTTGTAAATGTATTGAAGAAAAATAATACTTCGAATTCATTATTTCAAAAAGAATTAAATAGCGAAATTATGAAGAACGAGAATGATACTATATATTTAAATAGTTGGGCATTTTTAAATTCTGATAATACAGTAATACCACATAACTTTGGTGATGATATAAATTTTTCTTTTTTAAAAGAACTTACAGGTAAACAACATAAAAAATATAATAAGAAAGATAAGAAAATAAATTATATATTCATAGGCTCTATTTTATGTGATGAATATATAGATGATTTTACAAAAATATGGGGGAGTGGTTTCTTATATAAACATAATTTAAAAAATAAACCAAATAAAATATATGCAGTGAGAGGTCCCAAAACAAGGGATTACTTATAGGAATTAAATATAAATTGCCCAAAAGTTTATGGGGATCCAGCATTATTATTTCCATATTATTATCAACCATATGTAATGAAAAAATATAAGTTGGGAATTATTCCGCATCATTCACATATTAAATCATATATATTAAATAAATTTAAAGATAATGATGATATATTAATAATAGATTTTACAAAATATAATGATTGGAAAGATATAATAAAAAATATAGAAGAATGTGAATTTATTGTTTCAGAAAGTTTACATGGGTTGATTATTTCAGAAGCATATAGGATTCCAAATATATGGATTAGTATAGGTAAAAATATAGGATAGGACTTTAAATTCGAAGATTTCTTTTTATCTATTCATAAACCATTATATGATTCATATTTAGTAACAGAAGAAACAACAGAAGATGATTTATTGAAATTAAAGAATAACTATGATTCAACATATGATATTGATTTGTAGAAATTAATTGATGTATGCCCAGTAAAATTAAATCATTTGAATTTATATAATAAACCTAAAAAATATACAGGAAAGATCTTATTATGCTGTATAGGAAAAATGGAAAATAATTATATAAGAGAATTTGTTGAACATCATAAATCAATAGGATTTGATAATATTGTTTTATATGATAACAATGATATTGATGGCGAACATTTTGAAGATGTAATATCTGATTATATAAATTCTGGATATGTAATATTAAAAGATTAGAGAGGGAAAGAATTGGTTTAGATTCCATCATATACAGATTGCTATAATATATACAAAGACAAATATGATTGGATCGCATATTTCGATATTGATGAATTTTTAGAATTAGATTGTAATGATATACATGAATTTTTATCTAATGATATGTTTAATGATAGAGGAATTAATACAATAAGAGTTTGCTGGAGATAGTTTACAGATTCAGAAATATTAAAAGTAGAAGATAATAATTATTCAATTAAAAGATTTACAGATTATCTACCTATTACAGAAAATTGGTCTACTCAAACTAAAATAATATTTAAAACATGTGTAGATAATATAGAATTTAATTCACCTCATGGCATTTTATATGATTCGCCATATAGTAAAAAAATAGTTACAGTAAATACAATAGGTTAGTTATGTATAAATTCTATAAAATTAAGAGATAATGAAAAAACATGGGAAAACGCAAGGTTAAATCATTATAGATTCAAGACAATAGAGGAATATGTAATGAATAAGATGGTAAGACTTTGGCCAACTAATTATTTGCAAGGTGGAAAAGTAGGTCTTAATCTTAATTTCTTTTTTAGATTTAATAATAAAACATAGGAAAAAGAAGATTTTGCAAATTATCTTTTAGATAAATATAATATAAATAGAAATGAATAATTGAAAATAAAATATTGGAAAAATGAGTAATACTTTTATATTATAATGATATATAATTATTACTCATTTTTTATTTTATAATAAATAATAAAAATAATATGTTATATTTAAATGAATAAAGATATACGCCCACCTCAGCATGTATTACATGTTTTTGACCCAAATAAAAAATGTAAACCACATGATGAAGTTGAGTTCATAGAAGGTCGTTATGTTGATATTGTAAATACTAAGAATAAGGATCCACATACTTTGTATTTTGGTAAGTCTAAGAATTCAGAATTGCTTACAGGTATCTTCTTGGGTGATCTTGAACTTACATCTAAAGTTAAAGATATATCTCTTGCTTCAGTAGATGGTGTTGTAACTTTATCTCTCAAATATGTAAATGATTCTGGTAAACTTGCAACTGTAAAAACAAATATTGTTTCGTAGAAAGAATTAGATGAAGTAAAAGAAAAACTAGAATAGTTTGATTCTTCTATTACAGAAAAAATGAATGCTTCATTTAATGATGTATATGAAAGATTAAATGTTATTGATACTTCTATTACAGATATAAATGAACATCTTACATTTATAGATACTTCTGTTGATACTCTTTTTGATAGAGTCAATACTATAGATACTTCTTATGTATAGTTGATTGATGATTTAGATAAAGGCAAATATAATTATACAATTCATAAGGATTCAGGTACATATGAGAATGGTTTCAAACAAACATTCACTTTATTTAAAGGTGATGAAGAACAAACAGATTCATCTAAGATTGAAGTAACTGACATGGTTTTGAAACAGCTTAATTATGTTAAGGATTCAAATAAGATTGAAGCGAAAATTTGGCCTGAACCTATTGATAAGATTGATTTAGTTGAAGGTGTATTGACATTGAAAGATGGTACAGTAATTAAGGATGTTACACATTCACTTGACAGTAGTCTTATTAAGACAGTTACATTAGATCTTAAAGATTATGATTCACATATAAATGAATTCATGAATACAGATTCATCTATTAATGATAGATTGACTATTGTGGAAGACCAATTGAAATGGGAAGAGATATATAAATAATAATTTTTTAAAACATTAATAAATATTAAAATTAAATCTATAAAAATTTAATATGACAAATAAAATGGTTTATGGTGCTGGTGAAGCAACAAAGTTAACAGATTAGGTTGCTGATGCAACTATTGCAGGTAAGGAAGTACATTTTTTGAGTGGTGCGTTTGATGAAGACAAAGTGATTAGTATTTATGATGCTCATGATTCAGACGCTAAATTACGTTTTGTATATGACGCTGCTGGTGATTCCGGTATGATATTTGTTGGTAATCAACTTGTATCTTCTAAGATCCTTGATATTACAACAAATGAGGTTGCAAAGAAACATTTTGATCCATCAACAGGTAAATATGTAGAATCTACAACAGAGAAAGTTGCTGATAAGGTAATGGTTAAATGGTTCGGTAGTGCAACAGATCCTGTTGATAATCAAACAAAGACGAAGACATGGACAACAGAGTTTGATATTATTGATACTGCAACTGTTCAGGAATTGATTAAAGCAGCTCAATCTAATCTTCAGAACTAGATTGATGATTTGAAAGCACATCATACTGAAGATACTACTCGTTTAGATACTTCGGTATCCGGTATTGAAACTCATCTTAAGAGCGATGTTGTTTCTGAAGCAGCTAATGGTGCTATTGAAGTAACTCCTGCAAAGGATGCTAATGATTATCAGACATATACAGTAGGTGTTAAAGTTGATGATACAACAGTAAAGGTTGTTGATGATGCACTTAAAGTTTCTACATATGCAATTAAGAAAGTTTCTGATGATCAGATGGAACAAACTGATGGCGAGAAAACATATGCAGCTGAATATCAATTAATGCAAACTGCTCCTGATGGCACAGTTTCTCCTGTTGGTGATAAGATCAATATTGCTAAGGATTTCTTGGTATCTGGCGCACATGTATGTACATTTAAGTATGTTAAAGAAGGAGGCCCAGAAATTGTATATGGTAGTGACTCAGATCAATGGGGTAATTCAGCAACTGTTAATTACGGTGATGAAGTAACATCTGCAGCAATGCTTCCATGGTCAGAGAATCAGGATGGTACATGGGAACAAGCACGTCTTGGATTTAAGATTAAATATGGTCATTCATATTTACACCTTGTTCTTAATACAAAACCGTCAAAAACTGAATCTGCGAAAGATTCTGATGTTTATCTTGATTTTACAGAAATTTTTGAAACATTCAAGGGTGATGGTAAGTATATTAAGGTAGAGAATGGTATTGTATCACTTGATGCAGATGCTGTAACAACATATGTTGATACTTCTCTTGGAATCAAGTCTACATTTGATGAACTTAAAGCTGAAGATACATCAATTGGTGCTCATCTTGAAAAGACTGATGCTTCTGTTAATGCTATTGAAGCTTCATATGTAAAGGATGCTGTACTTGAAGCTCCTAAAGCAGATAACAAACAGTTCAATACATTGAAACTTACAACAAGTAAGGACGGTGTTGAAGCAGAAGTAACAGTTGATGTCGCTAATGAAACATTCTATACAGGTTTAAATACCGCATTAAATCAACTTCAAGCAAATGACACATATCTTGCTGGTCTTTTGACATGGGAAGAACTCTGATTTTAACAGAATTTAGTAATTAATTTTTAATATAATGGAGAAACGTTTTTATTAATGTTTCTCCATTTTTTTGAATAAATATTATAGTAAAAAATAAAATATAAAACTTAATTAATAATATGGCTATTACAATTAAGAAATCAAAGAAGGATAATACTCCTGTTGTATTTGGTGCTCCTATTGCTGGTGATGGTGTAGAAGTAAACTTTGGTTATGGTACACTTGATAAGGTACTTGAAAAAGTAGGAACTCCTGACGATGGTGTTATTTATTTTGGTTATGATGAAGCAAATAATACAGGCGCTATCGTTGCTCGTGGTAAGGTTGTTTCTTCAAAGATTTTAAATATTAAATCTACTCCTGCTAATATTGATGAAACTACAGGTGAAGTTAAATCTGAAGCAGCTGTTACTGTTTCTTATGTTGATACAGATAAGACTGTTAAGACTCTTGATATTCCTGTTTCAGCTGATGCTAAACTTAAGAGTCTTGCTGATAGAGTTTCTACATTGGAAACAACTGTTGGAACTAAAGCAGATTCAAAGGATGTAGATACTGTATTTGGCGCTATCGCAAAGGAAGCAAACCGTGCTACAACTGCAGAAGGTGAACTTTCAGATCGTATTGATGATCTTGAGAATGCTGATTATACAACTGTAGAAAAGAAAGAAGCTGGTCATGTAAAGGTTGCAGTTTCTGATAAGAAAGTAGTAACCATTTCAGAGGACGACATTGCTTCCGCAGAACTTCTTGGCACTGTTGATGATGATAAGACTTAGGAAACTGCATTTGGAAAGATTGCTAAAGAAGCAGATCGTGCAACAACAGCAGAAGGTAAGTTAGATACACGTGTCACTAATATTGAAACTATTATGGGTGATGTATAGAATCCTGATGAAGATAATGTAATCAATAAGGTAGTTGAAGTTATTGATTGGTTTAAAGAGGTAGATGAAACTGAAACCGGTAAAGAACTTATTACAGATGTTGCTCATAATAAAGCAGAAATTGGTACACCGTCTGATGCAAGCACAGCAGCTACTGGTATTCATAAGAGATTGGAAGATCTTGAAGCTAAGAAACATGCTGTAAGTGATGCAACTGCAGGTGATGGTAAATATGTAACTGGTGTACATGTTGATGCAGATGGTAATTTGACTGTTGATTCTGCTAATCTTGAAGCTAATGGTGTTGCAGCTGAAGCTATTGTTGCAACTGATGATACTGTTGCTGTTGAAGGTGATAAGGTTGATGCACAGATTGCAAGTTTAGCTAAGTCTATCAAGACTACAGAAAAAGCTGCAACTTTTGCAATTGAAGCACTTGATGTTACAGATACAGCAGAAGAAGGTAAGTATGTATCTTCAGTTTCACAGGAAAATGGTAAGATTAAAGTAGTACGTACAGAACTTCCTACACTTTCTGTAAAGACTGGTTCTGAGAATTTTGTTGCAGTTGATAATCATGAAGTTGAAGTTAAGACTTCTGCTCTTGGTTCAGTTGGTCTTACAAAGAATACAAATTCTGGTAAGTGGGTTGCAGGTACAAATAATAATGCAACAGGTCTTGCTACTGCAGCTGATGTTGCTGGTGAATTAGTATCTGATGAAGAGGTAATCGCAGATGCATTCAATGATCACGAAACACGTTTACAAACAGTTGAAAATAAGGCAGTTGCTGTTAATTCTGCTGATAACGATGTTGCAATTACAATTCCTGCAGAAGCAGATGTTAATGAGGAGTTTGCTCTTAATGTTACAGGCGGTAAGACAACTTATACTGTTCAGTTTGCTGGCGAAGATGTAGAGAAATCAATTGATGTATACAATGAGAAGACAATCGAAGCTCTTGCAAAACTTGTTGCAAAACTTGACAAACGTGTAACTTGGTTGGAACTTAATTAATTTTAAGGCAATTTTTGATTTAGAATAATAAATAATTTAAATACATAGGAGTAAATATAAGATAATTATGTTTACTCCTATTTTTGTATGAATATGCTATAATTGAATTATTTAATTCTAAATCTCTTATTTTATTATAAAAGATAAATATCATAAGTAAAATAATTATTTTAATATTAAATGAGAACATTTAAAAATAATATATTAAACGAAGCACGTGTATAGAGAACAATAGATCCGAAGATTTGGGCTTCTATGAGTTCTATGTCAAGTCGTATGCGTTCAACATTAGGTGAAGATGCCCGAGTTATGAAGAAAGACTCAAAGGAAATCCTTCTTCAGAAATATGTTGCAGGCTTGCTTACTATGAAAGTCGAATGTCCACATAATATTTCTGATATTGATAAGTTGAAAGCATATAAAAATATTGGTGACGCATATATAAATGCAGGTGGTGATATAACATCAATATAGAAATTATATGTTGAAAATGGTGGTAAATTTGATGGTGAAATTTCACAAGAACCTGTAAAGCATGATTATCCAGATTATGATGATGTTTCAACAGATGATACAGTAAATGATGAACCAGAAGTTGTTGATGAACCAGTTAAAGTAAGTAGAGGTTTTGATGATTCTATTAAACAACATGAAGAACCTGTTGTTGATAATTCAGAAGATGATAATATCGATTCAGAAGAAACATCTAATGATTATCCAGATTATGATGATGTATCTATGGAAGATGATATTGATGAAGAACCTATAACAATAGGTGAAAAGTATGATAGTATGAAACCATACTTTAAAACAGTTGGTAATTCATTAAGGAAAGCAAATATCGGTGATTTCTTAGTATGGGATGAAAAGGATGGTTTGGTATTAAGTAATGATGCATAGAATGCAATAGCTAAGTGCGTATTAACTACATATAAGACATTAGATAAGAAACCTGTATTTATGGTTATGAGTGATGAAACAGTAACATTAGGTAATGCAGGAAATAATGGTGTATATGATGATTATTACTTCAAGAAGAAATTAGTTGGTGCTAGTTAGAAATTATAGATTACAGCAGGATCAAATTATTATTATCAAGAAGAAGTTAAAGGAGAATTCTATACAAACATTCTTTCTGATAACGGTAACAATGCCGCTTCTGCTGCCAAATCATTACCTATGAAGAAGTTGAATTTAACCGGTTTGAATGATGCACAAATTAATGAGGTAAAACAAGAAATTACAGAACATGCATATTTGCCAACTTTACCAGAATTAAATAAAGTTGAAGATATTATTGGTTCAGGAAGATATTGGACTTCTTCTGTTACAGATAAAGGTGAATCGAATATTATGTTATAGGTAAATCCTGACAAGGTATTTAAGATTGCAGATCCAAATGTAAAAGCAAAAGTAGTTTCATTTATAAGATTTTAATATATAAAAAAGAGATAGAATTTTGGTTATTCTATCTCTTTTATTATTTTAAATTAATTGTAACTTTCTTTTAATAGTTTTTGCAACTTTACTCATTATTGATTCATAAAGTGCTTTCTTTTTCTTCTCTATTGTATATTTATATGCAATACATCTTAATGCTTCTGCAATACCTAATCTCTTTCTTACTTCTGTCGGATCTGCAGTTACTTTACCATCAGTTGTTGAAACTAAATCTGAAATAGATTTGCCTTTAACATTTATATTTTCAATTGTCGCATTAACATTAGTATCATCTATAGAATAAACAAGATTTTTAATAACATTATTTAAATCAGAAGGATTTACAAAATCATACTTATTTACAACAGCATTAGTATTAATCCAAACAAATGGTACATTTTCTGATACCTTTGCATTTTTTGACGTACGTGCAGTAGATTTCATAAATAATATGCTATCTGTTTTAAGTGTCATTTCAGCAGTACTAGGTGCATCTTTTACTAGTTGCTTTAATCTTAAAACAAATTCTTTTTCTTCATCTGACACATATGACTTTTCTTCGGTATTATCAGAAGACATAGCATTCTTTTTATATGCATATGTTAAGAATGTAATAAATGCCATATCAAGCTTAAATAATGTACCATCTCCATTTACATAATAATAATCGGAATCTGTATGACTTGAACGACTGTTATATGCAAAACGTAATGCAATATTACCAGGTTTATTTAAATTTGCATAAATTCCTGGAATAATAGTTGCAATATTATATTCATTACCATTTTTCTTGATACGAGGCATTACATTTCTACCATTATAAGAATCTCTCCAATTTTTATCGTTTTCTTTTTCTTCTGGTGTTCTATCATCCAATGGTACCGGTTTATCATCTTTACGATTATAAAAACGTTCATAATTATTATCATAACCGTCTTCAAAACCAAATTCTCTACGGAGATTTAATTCAGCATCATTCTATTTTTTATAAAATTTTGCTAATGCTTTAGAATCTTTCCAGTTACATGTTAAATGACTAATCTTAAGTATATGTTCTGTTGTTAAATCAAGCATACATGTTTTTGTCTTTGCAGTGCCATTTAAAAAGCTTTGATATTTAGTAGATTCCCTAAATTCTGTTAATAACTATTTAATTCTATTATTAGGCATAGCATTAATATATTGCTATAACTATGCGTCCGTTTCTGAATTTATATTATAACATTGCTTTTTTGAACCACGTTTTGATACAAGTGGGTTAGCACCTTCTCCCTATAATGTATCTGATACATATGCAATTGAAACATAATCACCAGGTTTCATATTATATTTCATGAAAATATCAGCAGGATTATAAACAACTAATGGCTTCTATTTTGCTTCAAATAATTTTTTCATATATTTAATTAAAATTTATTTTTTATTATGACATAGACTTATTTGCGTTCATAAAGAATAACTTATATTCCTCATTTCTTCTGTTAGGATTATCTTTAATATTCTTGAAATATTTAAAGGATACATTATAATCACCTGCATTTATTTTCTATGCTTGATAATCATATCTAGATTTTGCAAGACCTTTTGTTATGAATGTATATTTTTCATGTTTAAGCTATCCAGCATTATAACATAATGATGTTAATCCATCTCTTATTTTTTGATTATATAACATATAATATTTAACATTATCATCATCTGTTGGCATATTTTGTATAGTTCTATATGCACGCTATTCAGCAATCTTAATATCTTTCTAAAATAATTTATCTGCGTCAGTCTTTGTTATAATGGTTTTACAATGATTAGGGTTTAAAATAGTTTTACCATTTTTTGTAACAAATGATTGTTTAATTAAGCCTTTCTTTTTTAATTGCTATACTTTCTTGTATAATTCACCATCTGATTCCAATACAACATGACCATAACCAATAGTTACCATTCCTTTCGCTTCCTCTTCGGGTTTTGCGTAATAAGGGTAAAGTAAGCATAACTCATGATGTTTAATAAATTCGCGAGCCTCGTTGCTTGACTTAAAATTGAAATTCTTGTCTTCCTTAAATTTCTTTTCAGGTGTATTATTAATATCTTCAGTAGATACTTTCTTGACACTTAATTTTTCTTTTGCTTCATCTTTAACTTCAACAACAAAATCTTCAGGTTCTTCTACTATTACTTCTTGTTGCTTTTCATCCGGTACATTTTCTACTTTCTATTCATAAGTTTCAACATTACCCTATAAAGATTTAATCATCTATTTACAATCTTGTATCATTGAAACACCTCCATACATTGTCAATACAGCAACAGTAATTTTCAACATACGTCTCGGAGTAATCTTCTTATGTTCATCAATATATTTCTGTACTTTCTGAACATACGCATTCATAAGTTTTTCAGCTTTTTTATATTGATCTGTCTCTTGTAATTTTTTGATGATATAAATTATAAACTATTTAAGATGCTTATAAAAGATTTTACCTTCTTTTGATGCTTCTTTCATAATATCATTAAACATATCCTTTGCACCATATTCTTCGAGAAGCTGATTGTCATATGCTTCATTTATTTTCTTTTTAACGATAACTGAAATATCTGACATCATTTCTTCATATAGTTTGTTATAATTCTTATTCATATATTATATAATAAATGTTATCGATTCATTTATGATATTTATTTCTTAAAAATATTTTTGATATGAATAATAGACTTTGAATATAATATCATATATAACATATGTAAATTGACTAAAGCATTAGCTTGATTACATTTAGCATAAACAGAATCCTAGATTTTAGCGTTAGCATTGAGTCAAGAGCTTTAGTATTACAGTTAACGTAGATTGTCATGGTGTCATTCGTGATATATCATGATTTTACTGATTATCCATGGTTCGAACCCATGAATCCCCTCTATTACATATTATTTAATCGGGGATTTGGTGAAGAGGTTAACACGTCAGTATTAAAAACAAGCATTAGATTAAGTACCATGAACACAGATCTACAAATCTTCGGAGTTCTATTGCGTGGAAATTTAAAATAGAACTTTGGGCCTGTAGCTCAATTGGTAGAGCACACGAATTTTTAATCATGTTGTTGTGAGTTCGAATCTCATCAGGCCTGCTATATGGATATATGGCGAAATGGTAAACGCGACTAATATGATGTTAGTTTGTATCATAATTCTAGGACAGATACATGGTGGTTCGAGTCCATCTATATCCACAGATATTATTTTTAAAGATGTACTATAAGTCTATTATGATGTAAGTCATGGTAGACTTTTCTTTTTACAGTACATCTATACTTGTTTAAAAAATATTATAAAATTTAATAAGATTTCTATAGAATTTTAATTGTTTTTTACTATAAAAATTGATATTTCTTTATGTTTTCTTTTTTATATCAAAAATAATGTGTATCTTTGTATTGTTAATAAAATAAGAATATAAACAATTAAAAATATAAAGAATTATGATGTGCTTTAATATTGGTGATTTGATATTTCTCAGAAGTAACTGTGAATATAATATAAATGTAACAACAGGTAAAAGAGTATTGCTTATACCAGGAATGTATTCATGTGAGAAAGATGAAATGAATACAAGACTTGTATGTATTATGAAGCCATTTAAGAAAACAGTATTAGTTGACGAATATGGACCGTTAGGATATACACAAGAATATAAAGAAAAAACAATGATTCGTGTTATGTCTACAGCGACGCATAAAGTATATGATGTGGATGCAGATTGGTGTGATGTTATTCCAGACAAGAAATCATATGATGAAGTCAGAGCATTTACTATTATAGATAGTGAACTTCAAAATGAATTTTTAGATATGTGCGATTATGCAGATGATTTAAGATATATTTAGTAAAATGATAAAATTTAAAAATCATAGTAAAGGAAATAATATAGAATATATAAAATGTAGTAATATAATTTTACCTATTAAATCCATTGTATATATAGAAAAGAATATAAGTAGAACATATGATTCTGTTAGACCAAATGTATATTATACAATATATTTTGCTTCTGAATTAAAATATGAAGTAAATAATCCTTTTGGAAGTAATACACGAGAATATAAATTAAGATATAAAAAAATTTCTATAAGTGAAAACACGTTTAATAAAACATTAAAACCATTATTAGCAGATAAAGTTATAAATATAGAAAGATTATAAATAAAAAATTTATATTATGTCAAGAAGTTATCATCAAACACATAAAGTAAATAAGGGTTCATCTAGTTTTGTAGTAGAATGTGATAAAAAATTTAAAGTAAAGAATAAACATAAGGATTTACAAGATATAGAAGTACAGAAAGATAAAGTTGTTAAATGGAAGAAAAAGAAACATATTGCATATGGTGAACAACGGAATTTTAATTTTAAAGGTGAACCAACATATACGAATGAAAGATATATAAAGCATGTAGGAGAGTATTGTTTCCCTTGTATAGAACCTAAGAAAGAACGTAGGAAGAATAAGATTTCAATATATGATAATTTTGATGAAGATTAATAAATGAATATAAAAATATTATTTTTAGACATAGACGGCGTTTTGAATTCTGAACAATATGCGAATTGGTGTTTTACAAAGGAAGGAAAGAAATATATAAATGAAGAAAATGGTGATCATTTTGTAGACAAAAATGCAGTAAAACTTATAGAACAATTATGTGAGAATTATAATGTAAGATTGGTTATATCATCGTCATGGAGAGAGATTTCATTAGAAGCAACAAAATATGCGTTTGATAAGTATAAAGATTTGAAATGTTTAATTAAATATATAGTAGGTATAACACCAAAATATCATGATGAACACTCAATAAGAGGAAATGAAATTCATGATTTTCTTATGTATAGTGGAAATACAAATTTGCGAAACTATAAACAATTTTATGATGAAGATTATTTTAAATTTAAAGATGATGAATTGAAAATAGATTATTGTATAGTAGATGACGATGATGATATGATGACATATCAACAGGATAACTTTATAAAAATAGATAGTTATTCAGGTATAACACAGGATGACATAGTAAAGATTAAACAAATATTAAATATAGAATAATAGATAATTATAAATAGAGAGTAGTTGCGATAACTATTCTCTATTTTTATTTTAAGATAAATATTTAAAATATTGAAATAATTTTTATCAAGATATGAAGTTAAATGAAAAGAAAGCATTATATGAGAGTATCATGAAGAGTGTTTCTAAGACTATTAGAAAGAAACTCAATGAAGCTAATAATGGAATGCATATGGATTTGCATGATGATTTTGCTATTACACAGGATGAAAATACAGCAAAGTCTACTATTGCATATTTACATGCTATTAATAAGAAAAAACAATTATCACATGCAGATGAAGTGAAACTTGCTGATATTATTCAACATTCTGATAATAAGAGAGAAGTTGAAAAAGCAAAGAATAAGTTGGTGTCCGCAAATCTTCCATTTGTTATTTCTGTTGTCAATAAGTATAAAAATATTAATATACCAAAGGAAGATATGATTCAATATGGAAATATAGGACTTATGCAAGCAGCAGATACATATGATCCAAGTTTGCCAGGTAAAGATGTACGTTTTGTATCTTATGCTATTTGGTATATTCGTAGAGAAATTATGACTGCTGTTGATGAAGTAGGTGGACATATGGCAGTTCCCCGTAATATGGGTAGTATTGCTCGTGAAGCCGCTCGTATCAAGGATCAATTATATAATAAGAATGGTTATGAACCTGATATTGATGATATTTATAATGTTCTCGTAAAGAAACATCCAGATTTGAAATATGAAACATTTGCACAAACAATGGAAGCAAATACACGTGCAAATAGTTTGGATAAATCATACGGGGATGATGATGATTCTAAAACAACATTAGGTGATGTAACAGCTAATAGGACATTTAAAGACCCTGATAGTAATCTTAATAACGCTGATCTTGAAAGAGAACTTGAAGATAATGTAAAGAGAGTTCTTGGTGAAAGAGATGGTGAAATTGTATGTGATTGCTATGGTATTAATGGACGTGGTGAAAAGAATACATGGCAAGTTGCAGAAGAACATGGAATGACAGAAACACGTGTATTACAGATACTTAGAGCTGCATATCCAAAATTAAAAGCTGATGAGGAAACAAAGATGCTTTTACAATATATTATGTAATTTTTTATTATTTTAAGATATATTTTATAAGAGGTATAACAGATTATTTTGTTATATCTCTTTTTTATTTAAAATAAAATATGTATCTTTGTATTGTTAATAAAAATTATATATATGAAAGAAAATACTATTACATTATCAAAAGATAATATGGATATATTGGTGAAGCTTGGACTTGATATTTCAGATGCTTCATTAATTTATATTGGTAAAAATCAATATAATGTAAATATGCACAAAGATTATTGTGAACAATTAGTTAAGTATAAATTAGGTTATTATACATATACACTTCAAGATTTATACCGTCGTATTGAAGATTTGACTATGAGTACAGAATATTATATGGTTATTGATAGTTATTCGGTGAAACTTGAAAATATGAAAGGTGATAATATAGTTCATTCAGAAGAGACTGATGATACAGAAAATAAAGGTTGCATTTAATATGTTGGTATGGATGTTAAAAAATATTTTAGGTAGAAAAATTAAAGAATGAAACAAATATATAAATTTACTATTTTATGTTCTATCATAGGTAGCGTACTAACTATATTGGGATTTTGGTATTATAATATGTTAACTATAGATAATTTATGGAATTTGATTTTATCATTATATATAGAAAATATATTTTATATTTTTATCCCTTTATGTATTAATGATATACATTTGAATAATTAATTTTAAATTACATATAATTATGAAAGAAGTTGTAGAAGTTTATCGTACATGTGACGAATATAATCGTGAATTATCTGCAGTTTGCGATTCAGAAGAGACAGCAATGGAATATGCTAAGACTGTACATAATTGGTTTAGTCCATGTTCATTATTTGAAGAAATACAGGAATCTCCATCTATAAAGAAATTTTATATTAAAAAGAGACGTATTCTAACTATTGATGATGTAAAAAAGAAATAGGAAATATGGAAAATAAATGGTTTAAATCATATAAAGAGAGAAACGAATATATAGAGAAACATGTATGGAGACATATAATAAATTGGATTTTATGTTTAGTAATACCATTTACTTTTACATATATAATTACAAGTTTTAAGTTTATTTCTAATTATGAAGATTCAGAGTTTTATATAGCATTAGGAATATTATTATTTATTATAGTGATAATTATTTCTACTATATATGTATTGTTAAAAGAGTGTGAAAAACTCATTAATGATTTAAAGAATATGAGAGTTTTACGAGATGCAGAAGATTATTGATATGGATAAAGAAAAGATTGCAAACTGGTTTCTTGAGAATTTTCATGTTCATACTGATTGGACAGGTAGTTATGTAGAAACACAATATAAATGTAATAGTGTTAAAAAACTTATCGATAAATTTTTAAGAGAAAATATTTAATTTTTTCTTCTAATATTTTTTTATTTGAAATAAAACATGTATCTTTGTATTGTTAATAAAACAATTAAGTTGAACAATTAAAAATATAAAGAATATGAACAACAATATTATTACAACAGTAGATGAGTTTATCGAGCTTATGTCTAACGCAAAGTGCAACGGTAAGTATGTCACTGTATATGGTGAGTCTGATATTAAGTTGAATAAGTTTAATACAGATGGTCTTCCTAAGGAACATATTAAGGATGGATTTCAACCACGCACAGATTTCTCAGTTACTTTCCATTTTGGACAGGATTATGAAAAGACAATGAGTAAGATTCTTGGTGAGGATTATAAGGCAACAGATACAAATCGCCGTCATCTTGTAAAGAATGTTGTTATGCAATATATTAGTACCGGTAATGTATGTTTGATTTACATTCCTAATAATTATTCAAAGAATAATATTATTCTTGATGGTGAGAAGATTTCTGCGGAAGATGAAGCATATATGAAGAGATTCATGCCAAAGAAAAAAGCAAGTACTTCTGTTATTGAGTATAGAACACTTTCACTTAAGAATATTAAGTCAATTTCTATCAACAAGGAAAAGTATGTTGTTGATATTATTGATTGGGAAGTTCGACAGGCTGCATAAATTAATTTCGCAGCTTAATTTTCAAATAAATATGTCTTTGAATTATTAACATCTTGTTTGTGAAAATAGGATGTTATTTTTTTTTAATATGAATTTTATAAACAATTTAATTAATAATATATATAAATAATGATTACAAGATAATTAAACAAACAAATTATTATTGTAATCAAATTAAAATTTAAACAAATTATTTTATGACAAACGTAAAAGATTCACAGCATGTATTGGTAGAAGACATACTTCTTAATGCAATGCTTATGACAGATGGCTACAAGCTTGGTCATCACTGTATGTACCCTAAGGGAATGACACAACTTTTCAGTAACTTTACTCCTCGTAGTAATAAATATTTTCCGGAAGCTACAGAGGGAGCAGTTGTGTTTGGTATTCAGTATTTTATTAAGAAGTATCTTATTAATACATTTAATAATTATTTCTTTAACCTTGATGAAGATACTGTACGAAAAACTTATACAGATTTGACAACTACATTTCTAGGAGAAGCAGTTGCAAAGAAAGTAGGAGTTGATCATATTATAGCATTGCATAAACTTGGTTATCTTCCTATTCGTATTAAGGCACTTCCTGAAGGTTCATATTGTCCAATCGGATGCCCTATTTTAACAATCACAAATACACATCCTGATTTTGCTTGGCTCACAAATTATTTGGAGTCTTTGACTTCAAATGTCCTTTGGCTTCCAATTACTTCTGCAACAACAGCTGATGTATTTAAACGTGAACTTGTTAGACATGCTATGAAAACTGGTTTTTATAATCCTAACGATATGTCTAATCTTGCATTTCTATGTCATGATTTCTCTATGAGAGGAATGAGTTCATTTGAAGCATCTATTGTTTCTGGTATGGCACATCTTACTTCTTTTTGTGGTTCTGAAACAGTTCCAGCAATTAAGATGATTGAGTATTATTATAATGCAGATCCTAAAAAAGAATTGATAGCTGCAACTGTTCCAGCTACTGAACATTCTATTGAGTGCTCTAATGCAACAGATGAAACAGGTAAGCCAAATGATGAAGTTTATTTTAAGAATATGCTTGATGAATTTCCAGATGGTATTATTTCAATTGTTGCAGATGGTTATGATTATTGGTATTTCTTGACAAAGATTGTTCCTAAGTATAAAGAACAAATTATGTCTCGTAATGGGCGTGTAGTAATTCGTCCTGATAGTGGTGATCCTGTTAAAATTATTTGTGGTGATCCGGAAGCAGAAGATCCATTTGTAAAGATGGGTTCTTATGAATTTCTTTGGAATACGTTCGGTGGAACATTTAATGAAAAAGGATATAAAATTCTTGATCCACATATTGGACTTCTTTATGGAGACTCAATTAATATGAAACGCCAAAAGGATACATATTCTCAACTTGAAGATAAGGGTTTCGCAGCAACTAACCTTATTGAAGGTATAGGAAGCTTTACTTATAATGTACGATCCAGAGATTCTTTGGGCATAGCCTGTAAGTCTACATGGTGTAAAGTTGATGGTAAAGCTATAGAAATTTATAAGGATCCTAAGACAGTATGTGGTATGCCAAAGAAATCACATCGTGGACTTCTTATGGTTGTAAAAGATGGCAATGGTAAGTATGTACCAGTTGATCGTGTAACGCCTGAAGAGGAAGCATCAGATAAGAATGAATTGAAGACTGTTTTTGAAGATGGTAAGTTAGTAAGAGAGTTTACACTTGCTGAAATTCGGAAGACGCGTCAAGACGCTGTTCATAAATTACTTGATGGAACTATTTAAAAAATTAATATATTTTTTATGTAGTATAAATTTTGGAATGAAAATGAAATTAATATATTAAAATAGTATTATCCTATATCAGGATTAACTGAATGTATTAATTTATTACCAAATAGAACAAAAAGCGCTATAAAGAAAAAAGCACATGAGTTACAAATACATTGTAATTTTAAATGGACTGATGAAAATAATGCAAAACTAAAAGAGTTATGGTATAATGCATCTAAATAGGAATTATTAGATGCATTTCCAACTCTTAGTTATAATGCTATACAATTTCAAGCGTGTGAACGTATGAAATTTCCTCATAATATAGATAGACGTAGACACGGAAACTTAAGTTTTATGAATAATTTAAATAATAAGGAAGTCTATTATTGGTGGGGATTTTTTATAGCAGATGGTTGTATATCACAAAAAAATGAATTTATTATTTCTATTTCAAATAGAGATAAAAATAATCTTTAGTTATTAGCTAATAGGTTAAATACTACTATTCGAGAACGTGAAGCAGATTCAACTTTTGGAAAATATACAACTTGTAGTATACGTATAGGAGATAAATGTTTTTGTGAAAAATGGAAAAAAATATTTAATCTGATTGATAAGTAGAAAACATATAATTCACCAAATATTTCTATATTCTATGATAAAACGTATTTAATATATTTTTTAATAGGGTTTTTAGATGGTGATGGTTGTATTTCAAAATCAAGAACAGGTATATCAATATCAATAAGTAATCATATTAGTTGGAAACCATTATATGTTGAATTATTTGATATTATTGATTAGTATTATAATATTAATTTTCATCTTCGTATAGATAATCATGGTTGTATACAAGCATATTTTTCAAGGAAAAATGATGTTATTAAATTATATAATTATGCTATACAATGTTCTGATATATTACATAGAAAATGGGATAAAATTAAAGAACAATTTAATTTATAATAGTTATGATCAGTAAGTTCTCATACTTCCTCGGTTTGCCTGCATCTGGTAAAAGTACATATCTTCAAGAGAATTATCCAAATATTTTGCATCTCATTGAATGGTTAACATCTATTTTAGATAAACCATTTGATGAATGTAATTTAGATAAAATTATTCAGACAATTGAAGATAATCTTTGTATAAATGAAACAATAGTAATTTCTGCTGATGAAATTAAACCATTGTTAAAAGGTTATACTGATGAACATCCGGAAGTTGTTCATGAAGAGTCTGTTCAAATAACACGAAAAATAATTTTTGCTATTGCAGATAGTTCAAAGATTAATTGTAATGTTATTCTTGACGGCGGTGGAATTAATAATCATTATAATCTTAGTATTATAGATTATTTAAGAAATAAAAATGTAGATAAGATTACTTGTATATTCTTTGATACTCCTGTAGAAGTTTGTATAAATAGACTTCAAGGAAGAACTCGTAAAGTTCCAATTGAAGATATTTATAAGAAAAATTTACGTATTGAAGCATGTAAGAATAAGTACATCCCATTGGTAGATGAATTCATTCGCGTTGATTATTTTACCAATAAGTATTTACTTCTTGACATGGATGGTACATTAGCTTGTTATGGCAAGGCAAAACTTGATATTAACGGAAATTCAGATTTTGTAAGTAGCGAACTATTTAAAAATTTGAAGCCTGTTAAACATATCATTGATTTTGTTAAGAAACATTATGACATGAAGAATGTTTATATTGTGACTGCATGTGCTAATTCAATAGCGTGGAATGAGAAGAATGAATGGCTTGATAAATATTTCCCAGAGATTCCTGTTGAGAACCGAATGTTTGTCGGAAATAAAAATTATAAGCACGTTTTTATTGAGCAGTTTACTCATAAAATGAAGTGGAATGTTAAGGATGTATGTCTTATAGATGATTTCCATGATACATTGAAAAAATGCAATGAAATCGGCATAAATGCTGTGCATCCCTCTAATATTGAATCATTGTTTGACAAGTATTCGTATCAAGCATAATTATGATGGATAGATAGTTTTTTCGTTTAACTATCTATCCATTTTTTATTTTAATATATAAACTTTATTGATTTAATATACTATAAATAAAAAGTAAAATTTTAATTAGAAAATAATATGAATATAATAGTAACAGTATTTATTGTTTTATTTGTATTAGGATTTATAATGATGCTTGTAATTGCAAATCGTCTCCGTATTGATTATGAAGAGAAGCTAAAGCATATTAAGCAAACACAGGAATTCATTGTAGACTCATTACAAGAGCAACAGAATACACATACAATAACAGTTGATAGTTTAAAAGAAAAAGTGGAAGATGTATCAACTATTAATTTTGAGAGTAAATAATAATTATTAATTTAATAAAATAAGAGATTATGATAGATCCAGTAATATCAATAAGTATAGGTTTTTTTGTTATTCTTTGTCTATTAGTAAAATTTACAGGAGTTAATGATATTACGTCAGATATTGTAGATGAAAATAATGATGAAGATGATTTAACTAATATTAAAAGTATAAATGATATAGATACTTCTAAATATGATATTATTTAGACGTATTATGATTTAGATGCACCAATACCAAGCGTAACATATTTTGCTGATGGTTCAACTAAAGAGCTTTCAATAGAAGATGCGTTAGAACAGAATACTGTATATATGATACATAAGAAAGATAATAATGAATAGTTATCTTAGTTAATTGAACCAGAACCTATATAGGAAAACGATGGTATAATTAAAGAAACTCATACACAACATATATTAGATTTTTCATCAAAAGAAAAAGATTTAATAGATTTATCTGGAACTACATTAATTTCGTTAAAATCTATTAAACAATGATTTATTTTTACTGTATAATTATAAATGAAAACTAATTGATATAATATGAGTTATAATAAGGAAACTCGTACATAGGAACCTGTATATGGTGAACCTACACGTACAAAGGATGAGAAAGATATTGTATTTGTTTCTAATAGAACCGATGAAGTTGCAACAGATAATGACGAGAAATGTGGTGAACCTATTAGTGATAATGTAGCTGAATAGAATAGAGAACCGTTGAATTATGAGAAGATTGTATTTAAGGATGAACCTGCACATTTACAATTACATAAGACAAAATTAAATCCTATTTTTAGTACACAGAATTTGAATGTTGTTGAACATCCAAATCATTATGGCGCTGGCGGTAATGGCTTACAATGTATAGAAGCTATGCTTCAGACATTTGGAAAACAAGCAACAATGGATTTCTGTAAGTTGAATTCATTTAAGTATATTTGGAGATCTGACCATAAGGAGAAAGAAACACAGGATATGGAGAAAGCAAAGCGTTATCTTGAGTATTGGCATGTATTGAACAATCTTATTGGAGATTCTGATGATGGTTCATTTCATAATTATTTAAATTCTTAATAATTTTAGGTAATATATTTTTTATTTAGGAAAATATTATGTATCTTTGTAATGTAAATAATAAACATAAATATTAACAATTTAAATATAAAGATTATGATAATGTTTTTACTTGGTATCATCATAGCGATTGCTGTATTTGCACTTGCATGTGCAATTATTCCTGTAGTATTTGGAGTTATCGGAATGGTACTTCAGTTTATATGGGCAATTTTTACTGGTGATGTACGATAAATAAAAAGTTTGTTTCAAACTATAAATGAAACTGGCGGCCTGATATTGGATAGAATATATATTTTTATTGTTCTATTCAATATCTTGTATAATTAAATGTAAAACTAAAAGATAATTATACAATGAGAACATGGCTAAATAAAAATAATCAATGGGTATCTGAAAGACCAGATGTTGCATGGACTGGTTTAGTTGATATTAATATAGGTGAAAAGATATTTGAAGATGATATAATTTCTGTACTTAAACCTTTTTGTAAAAATGTAAGGGAAAATATAGATTTACGTAAAGCTAATGAATTTAATCCTTTAGCATGTCCTGAATTTTTTCAGGATTATTATAAACCTATATTAATAAAGAAAGGAGGTACCATATGATTCTAGATTATAATAAAGGCTCTGAATGGTTACCATATATATTTAATAAAACTGAATTATCTGATAAACAGAAAGAAGATTTACTTGCCGATGCAGATGGTAGTTGTTGTGGTTATGATCTTAAATATTTTGAAGAAAATAATATAGATAAAACGCAATATGTACCATTCTTTGAATGTATTCAGAATGATATATATAAATTTGCTGAATTAACTCATTATGGATGCAATTGTTTATGGCAATATTGGCCTTATAATAAGGATATTGAAGATAAACTTATTCAAATAGGTGTTATTAAAAATCGACAACCACGTTGGTATAATGATTTAGCAGAAGTTAAATATGAATATGATTATGATCCGTGTTATTTAGGTAATATGATGGATTCATTTGGTTGTTATGATAAAGGGTTTTATGATGAAGCTTCTATAAGACTTTACCATTTTACATATAATAGTCATTGTCAATCATATGGTGGCGTATGTGTATTTATAGATAGAATACATAATGATATTCATATATTTGGTATTGGCGAGGATGATGGATGGATGTTTCCTGAAACTACATGGTATCATGATTATGAAAAATCTGGTATTAATCAATATGAATTATGGAAATTATGTGCAATGGTAAATGAAATTCATATTGAAAATTTAGATAACCAATTGATTATAGATAAATTATACAAAGAGTATAGAAAGTATTATGAACACAACAAATAAACAAGATTTTAATGAATGGTCAAAGTCCCTTGAGAATATGGACTTTGACCATTATTCTTTAGAAATGAAGAATACTATTCTTAATGGCGATATGCCTAAAAGTGAAAAAGAACTTTTTGAAATATGTTATGATTATGTATATAAACTATATAAGGAAAATAAACCATTAGATATAAAATTATTAAAGATACATCTTGAACAAGTTAAAGATTTTGAAAATGTTAAAATGCAAGATTTTATTCGTATAGTAATTTTATTGGGTTATTGTGGTTTTAATATATCAACATTGTAAACTTTATTATTAATTTAAAGTAAAATATATACAATAATTTAATTTTATTTAAATGGATAATATAGTAGAGATTAAAACATGGTTATCATAGAATAAAGTATGCTTTGTAACAAATGCAATATGTTTACCTAGTTCATTGTTAATACCGTCATTAAAGACATATATAGAATATATACCTATTCAAAATTTTTGGGTTATTCCAGGTATAAAAGATAACAAGCCATTTTATGGGTTAGATGCATTTTTATTAATGTTTAGTTATATGTTATCTAATAAAAATTTTGATTATGTAATTTATATAGATGAGGATTGTTTTATTAATGATTTTGAATCTTTAATAAAAGAATTTAAGAATTTTGTACAAAGTGGTTGTTGTATAGCAGGTCCTCAAGATGGTGGGGTATTTTGTCATAGGAATCATAGTCGTTTTATGATTAATACTTTTTTAAGTTTTTGGAATATTAAATTATTAAGAGATAAAAATATTTCTTTTAATAATATAATTACATATATATCAAACGAATTTGAGAAAAATCCTAATACTTTATATAAAGAATTTATCAATAAATTAATAAACAATAAAGATAAAGATTTATATAAGTATATGAATGGTGAATCAATGAAAATGATTTCTAATGCAAAGATATTTCGAGAAACAAGAGTTGATTTACCAAATCATGAGACACCTTATTGTAAAACAGTAAGAGATGATCCTGATAATAAAATTGAACCCCATCAAATTCCATATAGTTATAAAGATGAAGAAGAACCTAATTTTGAACCATATTATATATTGGAGCAAGCGTTAGTAATTTTATCTGATACACCTATATATTATTTGTTTGGTACAGATTTATATGATTCAGATTTTGTAAAAAATAATTGTACATTTGATTTATCAGGATTAACATCAGCGATATATAGCAATGATATTAAAAATGAATTTTATGATACAAATTTAATTGCTGTTCATACATGGTTTAGCAGAGGATATACTAAATGGCCAACTACACAACAACAATTAAAACATACAAAACGTATAAATTCAATTATTAAAAATTTTTCAAGAATTTAATATAAACTTTTTATAAGTTAATCAATATAATAAATAAAATATTAAAATATGAATATATTTATTTTATATACATTATGTATTTATAAATTTAAGTCATTGGAAGAATTTAGTTTATAAATTATGCATATAGAATTTAAATTAATTTATATTTTTTAAAAAAAGATAAGATAAGATAAGATTTAGATAATTATCTTCTATATTATAATATAGTTTCTTAGGTTAACTTCACATATATTATAAAGTTTGTATATGTTATTAAGTTAAATATCTAATAATTATAAACGTTTAATTTTAACATAATTTAATAATGAATTTAGTATTTAAGAATAAAGGAACAACTGCAGGATTTTCTACATGGTTGAAAGCCTTTAAGGAAATCCAAAGTTCACTTCTCATAGAATGTGATTTGAAAGAACAATGCTTTGTTTCAAAGGGTTTTACTGCAGATCATACTGTAGTTAAATATGCAAAGATTTCTTTTGAAAATGCTGGATTGGAAATTTTGAATATCAGAGATAATGATAATGTTGCATATTCTCTTGATGAATGGAATGAGAAATATAATGTAAGAATTAAGATTGGTATCTTTATGATTCTTCCACGATTTATTTCCGTTATCGATATTTTCAAGGATACAGATTTTCAATTGAATGTAGATTTTGATGTTTATAAGGGACATGTAGGAGATGAGTTCCATGCACAGTCTATTAGACTTAAATCTCGTACAAATACAATGAAGGTAAAGGATTGCAATATATCTGAGTTTGAACAAGTATCAGATGAACTTTTCTTTGATAGAATTAATGTTATTGCAAATCCTATGTCATTTGAGATTTCAATGAATGTATTGAAGAATCTTACTAATATTTCTTCTATTTTTGTTACAGATGCAAAGAAAGATATTATTAAGTTCTATACAAAGATTGATGAAGGTACAGGCAAATGGGCACTTTATGCGTATGATGATACAAATGAATCTTATGATTATTTGCTTGGTTTCTTGAAAGATGGTACAGGTGCAGAAAATGCAATACCTATTTACAGAAGTAATTTCTTTACAGCAGTAAATCTTAAAGGTGATGCAGAGAGTATTATTATTACATTACCTAATGATTCAAAGCAAAAGGTAAGAATTGAATCAACTGATCAAACATCATTTACTGTTCTTTCAACAGTACAACAGTAATTAATTTAATATTTAATAATTTTTAATTTTTGATAATTTTAAGTTTAATTTTTTAAAAACGAATATTTAATGGCGAAATTTAATGAGTTGACCCAACGTTATGAATGGGGCGAACCAACACCGGGTTCATTTGATTGGAGTCCATATGATGATGGATGGAATGGTACTTCACTTAAGGTAAATAAGAATATTAAGACAAAGAATAACGAGAAAGTTTATAGTCATGAATCTTATGCACAGGATTTGTATGATGCATATGCAAATGTTCATGTAATTGGTAGTAAGGAACTTGTTAAGAATGCACTTGTGCATATTTCTGATATTGATCCTATTGATGATGATACATTGATGTTGACAATTAATGGTGGTTCTAACAATGTTATCGTTGATCTTAATAAGGAACATCAGTTCTTTAATCAGTTCAATGTCGGTGATGATAAGACAATGGATAAGGATATGTTTGTAACCGCATTGAAGGATCCTAAGTTTAAGGAACAACTTCTTGGTATGGATTTGAATGCTAAGATTACAGAGGGTGATGTTGAGAAGGCATCTATCTGGAATGGTTATGTTGAAACTCTTGAGAGAGAGATGAAGGAACAGATTACCAAGAAGTCTAAGGCATATTACGCAACAATTTTGTCTACTAATAAGGGTGGATTTGTTGTTGATATTATGAATACGGTTAAGGCATTTATGCCTGGTTCAATGGCAGCAGCTAACCGTGTAACTGATTTTGAGAGCATGGTTGGTACTAAGTTTGAGGTTATGATTGAATCTTATGATCCAAATTATGGTTTTGTTGTATCACGTAAGAAGTTCTTGAGAACAATGCTTCCAGTCAAGCTTCGTGAACTTGAGGATTTGTTGGAGAATGATAAGGACCATGTATTTGAGGGTAAAGTAACAGGTACAACCTCATTTGGTGTGTTCGTCGAGCTTGACGAGTTTATTACAGGTATGTTGCATAAGACACTTGTAAAGGATGAGACTCGCGAGGCAATGAGAAATAATGAAATTCCTGCAGGTGCAAATGTACAGGTATATGTACATAAGATTGAGAAGAATCGTGTAATTTTGTCAGATGTGCCATCTGATGAACGTGATGCTGTTATTGCACGTCGTGAGGCTGAAGAAGCTGCAGCTGATGCAGAAAAAGAAGAGAATAAAGTTGACTAATGGAAAATAGCAAACTATTTGGAAATGCCGCTGGTACTAATGCAAATATGCCAGCGGTAAATCCGTTAGATTATCCTTCAGAAGTATGTCCAAATTGTGGATGTGAGGTTTTTATACCTGGTATTATTTTTAAGAAAGTTCCTGGTATGCTTATTGGTCAAGGTTCAGAAACTACACAAGTTCCATTGAAAGTTTTTATATGTGCTAATTGTAGGGAATTAAGTCCATATGATAAGAAACTTTTTGAAAGTAGAAAGAATATGAAGGATAAAAATGATAAGCAAGAAGAGAAAAAATTAAATTTAATAGTTTAAAATAGGGTTGAGTTTTACCGAATTTACGCTTGTGGAGATATTAACTATGGATGACAGAAGTTATAAATAATAACTATACTAAAAAGTAGTGTGTCTATGAAACAAGAAACATAGGTTTTTAAAAATAATTAATTTAAAAACTAAAACTAAGAAGGATAAGCAAGAAGTAAAAAATCAAATTTAATTGTTTAATTTATGGAAGACATGAAAGTAATGCAACCATCAGAAGGCAATAAGTTCTATATGTGTACTGTTGTTATTGATGGAGAAAATCCAGATAATGGTAAGCCTAAGAAAATTAAGGAAGTGCATCTTGTTGAGGCTACAAATGTTACAAATTGTGAACATAAGGTAACAGAGCAGATGAGTGGTACTATGTTCTCATGGCGTATCACAAATATGGCGGAATCAAAGATTCAATTTGTATATTAATAATGAATATTTAATTTTTAATAACATGAGGATATTACCAAATATTTGATTTATTTGATAATATCCTTTTATTATATTTGTATAATTATGAAATTTAAGAATATTGAAGATAGAATGTTATATCTTCGTGGTTTAACAGATTATAAGTTAATGCCAAATAGTTATGTAATGGTTATGTTAGACGGTAGATCATTTTCATCAACTATTAAAAAATATTTCAAGAAACCATTTGATGATACATTCATTAATATTATGAATGAAACCGCAAGATATTTATGTGAATGTATACAAGGATGTAAATTTGCATATGTTCAATCAGATGAAATATCTCTTGCTATTACAGATTTTGATACACCAGAAACAGATTCATTTTTTGGTTATAGATTGGAGAAGATATTACCACTATGTGCATCAATGGCAACATCTAAGTTTAATCAATTAATGATTATTGAAGCAATTAATAGAACATGTAAAGAGCAATTCAGTAAATTTGAACTTATTGATATTATTAATAATATAAAATTACATGAGTTCGATTGTAAAGCATGGAATGTTCCATCATATAATGATGTTTATACATGGTTCTTATATAGACAACTTGATTGTATAAGAAACAGCAAGCAACAAACAGTAAGAACTTATTTGTCACATAAGGAATGTACATCAAAGAAAGCAGATGAACTTATAGATATTTTGAAAGAATCAACTGATATTGATTGGAATACATTTGATGATGGAAAGAAATATGGAAGATTTGTATATAAGGAAACTGTTCATATGAAATCAGATGAATATGGGGAGTTTGATAGAGATAAATTTGTTATTCACAGTGGGTATATACTTAATGATGAAAACAATAGAAAAATCTTTGAAAAAACATCAAAAATTCCAATAAAATGATATAAAAATTGAGAATTTTTTATAGTTTTACAAAACTATATATAATTTTCTTAATTTTTGAATTGCTAATAAACTTTAATACTTTTACTCACTATAAATTAAAACAAAGGTAGAATAATTTATTTATGAATAATACGTATCTTGAAAACGTCATATTCTTTTATATAATTAAGAATTTAAATCTTGTATAGTCTTTTAAAGGAAGATATTTTACTAATCCTGCATTAAAAATTATATTTGATGTGGTTAAACCGCATATATTAGATTTTAGAGCAGAACCAACTGAGCAACAAACAATAGATCTTATTAGATTAGCAGCTAAAGATGATAAAGTAACAGAAGATCAAATTCATACATTATGGCAAACTCGTGATATGGTTAGTCAATATACAGATGAATGGTTAGAACAGAATACAGTAGCATTTGGCGAATGGTAGAATTTAATGACAGGTCTCCGAAGAGTTATTGAATATGTAAAGACAACAGAATCTGAAGTTACATTTGAAAATTGTGCAGAAATTGTACAACATATAAAATCATTATTTCAGAGTGAAACTAATTTTACATTAAATAATTCTAAAGGACATGATTTCTTTGACCCAATTAATCATAAACAAACTGAACTTGAAACAAGGAAAACAGGTTATAATTTTGTTGATCAATGTTTGAAAGGCGGTTGGGCAAATAAGACTCTTAATGTATTTATGGGGTCACCTAAAGTTGGTAAATCTATGTGGCTTTGTAATCTATGTGCGAATTCTGTAAGAAATGGTGAGAATTCTGCATATATTACATTGGAGATGGCTTATCAGCTTGTAGCACAACGTATAGGTTCAAATCTTTTTAATATTCCAATTGAAGAATATGATAAGTATGCATCAGACACAAATCTTATGATGCAGAAAATGAAGGAATTTTATATGAATTCACTTATTAATCCAGGTAAGTTTATTATAGAAGAGTTCCCTACATCATCTGCAACTGTTTATGATATTGAGTCATTCTTACTTAAGCAAGAAGAAGAGTTATCTACAGAAGATAAACCATTTAAGTTTAAGAACATTTTCATTGATTATGTTAATATTATGAAAGACGCAAAGAATCCAAATTCTGAAAGTACATATTTAAAGATTAAATCTATCTGCGAGGATGTTCGTGCGATGGCTCAGAGAAATAATTGGTGTGTTGTATCATTAACACAGACAAATAGAACTGCATATGATTCTACTGATATTGGTATGAGTAACGTTTCAGAATCTGGAGGTCTTATCGCAACTGTTGATAGTTTGTTCGGTATTATTCAGTCATCTTTAATGCGTGTAGATAATACATATTATTTGAAAGCAGTAGCAATACGTAATTCTGGACACATGGGAGATAAGAAGAAATTTGATTTTAATCCTACATATTTAAGAATTGAAGAGAATCTTGAGGAAAATATTATTCCTGAGAATGTTTCATTGGATGGATTAGTAAAAGATAAGCATAAAGGAGATAATAATTACCAACATAATAATTCAAATAATTATTCTTCATCTGTTGGTATTCGTCCCGGTGCATCTGATTCTATGAGTACTCCGCAATTAGGATTAACTGAAACACAAATACAAGCACAAGATTTATTTTCTATGTAAAATATTATAAACAATTTGCTATTTTTATCATATAATTATAGTAAAAGAAAAAATATCAAACATTATATGGCAAGAATTAATACATAGAAGATGCTTAGTAATGATGGGTATTTTGCGAGTTCAGACTATAATGCAGATCTTTCAAGTCAAACAATGACTGTATCTCCTTTAGTCGCAGATTAGTATGATTATGCGATGACAGATGATATAGTCTTGTTGCATGAAAGGAAAGATACAGCAGAAAAATTATATAGCATATGGATAGAATCTCCATTTGCAGAACAATATAAAGTTGATACATCTACATTCGTCGTTCCAAAAATACCTAAGGAAGAAACAGGAAAAATCTTCTATTACATGAAAAATAAATTAGCAGAGGTGAAGACATTATCTGCATATGAAATGGTAATAGCTATAAATGAATTCTTTAATTTTAATTATGATTATGTAGTACGGAAAGTATTGTCACCTAAAATTAAAGCTGAAATTTTGGCTGATTATTATAATAATGGTATGAAGGAAAGAATGGATACTAATGCGTCCGTTAAACTATTTTAAATTATGAATGAAGATACTTTAAAAAAAATTAATTCTTTACATGAAAGAATATTAAAGACTAAAGGTATTATATCCGCATGTAAAGAATTAAAAAAGTTGCATGATATTGAATGGATAATGAAAAGTGATTATCAAACATATCATTATGGAAAACCATATATTGACATTATTCTAAATCAAGATGAAATGAGAATGATGGATGATTTCCTAGATAAGCTAATTTTTAAGAAAGAAAAAGAATTATCTGTTCTGAATGAACAGTTTTCTAAATATTAATAATAGGTTTGATTATTTTCCTATTAAAAAATAATCTGGTGATACGTGAGTAGTGGAGACTCGAACTAAAGAATGACATAGGAAAATAAAATTAAATCTAGTATGAAGTTTATTAAGTCGAAGGAAAGTGAATTACACCCTAATTATGTTTCACGTGTAATTTATATCAAGGAAGAGGATTTCTCTCCGCATCCTAATCCTGAAGTTAACAAGTTAAAGTGTTGTAGAATAGGTGGAGATACAATTTATAATGTTATAGTAAGTAAGGATTCACAACCAGGAAAATATGTATTCTTTCCATCAAGTACACAAATAAATCCTGAATTTTTAAGATATGCTAATTTATATCGTAAAAATGAAATGAATAGTAATCCTAATAAAACTGGGTTATTTGATGATAATGGTAGAGTGAAGTCCATTAGACTACGAGCAACAATGGATAAAATTGATCCATCTACTGGAGAAGTTGAAAAAGTATTTTTACCTAATGGTGTATCAGATGGTTTCTTGATAGAATTACAAGTAGTTCTTAATTTTATATTAGATAATTTTAATATAGAAGTTAATGAGAATGATATAAAGGATGGAACATGGTTTGATACTATTGAACATAATGGTAAATTATTTTGGTTATCAAAGAAATTTATACCAAAGATATTTATAAAGAGAAATAAAACTGGAGGTGATCAATCTAGATATAAGAGAAGACAACGAAAGTTAAAGAGATTTAACAGAGTTATACCAGAACAATTTAGGTTCCATTACGACACTGCACTTGTTAAGAAGGTTCCATTTGTTGTTCAACCTAATGATTATATACATATAAGTTCTAAATGGCACGGTACTTCTCTTTGTGTTGGTTATGTTTTATGTAAGAAACAATTAACTATAAAGCAGAAAATTGCGAAATTTTTAACAGGTTATGAATTTAATGATTATGATTATTTATATTCATCAAGAACTGTTATAAAAAACCAGTATATAATGAAGGCATCTGAAAAAAATGGTAATGTATATCATAAGGGATTCTATAATTTTGATATATGGGGTGAAGCATTTAATGTATTAAAGCCACACATGATAAAGGGAATGATGATTTATGCAGAAATTGTAGGTTATCTTCCAAATAATAATTATATACAAAAGGGATATGATTATGGATGTGTACCTTTAAAGTCTGGTGAAGAGTATACATATGGAAAGCATTTTAAGATAATGATATATCGTATTACTTTAACAAATGTTGATGGAGATGTACATGAATTTTCACCACGAGAAGTACAAGTATGGTGTATTCAACATGAATTAACACCTGTAATTGAATATTATTATGGTAAAGCTAAAGATTTGTATCCTGAACTTGATATAACTAATCATTGGCACGAAAATTTTTGGAATAAGATGTCAAGTGATAAGAATTTTTATATGGAAATGTTATCACCTGAATGTAATAATAAAGTTCCACATGAAGGCATTGTAATTAAAATAGATGATATGATACCTCGTGCATTCAAATTGAAGTGCTATCGTTTTGTTAATAAGGAAGAAAAAGAATTAGATGCAGGTATAACTAATATTGAAGATGAACAATCATCAGAAAATGAAACTAATTAATATTTATGGAAGCATTTAAGTTTAAATGCTTCCATATTTTATATAAATATATAAAATATTTTTTAATAAATGGATAAAAATATATTATAGGAAATTATAGATTATGCAAATAATAAAAATATTTCAGAATAGGTTGCATCAAAAGAAATTACCGGTAAAATTTGTAAGAATTTAACATATTGGAAAAAGGTATATAATTTACAACTAAAGAAAAATATTAAAGGAGAACGTATTTATAATGTTAATGATAATTATTTTTCATTAATAAATCCGATAAATTCTTACTATGCAGGGTTTATAGCTGCCGATGGTTCTATAGATAAAACAAATAAAAATTTGAATATAAAATTATCAATAAAAGATGAGAATTTTTTAAAATAGTTGAAATATAATATATCATCAACATATAAATTATATTATGGTTATAATATTTTAAATAATAAAAAATTTAAAAATGTAAGTTTTCATATTTTATCTGAGTAGATAGTGAATGATTTATATAAAAATTTTAATATTACTAAATAGAAAACGAATGTATATATACCACCAATATTAGAAACTATATATAAGGATTGCTTTATTATAGGTGTAATAGATGGAGATGGTTCTATAGGAGTATATAATGAAAATAGACATAAAAGTAAACGTTTATATATAAGTTGTGTAGGAACATATGAAACACTATTATATATAAAACAAAGATTTGAAGAAATATTATAGGATAAAACATCAAATATTTTTATAGAAGATAAAACAAAAAATTTTGGTTATTATATTATATCATCTAAGAAAGCAAGAACTATTTTTAAATATTATTATGAAAATTATATAATAAAATATTAGTTACCTACATTAACTAGAAAATGGACTAATGAAATATATAATTATTGTGTAAATTATAAAAATAAAGATATATTATTAACACAAAAAGGAGTAAATGTATTTAATTTAAACGGAAAATTGTTATATAAATGTAATAAATTAAAAGATGCGGAAAAGATAACAGGTGTTGCATTTTCTAGAATATCTGCTTTATGTAAAAAGAATTCAAATTTATATGAATCAAATGGATTTATGTTTAGTAGATCGGAAACTATGGAACCATATATATTAAATAAATGTATAAATAAAAAATATAAAGATAATATATTAAAGAGTATAACTAATATTGAAGATGAACAATCTGAAAATATTGATAATGATGATTCAAATAGTTATATTGACGAACAATAATTAAATATTAAATGATGGTATTATATTGAAAAATATAGTATCATCATTTTTTTGTTTTAAAAAATATGTGTATCTTTGTGATGTAATAATTCAATTATAAAAAATAAGAAATATGAATACAACATTAATAGAAATGATTAAAAACGAATATAAGAATCGTTTTAATAAAGAATTAACTGATAATGATACATTAAATACATTAGTTGCAGAAGCATCATATATTCAGCAGGAAACATCAGATCTTATTGTTGATAAGGATGAGTTTGTAAAGTTTTCTGTAATGTATGCATTTGATCGTGTATTTAATACAAATACATGTATGGATTTTCTCCCATTAGGAGAACCCGGTGTTATTGAATCTGAACTGCCATTCTAATTAATATGGTATATTAAACAATTAAAAATAAAATAATTATGAGTAATAAAGTACAATTCTATCCTATGAATCATTCAGATTTCTGGTCTCGTCCTCAGTATCTGAAAACCGGTTATACATTCCGTAATGGTGGTGGTGAAGGTGATATGGTATTTACATTATTAACTGATTTCAATGAAGATGAATGTAATGATGTAAGAGTATTGTGTCATAGTCTTAGAACAGGTTATAATCATGAGGAAACATGGGATGATACACAATATTTAGAGGGATCATTCCGTAATGGTGAATATATTCATTATCTTGAAGAATGTGATTGGCTGAAGGATTATTATAAAAAAGATTAAGCTAAATGGAAACAATTATAATTTATATGTTGATTGCCATTGTGGTATCAGCAATTTGCTCGTTATGTGAAGCTTGTTTGTCTTCTACACCTATGTCTTTTGTATCTACACTTAAAGGAAAATCCGGGGCAGATATATTAAGAAATTTTAAGGAAAATATGGATAAGCCATTGTCTGCTATCCTTATTATTAATACTATTGCAAATACAGTAGGTGCATCTATTGTTGGTTCAGCTGCATCAGCATATGCAGTTGAACAAGGTATTGATGGCGCTTCATTTATAGGTATCATATCAGCAATATTTACAGTATTGATTCTTATGTTTGCTGAGATTTTACCAAAAACTATAGGTGCAAATTATTGGAAAAATATTACATTGTATGTTACTCGTGTAATTAATATAATGATTTATATTACATATCCACTGGTTAAGATTCTTAATTTTGTAACACGTCTTATTAGTAATGATAATGCTGTTGCTATTTCACGTGAAGAGATTATTGCAATGACAGATGAAGGTGCAAAAGAGGGAGTAATTGATAAGAAAGAGAATATGATTATTCAACGTATATTGAAACTTAATCAATATAAAGCTGAAGATATTATGACGCCTGCAACTGTTGTTGAAACTATTGCGGATTATATAACAGTTCATAAAGATACAGATTTATATAAATATCTTTCTAATGGTGATACATTCTCTCGTATTCCTTGTATGAATATGAATAACTATTGTAGTGGTTATATTCTTAAGAATGAATTGGATTTAACAAAGGAGAATATTAAGATTTCTGATTATGTCCATGATATTCATAACTATATTGATACTACAGATGTATCAGATATATTTAATGATATGGTAAAGAATCATGAACATATTTCTGCAATTACTGATGAATATGGAACGTTTAGAGGTATTGTAACATTGGAGGATGTTATCGAAACAATACTCAATATTGAAATTATTGATGAAACAGATGACGTTCCTGATATGCAAGAATATGCAAAGGAACAATATCATGAAGTTATGAAAGATAATGTATCTGAATAATTATCAAACAAATAATCATCTAATGAATATAATTTATAAAAGTATTTTATTTAATGAGTAAAATTATAATTATACCGGATATTCATGGACGTACATTTTGGAAAGAATGTGTGAATCAAGAATGTGATGAAATTATATTCTTAGGTGATTATTTGGATCCATATAGATATGAAGGAATAACTATAGATGATGCTATAAGTAATTTCAAAGAAATTCTTGATTTTAAATCTAAAAATATTGATAAAGTAACACTATTATTAGGAAATCATGATATACAATATATCAGCAAGAAATTTTTATCTAGATCGCGATATGATTATGAGCATGCTGATGAATATCGTAAATTGTTTATTGATAATATAAAATATTTTAAAGTAGTTACATACAGAATGATAAATGATTGTATGGTAACATTTAGTCATTCATGTATTGGTAATCAATGGAAAAACGAATATGTAGGTGAAATAAAACATAAGAATATTTATGATTCTATTACATATTTAAATGAACTTATACAGAAACATGATAATCAAAAGTTAGCAAAAGTTTTTGATTATGTAGGATATGCACGTGGAGGGTATTCTAAATACGGTTCAATACTTTGGGCTGATGAATGCGAATTACAATATGAAGATAATAAATTAGATGATATTTATTATCAGATATTTGGACATACACAACAACAAGAAACACCTATATTTAGAGAAACATATGCATGTTTGGATTGTAGAGCTGGATTTATGATAGATGAATTCGGTACTATTAAAAATATAACAAATAACGAGAAAGAATTTAATATTTCATATAATATATTTAGTCAAGATAAAGTTTAATTATTATGAATAATTATAGAAGATATTTATGGCATAAGAGATATGTAGTTATTTATATAGATAAGATTAGATCTATCAATAATTACGGTATTCCACAAAATTCAGATAATGAACAAGCAGAAGAATTTGATGATAAGTCTGTTTGTGATAATTTTATCGAAGAACTTAACGTATGTGAACTTAAATATATTGTTATTGATAGAGAACGTAAAAAAATTCTTGCAAATACTATTACTCCAGATAATAATCAAAATACAGGATTTAATTATAGATTATTGGAAAGATATATAGGTAATAACAAAACATTAGAAGATTTCGTTGATAAGAAAAAGGAAGAATTATATTATATTGCAACAAATAATAATAGATATGCACCTGATTATAGATTTGAAGCGATGTCTAAATATAGCAAATATCTAAATGAAATGTGGGGTCGTAATAAGAATAAAAAAGTTTTACCTAAAATTCAAATATATGATGATCCACATATGGTAAAAGAAGAAGTTGATGCATTGAAAAAAGAAGAGAAAGACAAATTAAAGTTAATAACTGAAAAATGTGATTGGTAAATTAAACATTTTCAATAAGTTATTATATATATTAATGTAAATTTTAATTAATAATTTTAAATTACTAAAGTTAATGGATAATACAAAAGTAGCAATGTTTAATGAGAAGGGACAAGTAGAAACCCTTACTCAAAATCAGTATAACTATGATCAGCGTATTGCTGTTATGTCTGCTGATGAAAAGCAAAAGTATCTACAAAAGACAGAGAAACTTGATCGACATGATATGACAACTGTTACATCATATGGTAAGGAACTTAGCTCTGTTATTTCTCGAAATGGTGATAACCTTTTGAATTCTGTTCGTGGCGATAATTCATCTGTTGTTGTTCAGTTGACAAATGAACTTCTTGGACAACTTAATCTTATTGATATTGATGAGATTAATACTAATACACGGTGGAAAAAGTTTTGGCGTAATTTCCCTATTATTGGAAAGATGATGACTTCTGTTGAGTCTATTATGACAAAATATGATACTATTAAGGATAGCGTATCTAAGATTGGTGAAAAGATTGATCAAGCACGTACTGTTGCATTGAGAGATAACTCAACACTTAATGTTATTTTTGATGCTAATGTATCATATATTGAGCAAATACGAGAGTTGATTTTGGCTGCTAAAATTCGTGAGCAAGCAGTAAAGGATGAACTTGAAAATATGAAGGCACATGCAAATGATTATGAAATGTATGAGATTAATGATACTCAGAATTTCTTGAATCAGATCCAGAAGAAGGTTGTTGATATGGAGACAACTGAATATGTATTGACGCAGAATCTTCTTCAGATTAGAGCAACTCAGCAAAATAATATTGCAATTGCAGATAAGTCTGATAATATTGTAAATAATGTTTTACCGTTGTGGAAGAATCAGATTTCTATTAGTATCATTATGAATAATCAGAAAAATTCTATTGAGGCACAACAAAGAATTACTGATACAACGAATAAGATCCTTCGTGAAAATGCAAAGGCATTGCATATGAATTCTGTTAATGTTGCAAAGGCAAGTGAGGAATCGGTTATTAAACTTGATACACTTAAGGACACAACTCAGGAACTTATTCAGACTATTCAGGAAGTTAAGAATATTCATGAACGTGGTGCAGAGGAACGAAAAGAATATGAGCATCATTTGCGTGAATTTGCACGTCAACTTGAAGTATCATTGACAGATACAGATAAAAAGTAATTTTAGTATATATAGTTATGGGATTTTTTTTGATGGAAGCGAGTCCAAAAAAATCTGAACTAAAGACTAAGCAAGAACAAGAGCAAGACGCATTAATTGAACCTATTGTTGAATTATCAAAACAAGAGGCAAAGAATAATGCAAAAGCTCTTGTTAACAAAAAGTTTGTTATTGGACAAAAGTATATGCTTAGGCAAAAGTCAGTTTGTGGATCAAGAGAAATAGTTAAGAAATATATATGTAAGAAGTTTATTTATACATCAAAAAGTCAACTTCTTAATGTATTAATTCTTAAGCAAGTAGAAGGACCACAAGGAACTATATTTACATTAAATAGAAATGATTGCAAAATGTATCATATTAAGTATGAACCAGGATTGCAAGTATTTTCTATGGAGTTTAATTGGATTCCTTGTAAGTAAAAAATATTTTAAATAAATTATAGACTTTATCTAATTTACATTATATGATTATTGTAATTTGAATTTAATAAAGTAATATAAACTAAATAACAAATATGTCAACAAATAAGTTTTTGAAACTTCATTCAAAGGAAGATAACAGTGTTATTATTATACGTATTAATAAGATTAGTATTGTATGTACAGAAGATAAAGTAACAACTGTATATTTTGATGATGATAATATTGATAGTATTACAGTGAATGAAACACCCGAGAAAATTTATCAAAATATTATTGATTTTGGTAATACAGATTTTTTGAAGCTTCATTCGAATGACGATAATTCTGTAATGATTGTAAATACAGATATTATTTCTGTTATTTCTCAAACAGAGGAATCTGGAAAGTATGTATCAACTATTTACTTTAATAATGAGGCAATTGAGTCTGCAACATTCAATGAATCACCTGAGCGTATTTATCGAATGATGAATGAAGATATTGCTCAAAATAATAAAGAGGATAGTACTAATAAGTAAAAGATATAATATAAAAAATAATAGTATAACTGAATCTATAGGCTAAACCATTATGATTTTATGACCATTTCCTTTATCAGATAAGTATCAATAGATATTTATAATTAGAAATATGATATGAATATATGTATAGTTGTAGTAATATATAATAGAATATGAACGATTAAATATATTTAAGAATAAACAATATACATATTTCTGATAATCCCATAAATCAAGTAAAAACATAAATTAGATACTATTTATTAGTTATTTCAGTTTATTAGGAAGGTATTATTGAAACTTTATTTTAATAGTACAGTAGTATTATACCCAAGAAAGTTAATTTGAAGATTATGAAGTAATATATTGGAATTGAAAATGAGATGATAATTTTTATAAAGATTTTTATTTTAAAATAAAAGTTTGATATAAGTTTAAGAGTTGAAAATGAGATGAAAATAGTATTATAGATTAATTGGATGATTAATGAGTAATGAATGTCCCTGTGTTATTGGAGGTTAATTTAAAGCGGAGATTTTATTGGACTTTTAGATTTTGAATAATTATTAAAAACATACTATTAATTTTTAAAGGGTATAACTCTAAAGGTTATATCCTTTTTTATTTTAAAATAATTCAAACAATTAACATATATTAGAGTATAATAATTAAATAAAAATTTTATTAATAATTAAATATGCAAAAAGGTAATATTGGAGTTACTAGTTAGGATATTTTTCCATTGATAAAAAAGTTCATGTACAACGATCAGGATATTTTTATCCGTGAGATTGTTAGTAATGCAGTTGATGCAACAGAGAAACTTGTTAAGGTTATTAGTGCAAATGAGTATAATGCAAATCCCGATGATTTGAAAGTTACGGTATCTATTAATCATGAAGATAATACTATTACTGTATCTGATATGGGTATCGGTATGACTGCTGATGAAGTAGAGAAGTATATTAATCAGATTGCATTTTCGGGTGCTAATGATTTTCTTGAGAAATATAAAGATACTCAGATTATTGGACATTTTGGACTTGGATTCTATTCAAGTTTCATGGTGAGTTCAAAGGTTGAGATTGTCACAAAGAGTTATAAGGAAGGTTCAACAGCATGTCGTTGGACTTGTGAAGGAACAACAGAATTTACTCTTGTAGATGATGATAAAGAAACTGTTGGTACAGATGTAATTATGCATATTTCTGATGAGTATAATGAATATGTAAATAATTCAAAACTTTCTGAACTTCTTAAGAAATATGCTGAATATCTTCCTGTAAAGATTTATCTTAAAGATATTCCTGCACCTACAACAGATGCGTCTACAGGTGAAGTTACATATCCAGAGCCTACAGAAAATTTGATTACAAGAGATGAACCATTGTGGTTGAAGTCTGCATCAGAACTTAAAGATGAAGATTATATTAAGTTTTATAAGGATACATTTCCTGGTAGACCTGACCCTCTTTTCTGGATTCATATTAATATTGATACACCATTTACATTTAAGGGTATTCTTTATTTCCCAGCATTCGATCAAAAACATCCTATTTTTGAACGTAGACATTTGAATTTGTATTGTAACCGCGTATTCGTTACAGATGATGTTGATGGTGTATTGCCAGATTATTTGAGTCTTCTTCATGGTGTGATTGATTCCCCTGATATTCCTTTGAATGTTTCAAGATCAGTTCTTCAGAATGATGCGAATGTTAAGAAGATTAGTTCACATATTACAAATAAGGTAATGAGTTCATTGAGAACTCTTATGAAGAAAGATCGTGAAACATATGAAAAGAAATGGGAGACGATTAAAACATTTATTAACCTTGGTGTTGTAACGGAGCCTAATATTTTTGACAAGGCAAAGGATATTATTCTTCTTGTTGATACAGATAATAAGATGTATACTTTTGATGAATATTATGATAAGGTATCAGAGACACAGAAAGATAAGAATGGAAAGATTGTATATCTTTATACATATGATACTGCTACACAATATACATATATTGAAGCATTGAAGGAATATGGATATAACATCTTGTTGTTTAATAGTCAATATGGTGCATTTGAAGTTCATACATTCGAGATGAAACTTCAGGATAAGAATGTAACATTTAAGAGAATTGACTCTGCAGTACCAGAGGAACTTATTCAGAAAGAAGATGATACAAAGAAAGTTAAACCAATTTCTGATAATATTATTAGTATGCTTATTTCTTTGTTTGATTGTATTGATTTGAATCTTCCTAAGATTACACATCAATTCCAGGTTAAGCAAGATGGCAAGGATGCTTTGCCTATTACTATTATCGCAGATGAGTTCTTCCGTCGTATGAAAGAAATGTCTATGCTTAATAATGCTGGTATGTATCTTGAGGATAATGCAAATATTAAATTTGTAATTAATGCAGATTCAAAGGTTGTTAAGAAAATTATTAAGATTGCAGAAAAAGAAATTGGACCTGCAATTAATGAAATTAATGAACAAGTTAAAGACATTAATTCACGCCTTGAAAACGCAGAAAATGATGATGCAAAGAAACCTATTAAGGAAGAACTTGATAAAGTCCTTGAGAAGAAGAAAGAAATCATCAATAATCATGCACATACAGATAATCATATTCACGAGTTGATTGATATTGCATTGTTGCAGTATGGTTTGCTTCAAGGTGAAGATTTAGCGAAATTCGTTAAGAGATCTATTAAGATGATTGAAAAGTAATTTTATATTGAAGAGAATAACATTAACTTGTTATTCTCTTTTCTTTATATTAAAAGTAGACAAATGTAATAAATAATTATATAAAATTTGTAATTATAAAAATTAAAACTATGTATCATAATCCACTTAGAAAATTAGGAATTTATACAGTAACATCAGGATTTATTATTCTGCTGGTTGTAATGTTTGGATATGCAATACCTACATTACTTTCTGTAACATCTACGATTTTAAATATTGTAGCGTTATTTGTTATATTATTTACTATATATTGCTGTATTATTGTATTGCGATATTATAATGATTTTTATATTAGATATATGAAGAGGCAAAAAGAAATGAATAAGAATATACAACATTAATTAACTATTTAAAATATAATTTTATATGAAGAAAATTCTATTGAATTTTATTGTTGCTATTATAGCATGTATGAGTTTGACATCTTGCTGGTATGAGAGGATAGACGCAGGGTGTGAAGGTATTTATGTAAATCTTTATGGTGATGATAAGGGTGTGGGTGAAGTAAGTCTATGTACAGGCGTTAAATGGTATTGTCCATTTACGAATGACGTATTTGAGTATCCCACATTTATCCAGACAGTTGATTATCCTTCATTTGAAGTAAACAGTAAAGATGGAACAAAATTTACAGTTGATCCAGCAGTTCTTGTAAAAATAGAAGATGGGAAATCACCTATTATATTTAAGAAATATCGTAAGCAACTTGATGATATTGTAAAGAATACATTATATGTATATATTAGAGACGCTGCTCGTATTGAATTTAATAAGTATACAGCAGATCAGATTGTATCAAATCGAGAATCAGTTGATAAATCATTTGAGGATAGAGTTAGAAAATCATTTGCAAAAGAACATTTTATTCTTCAGCAACTAACACCAGGTATTGGTTATCCGAAATCTTATGAAGAAGCTATTAATGCTAAAAACAAAGCTATACAAGATGAAATGCGAGTCAGCAATGAGATACGCGTGGCAGAAGCAGAAGCAAAGAAAAAGATTGTTCTTGCAGAAGCAGAAGCTAAAGCAAATAAGTTGAAAGAACAGTCTCTTACACCTTTGCTTATTCAAAAAATGGCAATTGAAAAATGGACAGGAGAACTACCAAAAACATATGTTGGTAGTCACGGAATTCCTAATTTAATTCTTGGAAAGTAATTTTATATTTTTATCTCTAATAATTTTGAAAGATTATTAGAGATTTTTTATTTTATATGAGTAAACAAATCAATATTTTTAAAGTAATATATGTATATTAATAACTTAAATTAAAACGATAATGGATTTTACACTTAAAGGAAATAATAATCAAGTATCACTTTCAAAGGATACGGTTCAAAAGTTAATTGATGTATTGAAGTGGACTGAATGCACATGTGTATGGTCTGAGTTTGATAATCAATATATTAAAGTGAATGATGTTCCAGGTGAATTAGTGGATGAACTTATTATGAAATTAAAGTTTGCAAAGTAAAAATGGAAGAAATTAAAGATACTGAAGAAATTATTGAACAACCGGTTAAAAGAAAACGAGGTCGTCCAAAGAAACATCATCCATATGAAGAATTTCAGCCATATATTAAAGAAACATTTGCTACATATATAGAAGATAATTATGACATGATTTATCTTTTTATGAATGCAAATAAACGGATAGATAAGAAACTTTGGGAAAATATATATAATCACGTTCGAAAACTAAATAATGATTTATATGAACAATATTCATATGGATTTAAATTTAATGAATATACATATAGGTCTGAATCTCAATGGAGAGGAATAGATGAAATACGTGAAGAACAAAGGAAGAATGCAGTAAAGTATTTTTACGAAAATGAAAATTTAGATACTGTATATAGGGGATATATGATATTTACACATATGAAACTTTATATTGCAGAATCTAGCAAAGAAATGAAAGTTTAATCATTATGAAAATAGTATCAAAATATAAGGATTTTTATGATTCATTTGGATTTATTCTTGGTAAACCAGATGAAAGTATTACCTATGTACGTAATCCTATACAAATAGATAAAGATGATAAAAAATATAAATCTATTATAAAGGAAATTCATGATTATGGACATCTTTATTTTCATACATATGGATTTAAAGAAGATTATGTAGCATGGATGGAATCTATTGTATGTGGATTTTATCCTTATATCTATATATGTCCATTTTATGTAATTATGCATAAAATTACAAGAAATACATATGTCCCTATTGAATTAAATCCTATACCAGTTGCTGAAGAATATGTACATGATAAGAATTTGTGGGATAAAATTTATAATAAGGTCCAATGTAAATTTGATGAATATTGTAAGAAAAATGGATTAAGAGAAAAGCTTCATATTGATAAATTGTATGATAGAAATAGTAGGTGGTATATTCCTAAATTTGAATTTGAAAAACAAAGTTGGAAAATAGAGAATCCAGATATATTCAGAAAGCTTGAATCACCTACTTTTATGTATGCTAATGAATCAGATGATATTTCTCACTATCTTGATGGTAATGCAGGATTAACAATTAATCCTATATTTGTAAAACAAAAGTTTGATGTATTAGGTTCAAATAGAAGTAGAATAACAAATGAGCAGAATGTTTATATAGATATAGAGAATTTTCTTTGGGAAACAAAGAAAGAACCTGAATGCTTACCTGATAATAAAACAAAAATTATAAATGCAGGTTTTGATCCAAAAACTTCATTTAGAAATATGTAATAATGAGAATTGTAACAATTAAGAACTCTGGTAATATATGGATTGCTCCATTTATGTGTGATTATGTTGAAAGTGAAGCAAAACTTATAACTAAATGTTGGGAATTATCTGGACATGAATATATAGTTGATCCATTAAGTGTAGATCAATGTTTAGCATTAATGTATGATGAACTTCCACGTTATTTTAAAATTCTATTTAGGAATGTAGAAAGATGTTATGTAGAATATGAAGATTATAAAAGGGGATTTTGGTAAATAATGAAGCAAGAAAAGAAAACAGTAGTAATGGGGCCGCATATATTAAAGTTTAAAGTATCTGATATAAATAGAATATTTTTTACTAGCGATATACATGCAAATCATGCAAATATAATAAAATATTGTAATCGACCATTTAAAAATGTACAAGAAATGAATAAAGTTTTATTTGATAATCTTAATGAAACTTTATCTGAATGTGTTAATCCAATACTTATAAATTGTGGTGATTTTATATTTAGTAATGTAAGTACATATGATGAAATGGTTAATAATATTAATGCTGAAAAGATTTATAATATTATTGGAAATCATGATGTAAAGAATGTATTGCAAAGAAGGAATATGATGCCATATAATGAGAATAGTAAAGTATATTGGAGTACAGAACTTATTGTACAAATATATGACGATTATAAAGATAAAATAATTCTTCAATTTACAGTTTCACATTATCCACATTGTGATGGTCAATTTTTAGGAAAGTTCAATATACATGGACATCTGCATACACCAAAGAATGTTGAAACATATACAGGTACAGATGCAAATATTGCTAAGAAACTAAAAGAAAAAACAATGACATATGATGTTGGTGTTGATGGAAATGATTATAAACCTGTAAAACTTTCTGATGTATTAACTGGAAATTTAATTCAATATCAAATCAAAGATATTGATTTTAATTATTGGAAAGAAAAAATTTTTAAAAATAATTAAAATATTTTAATGCAAATGATGTTTGTTATAAGACTTCATTTGCATTTTTTTATATAATATATAAAATAATATTTTGAAAAATTCTCATAGTCGAGAATAAATATTTTACCAAAATAAAATAGAAAGAAAACTAAGTATGAAGGTAACGAAACGTGATGGTAGTTTTGAGAACTATAGTGTTTAGACAGTTAAACGAGCGATTCGTGAGGCGTTTAAGTCTACGAAAACTAAGTATACTAAAGATACTATAGCTAATATTGCAAACTCAATAACACCATATGATGGTATTCCTGTAGAGGAAATACAGGATCAAATTGAAACAAGTTTGTATTCTCATGATTGTCCTAAAGTTGCGAAAGAATTTATTCTTTATCGTAATAAGAAGAAGGAAATCAGAGAATGGGTTGCTAACAAAGAAGCATTTATTGAAAGATATAAGAATGCATCTAATACTGCAAATAGTACTGTAGATGATAATTCTAACGTTTCTTCTAAGAATATCGGCGTATTAAATGCTGAAATTCATAAAGCTGATAATATTCTTGTAAGCAGAGGTATGATTACAAGGAAACTTAAAGAACTATATCCAAATTTTAAAGCAAAACAATATCAAAAAGATTTAAAAAACCATATTATATATAAGAACGATGAGTCTAGCTTCGCTGGTGCCATAAGTCCGTATTGCACAAGTATAACTATGTATCCATTCCTTCATAATGGTTTAGAAAAAATAGGAGGTCTTTCATGTCATCCACAAAATCTTGATTCTTATTGTGGTATGTATGTAAATCTTGTATTTGCAGTTGCTGCTCAATTTGCAGGTGCAGTTGCAACATCGGAATTTCTTGTTTATTTTGATTATTTTGCAAGAAAAGAGTTTGGTGAAGATTATCATTTGCATAGTAAAGAATTTTATAAGATTGGACCTAAATATAGGAAACTTCTTAATGAATCTAATTATTGGTGTAAAGATGTAGATACATTGAGAAATCATGATTTTGGTTCAGACGAATTAAACAAACTTCGTGATGAACTTGTTTATAATTCAGAACGACCATTATCAGATGAGGAACTTAAAGAATATGAAACAGAACTTTCTAAGTATGATGTAGAAGGTTCAATAAAAGATTTTACAAACCCTATTAAGATTGGTGATGGTACAAGAACTATTGGTTCATGTATTCAACAATTCTTTCAATAGGTCGTGTATTCAATTAACCAACCTGCGGCCTCCAGAGGATTATAGTCAGCATAAACTAAAATAAATTAAAAATTACATAATCCTGTATGTAATTTTACATATCTGAAATTATGTCTAATTATAGATATTTTACAAAAGATAGAGATTGGTTATATGAAAATTATGTTATTAAAGGTTTAACACGAAAATAGTGTGCTAAAAGAAGGAAATACAACATTAGCAAATATTAAAGAATATTTAAGAAAATGGAATATTGAAAAATCTAAATTAATAATTAAAAAAGAAGATTTAATAAATTATGTTAATAATGGTTTAACAATGAAAGAAATTTCAGAAATATATAAATGTCATAAAGGTACTATTAATAGATATTTTAAAAAATATAATATAAAAAATACTAATTATGAAGTTTATGAACAATATGATGATACAAATGATTAGGAAATAATAAAATTATATAATGATGGTAAATCTACAGTAGAAATAGGTAAAATATTTAACTGTTCAGCAACTACTATAAGAAGTCATTTAAAACATAATGGGATTAAAAGACGTACTTTTGCAGAATCTATGTGGAATTATCATAAAAAAGAAATACCAGAAGATTTTAATGATTATAAAAAATTATATAATTTATATATTGAATAGTCAATATCAAAAACAGAATTGGCACGGAGATATAATTGTACAATAGCTGTAATTAATAGAGTATTAAATAGTTTAAATATTACTAATATTCCATATACAACAGATACTACAAGATTAGGTAATAAAATAAGAACATATTTTAATCGATTAGTTCCAGAAGTTATAGAGAGAGATCATAATACTTGTTAGCTATGCGGTTGTCATGAAAATCTTCAAGTTCATCATATAGTTCCATTTAAAATATTATTTCATAATTTATTATCAGAACATCCAGAATTAAATCCTACTGATAATTTTGATGAATTATTTAATTTAGCGATAAAAAATAAAGAACTTAATAACATAGATAATCTTATAACATATTGTAAAAATTGTCACATGTATAAAATACATAATTTTGGTAATAATTAAATTATAAGAGAAATTACATGTGCTGACGTTAATAAACACCTTGAATTGCGGGAAGTCCCTTAGAGCTTTATCTACAGCATATCATGGTAACATAGATAGTAGCAGATAGTATAACGGCTATCAGATTGTAAAAACGATAAAGATTGGGTAATCATACGCAGCTAATTATCCTACAAGGATAAAAGTTCAACGACTATCGAAAACTTTAAATGAGTTAGTAGAGTACATAACAAGTGTTATGGAAGTGTAGGTGCAAATTTAAGAAAATTAAATTTGGTGATATAGTCTAAACGGTTTAAACAAACCCTTTTAACGTGAAATTCGTTAATCGTCTATGGAAATCATAGAGCAGTTACAAATAGTAACGTACATAAAGTAACGATTTATGTAGAAGAAAAAATGTTGTAAATTTCTCTTATTTTGATAAACCGTTCTTTGAAGGTATGTTTGGTGAATTTGTATTTCCTGATGAAGAAGGAACAAGACCATGTTGGGAAAGTGTTTCATGGTTACAGAAAGACTTCATGATATGGTTTAATAAGGAACGTCTTCGTACGATAATCACCTTCCCCGTAAATCAATCTGCGGCATAATAAAGTAATTTATTATTGAAAAACTCCTTTAACTGCTGGGAACTCTAATAAATATGCGAAGTTATTAGATAATCAGCAACCAAGATTATATAAGAGAATATTATGGAAGAAATTTGGAAAAGTATAACAGGATATGATGGAGCATTTGAAGTTAGTAATTTAGGTAATTTCAGAAGTAAAGATAGAATGGTGCCTTGTAGATGGAGTGGATTACGTCCGTATAAAGGTAAACCATTAAAAGTAGAATATACATTAGATGGTTATTTAAGAATATCATTAATGCAAAATTCTATTAAAACTAGATATTTATGTCATAGACTTGTTGCTCAAGAATTTATACCAAATCCTGAAAATAAACCATTTGTAAATCATTTAAATGGTAATAGATCAGATAATAGAGTAGATAATTTAGAATGGTGCACACAATCAGAGAATGAATTATATTCTATTAAAACATTTGGTAATACGATGAAGGGAAAAACGTTTCCAAAGAAAATAAAATGTTTAGATAATAATATAATATATTCATCAATGTCCGAAGTTATTAAAAATATTGGAGGAACTGCATGTATATCAGGATTAGTAAAATCGATAAATGCAAATAGATTATATTATGGTCATAAATATTCATTTATATAATAAGGTTCAACGACTATTCCGAAAGGAAGTACACTCAAGTGAGTGGAAATGGGGAGAATCCTATATTTATAGGATTGTGATATAGTCTAATCTTTATGGTAACATAAAGCAGTTCATTATTATGAACGTATATAGTGTAACGAACTATATAGAATATAAATGGGAAAGTTTCGCATTAGTATATAAGGATGGTGAATTCCTTGATAAGGAATCTGCAGATTTTGTGGCGGATGAATATGCAAGAGGACATTCATTCTTTACATATATGTCTGATACTGTTGATTCATTATCAAGTTGTTGTTTCGATGGTGATACTCCATTCATGTATGTAGAACCTTGTAATATGGAAGAAAACGCAGGTTCAAACGCATATATGGTTGAGTCATTTAAAAATGCATATGAAAAGCATAAGGATGAAATTATTAATGTATATCATATGAATTTTAATGGTACAACAGGTAAATGTACAGGTGAATGGGTAAATGCTAAGTTTGTAAAAGCAGAAGCAGTTCAAGAAGTAAGAATTTATTTCGCCCCGGATGATTTTAATCCGGATGAATCAAGAAATGTGATGAGAGTTACACCGGATCATATATTCCCTATTATTGATAATGATAAGATGATTAAAGATAAGCAAGCATATTTGCTTCAAACAGGAGATCAACTTATCTTTGAGTATGGCCAATATATGGGGTTATTTAGAAATGATTTTAAAGATGTAGATCAAGACATTGTTATAAGAAAGATTACAAAGGTTGAAGTTGTAAATCTTGATGAACCAAAAGATTATTATTGTGTAGAACTCTGCGATAAGAATCTTGAACCATATTTCTTAATGCCTAATGGAAATATAACACATAACTGCAGACTTAAGAATAAGATACAAACAAAGGAATTCAACTTCACAAATGGAAATTTAGGGATCAACTTGGGTCCTTTATGTGCTTAATTGCTAATCAAGCAATGTATTAATATAGCGATATTAATGCATCGGTGAAGCCTAAACATAAGTTGTGAAACTATATGCATGGTAATACCGAGCCAAGTTAATATAAATATGTTATAATTTTACATTTATAATATATGAATAAAATATTTACAATTTATAAAATATCATTTCCTAATGGAAAAGTATATATTGGGTAGACACATCATTATCATATAAGAGTAAGAGAACATTTAAATGATATGAAACATAGTGATTATAAATTATATAGAGCAATGAGAAAATATAATATTAATGAATCAAATTTTTCAATATTAGAAGATAATGTTCCTAATTAGGATGAAGCTGATAATAAAGAAATATATTACATTAAATTATATGATAGTTATAATAATGGATATAATTCTACATTGGGTGGACATTCTGCAACTATAACAAAAGTTGGGGAGGAACATCCCAAAGCAATATTAAATGATAATGAATTATTAGAATTAAGAAAAATACGTTATTCTATGAAATATACTTTTGGAGAAGTATATGAAATGTATAAAGATAGAATGTCAAAAAGTGGATTTTCAAAATATTGGCATTATTATACAAGACCTGAAATTGGTATAGAATATAATACAGATAAAGTAAATGATTTTTATAAATCAGATCGAAGAACACGTAGAGGAAATATGCATGCAAATTCTAAGAATTTATCTGATGAAGAAGTATTAAACATAAGAATAAGATATTTTGTAAATGGTGAAAAAGAAGATGATATTTTTAAAGAATATAGTAATTTATATTCATGGAGTGGATTTAATAAAATATTATTTGGAAAATCATATATGCATGTAAAAATGCCTATTAGAACTGATAAATGTAAATAGAAGTTACCATTGTTATCTAAAGATGAAGTTGTTTATTTAAGAGAACAATATAATAATGGCAAATCTATTGAAGAATTAAAAATCGGTAAATATAAAAATTATTTAATGAATAATTTTAGGAATATGTTAATAGGTAGAACATATAAAAATTATTAATGTGTGTGGAGGTCATCCCCTAAGTGATGAGCAGGTGGAGTAGGACTACTATTGATACGTAGTAACGTTTTAGGAAACGAATCGTTTTAAATGCCGAAATAGTGCAATGTTTATTATTTAAATAAACATAAGATATGACCCGGACCATATAGAAATATATGGAGAAAACGTCAAACAGGAAGTAAAAGTGTGATAACCCTGAATCTTAGTCGCATAACTCAAGACTGGTTTAACAGTGTTAAGAAATCTGGAGTAACAAAAGAAAATGTAGAAGAGCATTATGATGATATGTGCGAATATTTTGGTAATATTCTTGATAGAGTATATAAATATCATACAGCATATAATGAACTTCTTTGGGATATGTATGACGCAGGATTATTACCTGTATATAAAGCAGGATTTATTAATTTGAATAAGCAATATTTAACAATTGGTTTGAATGGTCTTAATCAAATGGCAGAATTCTTAGGAATTACTTGTAATGTAAATCCTCATTATGAAAAACTTTGTCAAACAATATTTGGATATATAAAGCAAAAGAATCAAGAAGCTGCAGGTACATTTAACGGTCATAAGTTAACGTTCAATACTGAATGTATACCAGCTGAAAGTTTGGCAATAAAGAATTATAATTGGGATTCTGAAGATGGATATTGGGTACCAACAGACACTAACCTGTATGCGTCTTACATATTCAAACCAAATGATAAAACATTGTCAATCTTTGATAAGATTACCTTACATGGTAAAAACTATATCGGGGATTTTTTGGATGGTGGTTCAGCAGCGCATCTCAATTTGTCAGAACACTTGTCTAAGAAACAGATTGTTCACATTATGAAATTTGCAGCAGAGAATGGTTGTCAATATTGGACATTCAATGTTCCTAACTGTAAATGTGAAGATTGTGGATATATTTCTAAGACACCATTTAGTGTATGTCCAAAGTGTGGATCAGTTCATGTAAGTTTATATGACAGAATAATCGGGTAAATTTTTAATTAAATGCCCCTATATATGGTGACATATATAGCAAACATCGAATATGCTGGAAGTTCCTAAAGCATTAGATACCAAAGTGTAAAAATTCTAATGATATAACAATGGATAATCAGCAGGGATAGTTATTTGATACGAAACAAATAAAAGCCCTCAACGACTACCAAGATGTAACTCAAGAAGTTAGTGGTATAGTCTAACCCCTTTAAAATAGAATGAAAGTTCGGGTATATTGTGATTTAACTAAAATTTCGAATTGGTCTGATGGACGTCAGAAAGAACAAAAGACACGTGTTTATTTACCAAAAGAAAATATTTAATTTAACTATTTTATTTTAATATTTTAATGATTCCAGTATACTTCTACTGGAATCATTTTTTATTGTTAAAATATCAATATTTTTAAGAAAATATATAACTTTTTCATCATTTTTCTATATAATTATTGATTAATTTTAAAAAGGTATGAATTTATTTGACGAAGAATTTGATAACATAGTAAATAATGAATCTGTTGGTTCAAAGGTTCTAAATGAACAAAGAGAATTAAAATTCAAACGATGGAAAGATGATATACTGAAATTAAAGAAACAAAAGAATGATTATAATATAAACATTAATATTGTTCATAATATAGATGATATAGAATATTCAGATGGTGGTGTTACATTAATATTTGATAGTAATATTAAAAAGAACTGCATACTATGTCCTATATCATATATTATATCATGTCCGTTGATAGTTAGAAATATAAAAATAATTAATACAACTGAAAAGGATATACAACTTATTTTATATAATACAAAATCATATGATAAAGATAATAATGTAATATATGAAACATGTAATACAGATGAATTAAATTTATTAAATAGTGTTGATTTCAATGATATTAACATAATAGATACATTATTTAAAGGTGTATTTAATACATTTGATGATTATCATAAGTATATAGATATATTAAAAAATAAGTTTAATAATGTTAATATATGGATGCATTATGAAACGAAGATATTGCAACCAGGTGTTAAATTTCAGAATAATAAAAATTTCATAGCATCCCTTTTGAGATATGATGAACTTGTTGATACAATTATATATAATGATATAGTTAATATATCATATTGTACTTTCTTTAATAATTGTACTTTATCAAAATAATTATATATTAAATGGGAACAATAAAAAAGATTTTTAATAAGCTTGATATTTATATATTGGGACTTACATGTGTTTGTATATTGATTGCAGCTGGTGAAGCACATTATTACAAATATAAGTGTGAACAACTTCAAGAGACAGTAGATAGACAAGCAAAAGCAATAGAAATGTTAGAGAAACAGAAAACTAATTATTAAATTAATAATATAATGGATGACAAATATTTAATTATATATCACAAGGAAGATAATGATGGTTTATTTTCGATGGCTATCATATATAATTTTCTTGTAATTGAAAAAGGAATACATCCAAATATGATCACACTATTAGGTGAAGATTATAATGGGATGGAGAACTTAAATATTCAAAATGATATTATAGGTGTATATGATTATGTTTATATATCAGATATTTCGTTTGATACAGCAGAAACAATGCTTAAACTGAAAAAACATTTTGGTGATAAACTATATTGGTTTGACCATCATGCGCCTATGATTAATAGTTCAAAAGAATTACATTTTGACGATATTCAGGGTTTGAGAACAACCGATCATTCTGCATTATATAATGCTTTTAGCTATTTATATAATTTTATTGGAAGAATACCGGATTTGTTTAAAGTATTGTCTGCATGGGATAGCTGGAGTTATGATGCAGAAAATATTAATTTTGATTTTTGTAGATATGTAAATATTGGTGTTAATAATAAATATGATTTAAATGTAAGTGAAATTATTAATCATGTATATTATATAATATATCAAGCAAAACCAGAAGAATTAGCATGTGAACTAGGGAAACTTAAAGAATTAGGTAAGTTAGAATCAGAGATTATTGATAGAAACAATAAGAACCTCATTAATTCATATGGTGATTTTACATGGACTGTAGGATTTGATAATCGATCTGCATGTGCTTTGTTTATTCAGAAACCAACAAATTCACAGATATTTAAAACATGTAAAGATAAAATCAAAAACGGTATTGTATTTAAGAGATTACCTGATGGTATGTGGGCAATTTCATTATATAATCCTACAGATACACATGAATTCCATTGTGGTAAATATCTTCAAGAATATTATCATGGTGGAGGACATGAAGGTGCAGCAGGTGCTCAAATAACTGAAGATGAATTTATTCAAATATTAAAAAGAAAACATATTTAATATAATAAAGGGAATAGATATTTGTAATCTATTCCCTTATTTTCATTTATCATTATTACTATTTTTTTGTAATGTGTTTTCGTCTATTTCACTACTTACAGAGAATTCTGTTGTTCTCTATGTATTTTTTGTCATATAGTTCATAAATGTTATCATAGTTCCTGGAATCATATCAGAACCTAATATAGCTTTAACAGATTCCCAAAATTCTCGTTGTTTTATTGTATCAGTTCCAATATGGTAATGTTTAGTAGTTGCACCTGTATCATCCTTTGCTTGCTCTATATAAGCAGAAACACCATTATCATAAAATAATTTTAATATCGCAGGTGATTTCATTATTACATTAGTCATAAGTTCAGTAAAATCTATACCATTATTAATAATATCAATAGCTTCACCATATAAATGACTTGAATTATTTTTTTTTAAATACATTACTTCACCTATAGCATTCATACATTTATAATAATCATATTTCTTTACAAACGCATTTCCATTTACCTTATTACCATATTCATCTACTGCCCACCGTCTTCCAGATACCAATTTACATTTATTATCGGATTCAGATAATATTGTTTTATAAATATTTTTCATAAAATCTTTCAAACCAGTTAAAGGTATTGTAGACTAACCAACATAATCAGAATCTTTTACATATTGATCCATTAAATCAAGATTAAAATTAACTGCACTTACAGTCTCTACACCATTTGCAGTATATAATTTACCACTTTCTTCTAGATCATCTGAATTCTATTCATCATTAGTTGAAGATATGTTTTGTTTTTTCTGACCAATTACAACTGCGTCTTCAGATGTTGTTCCACCTAATATTTTGACATCACCATTTTTTATTTCCTAACTATATTTCTTTACTGCATCATAATAAGCCATTCTTATCTATTGTCCGTTTCCAATATCTACCAAAACAATACTATTTGCGACATTTTTTGAAACAGTATTACCATTTGCATCTTTTATTTTTGATGGTATTGGCCATTCTCTTCTAACTAATTTCACATTAGTTCGCCAGTTTGTACCTTGTCCCTAATCATTATCAGGATCAAAAACCCATTCAATACCATCAATTATATACCAACCGGATTCAGCTTCATACATACATTCTTCTATCTTTGTACGTGCTTGACTAGTTCTAATAGCTTGTTCTGCTTTATTTAAATCCATTAATACAATAGGCATTTTTTCACCGCGAACAATACTTAAGTTTGCACCATTTAATTCTACAAGTAAATACTATTTCTATAACTATAGTAAATTTCTCATATTATGTTCATAAGCAACTTCATAAAATTGATGTGTATTACCAGAAGACATCATATTATTTCCTGTACTATCCATTGCATCTGCATCACCATCAGACATTTGATTTGTAACTTGTTCAGGTTCATTTTTATTTGAAGATTGTGTTTCAGATGTTCCCATAGCGGCATCGCCACTCGCATATGTCATATTTCTACCAGGTCCTAATAATACATAAAAATCATTATCCTTTTTAGTTGGATCAAATTTAGTTCTATTTAAACATAATGAAAATTCTACACTATAATTTGGATTATTATTCTCATCTGATAATAATCCAGGATTAACAGATGAATATTGCATTTTACAATTCAATCCAACAAAATCTTGTATTTCCTATGCATTATTAACCAATCTCCAACTATTAACATGATATACTGTAGCAGATTCATTATCATTAATAATATTAGTAAAACATTTTGTTTGAATATGTGTACTATTTTTCTATTCTGTATCTGTTTCATTTGCAGATTTTCCATCAACTGCTCTATTATTAATAAATGTATTAGTCCAGAATGTCATATCTATTGATTCATCAAATCCATCTTCACCTAATAATCTATTAATATTCATAAAAGATAATCCATAACGTGGATCAATCCAAGATTCAAAGAATGATATAGAATTTTTCCATGCATGTGTTGTTAAATCATGAATGAACATTTCAGGTGTTTTACAATTACACCAAACCATTTTATCATTAGTATCATCAGGATCACAAAAGAAAAAACTTAATCTTAATCTCTTTGCCAAATCCATCATAGCATCTCTTGATGAACCATTAAAATTATAACGAGTTTCTTCATTTCTTAAATCCGGGACATAAAGTTCACCTGTTATAATCTATGTTTGATATTTCTAATACTACGTCTAATCTAACTAATCTGTTACAACATTAGTAATTCTGAAATCACATCTCATAGATTTAATCATAGAATGATTACTCTAGAAAAATACATTACATCTATCACCTTGCTTTATAAAATCTTTCTTTAATAAACCTGGATCTGTTGTTGTAACAATAAGCCTCATAGTTGGTAAAACACCTGTTAACGGTGCTTGGTATACTTGATAATCATAAAAATTCTTATAATATCCAGTTTCCATAGAAAAATGCTATATTTCAGTATCAGAAAAATAATGATCATTTATACGTATTATTGGACAAACAGAACCTTTATTATACCAATTGTTTTCTCGTGGATGTGGCGCTGTTACTTCATCAATGCTAAAACCTGTAACATCAGGATCTTTAATATCTGCTCCTAATGGTAATGAACTTCGAGGATTATCTTTATCTTTATTACCCATTGAATCCTCAAATATACCTTTATTATTAGTATCTTTATTACCAGATCCATTACTATCAGAATCATTTGTATCATCACCTGTTCCATTACCATTATTTGAACTATTACCGTCATTATTATCAGAATCATCAGAATTATTTCCAGAGTTTGAACTATTATCACCATCAGTTGTAGAATCTCCATTAGAACTTCCATCTATATTACTATCAGAATCGACCATACCTAATATCTTATCTTCATCTGATTTTGAATAACAAACGCCTCCATATTTTCCTGTGCCGTAATCAATAGTATAATTAAAGAAATCTTTCTTTATAATCTAATTTGTATCAGAATCCTTGTATACTTTAGTATCTGTATATAATTTAGCATTTTTGCCATTATATATTATATTATAAGTTTTCTTTAATGAATCTGTATAATAATAATGCGTTATTGTTTTATCATTTGATGTCTCTCCTTTTTTTAAATATTTAATACCATTTATTGTAATCATAATTATTTAGATTTAGTTGTCTTTTTTGTAGTATTAGATTTATTTGTACTTTTATTTGTAGATGTGTCTTTAGTATTATCTTTTGCATTAGTAGATGTATCTTTCTTAACATCTTCCGCTTTTACATTTTGATTTGCATATTCAATAGTTGGATCATTTGGATCATATGGTATACTTAATTCATCTAAAACAATACAAGAATCATTTGTAGAATATATACGTGTATGCTTAGATGCTTCAGAATCTTTAGATGAAAATTTAGATTTTGATGCATCAGCAGCTAATTGAAATGCATTATCTTTTGCATTTGCAAATATATTTCCACCTTGTCCAGTAAATGTTTCATATTCATCATGAACAGGATATGCGTTTGAATCTCCAGTTCCTCCTCCACCAGTAGAACCAAAAGAGCCATCATCACCTAATCCTCCACCTACTTCTGTTCCTAATCCGGATAAATCTGCAAGATTAACTGATCCCATTTTACTTAAAACTGCATTAGCCCATGATGTTCTACATGTTAATGCACCAATATATCCATCACTAAACGTACGTCTACTACCATCTGCCATATATGATGTCTTACACCACGTATATGCTTTCATTGATTGCTATGAACGTAATTTAGTACCTTTACCTGCAGAACCATTTTCATATCCTCTTAAAACAATATCTGTAGACTAACCTACTGATGTACATTTTCTTAATAAATTTACAAAAGACTATGAACAGCCTTTAGTAACAATAGCTATTTGCTAATCTAATGTCCAATTTTCTATAGGCCTTGAATTATTAAACTATCTCTATATCTACCGTTTCCATGCATTAGACCACTATGCAAGACCTGCACCATAACCTGCACCGTTCGCTGATGAACCTTTAAATCTTCCAGATTTTTCAGCGGCATTATATGCACCGGGATCACAACCAGATTCTTCCATAAAACAACCAGCAAATCCAGCAGCCTGATAATCTTTAAGATTAAAAGCTTCCATTATTTTCTTTGTTATATAAACACCATTAAGTAATTTCTTGCCAGCCATATATTATTAATTATTTGTTTTAACTGAATTATCAATAACACTTGAATCTAATGTATTAACACTCGTATCAAATGGATCTAATGGTATTGATAATTCATCTAATATTATAGATGCATCATTAGTTGAATATATACGAGTATTTTTTAACTAATAATTAGATGAATCTAATTGTTGTATATATGATGAATTTGTATATGCCATACGTAATGTATTTTCACCTACAATTTCAAATACAGATTTTGAACCATTACCAGATGAAATAGTTTCATATTCATCATGAACAGGATATGTATTTGATGTATAATTAAACTATGAACCTGTCTACCCATTTAATGTTCCACCTGTACCATATCCAGAATTCATCTATTGTTGTAATGAACCGCCAGACACTGAAGAAAAATCTAATGGTGTATCTATACTTACACCAGAATTTCTCCATACAATAGAATAAGACTGTTTAGAAAACCAACATGGCATACCAACATGTCCATTTATGCCATCATGAATATTTCCCCATGCGTATGACATTGGTGAACTTCCCTTCATACCACAAAATACTTCAACATGTCCATTTCTTGCAACAATATCATATGGCTATAAAGATGAATAACTAATATATCTTAACGGTGAAAATCCAGCTTTTCTTAAATATGCGGCTGTTGCACCAGATGTTGATGCAAAACCACTAGATGAAACAATATATGAGCCTGGAAATGCTCCAAATAACTATAAACACGCAGAAGTAAATCCTGAACAATCATCTCCTACACTGTGTCCAACTAAAGGGCATGAATAAGAACGTCTAGCACCTGTCGCATGTCCTGATTTACCACCTTGATATGTATGTATATTCTATTGATAAAACTTACCCATCTATTGAACTGCTTGATTCCATGTTGCCATATATTATATAATTCAGTTAAATAAATTTTAAATATTTATTAAATAAAAAAAGATATACCAAATATAAATGAATATATTTAGTATATCTCTAAAATTAGTTTAATATAAACCTTATATTAGGTTATATTTTAATTACACAATAATCTTCTCTAAAATAAAGTTTGTCTTATGAATTACATAGGACAAACTGTAGAATCAGCTGCAGTTGAATCTGTAGCTGTAGAATCAACAACTGTAGTATCTGTTGCAGTTGAATCATTTGCTGTTCCACATGTAGTAGTCTTGTTACCACAAGAAGCGAAACTCATTGTTACAACAGCAGCAAGTACAAATAAAATCTTCTTCATTTTCTTCTTTATTTAAAATTTATTTTTTGAACTTAATTATTTATCTCTATTTTTTTTAAATTCTTAATTTATACTATAAAAAAATATTTTTGTCTACATTTAATCTACCTATTTTTCACAGATAAATAAAATAAAATATACTTTAATAATAATATGGCAGTAACAAATGGACCTACTTTACCTAAGAAATCTCCAGGTTTGTTAGGATTATCACATTTTAGAAATAGCCGTGTATCTACCTCATTATGGGAACCTATATATTTGAACTTGTTTACTGTTCAATTAAGTTGTCCTCAAGGTATGGTTGATACAACAGATGATGAACGTTTGAATATTATTCTTGAAGGTGTACAAAGTGTTGGTCAGATTTCTACTTCATTTGGTGCTAACGCAACAGAGCAAAAGTATAAATTTGCACAACGTTCATTCGCTGGTGCAAAACCGGATAGAACTAATGTCGACTTGACATTACACTTTAACCTTAACCTTTCATATGATAACGGTTCACCTGAGAACTACACATATAAGTTCCTTCGTGAATGGGTTGACCTTATTTATGATCCTCTTACAGGTCGTGAAGGCCTTAAGAAAGATTACGTGGCGCCATCAATGACTATTACTATGCAAGATCGTGCTGGTAATCCATATTGGCAATGGGTATTCTATTACATTTTCCCTACAACAGGTGTACCTGGTCCTACACTTAATTATGACAGTACAGATTTGATGTCTTGTGATATGACTTTCCGCGCTGACTGGTGGGATGAATGTATGCTTTAATTTTATAATTTTATATTAAAATTAAATGTGAATGTTTATAAAAAATAAAAAGAGACTTAGTATTTTTGATCTAAGTCTCTTTTCTATTATATATAGAATAAAAATTATTCTTCTTTTTTACGTCTTCCTCCACGATTAACTCTTCTACGTCCACGTGTGGGTTTCTCTTCTACTGATTCTACAGATGGAATAGTTTCAACTTCCTTTAATTTCTATTCAGGAACTGGTGTTTCTTCAATAATTTTAGATGTATTAGTATCAATCATTTTTGATGTTTCCCAATTATCTTCTTCTGCTGGAACTTCATCACTTAATGTATGATAACCATCTTCATCAGTAGTTACCATATCATCTTGTGTATCTTCATCTAAAATAGAATCAATTTCATCTGATGTTTCTACTGGTTGAATTTCTTTAGGAATACTTACAACTAAATTTGAACCATAATAATTTGTTGAATCATCAATATCATCAACTTCGTCACCTACTTCCATTCTATTTGTTGTATCATCTTCTTTATCTCCAATTTCTTCTGGTAATGGTTCTGGAATATATGGTTCTGGATGTTTATGAATCATATCACTTTCTACAAATCCATCATTATCTTGATCAATTGGAAATAAATGTGGATCATGACAATCACAATGATGTGGTGGACATGGTACTGGTGGATGCGGATGATGATGACAACAAGATTCTGGTTTAATATATGATTCTGAGAATTCACAATCTACACAATCACAAGGATGATGATGGTGACAATGATGATGTTCACAGAAGCAATATGTACCAACAGGTCTTATATTCATTATCTAATTTCCTAAATTCCAATCACTCCAATTATCGTATGAAACTTTACTTGATGTTTGCATAATTTATATTTCTATCATTAATTAATTTTCATTTTAAACTGTTACTTCATCTTCAATCTCATCTGCTTCATCATCAGCAGGTTCAACTGGTCTAACATTAATTGTTCCATGAGGACCATGTGAACAACCATTTTCATCTATAACTTCTTCAAACATCATAGGTTTACGATTCTTAGCATGGAATTCATGCCAATCAGGTCTATCATCATCTTCAAATGGACTCATTAATCTATTAGTAGCGATACCATATGGTTTATGTTGATTAAAACAAGGCATATTCATATGATCATACAAATTTGGATGATATGGATCACATACGTTACATCCATGTTCTGGTCCATTTGGTAATGTAGCAGATTTATGTTTTATAATAAACTATGTCTTATGATGCTTGCAAGGTTTCATCATAGGTTCAGGTCCAACCGGATGTCTCCAAGGCTTAGGAACTTCAACAGAAGGCGTGAACTTATTAACCTATTGTTCAAAATAACCATCCCATGCGTCTGGAATGTTACTTATGTTTGTAGTTATCATCATTATTATTTTAATTAATTTATTTTACTTATTTGATTATCGTAGATAATTTCTGAATTTCTTTATCATCGCCTTCCAATTAACTGTTGGATTTGTTTTATCAGATGAAATCCTCAAAACATTTTTCTGAATTATCTATAAAAAATCAATTATATTATCTAATCTCTTAAATACAAGATTTGAACTTAATGTATAAGAAACACCATTATCTAACAATCTAATACCGTTATTAGGATATTCCTTATTAATACGTGCAATAAGTTTCTTTACTTTCTCTACACCTGCTTCATTATCCATTGGTCTCATCTTAATATTATTCTCTGGAAACAAATAATAAAAATCTTCGAATGTTAAATGCAATGCAGATAAAGGAATAGGAGCAAACATACCTTTATTTTGATATTTGTTATATGTTACTTTACCTAATATTGATTTTAAAAACTCTTGACGTGAATCATATGCTTTACTTGCTTTTTTCTGTTGTTTCTAATAATCATTTAACAACATATCCATTTGTTCTGTATTATTAAAATATTCTTCAAGTAAAACTTTTATTGAATTTACCATTCTATTCTAAAGTTTTAATTTATTATATTTATCTTTATTTAATGTTTCATATAGTTTAATGGCAACATCAAACCCATATGACTCATCAATTTTAGAATTATTAAATTCTAGCGAACTAAAGTTTAATGATAATTTCTATCTTGTCTTATTATCAATGATATAAACTAAATAAGGAACTTCTGTATTTGTACTGTATAAGATATTAGTAATTCGTCCTGAATGTTCTTTCTTATCTTCCAAACACAATCCTCTTACATTATCGCCGATATTAAATTTACACTTATTGTATTTTTTAACTTTAAAATCATTTCCTCTCTATTGTAAATTAAATGATAAAGGCATAATTTTATATAAGAACCCATTATTTCTTGTACTACCATTGATATTGTAATTTCTAGATGATGGTTGATTTATAGGATTCATATTATATCATATTAAAAATTTACTGCATATACTCCGTTTACTCCACATAATCCTGCATCAGGATTTGGTAATTTCTAATCCTGACCATAATCAGCAGTCGAGCATTTATCTAATCTAAAAAGGTAAACAAACTTATGAATTACAGAAAGGAATGAACTAGTTAATGATCTAGCGCCTTCATATTCAATATCATCTGTATGAAGTGTAAACCAATTTTGTACACATTGTTTTAATTCATTTATAATCTCTAATGGATTATCACTTATAGGTAATTCAATCTTTGTAATATCTGAACCATTTAAAACTCCTATGATAGACTGAACTACTTCGAATATATCTTCTTTATATTGTTGTAATCTCCACATAAAATCTTGAATATGCATCTTATATTGATTATTAGGTGTTGTATTTGCAAGATTTGTAAATTTAGTATAAAAAGCGATAATCTTAGTAAGATATATAACATCATCACATTTCTCTGGTTCACACTTTGTATCATCAATAGTAGATTTTATATCAGCTACATATTTAGTTTCTTCTGGTGTAATATTCTATGTTATATATCTTACGGTATCTTTATCCATTAATGGCATCATTGTTGGCATAATACTTCTTTTATATTTTATATATTTATTAAAAAGAAAAAAGAGACTTGTAATCACTACAAATCTCTTTAAGAGTTAAATAAAATATTAATTTAAAATTTTAAATTTGAAAAATATTCTTTATTTACTTTTAAGAACAATATTCTTATACTTCTGACACTCCTCCTTGGTATTAAACATGTTCTTTGTTTTTGCTCTCCATAAGTCTGCATCTGGTTGTTTGCCAATATATGATGATGAAACAGTTCCAGACGAATTAACAAACCAATAAACTTGTGCTGCTGTCAATACAGAATGACTTACAAAATCAACCTCTTTATTTGCGTAAAACTCTAAAAGCTTACAACGACCTGTTACATAGTTAATATCAGTAATCTTATACAATCGCGTATGATAAATGACACAATCACCTACATTAAACTTTACATCTGCCGTAGGTTTTACGAAATTCTTATCACTTACATCAAATGGTGAAATCTCTTGTCCATTTGGAAATACTGCAGTTTTTGTAATAGGATCATAAGAAAAAATCATACCAGACTTTAAATTACCAAAAGGTAAATTTTGTGAGAGTATATACTTCTTAACTGTATTCTTTTTATTTGTTGTCATAATTATATATTTTTAATTGTTTATACTTTTTGTTTATTAACAATACAAAGATACATAATTATTTTGAAATAAAAAAATTACTTAATCTTTTTCGGTAACAATATTGCATCTAATGTTATCCATTTATTCTCTTCTATACCATTTGAGAAACCGAATTTCATATATCGATGATTCCGTATCATTTCCTGCAATGATATAGATATATAATTATCCTTCGTTATATAATATAGGAATGTTCTGTTATCATTTAATGAAACCTGAGTATTAATTTCTCTTGCTTTCTGAACATCTGTAGTTTCTGATGGATGCTTATATATAATATTTGATACTTCGAAAGAATAATGTCCTCTATATTCATCCCACAATCCAGGATCACATATTTTATTAAATGTATTTGTATTTAAATCAATATTCATGAAATCATACATTCGTTTATATACAATCCTATTAAATGTATTAATATTTTCTATAGTAGGATATTGTTCTTTTATCAATACAGATTTACCATCATCAGATATAACAGATTTTAATACACTTGTATTTTCATAAAATATGTGTTCTCTGTCTGTTTGAATTAACCATTCAGGAATAATTCTTAATGAATCTAACTTTATACCATTATATTCGAATTTATCAATAATATTATTATAATTATTTTTCTCTGTGCTATATCTATTATATTCTATCTTATATGGTTTTTTATAATCATTCATTATACATGGATGGTCAGAAACAAATTTATCAATGAAATTACCAAAATTATTCCAGAAATTATATGAATACGCACACATATCAAATCTATGTAGATATTCTTTTACAATATCTTCACTAAAATAATTTTGTTGCATTTCTGCTATAACAGACGAAACACTTTTAAATATAAAGAAATCAGATCTGTTGATATTTTTATCATAATGTGAATATAACTTCCAAGAATCCTGTATAGGTACAAATGCTAATTTATTAACATAAGACATATTGAATTCTGTGGATACTTTTACTTTACCAATATATACCAATTCATTTAATTCCTTACCTTTCATTTTATAAAGTGTTCCCGGAATTAAATCACGTTCTTTAAACGATGTTTTATTATATTGTTGTTCAGATAAACGTTTAGATTCTTCATAATCAGATGAAACAATAGGCATAAGTACAAGTTCAGTTCCATACCAACTATATACAAATTGTCCTTTTAATTCCTTGTTTTCTGAATTAGTATATTCAAGAATCCAAAGAAGATTATCTATAGTTATCTCAAATTCAAATCCTCTTGGATCATATATACGCGCATATGTTGCTCTTTGGTTCCATCCCCATTTTTCGCCTCCTGCACGTTTATTAATAATAAAACCTGATGTTGGAATATTATCCGTATATACAGGTTCTATATTTTTATCTCTCCATCCATTCCAAGATACGTCCTTACGTAATTTATTAGTATTATCATAATAAGTAATATAAGATAACTTTCCTGAATATGTATTTGCTCTTTTTACAAATCCTACAGCAATTTTTCTAGGAATAAAAAAATTATTTTCTTTAATATTATTCATAATTATAATTTTTATTAGGTATTACTTCTGCATATTCCTCTAACTTTTCCGATGAATATACACTACCACCGCAATATTTAAAACATTTACAATTTTCATTTGCTTCATGTATATAATTTGGTTTTAAACTTGGTTGGTATTTCTTTAACATATAATTACTTTTATATATATGTATATTATTAAACCATATATCAGTAACAACAAATAATTTTGGAGACAATCCAAAATTATCTGGATATTTTTCAAAATCTAAATACCATACAATACCTTTTATTTTCATACTATCGTTATCATTCTTATAATAATTATAATACAGATAATGTTTTTTATTATAAGTATGAATACTATTCCAAGAATGATAGTCATATCCAAAAAACAAAAGTCCACACAACATTAATACTAATCTATCATTGCATTTCATAATAGTTCCATATGAACTTTCATAATGTCCGTTGCCTTTATATATTGTACATTCAAATTTTGCACCGGGTAATATGTTTATATTAATAATATTTGTATCGTCTATTGTAAGCTTGTATTTCATCCTCTGCAATTTTTGATATATCTTCTTGATATATACATTTTGTATGGTATATGTTCATTTTATACTTGCCGTTCATTGAATATGGCATTTTTACTTTATTATTAGAATCATCAAATGTATAAATTCCATATACAATAATATAATTTTTATCAAATCCAAAATTATTAATATTATTTATATCTGTTGGATCAAAATGTATATATTGTGCTGTTTGATTTAAATAAAAACTAAAATTACCTTCATATTTAGATTCTACATTTGAAAAAATTATAGTATTATCATTAAATGATATAATATATGTTCTAAACCTTGGTTTACTACGTCTATATCCTTCTTCGTAAGACCTATAGTATAATTGAACTATTGCACCATCTGGTAAATCTTGTAATCGTAACATATACATATTAATAATTCTTATTAAAAAAATTAATGCTAAATATAACAAACTTAAAATTACATCATATTATATTCATCTCAATCCATGTTTCAATCTATAGGGACATTTGTTTTATTAAAAAATAGAACAGGTATAATAAACATCCGCACTTCAATCAAATCCTATAATACTTCTATAATAAGCGTTATATCTAGCATCATTAACTATCATCCATTTTCTATCTTTATTATATCGGGTTCGAACCGATAACTTACTATTCCTAGCATGTTTTGCCACTTATTACCAATAATAAAAATTAAGAATGTTAGACATATAGTTAATTTAAATTTAGAACATTCGTTGCTATAAACTGTATATTATATAATGCTGGTATTGATCCATGCTCTACAGAAATTATCATAATTCTCTTTTTCTGTGTGCTCACTTTTACACTAATTATTAAAACAGTTTTTATAAATGTTCTTCTAAAACAAAATCATTATATATTTTATATAAACGTATATAAATAAAGTCTTTAATGTTTCAAGTTAAATTTTTCAAATATAGGTAAAAGCTCATTTGAAAATTCCGTAAAATATTTTTGATATGTATCCCACGCATCCAATGGTTTATCAGGTTTTGTAAACCTTGCAGATTCCCAATCAAGAATAGCTTCATCAAAATTCATATGTTTCTTATATTTACGTAAATGATGATTAGCAAACTTTGTATGAATTTTCTGAATTATCTTTGTTCCTAAATAAGGGAAGAATATATACATGAACAATTTATCTAAATCATGAAAAGGATATTTATAATAGCCTATATATTTCTTCTCTAATTTCAATACCATCTTCCAATGTTTAAATGTATATGGTATATGTTTGTATGATTTCTTTATATTTGTAATTAAATTCATTTATCTTATAGTTTAAATTATAATTCATATATAATAATAGAAAAAGTCACTAAAGTTTTTATTTTAGTGACTTTTAAATATACTATTTAAATTGAAGTCCATATTTGATGGTACTTCTTTATATTCTCTTTATAATGATCTGTACTTATATTACTATAATCAACATAATCTCCTTCTACATAATATAAAGTATCATCATTAGCATAATATCTATAACCATGGTCATTTGCTTTATCCAACGCTTCATTATCATCGTTTGCTTCAAACCGATGGTGAAAGAAATGTCCATGATAATCTTCAATCTCACATTCGTATTTTCTCATAATTATTGTGTAATCATTTTATACAGTAAATTCCACTTCTTCAATACCTGATCTGATGAACCTCCTGCACGCCATACATCCTTATCAAGACTTCCTAAATCATAATGTCTATATCTTCCACAATCTGGTGAAATTTCTCCATATACTGTTTCACCATCTTCTGATATAAACAAACACAAATCATAAATAACAATATCTTTACTTGCAAGAAAATCACTTAATACACTGAATGTTAGTGCTGCAGTTTTCTTTGCTTTCTTAACATCAATATAATAATCTGCTTGATCATCGCACATAACTTCATCAGCTAACATCTTATGTGTATTTGGTTCCCAAAATGGATTTCGCCAATCAAATCTTACAATAGGTGCTGGATATGGTTCCATGTCTTTAATTTCCATTCCCGAATAATATGGATGTGACATTCTTACATGTGACTTACCCATACCAAAATATCTATGTTTACTTGTACCTGTATGATTTGCTTTTACAACAACTTCAATATTAGGTGTATCTTTAATTATGCGTGCTAATACAAATTCATCACCATAATCTAGATATGCATGTTTAATACCATTTTCTTTAAGTAACTCACGCAATACTTTACTTACATGAACACGTGGAATATTACTTCCTTCTACAATACCAGTTCTATTATATGTAAATGAATAAATTGTAGGTTTAAAATAAATGATACAATAATCATCATCCAATGCACGTATCTCTTTACTTTCACCTTCTACAACCAATGGCATTTTTCTAAATGTATCAAAATCTATAGAATATAAATCTTTGATATTCCATTTAGGATATAATACAGTTTTACAATATTCAACTGCTTTTAAATCTTCCTCTTGAATCTTATTTACCATGTTAAATTATTATCTTTAATATATTGTTCAACAACTGGTGGAACAAATTCACCAATAGGTAATTTATAATGTACCAATTCTCTAACGAATGTAGATGAAATATCAATATTATATGGTTCGCAAAAACCCATTACCAACATAGTTTCTACTCCTGCCAAATAATGGTTAGTAGCTGCCAATGATTTTTCATATGTAAAGTCTTCCGAATTTCTGATACCTCTAACAATATAAGAAACTCCATTCTTTTTACAATAATCAGAAATCAAGGTATCTGTCATATCAATTACCTTTACATTCGGATAATCTTTAAAAATCTCTTTAATTAACTTAATACGCTCAGGACGTTTAATAAGTCCTTCTCCTTTCTTTAAGTTTGTCGCTAATGCTATAATAAATTCATCACACAATTTATATGTCTGATCTACTATTGCTTTATGTCCATTTGTAAAAGGATCAAATGAACCTGGAAAAATAAATTTCTTCATATATTATTAATTCTCTATATTCTGTGAAACCCAAAGGCCCAATTGTTTCAATGCTTGCTTTCTGTGACTCTTTAAATTCTTTCTTGCAGAATCTAGTTCTGCATATGTCTTACCAAATGTATTCTCACCAATAAACAATGGATCATAACCAAATCCATTTGTTCCACGTAATTCATCTGATATATAACCATATGAATAACCACTAAATGTTTCTTGAATAATTCCATTCTTTGCAATGGCAAAACATACTTCAAAATATGCTGCACGCTCATTAAACGGAATATCTTTAATATACTTCAACAACTTCTCATTATTAAGTTTATCATGTTCAGATTTATCCGTAGTAAATTCTTCATGTGGAACATTTATAACATTCAAATTATCATCTATTGTAATTTCATGAAATCTTGCTGAATACGGACCAGGAAGATTATTCAATTTAGGAACGACTAATCCACTATCTTCTGCAATAACATAAGTATCTGGAAATACATTACTATATGCTTTTGCTTTTATAATAGCATTATCTTTAATAGTCTTTCCTGTTTCATCAACATCCAATGCATGCGGTTCAATCTCATATCCTAATGGTGAAAGAATAGATGCAATTTCTCTAATCTTACCTGGATTACTAGTACCAATAATTATTTTACTCATTATTATTTTCCTTATTAAAATTAGTAAATTTCTTAATAATATCAATCATTACCTGAACATGATCTGGTAATAATCGTGTAACTAAATAAACATTATCATAATTCTTTTTACAGCAATAGCCATATAAGTTTGTAAATTGTTTACGATAATACTCTAAATCTTCTATTGTATGATATTTCTCTTCAATAGAATCTCCTCTTCTTTTTATAAGCATTTGACAATGTTCTGGATAATCATCCAATATAATATAAATTCTATTCATATCAATATTATCATCAATATACTTATACATTTCATCATTTTCGTCTGATAGTAATGTTGCTTTACTGAATAATCCTCTATCTATAAAAATGCAGTTAGGAAAAACTTTTGATAATACTTTTATCGTATAAGTTTTTCCTGTGCCATCATTACCATCAAATTCTACTATATATTTTACATTCTCGTTTCCCATGTCTTATTAATCCATTGATCATAAATTATTTGTATATTTGATGGTAACATTGTATCCATTAATGATGCATGTTCAAATATACATGTATCAGTATCAATCAGTGTATCTAATATATTAATATTATTTTCTTTAAGCGTTTTCCCTGTTTCTACAACATCAATAATACAATCTGCACCAATATCAATATATCCTTCTGTTGAACCTGCTGTATTTAATATATAATGTGGAATTCCTAATTTTGTAAAATAATGATTTGCTAACACATCAAATTCAGTGGCACAAATAACTGGTTTATTCATATGACACAATTCATCAATATTATATCGTGAAGCTAAACATACTTTTACTCTATTTAGTCCTGTGTGTTTAATGAGCTCTATATCATTTTCATATTCACTATTCTTTATAATATCATATCCGCACATACCGAATTCACAGAATTTACTTGCAATTAATTCTGGTATTGCTTTAGGTTTTGCAATGAATAATGAACAATCATCACTCCAATTAGGAAAATAATATTGTCTAGTATTCTCATCAGGCATATCAATATTACATACATTAAACATATGTTTAATTCCTGTATATAACCTACCTTTTGGAATCACTAATGTTGGTTTATTATTCATAATCATTCTTCTTTAAAATACGTATATCTCTATCTCTTAATATATTATTAACAATTTCTTCAATAATATATTTGTTATTAGTCGTCATATAAAAACATGTAGTTGAATCATCACCACTATGTCTATTCCAACCTTTCCTTCCAAATTCAATTCTTAAATTATTTTTCTTGTAAATAAATCCAGGAAACCAATAATATACAAATCCTTTATATGAATTTGTTTTTCTTGTTTCACCATTAGTTAAACTTGCAAGATTATTAAGGAACTTTCTATATTGATAACCGAACATTCGTGAAGTAAATGATGTAGTATTCTCAAACACTATATCATAATAATTTTCATGTCCTGTTGCATATGATTTTCCTGATAAACTTGCAAGCTTTATATGTTTACCAAAAATATTAATAATATCTTTTACAATTTCGTCTAATTCACCTGTTGTCATAATTACTCTAATAATTTACATTCTTCTTCTGTATATCTCTTATGCAATTCTGTTAACCACCATTTTGTTTTAACTTTTACTTTAGGCATTCGTTGTCCTTTTAAAATAGTAGATCTCCTTATTACAACACCTTCCTTTACATAAGGAAATTTACAATTTGGTTCAGTCCAGTCATTTTCTTGAATATCTTTAATAAAATCATTTGATAATGGTCCCGTATAAACTAATTGCGGCAATTCTATTCCACAATCTCTAAATAGATCCATATATATCTTTGGTTCAATATATCCCTTCTTTTTGATGAACACATCAATTAATGCAAGATGCATATTATCTTTATCTTCTTCAGAATGAAATCCTGCAAAACTATGATCACCATACCATTCGAAGAAAAACGTAATTTCATCAACGCCATAAAATATATCTTTCTTTCTCCTATGTTTTTCAACTATATTACTTAATATAGATGAATAATTATGTGATTTAAAATAACGTACAGCATCACCAAATTGTTCTGATGTCTCATCTACCATACATTTTCTTGAACCAAAATTTGTAAATTCTTTTTTCTTTACAGAATATTTAGCACAAAAATTTTGTCCATCCAATTTATTAAATGCCCATACCTGTTCACCTACTAATTCTGTATTATATTTTATATTATCTATTGAATCATAATGTTTCATATTTAGTATATCTTAACTGTTGTATATTTACATGTATCCTTACTTTCTCTATTTTCATTATCTGTCATTAAATCTAATATATAAGACCATGCTTCTTTATTATCAATACCATCATTTATAATATCAATATCATAATCTTCTGGTAATTCATATTTCAAATGAATCTCTAAATATTTTTTCATAACAATTATAAATTAAATATTATCTACTCTATTATAATTATACCCCTGATCATATGTTACTTTTAACATATTCATAATTTTGTCTCTTGATATACCACCGTTTAATTCAACTTCATCTAAAAGTTCATCAAGAAATTTATTTCTTCTATCTACATATTTTAATAATTCTTTAGAATCAACAATATCATCTGTTGATTTATTAATAGTTTCTTTTCGTATATTACACTTATTGAATTCCTCACATTCTAGTTCTTCACAATCAGGATAATCCTCCAAACTATCAATATCATAATTGCCAAATACAGGTACATGCCAACATGTATAGAATATTGTATTTGGATGCACAACAATTTCATAAAAATAGTTTATATCTTTTGCTACTTTACCTTCGTCTTCAAATCCTAACTGTTCTATAATACCTTTAGAAATTTCTTCATAATTATATGTTGTATTAGTATTCTTTACATAGTCATTAAGGAAATTCTTTATTTCATTACCTGCAGAATCTGGCATACCATCACAGTGTCGATATAATATATGTTCTCCTTCTATATTATCTTGTATTTGTAAATTACAACGTGTACTCATAAAACAAACCTTTTATTTTAATTATTATAGATTAATTATTTTAAATAGTTTTAAAAATGATAAATATAAAAAATAATTTAGCATTTAATAGAAATTATGAAGAAACAAAATAAAGCATTATATGAATCATTAGTAAATGGTATTGCTTCAGCACTTAAGAAATCACTTAATGAAGGTATAATAACATCATCTAATATTGATCCAAAGTATTATGATGAAAATGGAGATATTGATCTTTCTGATATGGAATCACTGCCACAAGAATTAATTAATTCATTAATTATGGATCTTCTTAATGATAATGGATATATAGAGCAATATGATCAAGATGACGATTGTTTAATGTGTAATATTATACCAGATGTTGATCCAAAGAATGAAACAGCAACAATATTAACACGTTCAATGGAAGATTATGGCGTAAGTTTAGCATTTAATGCAGACATTGATTGTTGGGTTGATTATACACCAGGTATGCGTTCACATGATTATGATCAACCTGATGATCCAGATGAAACTGAATGTAAAATCGATAAAATAAATATTGATGGTTTAATGTTAACAGATGGCACTCAAGAAATAATGATTAACGATGCAGATATTATAGAAAAAGTAAAAGAATTTGTTGAAAATTCTAAGGTGATTGATAATTTTAAGGAAGATAAAGAATTAAATTATGATCCAAATGAATATTATGATTATTGGGATGATGAAGATTAATATTTATTTTAAGAAATAAAATAATAAAGGTTAATAAGAAATAAATCTTATTAACCTTTTCTCTTTATGTATAAATCCTTTAAAAATAAAAAAATAAAAAATAAAAATTACGAATATGTTGGGATAACCGGATTCGAACCAGTACTAAGGGACTCAGAAACCCTGTTGCTACCATTACAATATATCCCAATAAAATCTATAAGCTTACTATCTTATATATAAAAATTTAATATATACCGGTTTGACTTTATGAGTTAATCAGATCTTTATATCAAACACATTACTTTCATAAACAACCACTTTTATTAATATTGGCGCCAAGCGTTTCATTCACCTATTATTATATCAGTTCTATATAACAATAACATTTGGTTACTCTTTATTACTTGTAAACAATGTTCCTCTTTCTTCGTCTGTAATAGAAATGAATATGAAATTAGCTTAACTACCTTCTATCAATAATCAGAATCTTGCAGAAGATACCAAAATTAAGATAATCTATTCATTATGGTCCATCACATTATTTCTTTTGTGCACATATATAATGTGATAATCTCTCATTAAGGAACGAACTTATAGACCACTACATCTTTAAATCTGTTGTGGATTTTTTGCGGAGAGCTGTGGTCCCGACCCACATCCACATACATGGACGAACAATTTAGCAGATTGTCCCTAACCCCGTTAGGTTAACTCTCCATTAACTATATATTTATATAATATAATTTTAATAAAGTCTATATATATATTAATTAAAATACATAGTTATTTTATCTTTATCATTATGAATTATTTTATATCCTTTATTTCTATACACTTCTAATATATCGCTAATAACATCAAATCTTGATTTTTTCATAAAATCAAAATTTATACAGCTTAAATCTAATGTTATATTATAATCTAATATATTATTGTAAATAATACATGAAGTAAAATATAAACGTATAGATTCATTTATTGCATTATTAATATAATTAAATGTTCTTGGACATTTCTTAATAAGTTCTTGTGTTTTCTTATTAATTATTATATCACAAACTTCTTTAGCTGTTTTTACATTAATAGTATCAAAATTAGTTTTATTATACTTTTTATGTTTAAACTTTATCATTACTAAAAATTTTCATATTGTTTCTTTAGCTATTGTAATCTCTAATAACTTGTGAATAAGATATTAGCGTCTCCACTCATAGGATTATTCACTAATTTATAGTAATCTAATTCTGCTTGCAAATATTCAGATTTTGCTATTTGATAATCTGATTCTTTATATGCGTTAAATAAATCTGGTTCATATGATTCTAATTTTTCACCATATGTTTGTTCACCAACAGTATTAATTAAAGTCTATCTTGCATCATCATATATATGGTGACAAAACGTTTCATTAATATTACTAGACTATTCTTTTACTTGTTCTCCCTTTTTATCAACAGCATATATTACATACTATTTTGAAGAGAAAAGTAATTTAATTATTTTAAATATATTTTTCATTCTTCATTTAATATAAATTTAGTGAAATCTCTTGTCTTATATAAGAAATTTCTAGCGGACTCATATGTTACAAAATAGTTGGAAATTAACTCAGTTTCATCATTTACAGTATATACTATCTGATTATCAGTTTTACTCAAAAAATTGTGAAAAAATGGCAAAATACTGAAGTAATTCCAATAAATTTTATAGTATTTTCTTGATATTTTTGAATCATTGTCAAATTCTTCAATATATCTTATAGTATATTCTATGGGTCCAAAAAAATTAAATATGTTTATTACCTGAATATCTCTATGATATGTTAATGAAATAATAAACATATAAAAACATAACATTAAAATTATACTACTTATCATTACAATATATTTTCTACATTATTTAACTTAATCTCTAATATTCTTATCTTATTATCTTGAGTTGCAATAATACTTTTTAATTTATTAACAGTGTCTACCAACTCATTAATCTTATCATATATCTTCTTTAATTGTTCGTCTGTCATAGTTCAATCTTATCTTTTAAAATATTATCACTTATATTAATAATGATAGGAATAATGAAATTTTGAAAATCTGTATTTTTTTCAATAATCATCTCATTATTAATAAAATCCTTATACACTTGACATACAAGAAATCCGATATATTTATTGAATTTCATAATATTCACATCATATTCAGATAACTCTTTTAAAATGTCATATACTTCATCAGCATCAAAGTATGAATTAAAATCTTTAATGTAATTCAATACTTTCTCACTTGCGAACTTAATATAAGTATTTATATTTGAATTATTTATTACCATTATTTTACTCATTTAAATAGTTACGTAATTTCCTTGACATTTCTAATAGCCTATCAAATTCATATCTTGATAGATTACTATGTTCAGATGTACACCAATACATAGTATAAATTAATGCCCTATCATTAATTGGTAGTAATTCTATTTTATTACTAGAATCATTAGACATAACCATATCTACTAATCCATTTAATTTATTACTATGAAATTTTATACTACTATTTTTTATTTCATTTGCTATATTTTGCATAATCATTATTTATATTTAATTATTAATCAGTTGGCCAAAGTTCTTCATCACCAACTTCAACAATAGAGTAATGAACATCTTTGCCATTGTCTTGCACTGTTTGATAATGACCAATCTTCACAACTTCCTCAGGACGACGATTGAATCCTTTTGTTATTCTGAAATAGTTTCCATGAAACTTGTGATCGCCTATAGCAGCCATATTATGTTGGCAATATTGTGCAGCCTCATTCTCTTTGTCATTCTCTGGGAGTGCTGCTACTGTGACTGTCTTTGCATTGATCTTGGTAACAATGCAACGTAGCAATGTTGAAACTTTTGGATGCGCAATAAGTACCAAGTCATCCAGCTCTAACTCTTGATTTAAACGATCTACCATAATTATTATAATTTTTAATTAATTATTACTTCATTTATACAGTTACAAAGATACATTGTTTATATGAAAAAAGAAAGGATGTTAAACTTAATTAACATCCTTTTTATATTAATATATTTTCCACTAATCAAAATGATTTCGTTTACTTAAATATTCTAAATCTGATTCATTTGTAAAGGCTTCCTATTCAAATGTTATATTCCTATATGCCTAATGTGAAAATCTATGTTTTGTAAACAAGACTCTCCATAACCATTCAAAGAAATATATTATATAGAATATTATGCCACCTATATATTGCTATACACATTCTGGTAAAAAACTTGCAAAATCTTTCATCTATTCTGTATGGATAGATTCATGATTTAATACTCTTTTCTTATAATTATCATTCTTTAATTTATATTCATATTCTTTCCTTACAAAAAGATTTCCAAAAATATTAATAGCTATAAATCCATGTGGAGGAATAATATTGTTATAAATCAACTTCATATATTAAATATCTTTATTTTCAATATTTATTTGGCATTCCTGCATTAAATCATAATATTTATTATGTCCGTCCTTTAAAAATTTTACTATATTATTATCACACTCTATTGCTGGAAAATTATAACGAATCTGGTAGATTAATTTATCTTTTAAATAATTTAATATATTTAAACTTGTATATTTTCGTTTTAAATAATCATCAAGACAATAACCGAGATTACTGCCTATCCATGTAATAACATCATTTTTTGTATATAATTCTTTTCTTGCATATATAAGTCCCATGCATTGACCTATTTGAAATGCAAATAATTTCAATATATCTTCTCTTGACATATTATTGTTTAATTTATCAAAATCAATATATTCTAAATTAATACTTAATAATACGTCTAACCTCTTATACCAATTACTTCTTAATGCTAATTTTATTTCTTTTCTATATTGCGATCTAGAAAGATGTGATAACATTGCACGTATTGCTCTAATAAGTTTCAATGGTATATCTCTACCAACCTTTCTATTAATAAGTAATTCTGTATTTTGTTCATGTAACTTATATGTATCTAATATCGCATTATTTAATTCATCAACTGTTCCTTTATAACAATTAGTTATAATACCGTTATTTATCGTTATTAAGTTTCTGTTTTCATTCTTATCAGCCGAACAAAACTTTTTACATTCTTGTAATGATGGTAATTCATCAACTATATATGCAATATCTACATCAGTTGAATCTTCTGAACCATATATATAATTTCCTATTATATTCATATCTTTATTTCTTTATCAAAACTATCCATAATTATTTATGAAATTTATTATAAATTATTTTCTTTATATCCTATTTGAATTTTCTATAATTTATTTGTAACTCAAATATCATTGCCTAAAATTTATCTTTGTCATCCTATGAATATTCAGATAATCTTGGTCTATAATCAAAATGATATTTGTTTAACTTATATTTTATCAAATGATATTTATAGCATGAGTAATTATATATTTCCATAGGTCCATAATTATTAGAAATAAAAATAGTTCTTAATGTGTTTATACACTATTTCATTTCGTTTAATAACGTTATATTATTTAATGAATCAATATCTTCATCTTCTGATTTAATATGTTCATATACTGCATTTAATCTTGCTCGTTCTTCAGACTTATTAAATATATAACATAATCTTAAACTTTTATCAAAATAATTTGGATTATCCCAGTTAAAAGGATTTTTTTCATCATCAGGTAATTTATTTTTATTAGACTATAAAACATCTTTATCTTCTAATGCATACATTTCTCTAATATGTAAAAACTCATGTTTACATGAATCACGTAATAACTATATATTATCCTATATCATATATGAATTTAAATATATAACAATTTCATTATTATTCTTATCTTCACTTTTTATATATGAATATGAAGTTGATTCTGTATCGTTTAATATATAAACATATATAGGATATTTTATATTTTCATTATCTAGTTTTTTACATAAAGAATCTTTTATATTAAAATTATATCCTGTATATACTTTTATATCATTACTTATATCTATATTATCCTTATAAATATTTCCTATAACATCTATAACATCATCAAAAACATCACTTATATGATATTCTTCATTTACTATATTATCAAAATCTACATCATTATTATATTGATATAATAATCGTCTTTCATAAGACCAATTAAAATTCTCTCTAAATTTTCTATAATTGTTTTCATATAATTCTTTTTCGTTATGAAAATAATATTCAACTAATTGCTTTATATATTTGTTCATAAGTGAATAAAATAAATTTCAATATTTATATAAAAATTAAAGACATTATATATTATAAATATATAATGTCTTTAAATATGTAAAACAAAATGCGGAAAGGAGAGGTGTCGATCCCCATACATTTCACTGTACGACTTGTTTTCAAGACAAGCTTGCGAGCCGTCGCAATTTCCTTTCCAAATAAAAAATTAAGGTTTATACTCTGTGAGAACCTTATAACTCAGTACCAATACGATGGTCTCCAAGACTTTCCACTAAAAATATTTAATGTTCTTGTAGTTACGATTCTATATAATTAAATATAGACTATTAAAATTTGTTCCTGTCTACGGAATTAAACCGTAACCTTCACTTTTCAAGAGAAAATGCTTTCGTTACAACAAACAGGATGCAGTGTTTTATTGTACAATTATTATCACTGTCATTCATATTTCCTCATTTATAATATTACTTTATAGATACACAATCGCGAACAGTTATCCATATTCATAAAATAAATGCATCATACTAGTAGCGGGAGTGTGACTCGAACACACGACCTCAGGGTTATGAGCCCTGCAAGCTACCAACTGCTCCATCCCGCAATATAAAAACATAAAAATAATAATGAATTCATAGATGGATTCCTGACTACCATCAAACCCTATTACATATTAAGCACATTATTCAGTCACGACAAGTTAGTTCATGACGCTAACTCCTAAATGTCGGAAGGATTGATTACCTTCAAAGGCTACAAGCATCATATACCATTCTACGATTTGACCTTTCTTACGTCACTCATGGTTGGCCAACCATGGCTATTTTAACCTTATGTTTCTTAATATTGATTACTCTAAATCATATCTTTTCAGATATAACCTAAATGCCTTATCCACTGCTAACAGATTATTCAGCAATATAAAAACATTATTAAGTTATGTTGAGCTGAATGTCGGATTCGAACCAACGACCTACGCATTACAAGTGCGTCGCACTACCAACTGTGCTAATCCAGCATAAATTATTTCAACTTATTATTTATCTAATTTATTTTTGAAATTGATAATAAAATAAGAAAATATTTTATATTATTATTGTACTCCTACTCGGACTCGAACCGAGACGTAATTAAACCTAGATCCTTAATCTAGTGGCTAGACCAATTCGCCTATAGGAGTATTTAAAATTAATTTCATAAAGAAACTTTTTAATTTAATAACGTAAATTTAAAATCTTGTTTATTTTTAACTATTTTTTATTTAAAAGTTTTTCTTCCTCTTATATAACCATTATTTATATATTCATCATATAATTCTGTTCTAATCATATGATTCTCTTTTTCATTATGAACCCATACATAAGTATAATTTTTCAAATCTAATTTTGGATTATAACCATCATATAATTTAATAAAATCAGTACCATATGTATTTATTACATAATCTAAATATGGTTTTATATCATCTTTATATAAAACTTTTACATCCGGATTCTAGTTTTCTTTTAATTTCCACTAATCTGTAGAATATCCTTTTATTTCTATTATCCCGTCATCTGTTATAAAATCAGGATAATATGAATGAACTTCATTATTCCAAATATAAGACCTTTTTTCTTTACAACGTTCTATATTTAAATTATGATCTTTATAATAAACAAGAAATGCTAATTCCCATGAACTATCACAATGAATTCCTTTATACCATCCTTGTTTGCCTCTTCCAGAACCTTCTCGATAACCACCAGTATGTGCAGATAAATATTTGTGTTTACATTCTTTTGAACAATATGTTCTTCCTCTAATATTGCGTATATCAAACACAGAAAAATCTTTATTACAATATTTGCACTAATATATTTTTCTTGAACGTTCAGCAGCTATCTAACATTTAATAGAATTTTTTACACTAATAGATGTTTTCTTTTTTGATTCTTCTGTTCTTTTTGCTCTATGTGAATTGCCATATGCAGTTGCACAATATCTATTACAAAATCTTCCAGAACCATAATAACCATCTATTACTTTACCACAATTCTCACAATATAAAACTTTACTTTCTTCAAATTGTTTCTATTGTAATAAATAATCATTCTTTATCTTATTATAATCTATATTACGTTTTCTAAATAATCGTAATAAAGTATTTCCAGATTTATTATATTTCTTATCAACTGCTTTTAAAGAATAATTACAATTTCTATATTCCTATATTAATTCGTCATCTGATAAAAATTCTAAATTCTATTTCATATTATTGATTAGTAGTGGGTAGGAGAGTCGAACTCCTGTTTAGAGAATGAAAATCTCTAGTACTAACCGCTATACGAACCCACCAGTTAATTTGCGTATCTTAATTATTTTCAATTCATAATTATTATATGTAATCTTTATAGTAAAGTCTATATATTTATCAAAAATATTTTCAAAATATTTGTGGGAACAACAGGATTCGAACACTGTGAAGCAAGATCATTTCAACCGATTTGCAAATGCACTCTACTTACCGTAGAGTTCTCATACCAACGAGAAGATATTCCCAAATATTAAAAAATTACCGTATATAAGAAGTTGCTTAGCCAACATCCATTATAATTTCCCTTATTGAAATATATATTAACCACGTGTATTAACATACTTCGTACAGTTACTAAAACCGCCTTTTTCTAAGAAGGCTCATGACGTTTATGGTAATTTATTTATATATTCTTTTAATTCTTTTGATTTATATGGTAAATCATATTTTTTACACCATTTTTTAATGGCATTTCCTGTAATACCATATAATCTACCAATATTTTCAAATGTAATATATTTCTTAAATAATTGTATTAATTCTTCTTTTGTAGGAATTGTATAATTTTTAATTGGTTCTATTTTTTCAACTAATTTTTTATAATCATTATTCCTATTTATAGAATCAAATTTAAATTTATTTAATAAAATATTAACATTTTCTTCATCTTTTATAATTTCAGTTGGGCATTTTATTATATTAGCATGTATTTCTCTATGACAATTTGCGCATACTAAAATACATTTATCTAATTCTAATTTAACATCATTCCATCCATGTGTATAACCTGCATATCCTATTCCAAACTCTTTTTTATTAGGATCTATATGGTGAAATTCTAATGCAGATATACATTTATTATATCCACAACATTGACATTTATTTCCTTTATATGCAACTGATAATAATTTTAAATGTTCTCGACGTCGCTATACATATTCTGTCTAACATTTATTACATACCCAATGTATTTTATTATTATATGTATATAAAGAAAATAATGTATTACCATGAATATGGCATATACGACATTCTTTTTCTCTCATATTTGCGCTTCGAGTAGGACTCGAACCTACGACTTTCTGATTAGCTACATAAATTGGATTCGAACCAACTAAACTTTCAGCGATTTAGATTTATTACTATAATAGTTATAAATCAATATTGCGTCCGCAAGTCTGATACCTAACAGCATTATGTAGTTTAATTTAATCAGGTTGTTTCCTGTATACAGTCAGACGTTCTAACCAACTGAACTATCGAAGCAAAATTTGAATAGTTTATCTACGGACACTATTCTTTTTATTCTAATATTCAGGCGTATACTTTACCGAGAAAACATATACTTCCTATATCATGAAGTTTATTTTAATGGAACTACATATCATGATTAAAACCATATTCAACTCCTGAAACTAATTATCAATAGATTAAAATAATCTTTCAGTCTCTCTTAAATATAAGGTTAAATTACTTATATTCATAATTATTTTTTAAATCTATTTATTTATAATTTAAATCAGCATATCATTACTAAAAGAAATAATTAAAACTTTTAATAATGGTCCGGACAATGCTATACTACTAACTCTCGTTATATATTAAAAATGTAGATAAAATATAGATAATATTGAATAACATATTTTTCTGAATAATGTTTCATTATCTAAATCCACATCTTTTGTCTATTCCCTTTTTATATGCAAATCATAAAGAAGATTATGTGATCTCCATTCATTTATTAAACTATACATACTCCTTTTATGAATAACATAAGTTTTATCACATTTTTCACGTATACTATTAATAACACATTTCATGTTTTTAATAGATTTTATTTTATAACTATCAATTATTTTCACGTCTTCCTAACTGATAATTACTTCAGGATTAATCATATATAAAAATTAATTGTTTCATATATTTATCTTTAATCCATTATGTGATTCTGGTGAGGATCAAACTCACGACCCGTGCTTTAGAAGAGCACTGCTCTGTTCAACTGAGCTACAGAACCATTCACCAAAATTATAAAAATCAGAAGTCATTTATTTTTAAGTATTTGAGTTTTCTTTTTCTAGTAAACATTATCATAATTATATATGTTTGCTGTATTGACTTCCATCATCATAAATAAACTTTCATAAACACTTATATTTCTTACTAATTAAAGTCTCATCATAAGTCAAATACTTTAATTCATTTACAATTTGTACTACAGGAGGGACTTGAACCCCCGACCGCCAAGGTATAAGCTTGGAACTCTAACCGACTGAGTTACTGTAGTGTAATTTTTAAACTCTTATATTATATTCAATTTATAAGTAAATGTTTATATTTTTTAATAAATTAATTTTAGATATACTAATCAAGTTATAGTGTTCCGTACGAGACTCGAACTCGTTACCCCGATATTAAAAGTATCGTGCTCTGCCAGATGAGCTAACGGAACAACTCTATATTTTAATTTACATAACTATTTTAATTACATTAAAAAGATACATCTTTTATTTTTATTTGTAATTAAAAAATATTTTATAAATTATTTTCTTTCATATTTCAAAGAACTAAATTCATAATCTTATATGAATATAATATTTAAAAGTTTATATTATTAACAACTTTTTTATTAAATATTTGTTGGGTGGGTGAGACTTGAACTCACGACTTCATCCTTATCAGGGATGCGCTCTAACCATCTGAACTACCACCCAAAATTAAACAAGTAGATTTACGAGACACAGACTTTTTCACCCTTTATATAAAGGAATACTCGCTATTAGGCACTTGCGCTGTTTTACGAAATTGTTGTGTGTCAACTTATGGCTTCTTACGAAATCTGCTGCTCTTCACATCTATGAACTAATGTTCAAACCAATTCCTTTCAATAATTGACCTGTAACCCTTATCAGTTCTTCTGTCTATAAATTAGCTAGCATATAATTATAAACTTACTCATTATTCTACTTGGAAGTCTATACTTGTTTATATCATTATTAGATAATATACGACATTAAAACTGTAAAGTATATTTCTAATAATTATTTTATAATTTATATAAATCTGTTTCTTTATGTTCTAGTATTAATTTAACATTATATCCTAATTTTATATATTCATTAAATTTATCTTTCATATTCTAAATATCTAATGTATAATTAGATTTTACTTCAACTAATAAATTTTTATTTGAAATATAAAAATCTGGTATTGCGCATCTATATTTCTATTTAATAGAATCATAATATTTTATTCTCTTACATTCAACATCATAATCAATTTGTTTTGAATCTAAATATAATGCATAATCTAATTCATATGTACTTCGTAAATATACTTTTTTATTATTCCATGTAATATGATAGCAATCTTTACCTAATGTATGTGTGGGTCCTTTTAATTTACCATGTAAATATGATACTGTTGTTGATTCACTAAAATGTCGTATAGGAAAATTATATGATTTAAATAGATGTAATAAAGTTTCAGAATTATTTATATATTTTTTACAATTATATTTAATATAAATATCTTTTGGTGATAATTGATTAATTACATATTCAGTATATAATAAATCTTTAACTTTATTATATTCATCAACAAATTTTTTTGTATATAATGTATTAATATTTAATCCAAATGGTATTAATTTATTAAACCATTTTGATGACTAATGTTTTGATATTTCAGGGTTTTCATTATTTAACTATAATGTACCGCAAAAATATTTTTTAATTTTTATATCATTTTTTATATTATAATACCTTTTTAATGACTCTGATATTTTTTCTTTTGTTTCGTTAGATATTTTCCTATGTTTATTTGTATATGCACATCTACAACTTCCACAACAAAATCGTCCAGAACCATAAATAGGTTTAATATAATATTTCCCACAATTTTCGCAATTCATAATAAAATTAATTTTATTTATTCGAACTGTATATATGATTTTTCAGTTAAAGTGGACCCTTGTGGAATCGAACCACAACCCCTGGATTGTCTCTATAATTAGAGTCGAACTAATAATTTTATATCCATAAAATATAATATATAGAGATTAATTTTATACAGTTTATTCTGTTAATTCAGTCCAATGTACAGGCACCAGCCATACGCAAGGTCCATTTAATAGTAGCGGGAGTGTGACTCGAACACACGACCTTCGGGTTATGAGCCAGACAAGCTACCAACTGCTCCATCCCGCAATATAATATTTTTATTATTTTTAAATATTCACTAAAATCGTTGGACTACCGGGATTCGGACCCAGTCTAGAAGAACCAAAATCTTCTGTACTACCATTATACTATAGTCCAATGTTTCAATAAACATATCTAATAATATTCATAGCGGTTATAAATGGATTCGAACCATTAATCTCCCTCGACCCAGGGTATTCTATGAGTAAACGATAATTATTGTATTCTCTACTTACTCATAATATAAAAACTAATAACGGTAAAAGAGCTTAAGAATAATACCATTTGATCCGCAAACATCTCATATTAGTTTTTATATTACTTCCAATAGATATTCATGTCAATTACCAGTTATTAACTACTCCACCTATTTTGAACTATATAACCAAATTTTTGCGGTGCGTACGGAACTCGAATCCGTGACCTCTACAGTGACAGTGTAGCATTCTGACCAAACTGAACTAACGCACCATATCTTAACTTACATAACTAATTATCTTTCTGGATGATAATAATCTTTCCAATTATTAAATGTATTTTTAATAGATAAACTTTGTAAATAATCTATTGAATAGCATTTATTCGTATGTATCATTCTATGATGATTTGGACATACAATAATTAAATTAGAAATATCATCAGTTCCACCATTAGATTTTTCTATTATATGATGAATATCACAAGTAGATTCATTCCACCCACATATTGCACATCCTATTTTTGAACGTTTCAATATTTTAGATATTGTTCTTTTAGAACAATCTAATATACTATTTAATTCATTTTCTTTAGAATGTTTACGTTTTTGTTTACATTCATCACATTTTATATGTCTATCTTTTCTAAAAGTCTTAGTAGAATAAAACTTTTTATTACAAGATTCACATATATATTCTTTTAATTCTGACATATTTGTGGGTGAGGTAGGACTCGAACCTACGAAGTCAAATGACAGCTGATTTACAGTCAGCCCCCTTTGCCACTCGGGACACTCACCCAAAATTAATGAAATATACAAAAGGAATTGAACCTTTTAATACTCTTATAGCTTACCGGCTTTACGGTATTTTAATAGCACGCCCTTGCCCTGTGGGATAATATATTTCATTAAATTTTACCTGAAACATTCACCGCTGCCCGTTCACCTATAGGATTTAAAATAGGTTCTAACCAGAATGAAATTAACATACGCCTTCAAATATATTTTATATTTAGACTTAATAATATATTCTACATGTTTACTTTAATTCATTTATTTAATAAGTAATTAAGTATATTGTCTAATAATATAGTTTAATCCTTATTACTGTAATGTTTCACACCTAGCGTGGAGATAATGGTACTCGAAACCATGACCCTCTGCGTGCAAAGCAGATGCTCTAGCCAACTGAGCTATACCCCCAATTTATAGAGATTTAGATAATACCCTATAAAATTCTTTTGAGTTAAAAACAATATTTAGATATTTAACTTAATAACATATATAAATTTTATAATATATATGAAGTTAACCTTAAAAACTATATATTAACTATATAGAAAAATAATTATCTAAATCTTATCTTTTTAAAAATATGAATTTATTTAATTTTTACATACATAATTTATAAATTAAATTCTTCTAACGACTCAATTCATAAATACTCAATATATAAAACATAAATATCTTCATATTTTATGATTCAATATTTATATTGAATAAACATATAAAAGTCTATTTAAATTATAAATATTTTTATTAGTTGTCTTGATGGATTCGAACACACCTTTATCCTTACAATACATACTTCAATTTTCGCTTCACTAATCATCTTTCACTCCAGTTCCATTTTGCACACTGCACTCGCAGTTAATGCTCCTTTCCCCTTATCTATATTTCATTTTCATACCTCGTTACTTCTCTTTTCTTTAGGACCATAGTAATACCATGTCTATACGAAAGACAAACCCAAAAGGTAGATGGTAAGAGATTCGAACTCCTGACAGCTCGGATGTAAGCCGAGAACTCTAACCACTGAGTTAACCATCTAAATCTAGTATACTGCTTTCACAAGTGGTATACTATAATAAAAATTTAATTTAAATTAAAAATAAGATTAAATAACTAACAGGGTGGAGTTGCACTTCCCTTACTTCATAGTTGCAATACGCAGTGATGAACCCTTCTTTTTAAGAAATAAAAGAAATAGCGCTGTTTTTATTTCTTAAATTGTTTAACCCTTACTTTAACGTAAGACTTCATTTACCGTTAAACTACGTTATTATTTAATCAATCATCAAAAAACATATTCAGAAACATTATATATCTCCGCCTTGACGGTATCATCTGAATTTGAAAGGTACGAGCCTTCATATATAAAATGTTATGTTTTTAACTTGCGGGTACTGAGGGAATCGAACCCACGTCTTCTGATTAACAGTCAGATGCTTGACCTTCCAGCTAAATACCCAAATATAACTTTAAAGTCAGTTAACTACACATCCGACCGTTACAGTGACACTTCTTATTCTTATAAGATTTATGTATATAACCAAACATTAGCTTGAGTCGTTCATTTGTTCTATTCAGCTCGTGGAGATATATCTTTTTGAAAGCAATAGCAATATTAAAAGGACTTTAATATTCTATATATATCTCCTGATGCACTTTGGACAAGCAGTCTAATATAAGAAATCTTATATAGAGCCTGATATTTTTCAATCATATTTTTCTTTGGCAGCATCATTATTATAAATTCATATAGTTATGTTTGTTTCCTCACATAAACAATAATGAAATTATTTATGAAGTTACTTTTAAATTTGAAGTTCAATATTATATCTGATTAACTTCTCAGTAACATTAAACATAACATATATTATATGAATAATTTCTATATTTGTCTATCAAAATTTCAAAGAACTTTATTTTTTAATTACAATTCAAAGATACATCTTTATTTTGAATTAAAAAATATTCTAAGAAAAATTTTCAAAAAATTATTTTCTTATTTTGTTATCAATATTTCAAAGAACAATTTTTGTTTGTTATTTTATTAACAATACAAAGATACATAATATATTTCAAATAAAAAAATTTGTCTGATAAAAAATCAAAAATATTTTTATTTAATCTTTATTATAGTATCATTATCTATAGAACGTCTAATCCATCTCATAAGAATAAGTGCTCTATCATAATGTGGTAAGAATGCTGCTGTTTCACCTACATCATGTTTATCTGATAAATCTATTTCTATCTAATATATATGATTATCATCTGATGTAATGTTATAAACAACAATACCACCTGAATTTACACAAACAATGTCTGCTGTACCCTTAACTAAAGATTTTAAATTAATCTTTTCCATTTTTCTAATTTAATTTATTTTTTAGTTGGGGTGGTGGGAGTTGAACCCACTACCAGTATTCTTAATAAGAATACCACTCTGACCGTTGAGTTACACCCCACTATGGAGTGTTCCTAAATATAATACAACAATATATCATTAAACATATAGGAACATGATTTCTTATGTCAATCCTATATATAATAATGTATAATATAAGATCAACAATTTATAACTGTATTCGATGCTTATGTATATGTCGTATTAACTTTGTCATATTATTCTTATTTTATTTGTATAAATTTTTAATTTGCACACAGAGAAGGATTCGAACCCTCGAACAGTACATATATACCGTTATTGGTTTTGGAGACCAACTGCATCAACCACTCGCACATCTGTGTATTTCTATAATAAATGAAAAAAATCTTGAAACTCTCTGTTTATTGCAGAATGTTTCAAGATTTAAAATATATTAATAGTTTTACTATTATTTCTTTATTTATAAACGTATTAACTAATCACAATATCTCGTAACATATCTGCATAACAATCTTGTTCATACCAATTAAATGAATCGGCATAAATATCAACGTTATTTTTATATATGTTATTAAATTGCTTCATAGTTTTTTTGTTTTTAAAAATTATTTCTTTATTATATATATCTAAATTTTTTTCAAAAGTCTCTCATTTTTGAAACTTTTTTTCAAAAAAATATTAATTTTTTGTTAATGGAGAAAATAAAGTTAAAAATGTTATTGATTTTGGTGCATAAGTTTCCAATATAGCATCAGCAGAATCTGATATAGTTTTACCTGATGTAACTGTATCATCTATAACCAATATCTTCTTATCATTAAGATATTTTCCATATGTAATTTCATCTTTATATATATCATTAATATACATAGATTGAATAATTGCATTCCTTAATGGTTTACCTAAAAATTTATATGAAAATATTCCATCATTGCCATTTTTATTTTTTGGTAAATTCATATGCCGTATTGATCTTGATATTAACTTATGTATTTTTTCTTCCTCTTCTTTATTTTTACAATGAGTATCAAACCAATCAGTATTTAAAAAACCTTCATATACGTCATTTGCATCAAGCTTCTGGAAAAAATCAGTATATGTATGTTCGCACGTAATAAGTTTTTTAACTCTATATAATACTTCTGTATTTAATTTATTTGAAGAAGGTATAGTAATAATTACATCAAACTTTTCTTTTAATTCTTTTGTAACTGCAACGAATCTACGTAATAAAGCAAATATATCATATGATGGATTTGAAAATTTCCATCCATGCAAACCTTTTAATGCATAAATTAATGGATTACCATCATATCTATCTTCTGTTTCTTTACGTTTAAATATCGAAATTACCTTATAACCTTCTACTTCATTATATATAGGTTTCGGGTTCCAAGGATCATTTGTATCTACATATTCTTGATGATTTGGATTGAATGAAACAATATGTGTTTCATCATCAAACTCTATTCCTTCATCCATATATGAATTTAATGATTCCAAAATATCATTAATTTTGGAATCATTAAAATTATATTTTTTTAATGTATCTTTAATAGATATTGATATATCTTTTTTTAATTTATCTATATTCATTACTCATCAATATTAAGTTTCTCTACTACAATGCCACATTCTTCCAAAAGTTTAATACCTGCATCACTCTTATAATTATTAAGATAAACAACACGAGATACCTCTGATTGTACCAAAAGTTTAGCACAATGAATACAAGGAGAAAGTGTTACATATACGGTTCCACCTTTTGCTGATGAATTATACTTAGCAAGTTTCGTTACTGCATTGCTTTCAGCATGCAAGGTAATATCCTTTGTAATAAGTCGAAAGCCTGGCATCATACCTTTATTGATATTACGATATTGTACAAGAATTTCCTCTTGCTTCTTCTTATCATGATATGATTCAGGAGTTTCAAGTGTTGTATGTTCACCTGTATTGATATTATAGATTTCCTCACAGATATTAGGCATTCCAATAGGCATACCATTAAATCCTTGGGAAATTACCTGATCATCCTTAGATACGATAATACAACCTACTTGTTTCTTAATTGCATATGAAAGCTTACTCATAGCGAGAGCCATGTTCATATATGCAATATCAAATTCATGCTGTCTTTCTATTGATGATTTCTGTGTCATAATTCTTTATATTATTTTTAATTGTTTATTATCTTATTTTATTAACAATACAAAGATACACATAATTTTTGGAATTAAAAAATCAATTTAAAATTTATTTTTTATCTTTTAACTTTAAAATAACTGATGTCAAATTATAGCTTAATTTAAATTTACGATTACCTTTACCTTTAATAGACATTAATATTTTTGCATCAGTTAATGCAGATAATATAAACCAACTATCTAATAATTCTATATTATTCAGTTTTGATAATATTTTATATGTGACTTTTTCTGATTTATTTAATTTATTATACGTAACCCTATATACAGAATTATACTAACGTATATATTTCTTTATTAATTCTGAATATTCAGATTTATATTTAATTTTTAATGTTTGCATAAAATATTAATTAGTTATGTTAAATAAAAAGAAGTCCTGACGATTTTCACAAACAGACAGGACCAGATAGTTAAAATAAATTTTAAATTACGTTATTGATTATAATATTTATTGATAAAATATTCAAAAGTTTGATTTTTATCAATAAATTTTTAAAATATTTTTCAGTATAAAAGTTCAATATCTATATGAAGCAAATAAGTTTCATTTGTTTCAATATCAATCCATTGAATCTTCGACATTCTTTTTACCTTTACGGATTTATTATCCTTTATCCGTAATGCATCCATTATTTCTTCCATAATATATTAAACTAATTTAACATTATTATTCTCATCACACAGTCCTACATTCCTGAAATAATCAAACTCTTTTTCATCTGTACAAGTTTTCAATTGTAAATTCAATAATCCCTTAGCAAATGAAACACTTCCATTAAGCTTGTTTATTTCTTCTTTATCATCCGATTTTATATCAGATAAGAAATTATATAGTCTCAATGCAAAAGTCTTGTTATAGAGAATTCTACCATCTTTCACGAGATAATGTTCATCATGTTTAAGATATGTATTAATAACCAACTTAATCATATCTTGTTCTTGTTCTGATAGAAAATCATTTACCTTTGTATTTTCTACAATATCTAATATCTGTTTATAATTATCATCATTTTGATAACCACTAAATAAATCTGGTAATCGTCGATATATAAATTTCTTATTATCTATATCACACTGATAACCGTTACATGTTAACCAACAATTTCCACAATTTCCAGCAAATGAACAATTATCACAGTTTTTCTCATTATTTGAAACAACTTCATAATATACATTTCCCGGTAATTTTAAAATCTTATTACTCATAATTAAAAAGGATTTTCATTATTAATAGTTTCATATGGAGTTTCACCTTTTTTTATTAAACTTGCTCTATCTTTATCTGGAACATGTTCTTCACAATAAGGACAAATCCATCCTTTAGTTATATATTTTGCAGGTTTACCGCATACTATACATGTATTATAAGAAATAGTTTCATATTTGTTTATAATATTATGTATTTCTTCTGTATCTCCCATAGAATACCAACGGAGACTTCCGTATTTCTCTTTAATCTGTTCAATCCTGTAATTCAATAACATACGTATTCCTTTTACATATGCTATTATATAAGAAATAAAAATTTTATTTTTAATTTCTTTAGTATATGTATGCAATAAACTATTCCTTATGTCTCTACATATATCTTCACCAAATCTTATTCTCCATCCTTTATCTAATGAATCTAATTCTGTATAAGATGGTAATATATGAAATAATCCTAAAAATGAATTTAATTTCTTATATAGATATAATTTAATATTTGCATATTTAATTATATTAACTGTTACATATTTAAATAAATTATCTTTAGCATCATCTATTGATTTAACCGAAACATATATAACAGGATTTATAATATCTCCTGATAATGTTTTCCTTGTTGTTATATAAAATAATGCATTATATATAATATGATATTCATCTAACTTATATATAGTATTATATATTTCTTTACCATCACGAATTACTGTTAACTCTATAGAACAATTTGGAATATTATGATGCCTTAATGTTATATTGGAACCTTTATAATCAAAAGATATTGTAGTTTTCCTATCAACATTATCTTTTTTTACTAATAATGATTTTAATTCGTTATTAAAATCATCTTCTTTTAATACTTTTATTGATATTGTTTTAATACCATTATTTCTTAAATCCCAAATTTTATTTGATATTTTTCTATTATTATAATGTTCATCTGTAAATCTATTTCTTGGATACAAAAATGGATATTTAATACATAACCATGTATTCTTTAATATCTTCTTAATATTAAGTTTTTTCATAATTAATTTATATTATTATTTAGATATTCCTCTAAATTATTATATAACGGAACATTATATTTATGACATGTTATTTCAACATTACCATATCTATAAAAATCTTTTTCACATATAACTACCAACTTCCCTGATTTCATAAACAATCCCATCTCCAATAATGTAATAGGAGATTTACTTGTTCCTAAAATATTCATCAATATAATATCAGATTCTTCAAGATGATTTAATTCCCAATTAACTTGATATTCGAATTCATCTGATTTATAATCAGGCCAAACATTTCTTCGAGGATTAAATATCACGCATCTCTTATTATGTTCATCAAGGAATTTACAAAGATAATTCTACCAATCTACCGAATTTCCCATATCTATTGTTCCTGCAAGAAATATCTTTGGAACATCATTAAATTCATCATTAATATCTTGAACTTCGGAATCTGGTTTAATCTCTTGTATATTAGTATATTCAAACATATCATTATCTGTTGTTTGGTTAATCTTTCCATTAAGATAATCTGCAATATCTTCCAATGTATCTAATATAATTCCTCCATTCTTTTTAACAAGATCAGATGTAGCTTTACATGATTTAACCATAAACTTTTCCATTCCATCATATAAGACGCAGAATAAAGTCTATGCGGGTTTCTTATTAGATAAATCAACAACTTCTGCAATAGAGAAACAACCTTGCATTTCTTTCGTAATTACAAACAAATTATAATCATCGTTCTCTTTATGCCAATTCTCGATTACCTGACATTCTTCTGTCCAATCATCAACTACAGGGTTAAAATATGTTATATTATACTAATCCAACATAGGCATTAACTAATCTCTCCATGTAGATTCCGCACATGTTCCTCCAAGGAATACATTATACTTTTCCATAAAAATAAAAAATCTAATTTTACAATAATTTATACTGTAAAATTAGATTTTAGTTTTAATATATTACATAAAATTATATTATAATGAAACTGATAAAAAAGAAATAACATGTGCAGTTACATTTTTCGCACCTTGCCAGCGTGGCGTTGGATCACTAAAATGTACACAATAATTATAATTATTATTATACTCTAAGCAAGTCCAATAATAATAATTACCAAATGTAGTTCCGTTTAACTATTTCTTCTTATTATTTATAAGTGTTTTATTATTAATAAACGCTGTCATTTCACCAGGTGAAGGTAAATACCAATCTCCTGGTTTTGTACCTATTGTTGAATATGCAACACAAGAACATGCTGCTGGACAATATCCAGCACCAGGATTATTAGTAATTCCATTACATAAACGTGAATCCTAATTATATGACTTATCTAAACATTTCTATGTATTTATTTTACCACCAACACATGAAGTTTTATCTCCATATCTATTTCCTATTGTTACACTATAATTACCAAACATTATTTTTCGATTTTCCTAATCAGTATCTCTTGTTAACTCAAGATGCTCTATATCATATGTCATATATTCAAGAGCAATAAATCGTGCAGTTTCAACAGCGTCATCTGATTGATCACCTTTTTCAAAATTTTCCAAAACAGAAGGAATTACACAAATAGCAATAGCTATATTTTTCTTATCATCTGTTGTTTCATCTAATGTTAATTTACCATCAAGTGTTGAATATAAAACATCTCCAATTTCAAAATTCTATTTAATTGATGATGAATCAATCTTTAATGGCTTCATATTTATATTTTCAACATGTATACAGTTTGGTCCTGGATGTATTTCATTATAAAATGTTAAATTATCTGATGTATTCTTTACATTAAATACATAAGCGCCATCTCCATGTTTAATTGAACATATTGTTTCGTCTAATGCTTTTTTAGTACCACATAATTTTATATATTTCATGATTAGATTAGAAAAATATACTTTAATATATTTATCAATTAACTAATATTACAATATGATATTCTATAATTTAATTAACATATGTATAATTCTTCATAACTCTATCAAGATTTCTCTTATTATCTTTTTCCTTAATAGAATCTCTCTTATCATATTCTTTTTTACCTTTACATAAAGCAATCTCTACTTTACATAATCCTCTTTCATTTATAAACATTCTCACAGGAACAATTGTAATACCCGGAATTCTTGTTTCCCTATATAATCTTTTAATCTCATTCTTATTCAGAAGAAGTTTTCTCTGACGTCTTTCTTCATGTTTAATATATCCACTATTTTCATATGGTGCTATATAAGAATTTGTCATCCATACTTCCCTATTATCTTTAACATAACAGAATGTATCTACAAGAGATGCTTTACCTTGCCTTATAGATTTAATCTCTGTTCCTGTTAATATAATACCTGCTATAAATGTCTCTATAAAAGTATAATCAAAATATGCTTTCTTATTCTTTATATTAATATTTGTCTTCATAACCTTCATTATTTAATAACTCTATATTACTATATAATAAAAATATACAATAGTTCATAAATTAGCATTTATTAAATTCATATTGTATTATTCCACTACCATAACATTTTACTATAAATTTATCATTCTTTTTTGCTAATACTGTATCATCTTTCTTAACTTTAAATTCTGTATAATTATCAACAGTTTTTAAATAATTACTATATTTCTTTATATTATAAATATCACCAATATCATTATTAACATCTATAATTATTTTATTATCATATTTTAAAAACTTTATAAAATAATATATAATATCATTTATATAATAATTATACCTTGAACATATTTTAATAATATGCATATTTGTTTTATTATAATTAAATCCTATAACATATATTAATTTATCATTTACAAATAATCCATACTTTTCAGAAACTCTTTTATTATTTCTATCCAAATCATAAGTTTTTAAAAAATTCTTATATGTTTTATTATCAATAGACTTAATTTCATAATTATTATTTAATATAATATAATTATCTATTTTATCTGTATATATCTTTAGAATATTAGTAATAAAACTTTCATTATGTTTAATATCATATTCCCAAAACGATAATAATTGTATATCTTTATCTTTACATAAATTATATTTGTTTATATGATAATCTTTATCTTTTTTATCTGTACTGTGCCAATATGTGCCATTACATTCTATTCCTATTTTATAATCAGGTAAATAAAAATCCAATTCTTTTGGAGCTATTATTTTTCTATCATGTTGAATATAATTTATTTTTAAATTATCTAATATATCTTTCATAATAGTTTCAATAGAAGTTTGTGGATTTCTTTCAGGATTACAAATTGGACATAATACTCCATACATATATCTTGTCGTTGAACACCTATTATGAAATTGATCATGTGTTAAAATGAATTCTTTATGAATATCACATACATTAATAAATTTATATTGATTGTTATTAATTAACTCAATATTAAACCCTGTTAATTTTTTTATCTTATTAATTGTTTTTAAACGTTTACCTATTGATTGACATTCATGTGAACAATATTTCATAAATCTACTACTAAACTGAGATCTATCTTTTTTAAACATTAAAAGTTTCCCACAAACTGGGCATCTTGGAATATGTTTTAAATTTTCTAATACCATATAAATTGCTTCATCATATGACCTATATTCTTCTTTAAACTTATTTTTTAAATATTCCTCAATTTTATCATGACCATACCATATACCTTTAAATAAACCGCCTTTCTTATCTAATGATTTTATATAATCATCAGTTATTTCTGGTAATAATGAAATATTTTTACATCTATCTGAACATACATCATCATAACCATTTATTAAACTTAAAAATTTTACTTGTTTATTACATACTTTACACTTGGGTATTTCAAATATATTATTACATATTCTATAAATTACTTCCCCAAAATTTTTAGTATCTTTATATCTATTTAATAAATAATTCTCATATCCATGTTCTTTAATATATTTAATTTGTAATTTATTTGTGTTTATCTTATTATTCTCTAAATAATCATTTTTAATTATATCATCTGTAATAATATTATTACTTTTTTCTTTTATATATTTTTTACTACAACTTACTGAACATGATTCTCTATAGCCCGTTCCATTTATATATCTAACATATTTCCCACAATTTGGACATACTGGATGTGTTTCTATATGATGTTGAATTCTATATAATGTTTCGCAATAATCATCATTACCATCAGTATAACGATTATCTAAATAATTTTTTATTTCTTGATTACTATTTATAATTTGTTTATAATGAGGATTAATTTTATCTTTACTTGTTATAAATCGCTGTATTATTAAATTATCATTCATTGACAAAATTTTAATATTTATATATTATATAATAAATTATGGAAAAAGTTATATAAAAAGATTAAAAATAAAAAATAGGTTAGAATATATAATTCTAACCTATTTAAATATATTATGAATTTTGTAATGTATCTCTACGATTCAACGTAATTCTTTGGACAATGCGTTCCATTCCATGTGACATTATAACACTTATGTCCACTATTCCAAAATCTTCTGCTATGATGTCCGGTGTGTTGTTTGACTCATCACATACGATTTCATAACTTTCAATCGCATTAGACAATTTCATAGTTTCGAGAATTGGAGTAAGCGCAGTAACAACTGAAGCACGAACTGCTGGAGTGTTATACAAGAAGTTATATTGCTTAAGAACATCCTCACATGCAATTTCAAGAGTATTAAGGTTCTCGCGAACATGTAACTTATTGAAATCACTCTTTGTTGTTTGATAACATGTTTGATTACCGTAGATAAGTATATTATTACCTTCCTGAATAATTGTATTAACTCCGAATGGTTCAAGATAATTTCTATCTGTAGTATCTGCATTAAACTCAATACCAGAAACATCAGAATTTCTAATGATACCGTTTCTATTAGCTGCAATTACATACGGATCACCTCCGTTGAACTTACGGATAAGCACGTTACATACATCAGCTGCAGGTGGAACATTAATCTTTCTACCGTTTACATTATATACTAAGTGAGGCCAGAAAGCTGCTGCGAACTTAGAACCATCATCTTCTGTAGGAAGTGTAAACATTGTAGTTGAATACATATCAGTATTACCACCTTGAGGAATATACTTAGTATCGAATGAAGGTTTTGTATAAACACCCTAATCATAAGTATCGCAGAAACATGGATCTATAGAAAGTTCAAACTGTCTCTTAGATGGAAGATTAAGCAATGCGGTTGTCTTCATACGATCTTTAGCGAGAATTGCAAGGTATTTCTTACCACCCATTTCATTTGATAAACCATATGACATTGAATCAACGATATAACGATAATCAACCATATTAGGATTACAAAGTCCTCTGTGAATTCCGTCGTCCTCGAGCATTGAATAAATCTTCTCAATACCTCCTTCAATATCAAGTTTACCATATTCATCAAAACCTGGACGGTGCTTAGCAGAAATATGTAAACCTTTAAGTGGAATAAACTTTAAGTTATGTGAAATCACATCATTTGTAATAGCTTTCTAGCGAATAACATAATTAGTCTTACTAATATAAACAGGGTCTAATGTAGTGAACAAATAGAAACCGCGTTTACCAGATTTTGTTTCAATTAAATTACCGTCACTAGTTTTACTAACATTAATATGATATTTAGTACCTTTATAATTAAATTCATTTCGAGCATCAACGTTAATAAATACTTTTGTAATAACTCTTGTAATACCTGGAATCAAATTATATTTTTCTGCTTCACCTTGATTATTATAGAATGAAATGTTATTAACGTAATCACCAACTGAAATATTACTTGCTTCATTATCATCCGTAATGATAAATGAATTTAAATTAGTATCTGTTACAGGAACTGCATCATTATCATATAAATCATTATAAACCAAATTAATTTTTTCAGAAGTTTCAGAATTATTTGTATAACCATTGAAATAACATGCATGATATACATTAGAAACAACTTCATTAATATGTTCTGTTATATAATTATATGATAAGAAGTTTACACCGAAATATGTAGGAGTATCAGATTTAACAAGTTTATACATGAGATTCTTATTATTGAATAATGTATCCACTTGCTCCAAACCTCTAATGAAGTAATCATTACCACCATAACTGAAAGTATATCCTCCTGCTGTTGCATTTGTAAATGAATCTGTTTTATGATCTTTAAAATTAGTAATTGAAACTTTTTCTAATTTATTTCCTTGTGTACTTGTTGTTATTGTATCAATATCTCTGATAACTGCATAAGCATTAGCTTTATTACCGCCAATTACAGCAAATAATTGTACTGATTCATTTTCAACAGAAGGAATTGCATATGTACCATAATACAAAGTTTTATCTTCATATACGTAAATATCATTTGTATCTTTTACGACTGGTACTTCCTTAATAAATAATGATTTATCATCTGTTGATATAACATCAGAAACAATAGCTTGATTTGTTGTAAATTTCTTTCCTGTTGAATCTAACTTATAAACTTTATCTTTTATATTATATGAAACATTTAAATTTGGTTGCGCATAAACAAACTTTTCTTTTATTAAATTTGTTAATGTATCACCAGTGGATGTTTTAAACTTATTTATACTATTTTCGTCTAATATAATATAAAAGTTCGCTCCATATCTGCTATTTTTTGCTTTAACTGGCTAATTAGTTTTTGTATTATAAATGGCAAATGCCTTCATTGGTTTATCATTGTTTGCATATAAAACTCTAACTAATGCTGATGGTACTACATCATCTGTTAAATTTGCAGTTTCTCTACCATTAAATGATAAGCACCATGCTTTCTGACTATTAAACGTAGGGTCTTTAATGTCTGGATCAAATGCTTGTGTCTTTTGGAAATAATATGAAGGTACAACTATACCTGCATTTTCTATATCTGAAGCACTCATATCGCTTTGCGGATGTGCAAGATTCAAATAATAATTATCTGAATAAATACCTGTCTGAAGATTATGTCCAACCATATCAACAAGATACCCTGACTCGTTAATCTCACTTTCTCCAAGTTCTGATTCTGCTTGTTTATTTCCATCGAAATCAAATACCCATGTACCTGTACCGTTTTCATTACCTGTCTCAACATCAACGCCATTCTTATCATATGAAATAACTTGAAGAGCATCTTCATTAACAGACATCAAAAGGCCAGTACGTTCTGTATTAGCATTTACCTTTGATTCAATATACATGTAATTACCTTGTTTATCAGTAAAATCAGGAATAATAGTACCTGTCCAAGAACCAATAAATGTTACGCCTTCTGCTGAACATAAAGATGAAACTTTTGATTTAATTACACCTGTTTTGTCAAAATATTTACTCCAAATAGGATCACTCGCAAGAACAGGATAATTTGTCCAGTTACCTTTAATAGCAACAACTCGAATAAAATAATCAGAAATATAATCTGATGGACGAATCCATCCATAAGGGATGTTCTCATCACCACCCCACCATTCTTTAGCAGTTACATCATAACCAGTAATATTTTCAGGCTTATAAACAAGAATTGAAATTTCATCTGTACCGGTATTAGCAAAATTAAGTAAGTTCGTATGTTCATATGAACCTTGATCATTACTTAACAATCCATTAGCTGCAACACCTTGAAGATTATTCTTGGAAGGAACCCAGAATCTAGCACGGTCAAACAAACTTGCATATGGAGTTTTACCTACATAAGGAATTACTGCACCTTGTGTTGTACCATATAACTTATTATCAATAGTTTCCGCCTAATAATCGTATTCACCATATGTCTTTCCTGCATTAACAACTTTAGGATTAGGTTTACATGAGTCTAATGACATAGTTGCATAGTTTACCTAATCAGGACCATCAATTGATTCATCAACCTTCAATAAATTAAGAGCTAATACAGGGCCTTCCTTAAGCATAGTCTATGCCATTCTATTAAAGAAACAACCTTTCTACTCAAGCTTACTGTCAATATCACCAAAGATCTTCTGACGTTCAGATTCATATTGCATGAATACAGGACGGTTGAATGGACCTTTGTTATTAAAACCAGGTAACAAACGAAGTGAAGTAGGATTAGTTACTTCTCTCTGTGAGTTATCGATTTCTATAGTATAAATACCAGCTGATTTTATAGTAGATAAGTCAATAGAAATTTTTCCCATATTATGTTTTATTAAATAAATTTTCTTTTTATTATTTATCTATTATTCTTAACTGAATAAATTTAGAATAATAACTATAAACATTTTTATATTTATAAGATAGTAAAACAGTATAAAATAAAAAATGCTAACCTATAAAAATAGGTTAGCATTAAACTCATCAATTATTATAGTATGAAAGAATTTAATCTTCCAATGTCATTACCACTGATAATGTTACTGTTGAATCTTTATCACATGAATCCTTTACTTCTGTTGCATGAATATATACATCAGGAAAATCATACTTTTCTTTAAGTGCTTCTGCAATATCATCAAGAATTTTATAATTATCCACTACACATGAACAAACTTCATGTAAATCAACCTGAACAGATGCAGGAATATTACCTTCTCGTGGATATACAACATAATCATGAGTATTTTCATCCTCAAGAATTGCGCAAATCTTATCAAGAAGAATTTTCTTAATTTCATTCCAATCAATCTCTTTCTTCTTTTCAACAGGTTTTGCTTCAGATTTAAGTCTATCAAGAACAGACGGTTTAACTTGTTCTTGCTCTACTACAGGTTTTACCTGTTGCATATTAAGATTATTCTTAAACTTAATCTTACGAGATTTCTTATCCTTTACTTTATTTTTACGTGTATACTTAGGAATATTTACGTCATCGCCTATAGTATCAAAATATTCTGGATGATCTTCCTCTTTAATCTTTCCGTGCTTTACAGCTTCATCATATTCAGGATCATTATCCTTATTAATACTAGTATAAAGTGAATCATCGTAAGAAACACCTCCATCATCAACATTCAAATCAATATCTGCAACATTATCATCTTCAATAGGCATTTGAACATCAATGTAAATCTTATCTCCATCAATCTTCCAATTCTTAATAAACTCATCAGAAATACCAAGTTTTGAAAGTGTATCTGATGCAAGATCTTTGAGATCTTCTTTTTTATTCTTAAGTTTAGACTTAATATCTTTACACTTATCCTTACAATCAGTAAACATATCTTCTGTTACCTTATACTTATTCTCTATACCCAATACATCACAGAATGAATCCATAATACTATTAGTAGAATCGATAACTTTCTTTTTGTCTACATTAGACAACTTACCAAATTCATCCTTAACAGATTTCAACAACTTCTGATCCGCGTTAGACAAGAGTTCTGAAATATTCTCTTTCTTCATAATTAATTCAATTTAAAAATTTATGTTATTACTTTTAAATATTATATAATAATTATTATCAAATGTCTAATCCATCTAACATATCATTAGAAAAATATTTAGACCAATATATCTTTTGTGTATAATTATTATCACGACACCATTTAATCACGTCATTAATATCCCATTTAAACTTATTAGATGAATATGGATTTTTATTTGGTAATCCTAAATCTTTCTTTAGTTTCTCCCACATAAAAACATTATATCCTTTCTCTAACATTTTCATCGCATGTTCATTTCCAGTTTTATCAGAATCATATACAAACCAAAATGGTAAATCAATTCCTATGGATTTAGAGGCTCCTGACGTTGCTATACAATTTGGTAAAAGAAATGCATCAAATGGACCTTCTGTAACAAGAATAGGCCTATATAAATCAATATTAAATATATTAAATACAGTTGATAATGCTTCTACATTTGACGGTATTTCAATATCATCTTTTAATATCTTATTATGAATTTTTGATAAAGACATAGTAAGATACTTCGCTTTTTTCTTTCCTGTTATATCTCTTATTTGAATACCGAATACTTTATCTGTATCAACTATATTTAAAATAACTATATATTTCCCCCTTGGATCATATAAAAAATTATTAAAATTATATTGACATCTATCTATTAAATAATTATATCCTTCTACAGAATTTATATTATTTTTATCAATCTCATATAATCCTAAATATTTCTTTATATAATCTTTCTTTACGGAATATTGTATAACAGAAGATTTATCTAAAACTTCTGATGTAACTTCATTTGAATTTGTATGGAATGGTGTTAAATTAGTTACATGTTCATTAACATAAGAAATTGCGGATAATGACATCGGTACATCAAATGCTCTAAAAAAATTATTAATTTTCATAAATTTTCCACAATTGAAACATTTAAAATTTCCAGACCAATTTCCTTTAAGAATAAAATGTGCACGTTTCTTTCTTACATCTGTTGCTGAATCACCACAAAATGGACATGCAAAATTTAAGCCATCTACTGTCTTCTTTATTTGTTGCTTATATGGAATTCCTCTAAATTCATGTTGTAATATCTCAGACAATTTTGATGTTGTCTCTTCATAAAACTCATCATCTGACATATTCTTAATTGTCAAAGATGATGTATCAAATATATTACTATCCATATTAACATTTATACAATGTATATTCTTTTTAGTCTGTTTTTATAAATATAGATTATTAATAAATATTTAAATATATAAATTATATATTATGAAATTAAGTAATAATTTTTCTTTAGAGGAACTTATCAAATCAGATACAGCTAATAAATATGGAATTAAAAATAATCCAAATCAATTGGAATTAATCAATTTAAAAAATCTTGCAACTAAAATTTTACAACCTATACGTGAAGCATATGGTAAACCTATTATCATAAGTTCTGGTTACCGTTGTTCATAGTTAAATTCAAAAGTTGGTGGCGCAAGAAATTCGGATCATTTATTTGGTGCTGCTGCTGATATACATACAGTTTCTAACACATATGAAGATAACAAAAAATTATGGGATTTAATTATCACCTTAAAGAATAAAGGTAAGATTTCATGTAGATAGATTATTTGGGAATATGGTAATAAAAAATTAGGTCCCAAGTGGATTCATATAAGTGTAAATCATATAAAAAATATACAAAAGAAAAATCAATTAGTTTTTGTTGGTATTTAAAATATAAAAGGATAGAGATGTATTTCTCTATCCTTTCCTTTATTTTATTTAATTACATTACTATAATTATTTTTATAATATAATAAAACAGCTATAGTATACCATAAAGCTTTTTGTAATTCTTTCATATCTACCCTATATGCTGAAAAATCTTTGTTAGATGTATAATACGATGCAATATTTGCTGGAGGTCCATATTCTCTAGCTTCATATCCATATATTATTTGTGTCGTATATTTATCATCATACTTAAATTGAATAATAAACTATGCGGCTGGTTTAAAGCCATATCCAATCAAATCAAAAGTTTCCTATGAATTAAAGAATTTACCTGTATATATAGGTTCATCTAATTCTAATACTTTACCACTATTTCTATTACCCATCCTTGCTTTATATAAAAATAATTCAAGAATATCATTACATTTTTTCATGGTATTATATTTCTTAATTACAAATGGTAATATCTTTTCAATTTCACCTTTATCTATTATAGAATTAAAATCACGTGATTTATTTCCAAATATACCGAATGAAGTTGTTTTCTCTTTTATTTTAGGTAATAATGGATTATTATAATTACTCTATGTAGCATATCTTAATTTTGCTAATATAGTTAAACATATTTCATATAACTATTGTTTAGTAATTACTGTATTATCATCTAACTATATAGTATTACCAATAGGGTCATCATTAATTGTCATATTATTAGTTAATATACAAAATGTACCTTCAACTACTTTAGTTTTAACAATTTTTATCCATGTTATATAAACACAATGTTTATCATTGTAATAAAGTTTCTGATTCTCATCTGTTGTAACATCTCTGAAATACAATTTATATTTAGGAGTTTCTATCTTATAAAAAGATTTCTTTAATGTAAAATATGTCATATCAAGAATATCATATATTTCACTGCAGATTTCATATAAATCATTATATGAACGTTTTACAAAATCATATACTTCATCATAAGATTTAATACCTGGCGGTAATTGTTTCTATACCTTTGGTTTCTCATTCTTTACTTCTTTTGTTTTATCAACTTTAACCTAATCTTCTTTCTTTACTTCTTGATTAAGTTTTTGATTAACCTATGTAGTTTTCTAAGAATTTACATTAATTATATTAGTAACTAATTTACCTCCGTTATTAATATACTCTTGCTTTATTTCATCTATTGTGCAACCTAACTATAGTAAACGTTTACCGACTAATTTAAATGTCTTTATATCATCAATATCCTATTCATTTTCTGGACATTGCTTCTTCATTATAAGAAGAGCAGCTACATATCTCGGTAACAACTATTCTTTCGTCTATGTTGATCGTGGTTTAATATTTTCAGCTTCAGTTGATTTATTTCGTGAACATGTAGATGCTATACTTAACCAAAGTTTCTTATCTATAGTTCTCTAAACACGTGCTTCATTCAAACAATTTACCAATGATTCATATAGTGATTTAATTATCATAATTTCAAATAAACAATTTGATATTTACATTATTTATTTCATGTCATAGAAATATCCATATGTATTAAAATATGCTAAATCTTCTTGCAATAAATTAAATAATGGTTCAACTTGTTCAAATAAATTCATATATCTAGAATATGTATCTGTTTTAATAAAGTTAATATTCACTATTAATTTATTTTGCTCATTATCTACTTTTACATCTAATTTACAACTATAACAATGATATGCAACATTATTTAATTTATAAGTAATCATATCTTCATAATGTTCGATAACATTATATGTTGTTATTCCTTTTGGTTTACATATTAAACCTAAACATAAATCTCTAAGTAATTTTCTTATTCCATAGTAAGTCTCTTTTGTTCTAATCAACAGATTAGAAAGAGTCTCAGCAATTGGGGTCAATCTATCATAATCTGTTATTTTTCTTTTATACTTAAGAGAATATACATATATACAAAACATTTTTGTTAATTCGTCATCAATATATGATTGCTCATTAATTTTAATATTAAAAAATTTTAATATTTTATTTTGTATTGGTTCTTTCCAAGTATAATCATCAAAATAATGTTTACATGTCTTTGTAAATAAAAACCACCCGCAAAATAAATTATGTGGATTAATATCATTATCATGAAATACTTTAAATATATACTCGTTCGCTTTATTTAAAATAACATCATTATCATTTGTAGATAATATATCAATTATACTGTTTGATTCTTCTAACATGATTCTTGAATTGTTTTCATTAACTTAAACTTTTGATTTCCAAAATCAATAAATGAATTTAATCTATTAACATCAAAATCAAAATTTTGTTTAAATAATTTAAAATTTAATCCTTGTTCATTTGGTTGCTTAAGTAAGTTACATACATAAACACTTATCTTATCATATGAAGATAACCCATATGTTTCAACCAATGCTTTCTTATAAATATGTAATTGAATTGTATATGTATTCATATCACATTCATCTAACATATATGCAGGTCCTTGAAGTTTCTTTCCGTATTTAGATGATGTCGTTATTCCATCCGTTGTTTTCCAATCTATAATAATATATGCATCGGTATTCTCGTCATAGAATAAACAATCAAATCTACCATTAATTAATCCATCTTTTGGTGTCTTGCAATATAATGGTAATTCTCTTGCTACATACTTATAATTTGTCTTTGTTAATATATAATTATAAAAATCATCAAATCCTTTACAAATAGATTTCAATCTATCATCATAATCATAACCATTATCTAATTTCCATAAGTCTAATTTATCTGTTTCATTATTAAGATTCATCCCTGCATAATCATCAAGTAGTGAACCATACCTTTTTGATTCAGATGATTTTGCATGCCATGCTTCCAGAATTTGAGTTGCATCCATACCAGCATATTTATAATTCGGATCATTCAAACCTTTCTTAGCACATATTTCTGCTTGCACTTGATCATCAAATTTTTTCTTTATATATTCATTACAAAGTTTTGAAACAGATACACAACCTTTATATTCTTGCTTTATCTAATTATTTTTATCTTCAATAATTTTCCTTATATCTTTCATATATTGTTAAATATAGTTTATCTATTATTTTATAGATAAAATAATAGATAAAGTTTATAAATTAAAAAGAGATTACTACATTAAAGTAATAATCTCTATATTAATCTAATTTAATTGTTGCTATTGGAATAATATAACAATCTAATATTTCCATATTAGTTTCTTTAAAATCTTTTAATGTCTTAACATTATTCCATGCAGTATCATCATCTTTCTTATTATATTCCATATGGAAATTATCTTTAATGCCATATGTGAGTTTTATGTTTCCTTTATTATCATATATAAGAATTCCATCTGATATTAATTCTTTTATATCTAAATTTTCAGGAACATTAAGTTTATTGAAATAATCTATTCCTTTTAATACCGCATCAGAATTATTAATTAATAATTGTAAATCTGCAGTAGTGGCAATATTAAACTTCATATCTTCTATATCTTCCTTAAATAAATCCTTTGTATATGTCCGAACAAAAGATTTAAGTTCTTTCATTATATTCTTCTCAGATATTCTTTCATTCATGTCTAATGAAACTTTAATAAGATATGGAGTTATAAGTTTTATTGTTTTTAAATCTGTTGATATATCAGCAATAACACCAATTGGTAAAAATCTAGGATTTATATATCTGTCATCATTAACTTCCTAAATGATAGTTTGCATATCTACTGTATCATAATATAAAATATCTCCTATACATGGTATCATAATACCACGTATGTCATATTCTCTTGTTTTATTATAAAGATTTTTATGTATATTATTATCCTACATTTCTTCCATTTAAATTAAGTTAATTGTATTTTAATGTGAACACTGGTAAAAATTCAATTCTTGTTAATCCTAAAAGATTCTCTATTTTTCGTTTTTCACTTATTTTAGGAATCCATCGATAATATTTTCCTTTATGTTGCGATAATAATCCATGTTTATAAAGTCTTTCTATAAACTAATCATGTCTATCATCACCCCATATTGTTTTAATAATATCTAATAATGTATATAAATTTTTATTAACAAAATCTAATAGAGCAATCTAAGGAATTTTATATCTAAATGAACTTAAATCTATAACAGATGTTCTCTAATATTTATTACAATATCTATCAAACATATCTTTTAAATATGCAGGTATAAAACTAGGATTCTATACATATCTATACGGTATTAATAAAGGTTCAGTTGTCAAATAATTCTTCATTAATACATCCATTGTCATATCATCATTTACCTAAACAACTATACCTACTATAGCTTTATCATCTTCAATACCACATCTTTCTTTAGACATCGTATCAAACTATTTTGTTTCATAATTATATACAACTAAATCACCAAATTTAGGTTTTATTATATTGTATATACTATCATCATAGCTTTCATCTATTATATTATAAAATTCGTCATCAAAGACTTCATCAAATGTATGCACAATAACTCATTTATAATAAATTTAAATTATTTATTATAAATTGTTAAAATAATTTAGGTGTATTATCTTCATGTACGATAACAGATGAATCTTTAATAAATGTATCTTCTTTATGTGTTTTACTCCATATTGTATCTATTAACTCTATATTACCTCCAATATTTACATTTTCTAATACGCTAATATCAGAAATAGGATTATGTGAAGCAATAAAGCAATTATTGATCCTCTTCGCAATTCCTGATATATCAGAAATATTACAATGATCACATACCAATGAACCTAAAATTTCTTTTGGACATCCATCTAATGATGTTAATTTAGGATTATTAAATATATATACATTTCCATTTACAATATCAGGAAAATTCTTTAACGATTTCAATGAACCATGTGAATCATCCGATATATTACCATACCAATTAATAGAACCATTTATCTGATGAATCTTTACAGGAAACTCATCATATTGCTTATCAAATATTATAATAGAACCATCTACTATAATATTATTATTTTCATCTCTATATACATGAACATACTTATCATTAAGCATATTCATTAATGTTAAAACTTCATTATCCATAATGTTTATTATTTAAAATTATTAATATTTTATGTTATCATTTATCTTAGTTAATATTTATATATGTAAAAATAGTCATAAGTAATAGAAGAACTCTATCACCTATGACTATCGTAAAATTATTTATTTAATATGTTTTTATTATTACTTCTGATTCTCATCAGCTTCCTTCAAAAACTTCTTCTTTACATCTGTTGCTTTAACTGGAAAATTCTTCTTTTCTGATTTCTTTGTATCAGCAATCTCCTCATCTGTCATCTCGACCTCTGCAATCTTACCATCCTTTGCATAACGTGCCTTAGCATCATTATATCCTACAAGATAAGAACCTGGGTCCTTCTTAAAATGCTCTGCTTCTTGCTCAAGCAATGCCTTAACCATCTTTGTATTAATCATACCAGGATGTGAAACATACAATGTATGCTCCCAAAGTTTCAATGCCTTACCATATGCAATTCGAACACCTAGGTCTGCATCATGTGTATCTCGTACACAACGTGTTGCAACACCAACGGAAAGCATCTTAGTAATAGGTGCAAGAAGCTCATCATACTCATCTACAAACTTCTCAGTAGACTTAGGTACATAAACGATCTGTCCTGTTTCTGGGTCCAATACATTCTTTGAAGGAATCTCATATTCATCTTCAACTTCAATTGGACGTGTTACAACTGCATCATCATTCTTCATGGGAATTGAAACTGCAACCATTGTAAAATCACGTACCATTCCACGATAATCAGTAAACTTGCCTGTAAGCGTTTCGTACTTATACTCAGGCTTAAACTCATTCTTCTTTGTCTTATTCATTACAAAATTACATTAAATATTTGTTACTAAAAAATCTTTATTCAAAAATCTTTAAACTATATTAAAAATAATTCAAATTGTCTACTTTATTTGAATATATTTTTAATTTTTTCTATTAATGTTTGTTTCTTCTTAAAATAAACATATTGTGAAAAACTCGTATAGAACTTCCATCCTATCTTTTCATATTGCATAATAAAATCTAAAAATTCTGCACGAGTACATCCACTTATATTACATAATTTAAATATGTTTACTACAAGAAACTCATTATTATTCCTTTTAATTAATCGTACAACACCATTTGGAAAATTACTAATATTTTTATGCTTCAGCTGTTCCAGTTGCTGTTGTGTCATCCTTAGTTGTGTTGCCATACTTCTTACTGTTTAAGTCCAATCCCTTTGCTCTACGTGTCGTCTGAATAACAGCTTTAACAATGCATGCAAGATAACTAGTCAAGTCAGATGCATATAATCTATTTGTATGTGGATTAATTGTTTGATCTATTACATCATAACAAAAAGAAACAAATCTATTAAAATCGCTATATTCCGAAATTGTATCAATACTCAAAATCTTTGCCTGAAGTTTCAATGAACATGATTTACAATCATTAACAAGTTCAAACCAATGTGTCAAGAACTTTCCCATATCATGAATAAAATTATCCTTCAAACCAGGAAATTGTTCATTTACTTCATTAATCATCTTTGTAAATACAGGAAGTGAATTACCACCATCAATATGTTTATTAAGTGTATTCATCAACTCCACATATGCATTTTCGTCGTATTTCTTTACCATATTAAATTTAAATTAAAAATAAAATTTATATAGTATACAAAGTATTACATTTATTGTTTATAATCATGATATTAATAAATGTTAAACGAATTAAAAGAAAAGTGAGATTAAAAATATTATCTAATCTCACTTCAGTCTAACAATTAAAAATATTATTTATTATGAACACATTTTCTCTTTCAACTTCAGCAATGCAGGATTATCTTCTAATACACATGATGTTGAATTCACTGGCGTTTCTACACGCTTTGGAAATTTATCTCTATTCATTTCCATTTTTTGCTTCTTATAATATTCACGTGTATGTGAAGACTTATCTGATTTGAACATACTATTCATTGAATCAATATTCTTACGAACAAGTTGGATAGCTTCAAGTCCTGTACAATTAAGAAGTTTCTGAATTTCCTCAATTGTATTTGTAAGAACAGCTGCGTAACTCAATTGCTTAATATCAGGAACAGAATTCTGAACGATGAAAAATGCAGTGGTTGCAGTAGAAATCAAATCATCCAATTTATTCATACGTTCAACCATAGTATCATTCATAACGGCATAAACATTATCAACAATATTATATCCAGAATTAAATTCGTCCCAAGAGAATTTAACTTCATTACCTTTTACACGAAGAGTAATTCCATCTTTTTGTTTACGTACAATACGTATTTTCTTATTCTTATATTCCATAATATATTATATTTTAAAAGATTAATAAATGATACCACATGCCTGAAGTAACATACACCATGTCATCTCCATTGCATCATCAAACGAGATACTCATATCTGATGGGCAACACTGCTTAACAGTATTCAAGAACCAAATCTTAAAATTAATTTCGTCCTTATCATTATTATATGCGTATGCTCTCTTCAATACAGTATTATCTGTACCAAGCGGTAAAATCAACTGTGTACTCATTACTTTACGTACATCAGAAATTCTCTGGTCGTCGATAAATTCAGAAACAACAAGAAGACGAACAGTAAAGTTATGAACTGCATTTGAACTAATCTTTTTCATATTCATTTTTATTTTTAATTGTTTATTGTTTTATTAACGATACAAAGATACACATAATATTTGGAATAAAAAAATAAATATAGTAATAAAAATAAATTTTTAATAAATGGAAGAGAATAATTATATCCAACGTTATTGTAAGAATTGTATTTTCTATAACCCTGATGAAAATTGGAATGAATGTAAATCAGGTTTATTCGGACATACATATGCAAATGATCATGGTTGTTGGTGTTGGAAATTAAAAGAAGAAAAATAAAATATAGTTATGTAAAATAATATATTGTATAGTAAGTAATATTTTTAAATTTATATTTCAATAATAAATAATAAAAAATATAAATTTTATTATGGATAAAATACAAAAGAAAAGACTTTATGAGTCAATAATGAAAAGTATTTCTAAAACAGTAAAAGGAAAACTTAATGAAGATTATGTTGATGAAGATGATGAGAACGAAGCAACATATTTATGCAAAGAAACAAGTAAAGGCGATTATATATATTTAATTTCAAATAATACATTTGAAGAATATGAGGAATTTTTAAGAAATCATGCAATAAAAGGAGTATATTACTTTGATGAATTTACCGCATGGGTAATAACAGTTTCACCTGATACTAATATTAATTTTTTAAGAAAATTAAATAATATATTAGTAGAAAAAAATGAATATTATTTCTTTACATATAAACAAGTAAAATTACCAAATGCAGATTTATATGCAAGTTTATGTGAATATATGTCAAAAATTTTTGGTGGAAAATATGATAGATGATAGAAAATATATTTAACAAATTATATGTTTTCTGTTAAAAAATAATTAATGTGAAAAGAATAACTTATAGTAATTATTCTTTTCACATTTTTATTTTATTGTGAAGTTAACATAACAGAAAATCTAGAAAACCCATTATGTTTCTCTACTTCTATTATCTCATCAAAATTCTCAAGGTATAAATCAGTGTGTGAAACAACAAAGCAATTCAACTTATTGTCTTTTGCAAAATTCTTAAGGAATTCCAATACAGCTCCAGAATTTGAGTTATCCAATGTAGATATTACTTCATCTAACGTAAATGTATTAATAGATGGGTATCTGCGCTTAAGTAACTTAAACAAACTACATAATACAACAATATCTACACGTGTCATCTCACCATCACTTAATGTAACCGGATCCAATTCATTTCCCAAGTCTTTAAGATGTGGGTCAAACTTACTATCAAATTCTAATCCATAAGGAACATTTAATAATATAAGATTATCTTCTATCTCTTTATTTAATAAAGGAAGATAATTATTAATTACCTTTTGCTTTACACCATCTATAGAATAAACCAATGATAAATTCTATAAATCCAACATCTATTGATTTTTATCTTCAATACTTTTCTTAATTACATTAAGTTGATCTGTTGTTTTCTTTATAATATTCTATACAGCTTTATATTCAGAATTAGACTTTAATTTCTCTTGTATCACAAGATTTTCGGAATTAAGTGTATTTATACTCTAATTAATTTTTGATACAGCAGACGTAATTTTATTAAGATAATCTGTAACAACTTTACTATTATCAGTAAGTGTCTTCATCTATCCTTGTAATGTAGTATCAATATTCATTTTATCTTGCATTAACTTATTAAGGTTTTCTCTTAATTCATTAAACTATTCAGATGAAAATGAACATCCACATGTTGGACACTTTTCCTATTTAAATAGATTTATCTTCTCTTGAATCTATCTTATATTAACAGAATTTTCAATTTGCTTATTCTTAATAACATTAAATTGATTTGATATTTCCTATTGTTTCTAAACATATTGGTTATATCCATCATTTAATGTTTTTAATTTCTTATTATTTTCTTCTATCATTAAATTATTTTCCTATATCTTATCTTGATTTTCTTTTGACTATACTTTCTACTGAATTTGAATTAACTCATTATTAGCGTTTTGAATAGTCTAATTTAAAGAGAATATGGTAGAATTATCAGCGTTAATAGATGAACCTAAATCTCTCATATCTTTCTTAAGATTCTCAAAAACAACATTAATAATTTCCAAATCAAAAACTCTATCAATGATTTGTTTTCGATCTGCTGGTGACATTTTAAGGAATGACTTAAACGATTTCATAGATATAGAAATCATATTTGAATAAGTTGCTTGAGGAATATCGATAATTTCAGAATCAATAAATGACTATGCATCTTTTGTACCGTAATTCTCTATATTCTCATTATCTTTAAAAACAGTTACACCATTGGGTGAAAATTTTCTTTCTATTACATAAGTATGCTAACCTTGCTTAATTGTTCCTCGCATCCAACCATTCTTATTAATGCGGTTTGCTATAGAAGTCTTTGGAACCTTCTCCAACTTTCCATATAACAATAAACATGGTAATGAAAGAATGGCTGACTTTCCAGCGCCACTTTGTCCCTTCAATAGGATTAACTTTCCTGTATCATCATAATTAATTTCCTATACCTACTCACCATAAGAAAATAAATTACGAAATTCAATTTTTTCTATCTTCATATTTTAGTAATCATATCTATTTAATAGTAAAAGAAATAATTCAAACAGGATCATCAATGGACTCGCAATTAATGAAATAATAAACATTTTTATCTTATATTTTCTATCTATATTTTCATTATCTTTTGTTATATATAAAAAATATCCATATGTTATTAATCCTATTAAAACATATACTACTATGAATATTATATTATCCATATAATTATTTGTTTAACTTTTTTAATTATAATTAAAGGATATAACAAATAAATGCTATATCCTTTATAATAATTAATTTATTTATTATGTTAAACTTCATTCATCTCATTTTCTGCTTGTTTAAGTCTTTCTCTACTTATATTCTTCAATCTTTCTTTAGTATCATCATCAACATCCAATTGTGATATTGATTCATTTATAAGTTCTTCAATAGACAACTCTTTATATTCTTCATCATCTATATTATCTAAATCATGATGTGACTTATTAACTATAATCTGAACTCTCTTTGCATTAGAGAGATTTGCCATGTCATAAATAGTTCCTGACTTATATTTTCTTAAATCTGATTCTTCTATAATAATATCATTATAATTATTATCAAGAAATTCATCTCTTTCTTTTACTGATAACTTTAAAAAATCTTCAACTTTTATTTTATGAAATATGGGACTATAAGCATTTTCTTCAAATGATAATTCATTATTGGAAAAATCTAATTTATAAATTCCTTTAGTATTTCCTATATCTGATCTTCTTAATTGATAAGGCGAGCCTACATAAATAACATTTCCTAATTCTTGACGTTTATGTATATGTCCTGAAAAGATTCGTCCTTTAAATATATTTGAATCAACTGCACCTATAATTGTCATGCCATTATCAAATTTCATTTGTGAAATATCAGTATGCATCCATGCGTAATTAGCTTTTCCTGAATAATCTAGCAATACTTTGTTTTCTTCTTCATGTGAACCTAAATAAGGTATCGCAATGATATTTGATAATATTTTAGTTGATGGTTTAATCTTAATAAGTGTCGGCTCTTTTATAACTGTAACATTAGGAATATTTTCCAAACTTCTTAATGATGTATTACCTTTATTCGTTCTCTTAGATAAATCATGATTTCCATTGATAATATAAACAGGTAATAATTTACCTAAATCTTCAAATATATCAATAGTTAAATCATTTACATTAATATCGATAGATTTTCTATCATCATAAACATCTCCCAATACTGCTAAAAAATAATTAGGGTCATTTGCTATTAATGATTTAACATAAGGAATAAACCAATTATAAAAATAAGATGATATATTTTCTTGCCATTCTTCTGATGCAGATCTAACACCTAAGTGAATATCTGCTAAGAATAAACATTTATTTGCCTTTATCTATATTGTTTTCTTTGTTGTTGTCATTTAAGAATAATTTATGTTTCTAAAAAATAGTTATTAATTATTATATAAGAAAAAGAGGAAATAGTTTAATTTTTGTTAAAACTATTTCCTCTTTTTGATTGACATTAATATGATCATAGTAATTCTAAATCATATCTTGTTTATTATAAATATATCCTTTTAGGATTGCCATTGTTTCTAAAAATAAAGATGAATACATAATATTAACACATTAACAATTTACATTATTTATTATCCATTACAATCAAAATCAAATGGCCGTATTGCCATTTGATGTGTGTTAATAATTTCATACTTCATCTAATTAAACTTAACTTTGGTTAAGCTACATATACCATTCCGCTAGTACCAATATAGGCAACAGTACCATCACCCATCTTAATAGTATTTGCTTCAGCATATGCATTACAGTATGCTTTACCAGCACGCTTCAATAAACTAATAATTTTACTCATAATCTCTAACGTAACTTTAATTTTAAAACTTCTTTTTAACCATCTAATTTTTAACTATCAAATTTTGAAAATTACATTGGAATAAGTCCAGCTTCATAAACGGATTTATTCATAATGTAGCTTCCATTGCAATATGCATTCCATGCATATTTAACTGCATTAATAATTGTTTTCATAATCTTTAACGTAAATTTATTTTTAATTTTAACTATCTTTATAACATAACCATCGTTAAGATACTGTTTGTGAAAACCGTATTTTAATTTCTTTTTATATTATAATTTACTTTAACTAATCAATTTATAACTATCTTACATTTTATTTATCTAATTGTTTTCAAAAAATATGCTTTATAACATAAAATTATAACATTTTCTGATCTAGATCTGTTAAATTGTATCATTTTGTTCCAAAATTTACATTAATCATCATTTAATGATTCAGTTTCCCAAGGTTTATGAGATCTAAATGCTTTCTTTGTTATATCCATAAACGTAGGATTATCAATTCCTCCATCTACCTTCTGATACATGATTTGATTTGTTGTTTCTGATGTTAATGGTCCGCATTCTTCTTTCCACGGACCTAATTTAATATAATCAAATGTACCATGATGAAGTGGAAATACTTCTCTTCCCGAATACCACCCTGTATGTAAATTTGGATATTTATCTTTCACATACATAGATAATCTAACAACTTCCTGAGGATTATTATCACCGCCCATAAATCCTACACATGTAATTCCTTTATTCTTATCTATAAGTTTATCCAATACATCTTCTGTTAATTCTTCACCTATATCATCTGCAAGATAAGATGAATGACAACCTATACAATGATTTGGACAGCCTGATATATTTAATGCAAGAGTAACTTCATCTGGAAACTCTCTGAATACAACTTCATCAATTACATATTTAAGATATTTTCTATTGTTCATAAAATAAAAAAGAAACGTTTAAAATATTTATACTTCAAACGTTTCACTTTGTCTAAAAATTAAAAATTTAAAAATATGAAAATTATGTATTTTATTATTTAACCTTAAAATGAAGTTCTTCAATTTCTTCTTCATAAGGTGCCGATGCCATTTGATACTCTTCAGGAAGATTAATCCAATTAGAATAAAGAATATCACGAGTTTCAAAATAGTTACATTTTGTCTCATAATAATACATCATACGAATCTGATGACGTTTATCTTCTGTAAGTTCGCCATCAAATGTATACATTAATGGCTTATGAGTTCCATAATGTGTACGAACAACAAGAATATTCTCTTTCTTATCTTTATCAACTTCATCCTTATAAGGATTTTCTCCATGTCCATCATATGAATCAAAGATTTCTTTTGCTAAACGCTCACGACTTGTCATCTTCTTTGTATATGTAAAATTATGAAGATCCAACTTCACAACAGCAGTAAGATAATCCATATTATCTATAATAGCATCTGTCAACTTCTCCGATGATTGAATATCATAAGTCTTCAAAAATGAATATAGCTCATTATATGAAAAATGTTTCTTCAATACATTACAAAGAGTAGTAAACAAAAACTGCTGAATACCCTTATAACCCAAATTATATGTGGTGTTCTTATTATTAAGAGAAATGAACATATTTCTTACATCATTCTCTATCTTAATTGAAGAACTACTTGTACCGTTGAAAATATCAATAATATCCATAATTTTTATTTTTTAATTGTTTGTTACTTTGTTATTTTATTTGTTATTACAAAGATACACACAATTTTTTGAAATAAAAAATATTTCTAAGAAAAACTTCAATTTTTCTTCAAAATTCTTAAGAAAAACATAAGAAAACTCGCAAAATTTTCAACTTTTTTCTCAACCAATACATCTATACTGTAACGAATGAAAATACTTATTTAAACACGTTATAACGCGCGTACATTATTATTAAATATAAAGGATATGTTGATTCATTATTTTTTCCTTAGAACCTGAAACAGTAGCGGCACATATACCAGATTTTGACTAACCTAATTTTGTATCGATATTAGCTGCCATCGTCTATAACAATGTCATAAGTTGTGTAGCATTAACAGCGCATGTATTAGGTGTTGTTCCTTTTATACGGACAGCAGATGTTCCATTTAATGTTATAACCTTTCCCTCTATATTAACTTCATTACCTGATGTTATATTAATCTACTATGGTGCCTATATATAAACCTTACCGTCTGTTAACTATATTTGTACACCTGTTGTCTCGTCAGGACCATAATGAATAGTTATAGTATTATCAGGTGTCATCTACATATAAGAACCTTTATAATATAAAGCTAAACCAGAACCTGGTTGAAACTTAATAGACAAATCATATTCCGAGTCATAAAGAAGAACCTATGAACCTGCATAATCAGACGCCAATTCCTCTGAAAGTTTTCTGTCCAATGTATTTGTTCCATACCATTCCATGGAGTTTACATCATCCTATGCAAATCTAACTCTTACCTTTGTTCCTACACGTGGTATAGAAATCTATCCACCACCTGAACCTGAAAACATACCACTTCCCGCGTAATTACACCATGGTAAATTCTCTGTTGATATGTTATCATGTAAACCTGCAACCCTAACTTTTACTCTTCCTGAACATGTTGGATCATCAATAGACTCAACTACACCAGTTTTTACCTTTTTTGTATTATTTTTACTATCTGCCAT